GAGGGGGGGGGTAAAACATAAAAAAGTACTTTTAAACAAAAGAGTGACTATCAAAACAGAAACGAAATAGAAAAGAAGTGAGACGAATGAAAAGGTTAGGAAAATATTCAGGAAAGGTTTACGAAGAACATGAGATCCAGAATATGGATGAATGTGGAACAGTAATTACAGACGAACAGGCTGCAGATAAGGACTTTATTAAAAAACATCACATGTGTGATTTGGTACAGTGTGTATCATGCTTTTGGTGTCCGACATCGAAGAGTTTCTTCTGAATGAAAGACTGATTTCTGATGCAGAGAATACTACAGAAGGTACAAAGGAAAATAAAGAACTAGAAAAAGCAAATGTAGTTGGTGAAAATAATAAAGAAGAAAGTTCGGAGAATAATGTAAAAGAAGAAACAACCAATAAGATGAAGGAAACAGAGAGCAAAGTAGAGTAAAAGATAACAAAATAGAAGAAAAACATAAAGAAGGAGAAAATATCATGTTAGATCAGTTCGTAATTTTTAAGGAGAAGCTTCAGAAACATTTCAATAAAATGTCCGCAAATGCAGATAAGTTATTCGAAGTGGACGTAGACAAGGAGCTGCTGTGGGATACATATCTCGATAGCTTTGCGCCAGGAACGAACAATATTTTTAGAGAGAGAAGAGAACATGACTGTACCTGCTGCCGCCAGTTCATTCGTACAATCGGCGCTGTGGTTGTAATCAAGGATAATAAAATGGAAAGTATTTGGGATGTAGATATGTCTGGAACTATTTATGAGCCGGTAGTCAAGGCACTTTCCAAACTTATCCATAACGAAGAGGTAGTCGATGTTTTTGTAAGTCAGCTTAAAAATATTGGCACAGATAAGAACTTTGAAATGATCAACGGAAAATCTCATCAGTGGGATCACTTTTATATGAGACTTCCTGATAAGTTTGTATTTGACTCTCGTAGATCTGCAGGTAATATCCATGGTGAATACAGAGATATTAAAAACGTATTTAAACGTTCTCTGGATGAGATCACTATGGATTCTGTGGAAACAATTCTTGAGCTGATTAATTCCAATACGCTGTATCGTGGAGCAGAGTGGAGGATTCCGCTGGTTGAATTCAAGAAATACAAAAAGGAATACGACAAAATTCCGGAAGAAGAGAAAAATCTTTATGCCTGGGAGAAATCTCTAAAAGCAGGAGCCGTTATTGGTAAAATCAGAAATCATTCTATTGGAACACTACTTGTAAATGTAAGCGAAGGAATGGGCCTCGATCTTGCAGTAAAGAAATACGAGCAGATTGTAGCACCCAGCAACTATAAAAGGAGTAAGCCAATTTATACTCAGAGAATGCTGGACGATGCAAAGAAAACGTTGACAGAACTTGGATATATGGATTCTCTGAAACGTCGCTTTGCAAATCTGGATGATATCACAGTAAATAATATTCTATTTTCTAATAAAGATGCAGCGAAGAGAATTTCTGGTGGAGGAGACATTTTTACAGAGATGTCAAAATCTGTAGCAGTTAATCCAAAGAAATTCTCTAGAGTAGAAGAAGTGACTGCACAGGATTTCGTAGAAAAGGTTCTTCCGACCGCGAAAGAGGTTGAAGTATTTGTAGAGAATAAACATGAGAAAAACTTTGTTTCTTTAATTGCCCCAGAAAATTCGAATGCCAACACAATGTTTAAATGGAACAATGGTCTGAGCTGGGCATATACAGGAAACATTACCGATTCTGATATCAAACAGAATGTAAAAAACGCTGGTGGAAATGTAGATGGTGTTCTTAGATTTTCTATTATGTGGAACGAGGATCAGAACGATAACAGTGACCTTGATGCGCATTGTATTGAACCAAATGGTCATGAAATCTATTTTGGTAGTGATAGAAAACCATGCAAGTCAAAACTCGGTGGACAGCTTGATATTGATATTACACAGCCAATGGATCAGATGCCAGGTAAACCGGCAGTAGAGAATATTACTTGGCAGAATAAATTAAAAATGATGCCAGGTGTTTATAAATTTTTTGTACATCAGTTTGCTAGTCGAGGAAGTAAAGGATTTAAAGCAGAAATTGAATTCGATGGAGAGATCTATTCGTTTGAATACAATAACCCAGTGCGTGGAGACGTAGACGTCGCAGAAGTAATTATGGATAAGAACGGAAACTTTACCATCAAAGAAAAGCTTTTTGGTCACTCGGTTACTTCTAGTAGAGGAGTATGGGGAGTACAGACAAATCAGTTTACACCTGTATCTGTAATCAGTTACAGCCCGAACTATTTTGATGAGCAGAATGGGATCGGGAATAAACATCTTTTCTTCTTCCTGAATGGATGTGTAAATCCAGAACAGCCGAATGGTTTCTTTGTGGAATATCTTAAGAATGAATTAGTTCCACATCGTAAAGTATTTGAAGCACTTGGTGCAAAGTGTAGTGTAACAGACGTCGATGATCAGCTCTCTGGAGTTGGATTCAGTCTGACGCAGCGTAATGAGCTTATCGTTAAAGTAAAAGGTGCAACAGAAAGAATCATTAAAATTAAATTTTAATAAAGGAGAATATGAATTATGAGTAATATGTTTGAAAAAGCAGTAAAAGGTAAATATCGGTTCCCGTATAAGGGACAGATTGCAGTAGAAGATTTATATGATCTTCCGCTTGGATCGCTGGACACAGTATTTAAGACACTGAATGCAGAAGTAAAGAGGACGGATGAAGAAAGTCTGCTTCAGACTAAATCAGCGGAAGATGATATTCTTGCGACCAAGATTGAGATTGTAAAATATATCTTTAATGAAAAACTGGAAGAGAAAAAGAATCGGCAGGAATCTGCAGAACGTAAAGAGAAGAAACAGAAAATTATGCAGATCATTGCTACTAAGCAGGACGAGGCACTTCGAAATGCGTCCGTTGAAGATCTGCAGAAAATGCTTGATGAATTAGATTAAAAAATGGCTGGCTGGTATAAAACTGGTCAGCCAAATTTATAAGGTGATTGATATGACGCAAGAAGAGCATGATAGAAAAATTCTTATGGAACGAGTAGCTGTAGAGGAACTTTTACTGAAAGAACATATTGATGTTCCTGCAGCATACGAACGTGTCAGAGAATATGTAAATAGATTCGAAAAAGAATCGAAATTAGAAATTAGTAACGATTACTAAAATTTTGGAAAGTGAGGAAAAAATAATGGAAAACACGATGTCTGAATTAAAGGAATATCTTGATAGAATTGGAATTTCAATCGATGGTAAAACGACCTGTGAAGTGAATAATGAGGTTGCAAGTATTTGGAATAAACTTGCAGATAGTAAAGAGGAAAATTAATGCTTGGATTAGTATTGCAAAGCGAATATGATAACATGAAAGATTTCGCCCAATCGATTATCCATAATCTAAGAGACGATCTCGAATATGAGAGAAAGAAATCTCTATACTGGATGTATCGATGCGATGGTACAGTAGCAGACGATGTATCGCTTGATGATTGGATAAAGAAATTTGATCAAGTAAGAGAGGAGAATAAACTGTGAAAACATTAATTGTTGTAGATGTACAGAATGATTTCGTAAATGGGAGCCTTGGATCGGAAGAAGCACAGGCGATTATTCCGAATGTGAAAAAGAAAATTGAAGAGTATTATAATCGTGGAGATCAAATTATTTTTACAAGAGATACGCATTATGACGATTACTTAAATACTCTGGAGGGAAGAAAACTTCCAGTAAAACATTGTGTTTTTGGAACAAGAGGATGGAAGGTTGTGAGCGACATTGAGGTTCCTAACTGCAGATATGTAAACAAAAGTACTTTTGGAACCTTGCAGTGGAGAAATATGACATGGATTGGAGATGGTGATATCGATCTGGTCGGTTTGTGTACGGATATATGTGTAATTTCGAATGCATTAGTCCTTAAAGCTATGTTTCCAAATACGGAAATTACAGTAGACGCAGGCTGTTGCGCGGGATCTACACCAGAAAAACATAAGGCGGCACTCGAAGCCATGAAAAGCTGCCAGATTAATGTGATTGGAGAATAAAGATATGATCATTTTAAATGGGAAAGAAGTAAAAGTAGAACACTTTCCAGATGGAACACAGAGAATCGTATTAGACGATTGTTTTTATCAGAAATATAACAACATTACATGGAAGTATGAGAAAGAAGAAGAACTTTCAGCGCTGATTTATATTACAAAACATTTAAAAAATTTTCCATATATTAAATCAATTGATCTTACAATGTTTTATCTTCCGAATGCCAGAATGGACAGAATCCATGATCAGGGCGAGGTTTTTACATTAAAAGGGTTCGCTGATGTTATTAATTGGCTCGAATTTGATAGAGTAGAGGTACTTGATGTTCATAGTAATGTTGGAGCAGCGCTTTTGAATAGAGTATATGTTTTTAATCCAACAGAATATATTGATGAAGTAATTGAGCAGATTAGTAAAGAAAATCTTATTCTTTATTTTCCGGATACCGGTAGTTCGAAAAGATATTCTGGATTGTTTTCTGACATTCCGTATTGCTATGGTGAGAAAAATCGAGACTGGAATACAGGAAAAATTCTTGGACTCAAAATCAGAGATAACGATATTGATCTTAAAGGTAAAAAAGTTTTGATGATTGATGACATCATTTCATATGGCGGTTCTTTATATTATAGTGCAAAAGCGTTGAAAGAACGTGGTGTAGATAGAATTTATGCTTATGCATCACATACCGAAAATTCAGTTCTTGATAGAGAAAAAGGAACATTAATCAAATCACTTGAAGATGGAACAGTTGAAAGATTATTTACAACAGACAGTCTTTTCACAGGAAAACACGATAAAATCACAGTTATGGAGGCCTAAAATGAGAAACATTTCTTTTATGCTGATGGCAGATACATATAAAAATACAAATCCTGATGCTCTTCCAAAGGGTCTTACAAAATTAACTTCTTATATTACTCCTAGAAAATCAATGTTCAAAAATCTGAATGAAGTTGTATTCTTTGGATTACAGGGTTTTATTAAGGAATATATGATTGATTTAGCAAATGAAACTTTCTTCAAAAGACCCAAAAAAGAAGTTATTGCAGAATATAAAGAATATCTGGATAATCAGATCGGTTCTCAGAGTTATGATCTTGGACGTATCGAAAAATTATGGGATCTGCAGTATTTACCTGTAGAGATCAAAGCTCTTCCAGAAGGATCTGTTGTAACAATGGGAGTCCCGTGTATCGAGATGAGTAACGCACATCCGGATTTCGCATGGACGGTACAATGGCTGGAATGCATTATGCAGTCTTTTATTTTTGGGACATGCAACTGGGCAACTGTAGGTCATAAATATAAAACACTTGCAAATGAATTTTACGAGAAAACTACAGATGGTGCTAATCCTGCAATGGCTATGGCGGATTTTGGATTCAGAGGACTCGGCATTGAGAACGGAGTTCATGCAAGTTCTTCATGGCTGCTATCTTTCAATAAAACTTCTACAATTCCTGCAACTCAGTATATTGATAAAATGTACGATGCTGATTGTGCTAAGAACCATATTGGTATTGGAGCAGTTAGCCTGGAACATGCAACCGTATGCAGTAATCTGGCTGTATGCGAGACAGAAGAAAATCTGTTAAGAAGATTACTGACTGATACATATAAGAATACATCTTTCAGTTATGTCTCTGATACATTTGATTACTGGAACCTTATTGACGAAACACTTCCAAAACTGAGAAAAGAAATCGAAGAGCATAATGGCAAATTCCTTGTACGTCCTGATAGCGGCGATATCGTTGAGATTTCAGTAAAAACTGTTCAGAAATTATATCAGATTTTTGGTGGAACTGTAAACTCAAAAGGTTATAAGGAGTTAAATCCAAAGATTGGAATCATTTACGGAGATGGTTGTCAGTACAGTAAGATCAAAGAGATTTGGACACAGCTTGAAGGATTAGGATTTGCAGCAGATACGATTCTTTTTGGAGTAGGTGCGTTTTCTTTCTCTGCAATGTGTACGCCAGAAGATGGAATGGTTTGCTTAACAAGAGATACTTTTGGATTTGCAATGAAGAGCACCTATTGTGTAATTGATGGCAAAGAATATACCATTCAGAAGAATCCAAAAACAGATAAAAATAATCTGAAGAAATCTCATAAAGGACTTTGCTGTGTAGTAAAAGAAGAAAATAAATTCGTGTGTCATGATGGTTATGCAGAAGATACAATGCCAGAAGAAAATGAACTGAAACTCGTCTTTAAAGATGGAGAATTAGTAAAAGAACAGACTTTTGAAGAGATTCGTGAAAGACTGAATGGAGAAAATCATGATTGAAATTATCGAAGGAAATTTATTTGATACGGATGCAAAATTTATTTGTCATCAAGTAAATTGTATGGGAAAGATGGGATCTGGCGTGGCTTTGCAGGTCAGACAGCGATTTTTACATGTATACGAAGAATATAAAAAGGTAGCATCATCGGATATGCTGGGGAAAGTACAAATTGTACCAGTCAAGCCAAAATATATTGGATACGACTGTGGATCGATTGCGATTCCAAGTAATGAACAGTGGATTTGTAATTTCTTTGCACAAGATAACTATGGATATGACGGAAAACAATATACTTCTCTGGAAGCATTAGAAAAGTGTTTTAGAACTATGTGTTGGAAAACACATGAAAGGAACAATAATTTTAGTGCAACAATTGCTATGCCATATAAGATCGGCTGTGATCGTGGTGGAGCAGATTGGGACGAAGTATATTCAATGATACAGAAGATTTTTAATGAACTTGATACTCATATTGAACTGTGGAAATTAAATCAGTAAAGGAGAGGAGAATAGATATGTATACTTTTGATGCAAAAGAAACAAAAAATAAGATTGTCGAGTGGATTAAAATGTTCTTTGAGCAGAATGGGAAAGATTGTATTGCCACAGTAGGTCTTTCAGGTGGTAAAGATTCAAGCATTGTTGCGGCTCTCTGTGTGGAAGCTCTTGGAAAGAATAGAGTTTTAGGTGTGCTCATGCCAGACGGAGAACAGACAGATATTGAAGATGCCTATGAAGTTGCTAAATATTTAGGTATTGAATACTGTACTGTAGATATTCATCCAGCAATTCTTGCGCTAAAGCACGAAATCAGACCACAAATTGGTGATCATTGGTCAAAACAGACATCAATTAATCTGCCTCCTCGAATCAGAATGACAACACTTTATGCAATTTCACAGAGTATGAATGGACGAGTTGCTAATACATGCAATCTTTCGGAAACACTCTTATCTTGGGAAACTCGCTGGGGCGATGCAGTAGGAGACTTTGCACCATTAAAGGATTTCACAGTACAGGAAGTAAAAGCTATTGGATATGAGACGATTCTACTGAAAAAGATGGTTGACAAAACGCCGTCAGACGGATTATGTGGATCTTCTGATGAAAGCGCTCTTGGATTTAAATATTCTGTATTCGATCGGTATGCAAGAACAGGTGAAATTGATGATGCTGCAGTAAAAGCTATTATCGATGCAAGGGTTGAAAAATACAGATTCAAGAGAAGACCAATTCCATATTTTGAAAGTGGTCTGAAATCATATTTAGACTGATTTGCATTCTAAAATAACTTTAATAATTTGATATCATGAGCGTTCTACAATCAATTCTAATTCACTAAGTATATAAATTGTAGAACGCTTTTTGAAAATGGATTCTAAGAGAATAATCTTACATAGAATGATATAACTATTTACATAAAGAGAGGACAAAAATTAATGCCGATTAAAGATGTATTAGATGATATTGACTGCATGATCAACACACTTTACCTTGCGAAACGGGAACTAGGCTATGCAGTAGTATATGAAAGTGAAAGAAACATTCTAAACGAAGATCAGTGGATCGGATTTATCAAAGATCATCAGCAGCCAAGCGGAACAATTATCAGAGAGGGATTAAAACAGGTTAGCCGTGTTTCTCGCAAACTGGCTGATGAAGTTGTGTACGGCAAAGAAGATTCTAATAAAATTTGTAGAGGAGATATGGATGAATAAGATCATCGAGGAAGATTTCGAATGTCTTGATGGACATATAACAAAAGCATTGACATTCGATAAAGACAATGTATATAAAATTTCGGACTTTATCGAACTACTACAGAAAGCGATGGAGAAATATGGTGATAAAGAAATTGCTACACATGATATGAATTTTGACGTTATTTCAGGGATTACATGGCCCTATATTTATTTTGATGAGACTGCAGGTGTCGATAATAATGGTATGATTTGTATTTTTGAATAGGAGAAAAGAAAATATGAAAACTCAAATTAGAATGGGTGTGTTTGAGACAAATTCATCGAGTATGCATTCGCTTTGCGTGATGAAAAATGAAGGTAAATATACTCTACAAGAGATTACTCATGATATGTGGTTATGGGATGATTCAAAAACAGGAGAGAAAAATTGTATTTGGATGCCATATGAGGGAGATTTATATTTTGGAAGATCTCCATTTAGGGCATTGGCAAGTTTTTCTGATAAATGGCTATATGCTTGTGCTTCGTTGGTTGAAGAATATAATGATGATACATATAAAGAATTATTACGAATTGTTAAGAAATATGTGCCGACATTAAAGAAAATTGAACTTCCAAAAAAATGTAAATATATTCCGAATAAAGATAACGAAGAATATAATGCAGACAATTATTACCAGGAAGGAATGACGGAAGAAGAGTTAAACAAGTTTCTTTCTGACAAAGAAGAACAATATGGAATTGAAATTAATTATTGGACTGATTCAGAAAATGAATCCTGGAGATTCAATATTCCAGATACTGGTTCTGTGGATGAAGATATCCTTAGTGGATTTTTAAAAAAAGAGAATATCACATTAGAAGAGTTTATTTCTAACAAAAAATATGTAGTAATTCAGGATGGAGATGAAACATGCTATTTTTCTGGAATGAAAGAAGCAGGTTTAATCAATATGAATGCAATTGATCATGAATATCCAGAAGGGGAATGGTGGGAAAGATGAAAACACAAATTAGAAAAGGAACATTTGAAACAAATAGTAGCTCGGTTCACTCGCTCGTGATGTGTAATAAAAGCGATTATGATAAATGGGAACAAGGAAAAGTATTTCTATTTAGAGGAAGTGGCTATGCTTATCCAGATGGCAACAAACCTCAAGAAAATCATTTTTATACAAAAGAAGAAGCAATCACCTTTGAAAAATCTAGCAAGTATCATCCAAATTTTACATACGACACAGAGGGAGATCTTTTGGATTTTCTTCATGAAAATGAATGGTATGATTATGACTATTTTTGGAATGAATGGTGCGAAGATTGGGAAACTTTTGAAGAATCATTCACAACAGAGAATGGTGATACTGTTATTGCGTTTGGCTATGATGGATATGACTGCTGATAAAATTTAGGAGGATTATAGGAATGGAATTATTAGGAGCTTATAAAAATGGCAATTATCGTACTCTTATATTGAGTGATGGGACAAAGATCAGAAAAACAAATGATGATGAGTTTATTCCGGATTTTGCAGAAAATATGGATATCAAAATAACAAATTGTTGCGATCGAAATTGTCTTATGTGTCATGAAGATAGTATTCCTGATGGGAAACATGGAGATATTATGAACGAAAAGTTTATTGATACTTTACATCCATATCAGGAGGTAGCAATCGGTGGCGGTGATATCACTACACATCCTGATTTAATTCCATTCCTACAAAAACTTAAAGAACGAAAAGTAATTGCGAATATTACTGTAAATCAGATTCATTTTGAACAAAAACAGGATCTGATAAAAAGATTAGTTAATGAAAAACTGATCTACGGTCTTGGTGTATCACTTGTCAATCCAACGGAAAAATTTATTTCTCTAATTAAGCAATATCCAAATGCAGTAATTCATGTCATTAATGGTATCTTAAAACCATCTGATATCGAAGCATTAGGGAATAATAATCTGAAGATGCTGATCCTTGGCTATAAGCAGCTTCGTAGAGGGACTGATTGGTATACAGAAGATCATGAAAATATTGTAGTAAGACAGATGTGGTTGAAAGAGAACATCTGTAACATTTACGACAAATTCAAAGTTGTGTCATTTGACAATCTAGCCATCGAACAGCTTAATATGCGACGTTTCTTTACGGACAAAGAATGGGAAGAATTTTACATGGGCGATGACGGAAAATTTACTTATTATATTGACATGGTAGAAAGAAAATTTGCAAAAAGTTCAACAGCGCCAATGGATAAAAGATATGATCTGATAGATTCTACAGATGAGATGTTTAGGCGAATTGTGACAGAGAATAAATAAATGAAATCGAAATTTCAGAGGAGTGAGGAATATGCAAAAAGAATTTAAAAACTTATTTTGCGATTTTACAGATAGCGAATTAGAGAAATGTTATCGGAGTCGAATTAGAATTTTAAATAAAACCAATGAGGATTATGAGCCTTATAAAGATATGGTAAAAAAATGTCAAAAACTTATTGGATATGAATATAATCCCAAAATGGCAGATGCAATTTGCGAGGGACATATGTTTAACGAAATTGCTAAACGATTTTTTAAAATTGTAAACATGAGTGATGATTTATGTGAAGTGTACGGGATTAAAAAGAGATAGGATCGTTCTTGCAAAGGAGTAATTTTTATGGGTAAATTAAAAGATGAATGTTTAAGATCATATTTAGCAGAAAAGAAGATTAATATAGATTACTTCATGAAAATGGCTGGTGTTATTGAATATAAAAAAGCAATTGATAAATTTATGGAAAAATTTGATAGCTTATATTCTGAAGAATTGTGTTTGCATTTAACTGAAAGAGAGAATAATTGGGGCAATAACTATTACAAAAAACATAAGTTCGATAAAAATTGCGAATGTAATAAATGTAAATACTTTTGCAGATGTATGAAAACGGTAGAAAATCCTGTAAGAGCTTCAGACGGCAGATGCAAACAAAAGTACATCTTTGATAGTAAGGAAAAGGGAAAATAAACTTTGAATGTATATTTAGTAAGTATTAAGCGAAAAAGTTGGTGTCAGGATTACGCTATGGTTGTTATAGCAGAAGATAAAATTCTTGAAAAATATGGCATTTTCCCGTTTTTGTGGAGAAAAAGAAAGGTTTGGTTGTGATAATAGCCATAGTTCTAAAGGTGTCTGGGATTGGGAGACTACTTGGTATGGAAAACATGATAAAAATAACAATAAATTTTCGTGGTTGAGATTTTGGGAGAAAAATACAATTTGGAAGTATAAAAAATTTGAATGTCATACATGCGGTGCTAAATGGGAATCTCCACCATATCCTAAAAATATTGGTGGATATGAGTCATGAATTTCACAAAAGATGATATTACAGAAGAATTCGAAAATAATTTGCTTGAATTATTTTTAGATAAATTATCTGAGACACCTTCAAAGATTTTAAATGATGAAGGAGACTTAATGTATACGAATTATGAAGCTTTAGAAGTTCTACAGAAAGTTTTTGAAATCATTATGCAAGAGGACGATTTTAAAATTATATCGAAAACATTAGGAGAATAATAAAATGCGACGGTTAATCAATTATATTCGATCCTGTTTTTGTAAGCATGAATGGGAATTAATATTCGATACCAATATTTATGGTTATGATTTTTGGGGAAGGCTAGAATCAATGCCAAGATATCATGAAAAAACATACCGTTGTAAGAAATGTGGTATGGAGAAAAAATATCAATCAAATTAAAGGAGAACAAGATTATGGCAGTATTAACAAATTTTGAAGAAGATGAACTGGTTGTAAATTGCAGTTGTGGTTGTGATGAAGGAGTTCATATTAAATTAGATCATGATACTGAAACTGATGACTATGCTTTTATGGTATTTACCAATGGTAATTTTTACAAAGAACAAGGTCATACCTTTTCGACAAAGCTGAGAAAAATTTGGGCTGTTATCCGTAATAAAGATTTTTATTATGCAGATATCTGTATGAGTAAAGAGGATTTCCGAAGATTCAAAGAATGGGTCAACAAAGTAGCATAAAAAAGGAGAGCAGTCGTGCGTATGGTAAATAATAGTTTTGAAATTGGAGAAAAATGCTGGACAGTGTGTAAAAAGAGAATACAGCACAAGTGTCCTGTATGTGATGGCAATGGGTATTTTACTTACAATGGGTATGAAATTCAGTGCAGAAATTGCGGTTCAACTGGTAAAGTAACTGATGCGGCACAATCGGTACTGAGTTCATGTAAAGTTGTTATTGATAGAATTGATGTAACCTTTTATAGCGATGGATCGGATAAGATTAAGTATAGAGTACATGCTTTAGAAGAAAACAGATATAAAATTCCAGTTCGAAACCGTTCAGAAAAGAATCTCTTCAAAACACGAGAAGAAGCCGAAGCATATTGTTTTAAAGAAAATACAAAAGAAATAAATATGCCAACTTAATATGAAAGAGGGGCTAATGTATATGACAGTAGAAGAATTACAGCTGGAAGCATTTCGACAGATCAGGAGAAAAGTATCTGATATTACGGATGAATCATCAAATGATGAGATTGCTGGTTATATCAAAGGTATTGTAAATCTGGAAAGAGAACTGTATAAAAGGATTGAAGAAGACAATAAACCAATGAATAGTGAGGACATAGTAAGATAAATGATGAATGTGTATTTGGTGAAAATTAAACCAACTGAATGGTGTCAAGATTATGCCATGGTAGTTATAGCAGAAGACGAAAAACATGCAGAAAGAAAAGCAAGATGGAGTTCTGATGATTTTCGAAAAGCTACGGACGTTGTGGTGCAGAAAATAAATTTAGATCAAGAACAGGTCGTATTGATTGCAAATACAGGAGCATAAATATGAGTACAAGCATGGAAAATTTAGAAGAATACGAAATACAAACATTGTTTGAATCATTAAGCAGAGTATTACGAAATCAGAATAAAATCCTTATGGATCTTGAGCAGAATGGATATAAGCCTCACCTTAATGAAACAAACATATTAAGCAATAGATGCTTTGGTATCGCTCAAAAGTATCAAAATTTTATCGAAAAAATAAATGAAGATGAAAATAGTACAGAAGACGACGAAAATAAAGAGCCTATGACAAAACAAGAAATCATAGAGTATTTGGAATCAACAGGATTATACAAAAACACTGAAAGTGATATGTATTACGAAAAGAAAATGCTTGACGAAAATAAAACAGTTCCAATTAGAGATTTAGTAGAAAGATTTATTGATGTAGACAAGGAATTCACTGGAAAACCTTGGAATATCATGCAAATTCTAAAGAATATAGACATGGTTATTCCGTTGGAAGATCGAAAATAATCCGATAGAATGTTGTTTTCAACAGGAGGTAGAGATGGATAAATATTTGAGTGTAATTACAAACTTTGGCTGCCACTATGCGTGTCCATATTGTATTGTCAAGAATAATAATCTGCAGATTCCTAAAAGTACATTGGAAGGGATTGATTCCCTAGCAGATGAGATTAAGAGGAACAATTGCAATTGGGTTTCTTTGTCGGGTGGCGGAGATCCAATTTGGGATTATGAAAATCATAAAGATTGGTATAACAAATTTTTTGATATTGTTAACGCACTAAGGGTAAAAATCGAATTACATACAAGTATTCCTAATTTAAGCAATGTTCCATATGATCACTTCGACAGAGTAGTGTATCATCTGCATAGTCTCAAACAGCTCCATTCCATCAAAAGAATCGGCAATGAAATTATTAGAGTTGTCTTCGTAGTAACGAAAGATTTTACAGAAGATCTAATCAATAAAATTGCTGTTTACTGTTATAATTCAGATAATATTGACGAGTTAAGCTTTCGCCAGATGGTAGATAATCATTATCAGGAGACAGATTACTGCAGAAATTATCTGAGATCGGGACATCAGAAATTATGGTGGTATATTGAACAGAACGACTACAATCTTTATTATTGTGAAAATAAAGTATATACAGAATATAGAAAAATTGGAGAAACAGTATGAGAGTAACATTAACAGGACATAGACCTAAAAGACTTGGACTCCCAGAAAACGAAGCGGATGATGCTTGGGAAAAGATTGAAGAATGGATTGTAAAACAGCTCTTTAAAATGAATGAAGTTTGTTATTTGGAGAGAGAGAATTTAGATATCTATTGTGGTATGGCTTCAGGAAGCGATTTTGCATTTGGAACAGTAGCTATGTTAGTAAAGGTGTACGAAATCATTCCGTTGCGATTGCATTGTGTTCTACCATGTAAAGATTATAATTCGTCACATGCATTATATGATGACATGAAAAAATATGCAGACGAATGGATTGAATTATCCGATGAATTTTACAAAGGTTGCGACAATGCAAGAGATCAATATATGGTTGACCACTGTGATGTATTGTTGGCAATTTGGGATGGTAAAAAATCTGGTGGTGTATGGTCTACGATTCGCAAAGCGCAAAAGGCTGGTAAACAGATTGTGTATTGTCCTAAAGAAGTATTAGAGAAAGACTAATCTAATAGTAGCCTGGTTTGTCGTGTAAACGTAAATAAGGAGAATGATATGGCAACAGGATTTAATTGGTTCAAATCATATAAAATACATATCCATAAAGGAACCACGATGTTTGACTATGATGATTCAGACATCGAATATATTGGTGGAGGCAGCACATCACATTCTGGATATAATATTGGCTTGGTACAAGATTTGATCGAAAAATATAGTGGAAAGAGAATACCTGCTATACAAGGAGAATGGCTCGAATCAGAAGATCAGGACTTACATTTGATTGATCCAAAAGAAATGACTGAGATTTGCCAGAGAATTTTAGATGGAAGCGAGATAGATAAGGTTAATATGAGATTTCGCATTGAATGGTTTAAAAAGCTATCTGATCAAGGATACTATTTATCTTATGACTATGCGTATTAAATTGAGGAAGGATGCAGCGTGGAAATCAAAGAAGAAAAAGTTACTCAAACAATCAAGACTTATACTTTTACAGAAGACGAATATCACGAACTAATTTATAACCAGAGAAAATATGGGTACAACAAAGCATTAGAATATATTGGATTCTGTGTAGGAAACTATAAATACAAGGTTAGTACTCTTGGAGGAATAGCACAATTCATTGAAGATTTATTGGATTATCTCAAGAATGGATACAGGATGAATAATATGTATGATTTAAGTTTTAACGAATGGATTAAAAAGAATAAAGAGTAAAAGATAAAAATCCTTCACTCGTAAGAGTGAAATATATTATCTACTACTTATATATTATTTACTACTTATACTGTTAAAACGGGTGCAGCTGATGTACTCTTTTTTACCAGTTTTCAGAAAACGGTACTTTAGAATGTACACGCTTTTACCATGGAAAAAGTAGTAACGGAACGACAGAACAAAAGAACGAAGGAGAGACGAAGCGAATAAAAAGATTGCAGAATCTCTTACTCCAGAGCTTATCGAAAAGCAGAAGATTGAAAAGTGGAGCGGCGATGTTCCGCAGGTACAGGGAAGTAATACTCCTATCGTAAGTATTGGAGAATAATATTTTGTCATCCGTGGTGTCATAGCTACGGGTGACATTTATAAAAAATAAAGGAGAAAATACATATGAAGAAAAAATTAGTAGCAGGAATTCTAATGGCAGCACTTACGGTATCATGTCTTACTGGATGTGAAGGGTTGAATAGCGAAGTAAACGATCTCAATGGGTCTATTACGGGTAATACATATAATGCTTCATTTTATACGAATGAAGGTGAAAAGTTCATGGATATGAGTGGACAGAAAATTGACCTGGATTCCAATATTGTAGAAGAAGAAACGTATTCAGATGGCAGTTGGGGTTATACGAAAAAATTGTCCAGCGTAGTTACGGTCACAATTGATGGCAAGGAAGTGGAAAACTGCGGTACTACAATGATCTTTGCAGAAAAAGGACTAAATCCTGATGTGGATTTTCAAAGTCCAGAAGTAATTAATAGTAAAACTGATGATAGTCTTGGAGAGAATGTTATTATTGCAAGCGTTGTCAATAGATTTAAGAATTATTTTGGTAAGGCTCGTGTAGTCGTCATCCAGTCTCAGCTTGGTGATCCAATCTGTGCTTATTCTGGCGATAGTGTGTATTATGAGGTATGCGAAGATCTGCCGAAAACGACAAAATTAATGATTGACGGAAAAGCACTTTATATTCATAGAGCTAACTTTCAGATTATTGACAAAGAATTATTGAATTGAGGGAGAACATAATATGGATAAATCAGTATTAATAATGGATACACCTAAAACATGTTTAGACTGTATGTTTTGTTTCGAATTAGATGAAGGAATTGAAGCTTGCTGTTCTGTGACAGCAGACGAGGAAGATAAAAGTTTATGTAAAGAAATTATCTGTGAAAATGGTTATTGTAACAATAAACCAGAATGGTGTCCATTAAAGGAACTACCAAAAGAAGAAAACGGAGATGAAGATCTTTGTAGTTTCGATCGTGGTTGGACAGCAGGTTTTAATACATGTCTGCAAAGAATTAATGGAGAAAAGTAATGTATAGATATATTGCAGATTTACACATAGGATGTACGAATTCTTTTGAGCATCGTACATTGGAGCATGATGAGATTCTTGTGAAGAATTGGAATTCTGTTGTCAATAATAATGATACAACATTCATTTTAGGAGATATTGGTAGATGTGGCAATAATAAAGATAATGAATATTTATGTTCTGTCATTTCAAGACTCAAATCTAAAAAAATTTTAGTGGTCGGAAATCATGATGAGTCAGGATTGAAAGATTATAGGGTAAAACAGTTATTTGAAACTGTGGTTGATTATTTTGAACTTACTGATAATTACAATGGTATTAATCAAAAACTTGTGCTTTCTCATTATCCTATCTTCTCGTGGAATGGTTGTTATAAAGATACAGTTCTTCTTTATGGTCATACACATGGTAATTTCGATGACACTATCTATCAGGATTCTCTGGAAAAACTCAGATATAAAGTAAGACAATTAAATATAGAGAATAAAGAAGTGAAGAAATTCAAAAACCTTCCTTATGCTTATAACGTTGGTGCAATGATGGGTTGGATCAATTATTGCCCTAGAACATGGGAAGAAATTAAAAAAGATCAAATATTTGTAAGAAAGGTTGAAGGGCGAAATGAATAAAGTATATATTGTTACATCTGGAACGTATTCAGATTACGCAATTGAAGAAGTGTTTGACAATCGTGAAGATGCAGAAAGATATATTTGTTTACACGACAATGACGGTTGTTTGGATATGCGTGTAGAAGAATATGATATTTACAAAAATGCAGAATTAAAAAATGTAAAAGTTCATTACGGTATTTATTTTATTATGCGTGAAAATGGAATCAAATTTTTTGATATTGTATACGACAACAAACCTATTAAAACAAATATTAATAGATCTAAACATAACTATTTAAAAAGTTACGATGGTACATTGCCGTTATCCAATAGAAATATTTTTAAAGATAAAGATGTTGTAAAGAAAATCGTATATGATGCGGTCGCAAAATTTGAAGCTGAAGAAGCTGGAATCTGTTAGAAGAATTATGCTTGAGAGATTAAATAAGATTATAGAATCAAAACCATTTAAGAATGCAGCTAGAAAAACGGGCAATGTGGTCAAAATAACATTATCAGTATATTTTATTCCTATTATTATATCTGTTGCGCTGATTCCAGTGATACATAAATGGTTCTTTATCTTAGCGATTGTTATGTTATTTTCAACGTATTCATTTTCTAAATGGTTAATTAAGTTACTAGAAGAGGGGAGATTATAATGTTCTATTCAGTTAATGTTTATTTTGATGGAGAATAAAATATGGTAGTTAGTTTTAGCAGAAACATCTTTTTTTAAGTTGTATTGCAGAATTGAAAATAAAATCATAAACATAGACGGTAAAAGATGGAGAAATGGCAGACATAAATGTAGATGTCATGTATGCGGCAAAGTTTTGGATTCTAAGAAAGATAAGTATAGTCCAAAAGAATGCGGTTGGATGAGATTAAAAGACAGGAAAATTTACGATCCATGGATTTGTCATTCATGTTTGGAACATTATAAACATGGTAAATGGAATGTTTTAGATAATTATAGTAATGCAGGTGTGTATTGTTCTGAATGCGGAAAGAAAGTGTACAGGTCTGATTATGCGAATCAGAAAGTAAAATCAAACTTCTGTCCGAACTGTGGAGCGAAAATGGATGTGAATTGATTGGAGGAATAACGATGGAGAACAAGACATTGACGGATATCTATCTGATTTGTAAGGGTTGGTATAACAAGAGTCTACATAAAAACGAACTAGAAGCAATGAATTCATATTATCATAAACACTATGGATGCGATGATATTACAGTTGACGTACCGTTTGCACTTCATTTGTTTCTTTATCCTTTAACATTAGAAATTATAAAAAGAGATCCTGATAAAGCAAAATTTCTTTTTATGGACGTGACATTCGGAGAAAATAATCAATTATTTGTTAATGTCATGTATAGGCGAATTATACATATGATTATTCAATGTACCATTGGAACATTCAATCTGTCAGAATACGAAGAAATGTTTGACGCAGCAAAAGAGTGTAATTATGAAGATGAAACACTTGGGATTATATAATGAAAGCGATATTTCGTTAGGAGAATAACAATGGTATGGAAGAATTGTTCCGCTGGATGGAGATAGCTATAGTCTCGAAGAAGAGGTTATAGAATCTTATGAGTGGAATGATCCAGAACAAGAAATTGAAAATGGATTTCTGGTAGTAGTTAGTGTAGACGTGATAGAGGATGAAGTATAAGAGGTGAAGAAAATGCTAAATAAAGAAAAATATAAAGATAAGATTTTTGAGATCGCTGTTAATCATGATACATGTGGAGTCAAAAATGGAGAAGTGCGTTCATGTGGAGAATTAAATTGTTATGAATGTGATTTTTATAGTTCAGATCATTGCGATATGGATTTTCAAAAATGGGCAAATTCTGAATATAAGGAACCAGAAATTGACTGGAGCATGGTACCTGTAGATACGCCCGTGTTGGTAGGAAATGACAAAAATGATCTATGGATTCGAAGATATTTTTGTAAATATTGTAATTTAGCTAATGATTATAAATTCGAAGTTTTTTCTGAAGGTAGAACATCTTGGTCTTCTAAAGGAGACAGTTATTGTTATCCATATTGTAAATTTGCGAGAGAAGAAGACATTGAAAAATACAGAAAGGTATAAATATGAATCAAAAAAAAATATGAATACGTTATAGTGTTTAATAATTGATAGGAGTGATAAACATGATTAATATCAAAGAAAAAGAATTAAAACCATGCCCGTTCTGCGGGTGGACTAAATTAAGAATTGGTCAAAAGACAAGATATTCGAAAGTTGCATATTTTGTGATTTGCAATAAGTGTCATGCTAGAGGCGGAACGTGTAGTGTAGATACTTATAGAAAAGAAGAGGAACACGATAAAACAAAATGCGAAGCAATTCGAAAATGGAATGAGAGAATATAATTATGAATCAATTGGAAGAGGCATTGAGAGAGCAAATTGATTATTGTGTAAAGATGGAACATTTCCATAGTGCAGTTTTCTGTTCTACACAGGAGAAAAAAATAATTGTAGAAAAATCATTAGATAAGATTTTAGAAAACATTCCAAAAGAATCACATTTATTTCTTTCTCGGCGTGATAACACATCTGTTTTATTCTTTTCAAATTCAAGTGTCTTGAGAGTTTTCAATTTATCGGATTTAAAAATTAATCGAGGTTATAAGTGCAATGGATGCATCATCGACAAAGAAATGCCACAGGAATTAAAAGAAGTGCTGGTATACGCACGAATAATGCCGAGAACATTTGCTATGGATGGAGAATATAATTACGAGACATGGGATGCTGTCAAAGAAAGGATAAAAGAAGTATGAATGATAATGATTCTTTTGATATCAAACAAGCATGTTATGCAGCGTATCCAATTAAGAGGTGAGTATGGAATTTGAGAGACATTATCATAAGAGTGAGAAATATTATATTGAATATCTAAATGTGTATGGAGCAGTTTATTTTGATTGCAATGAGTGTTTCTGTGGTAGACCATGGATTCTTCTGACTGCAAGTAAAGGTGATGATTGGCATAAACCATATACAATTACCGTGACTATTTGCGATCAAGATGATTATGATATTGGACAAATTTACTATTGCAGAGAAGAAAACTTTACACAGGTTCTAAGAGAATTAATTAACTGGATGAATGACTTGGAATATGGATTATGCTTTTATGATGAGTTTATCGAGGATGTTCCAGGATTCTTTCCAGACTGTGGATGCAGAAAGGAGTAGAGGTAATTATGAAAACTAATATCCATAGAGTAAATTTCGATGGTACTCCGAATCCAAATGGGAATTGGTATGTATGGAGAGAAACATGTGATAGGTGTCAAAAATTGATATATGATGAGACAACGCTGCATTCGGATTTTGAGGAAGCAGATGTGGATTTTTGTGCTGAATGTATCAGATATTTTATGAAAAAACATATTTCTTATAAAGAAGCTGAAATGAAATACACAAAGAAGAATTTGAATTTCAATTCAGATGAAAAATTTTAACTAAGAAATTGCACTTTCATAGGAGAAAATATGGTCAAAGAATATTGTGATATTTGTGGTAAAAAAGCGAAAACCACGAAGTACGTACTACCTTTTCGGTACAAAGAAAAAGCGAATGATAAATTTAACAATACAATCTTGTGTTTTGATGTGGTAAAACCAACGGAAGTAGATTTATGTACAAATTGTGCTTGGGATATAAATTCGTTAATATGTTATGATATTAAACAGGTCTTAGATAGAAATAAATAATTTATGAGTGTTCGCTCAAATAATTTCACAGAATAGGAAAATTAAATATGGGAATTACAGCAAAGAGTTATTTTAGTGGAGCTGGTGGCATGGATCTTGGGATTAAAGAAGCCGGTATCAACATTTTAGAGTCATTTGAAATTGACAAGAAATGTTGTGATACTTTGCGAAAGAATTTTAATCATAAGGTTAACGAATGTGATATTGCCAAAATAACAGTATTAGATCAGCAGGATGCGGACGTTTACATTGGGACATTTCCGTGTACTAAATATTCAACTGCTGCAGACATTAATGGAACACGAACAGGCGATGATTTGTTTTTACATTTCTTTCGACATATTGTATTAGCAAAACCAGAAATGTATGTTGTTGAGAATGTGCCTGGAATGCTTAAGTTTAGAGTTGTTATGGAAGCACTGACAAAACTTCCGGATTATTACGTTCGAATTGAATGTCCAGTTAATGCGAATATGTGGTTGCCACAGGAAAGAAAGCGACTGATTCTAATTGGCAGTAAAAAGCCTTTTAGTCGTTTTGAATATCCAGAAAGAAAACCATTGAGATTGAAAGATATTCTGGAAAAAGATAGTGAAGTAGATATTCCGCAATATGTTTTGAATCGTATTAATGGAAAATACAGGAACAACCCAATTGTATCTGATCCAGAAAATGATGATCTTGCACCAACATGTGTTGCTCACTATGCAAAGGATAAAGGGACAAGATTAATTAAGGATGGAAAGAGAATAAGACCATATACGGTTAGAGAATATGCGAGACTACAAGGATTTCCTGATTGGTTTCAGTTTTGCGGAACTGATAATGATGCTTATCGTCAAATTGGTAATGCAGTGGCGGTACCTATGGGTAGATGGATTGGAGAACAGATTGTAAGATATTTCGAACAATAGGAGATAGGTATGGAAGAAGATTTGTTTCATTTGGAGGGTAAAAAATAAATAATGAATACAAAAGAAAAAGAACTTAAAGAGGAATACGAAAAATTCATACTAACAAAAGAAGGTAAGGAATGGATAAATCATTGGCAGAAGATAATTGGTTCTGATACTGGCGGAGACTTTGGAGATTATTTATATGATTTCTATCCTGAAATGATTTCTTAGGAAGGAGAATATTATGAAGAAAACAAAAATTATTAGTGCATTTCCTGCTTGTGGCAAGACATATGCTTTTAAAAAATTAAATGAAAAAGGTTATAAGATTCTCGATAGCGATAGCAGTCGGTTCAGTTGGTGTTATGATTATGATCCAACCATTTCAGATCAAATTGAAGAGTATCGTAATCCTGAATTTCCAAAAAATTATATTAAGCACATTAAAGAGAATATTGGAAAAGTTGATTATATCTTTGTAAGTAGCCACAAAGAAGTAAGAGATGCTCTGATTGAAAATGGAATCTATTTTACACTGGTTTATCCAGATAGAAGCATGAAAGCTGAATGAGTTGGCAGATGTTTCTTGCGTGGAAGTGGCGAAAAGTTCTGTAAGCTCATTGCAGACAATTGGGATAAATGGATTAATGAAATGGAAGAAGTTGAGTGTGACAAATGGATTCTTGGAGATAAGGAATCAATTGACAGATATTATTATCTTGATGAATTAGTAGAGAACAAATTGATTTAACATGAGGTGAAAATTATGTATCAAAATTGCTGTAGAAAGTGTGGAAGTACATCTTTGCATACGGAAGTAAAGGGTAACAACACAGGGTTATATTGTGATGATTGTGGAGCATGGCAACGTTGGCTTGGAAAAGATGAATTGAGAGCATTTGAGCATTCACAAAAATCACAATTACCAAAAACAAGTTGCGATATTCCGATGCCGAAAGTCGTAGAATATTGCCCACCAAAAACAATTGCAAGAATCAAACTGTGTGGAGTGATGGTTTTTAATGTTACAGATATGATGCCATGGAAGAAACCGACCGAAGAACAGATTAAGAATCTGCATGATATGTTATGTGTCGATGTTGAGATTTTAGAAGATGGAGAATAGGTATTATGCATGGAAAGAAGGTGATGAGTAGATGGAGGTATTGGCGAATACAGAATATCAAGATGTCTACAGAATTGTAGATGGTGTGCTGCTAATTGTAAATAAATTCTTATACAAGGATTATTCTAAGAAAACAAATCGTATTGTGGAAGTCAATAATACAGGAAGAGACAATTGTAAAACATACAATAAAGGATGCCAGCCTTGTCTGAAAGAGTTAAAAAGAGATTATCTTGACACATATGCAACAGTAACAATTCCTAAAGGTACAGTTCTGTATCATGGCTATCCAGTAGAGTATACAAATAAACCAGAGAATTATATTTACGAGATTAAAACCACAGGTAATGCCTTTGGTGGTGATTATGGTGAAGTAATGGATATGATTAAGAATATCCGTGAAGTCATGGATGGTAATAATTTTGCTAACGATTCATGTTTAAAAGGAGAATAATATAATGTCTGATTTATATGTATATCTAATTCGTTCTAGAAATAAAGACAATAAAGATATTCCTAACTTCAAAGAACGTGCAAAGACTATCTTGGAATACAAAGAAAATGAAGATAGAGTAATCAAAGAATTTCATAGATTTGCAGCAGATGGAGTTCCTGGCGAACAGACAAGATTGTATCGGTCTGTAAATTCTAGGAATGAAGAAAAGATAAGGAAAGAACTTATTATTAGATTACTTAGAGATAGGCCAAGTATGACAAAGCTGAATCGTACATTAGCTTCAGTTGCACAGCAAACAGAGAATCGAGATGAGAGTAAGTGGTTGTTTGATTTTGATGTAGATGACGAGTCATTAATGTATGATTTTGTCCATGATGTAATTATATTTTCTGGTATTCCATTATCAGATATACAAGCATATAAAACTCCGCATGGCTATGCAATTGTAGTTCCACATGGTTTTGATACAAGAGAATTAATAGAAAAGTGGAAAGATTATGATATTACATTGAAGAGAGATAAATCGTTATTTTTAGATATGATTACAAAGGAGTGAAGCGAATTGACGTTTGAAGAAAGAATACACGAATATTGTCTACGATCAGACATAGTGTATAAAAGAATCCTTTCATCTCCATGTGAAAAAGACTTGTATGTTTTGTATCCATCAGAATTAGCAAATGAACAGATCCTCCAAGACAATATTCCAAAGATGTTAAAGGTTATAAAGGAATATATCAGTGAGTTGGAATTATGTGCATATTGTATGCGTAAAGTTGATAATCTTTATTTTGATTCTCAAAAAACAGTTATAATAAATGAAGCACATAACCGTCAAGAAAAAGCAGATGAGCTGGCAGAAATTATGAATGAAGGAATTAGTCCTTATGCTTGGTATTATTATGATACTGCGGAAGGATATGTTGTGTATTTAGACAATATTTAAGGAGGGAACTAACAATGGCAGAAGCAACAAGATTATGTCCTGTTTGTAGGACAATCATGAAATCAGCAGCTTACAAAGTTGGAAAATAAGATGGAGTTGAAAGATTGGAAAATAATATTTTTACACCTGATGGTGTTGGTATTATTGGAAAACTTTTAGTATGTCCGAAATGTGGGAATTTAGCAGTGGTGAAATAAATTATGGAGAAAGTAATTAGATATATATGCGATTACTGCGGTGAATTGTTTAGTTTAGAAGAATGGTGTTTGGAACATGAAGAGTCGCACAGAAAATCAGAAAAAGCTAATGAGATGCTTAGTGGCGGTAAAACATTAGAAGAGATTAATAACGAATGTCATCTTTGGTCTGAAGTACCAGATTATTTAAAGAATGTGACAAAAGATAATTGCTTTGTCGTTAGTTACTGGCAATGTTGTGACAAGCCAGCTTATAGAATTGTTTCTATTACTCATAAAGGACGATTAGAACTTTGGGGTTGTGGTTCTTGGAATGGTTATTACGGTGGTGAGTTTAAGATTGGCAATGATAATTTAAAAGACCCAAGACCTAAAGAAGAGTTGTTTGTTGATCCGAGATATGAAGAATTATATTGGTAGGGTAACTTTGTAATAGAGAATAACTAAAGGAGGAAAACGATTGAGAAGTAGTATTTTTATCCCTAAAACAATTAATGTTGGTTATCAGAATCGTTCAGGAACATATACAGGAAAGCTTGCTTATGTAATTTACTATGACGAAAAGGGTAAGTTGCGAAAAGAGGCTTCATGGAATGGTTGGCGAGATGAGAATATTCCAAATAATGAATATGATAATATTCCAACCGAAGGATTTGTGCTTAATAAAAAAGCAGGTGATTATTCTACAGGTTGGGATCACAGACATGCTTATTGTAGAGTGTACGATCCACGAGGCTTTGAATTTGAGATTACTATCGAGAATTTATTATACATTCTTGAAAACGCAAATTGTATCAAGGGTAAAGGACTTGAAGGAGAGTTTGTATATGGATGGGATGGAAAAGATTTAGTTCTTATGCCAGTAGAATCACCTGATTATAAAGAGATTAGTGAGTTTAATAAGATTATCCATAATAATGAATGTGTTAAAGCAAAAGACTTAATTATAGGTGCCACATATTTAACCAAGGATAATGAGAATTGGATTTATATGGGTAAATTTGATGTCTATGATAGATATGAAAATTGGAAAAATAAAGGTAAACATTTTTGGTTTTGGAAAGGTAGTTATTTTGAGCATTATAGGTCGATGCCAAAGAATAAATTTATCAAATGTATTGATGATAAGTGCAATGAAAAGTATGCAGACATTTTTGATAAATTGGAAGGAGAATCTGAGTATTCTCCATATGATAGTAGCAAAGACGAATATAAATACTTTACACTTGATGAATTTAAAAAGACGATTACTGGGGAAGCATTCGTTTTATAAGCGAATATTATAGTTGGAATAAATATGTATTTGAGACTTATAAACGGAATGATAATTTATATATTATCTATAAAATACAAATGGAATATATGCATTACGGTCCATATGAAGAACGTGTTAAAGTAACTGACATATTTCCTACCACATCTAAAATGGTTAAGTCAAACCGATATCCATATAATGATAAAGAAGAAAAACATATGATTCCTGTTACTATTGAACAGATTTTTGAAACAATGAAGCCAATGTATATTCAGAAACATTTAGCAAACGGCAGAGAATATAAAAGGAGTACGAAATCAAATGAGTAAGAATGATGATAGAATTTTAGAATTAAAGAAACAGATTGAGGATAAGAGAAAAGCTATCTCTGAGAAGAAGATTAGATTTGTTCCTGAGACAAATTGTATTCTTAATATGGATGGTATGACAATTAATCTTAATGTATGTTCAGATGATGCATTAATGTTATTACTTATCAGACTTAATTCATATTTTATGTCTGCAGTTGACCTTGGAATGTCTGATTTTGAGATTTCAGGATACAGCGTAACGGCTTGGATTAAGGATATTAAAAGTAAGTTAGAAGTATCTAGTTTGAAGAAAGAGGAAGCAGATTTGAAGAAGATGGGGAGTAAGTTGGATAAGCTGCTATCTGATGATAAGAAAACGGAACTTGAGATTGATGAGATTGCAAATTTATTGAAGTAGTATGGGAGAATAAATCAACGGAAGAATATATTAAGAGAATTGAACAAATTGCAGCAAAATGCACAGAAAGTCAGTCAGATGGATATTCACAGATTATGAGAATCTGTGATGCCATGAGAGAAGAACAGAGATATTGCTTAGGATATGTTTCTAAAGAGGAAATTAAATCTCCGCAATTTGATTAGTAATGAATCCGACATTTCATTGCAAACTTAATGCTATATATAGTAGTGGAGCAAATCAAGAACCATAATATATAGTATATAAAATTTAAGAAAGGATAAAAGAGTATGTATACAGAACAGAATAGAGGTTTTACTGTAATAACAAACTTTGGATGTGATTGTCATTGCAAATATTGTATCACAAAACATCATCCAATTCTACAAAATGCAGCAACAGATAAAAATAAAATAGATTGGGAATATTTAGAAAAGTGTATTTCTGAATCGGAAGCACCAACTGTAAATCTATCAGGAGGCGGAGATCCATTTTATAATTGGAAAGAAAATATTGACTTCTACAATCGGGTATATGAACTTGCTCATAAATACGGTAAGAAACTGGATATACATACTCGCATCCTTCCTGATGATATGGACTTGATAAAGAAATTTAGGAAGATTGCTTTAAGTATTGAAGTATATGATACAAAAGCAATGGTACGATTGAAGAATATTCTTCCTGAGATTGAGAAGACAACAAAGATAAGAGTTATCAATGTATTGAATGAAAGAATGACTACAGAAGATTGTCTCGATTACATAAACAAAATGCACAACATTGGTGTAAAGCAGATTACATTCAGACAAATGTTTGGTAACAAAAATGCATATCAGAACTTCTTGAAAATCAAAGATTCTATTAACATTCCAGGTGTTATGTTCTTGCCAGATGGCGAATATCATCATTATTATTTCACAACTAACAATAAGCTTTATCCATATTTCTTTGGCTATACAGAGAATGATAGAAAAGTGTGGATGAAGAAATATGAAGAAATCGAACAGTATTGTGGTTGATCCATACTTAAATGATGATATGTGTATAGACCGATTGGTTGAAAATTGGAAGTTGCATAATGGAATAATTATTGCATTTGATTTTGATAATACAGTTTTTGATTATTACAACAAAGGTTATAAATACGACAAAGTAATATCTTTGTTGAGAGAATGTAAAAGTATGGGATGCACATTGATTCTTAGTACATGTTGTGACGAATCAAAATACGAGGTTATGGAGAATAAATGTATAGAGGTTGGAATTAATATTGATTACATAAATCAGTCTCCACCTTATATCATTTTTACAGGCAATAAAATCTATTACAACATAATGCTTGATGATAGAGCTGGTTTGAGTGCTGCTTATAAAATTTTGTATGAAACAAAGGAGAGAATTAAAATGAAACATTTTGAAGAAGTTACTATCGATGTCAAAGATAATTACAAGGTTGGGATTGGAAATTGTAAGTAAGGAGATTATTATGGCGGTATTTAAAAATTTTAAAGATGATGAGTTGATTGTAAGCTGCAAATGTGGTTGTGATGAGGGTATTCATTTTAAAATTTATGATTATGAAGATGGAGATTATGCTTTTTTGACATATACGAATGGTAATTTTTATACTCAGCAAAGACCATTCTTCGGAAAGTTAAAGAAAATTTGGGCAATTATTAGGAATAAGGATTTTTATTATTCGGATATTGTATTTACAAAAGATGATTTTAACGAGTTTAAAGAATGGGTTAATAAGAAATAGAAGGTAAGTAAATTCAGGTTTCATTTGATTTGAAAAGAGAGAATAAACAAATGGGAATGTACACAGAAATCAATGTGTGTTTTGACTTGACAAAAGGCACACAAAAGAATGTTATTGATATTTTACATTATCTTATAGATGGTAATGATGAACCTTCAGATTTACCTAATCACGAATTTTTTAAGTGTGATAGATGGGATATGGTAGCTTGTTGTGATAGTTATTATTTTGACGGAATGACCAATAGCAAGATCATGTTTGATAACATTACAAAATGTTACAAGGTTAATATTCGAGCTAATTTAAAAAATTATGATGATGAGATTGATAAATTTCTACATTGGTTAGCACCTTACATTGATACAGAAGGATTTGTTGGATATACCAGATATGAAGAGTACGATGATCCTACATTGATTTATATTGATGATGGAGATGTGATATATAAGGGCGTTGAGCAAGACGATGAATAATTGTTGATATTGAAAGGAGAATAAATGAGCAGTAGTAGTATTTATGGAATAAGAAAAGACTATACGGGAGAAGAAATATTTGAATATGGAAACTCATGGTGGTTTTCTCCTATAATTTGGAGAGTCTTACCAGACAAATATATTCATGATTACATTCAAACACCATTTGGTTTTAAAAAGGGAATTATTGGAATGGACGGAAATGATGTATGGACAAGAACTAACAAATCCATTAATGAGTGCGATAGTACACCTGATAGGGTTTGTTGGGAGATGTCAAATCAACAAATTTTTCATACATCTGATAAACAGATTATTTCAGATTCTATTATGCAATTCTTAAAACAAAATGATACTTATGATGTATCAGAAGAAGATAATATCCCCGTTTTAAAAAGAGAACATATTATTGAAAGATTTACTGAAATAGCAAATGATATTTTGTCAATTGACGAAAATGAATTTCCATATTTTGTTTTTAAAAATACAACAGTTGATGATGGCGTTGAGAGATGGTTTGAAAAATATGATGAGGAATCTGATGAGTATGTTTCATGTGCAATGTCAGAAAATATAGATGATTTTTATGCAGAATTTGTATTTTTCAAAGATGGAAAGATTAACAAATTTGTAAGTAACAAAGATTATCAGTTTAAATCATAGGAAAAATTTTTCTTTCAATAGAAGGAGAAAATAAACATTATGACAATTAAATTTATTAAAGATGTTGTCTTCAAAGATCAAAAAGAAGATCGTGTAAAGATTAAAAAAGGAAAGATTCTTACAGCAAGAGTTGTAACAAATGAAGATGGCAAGGAAGAGTACGAAGTCACGCATAAGAAAAATATATTCATGATTCCATCTTCTATGAAAGATGCAATATTTGAAATTTTGTAAGCTTGTCCAGATTCTTTCGGAGAATAAGCAATTATACAAAATGCAAGTTTAAGGAGTGATCATTATGGATAAAAATGATTGGATTTCATTAAAAGAAAAATATCCTGACATGAAAGAGACTTATTGTTCGCAACGTTCAAGAGGACGATTATCTGAAAAAGTTCTTGTTCAAACAAAAAAATGGAGCTTATTTCATTGCTGAATGTGCAAGAACAAGAGATTTGAAATGGAATACGGATGAAGAAGTTTGGTATTCCTATGGGACAGGTGGACGAAGAATGGCTGTAAGAAATAAAGTCGTTGCATGGATGTCTTTGCCAGAAAAGTATGATGGAGAATAAAATGTTGTGTTGTGATTGTCCTTATGGATATGAAGATTATATGAGATTATCTGAAAACTTTACTGATTTGTCTCAAGAGGAAATTTGTTTATCAATTTGGTGTGACAAGATTGGTGGAAAAGTAGGATATATGGGATTCTGCGAAAAATCTTCTCAAATAGGAAATGTTGTTAAAACTCAATCAAATAAAAAGAGAAGAAATAAACGTGAGCGATATTTGAAACATCAAAATAATCTTAAGCATCTATATGAAATTGCTGGTGGTTATTATCCTGCGCCAGTTGGATATATGGATGAAATTTGGATTAATGGATATGGCTATGTTCAGAACACTAAGCAATATTATAAAAGATGGTATCGTGGAAAACGTAGCAAGTATTTTAAGCAGCAATCAAATAGAAAGATTCGTAGATATAAGGGCGAATTACATAAAGGTAATATAGCTCATAAATTATATGATTTCTGGTGGGAATTATGTTAATGAGGAACTAGCGATTTAGTTGTAGAACTTGTTAATGGACTTTCAATTATTGGAGTCTGGATAAGAGAAAAATTCATGATATATAAATAGAAAGGACAAAATAGAAAAGTTCCTATAGGATAAAGTGCGCACTACTTACTAATGGTAAGAGGGACTTGGAGAATAAGGAAAGAGCATTAGCCCATATTGAAAAAATTGAATGGGTAAAACCAATTGAAGGAGCAAATAATATTGAACTCATTGGAGTGTTAGGGTGGGTTTGTGTAGCAAAGAAAGGTGAGTTTCAGATTGGTGATTTAGCAGTTTATATTGAAATTGATAGCAAGTGTCCTGAAAATGATGAACGTTTCGAGTTTCTGGCAAACAAAAAATATAAAGTCAAGACGATGAAACTTGGAAAGTTTAAAGTAATTAGTCAAGGATTAGCACTTCCATTATCTCTATTTCCAGAACTAGATGGAAAAAATATTGGTGATGATGTCAGCAAAGATCTAAAAATTACATATTCTTCTGAAGAAGATGTCAAACGAAAAAGCAATTCTATTGATCCAAATGCAAAATTCAAATCTATGGCAGCTCGCCATAAAAATCTCGCAAAGAAAAAATGGTTTAGATGGTTAATGAAACGTGAGTGGGGAAAGAAATTATTATTCTTCTTTCTTGGAAAGAAACGTGATAATCCAAAGGAGTTTCCAAAATGGATTGTTAAAACCGACGAAACGAGAATTGAAAATGCTCCTTTTTACTTGCAGAATAAAAATCCATGGATTAAGACAGAAAAATTGGATGGTACTTCCTGTACATTCGCTATAAACCGGCAGAAGAAAGGTAAGGATAAATTCGAATTTATTGTTTGTAGCAGAAATATCAGACAAGCAGATAAAAATCAGGAATGCTATCACGACTCTAATATTTATTGGGAGCTTGCTGATAAATACGGTATTGAAAGCGTATTAACAAAATTGGCAATTGAGAATAATTATGATCGAGTTGTGCTACAGGGTGAAGGAGTCGGAAATGTACAGGGTAATCCATATAAATTTAAAGAGAATAGATTGTATGTATTTAATCTTATTATTGAAGGTAATCGTGTAGGGACGAAAGAGATGGCAGATTTTTGTGATGGTAATAATCTGTTACATGTGCCGATTATTTCTACAGAATATTATTTACCTAAAACAATGGAAGAAATGAAACTCGAAGCTGATGGATATAGTGAGATTAATCCAAAAGTTCGAAGAGAAGGATACGTCTATAGATCTCAGGACGGACAGCAGAGTTTTAAAAATGTCAGTCGAGAATATTTATTAAAACACAATGGATAGGAGAATTGGATGAATATACCTACGCTTTGGGTTATGTGCGGGCTGAGTGGAAGCGGAAAATCTACCATTGCCAAGCAATTAGCACAGGAACATGAAAATACAGTTATCGTATCATCAGATTCGGTCAGAGAAGAATTAACTGGCGATTATGAAAATCAGGATCACAATGAAGAAGTATTTAAAATATTTCACAAAAAAATTCGTGAGAACTTAGAAAATAATAAAAATGTAATTGCTGATGCAACCAATATTACGATGAAAAGTCGTAGAGCGATTTTGCAAAATATAGGGAAGTTAGATGTTGAAAAAATTTGTTATATTATTCCAAAACATATCTTAATATGTAGAGAAGATAATAAACATAGAAAACATTCTGTCCCAGAATTTGTGTTAGATAATCAAATTAGAAGATTTCAAATTCCATTCAAAAAAGAAGGATTCAATAAAATTATAATTGAAAATCTTCATTATAGAGCAAGTATGATCAACGTAATAAATATTATGAATGAATTTGATCAAAAGACACCATATCATAACAAAACATTAGGTGGACATTGTGATTATACAATGCGGTTATTTAAAAAATATAATTATCCAGAACATTTTGGTTTGGCTGCGTTTTATCATGATGTGGGGAAATTATACACACAAAGTTTTGATGAAAATGGAGTTGCTCATTATTTTGGTCATGCTGAATATTCTGCGTATTTAGTTTTATCGGAGTTACACGATACATTTTATGATTTGTCTAATAATGAATTTTTAGATATGTGTTTTCTAATTAATTATCATATGATGCCATTTGCCTGGAATACAGAAAAAATTAAACGACGATGGAAAGAACGTTTTGGAGAATATAAATATCAGATGTTATTAGACTTCCATGAATGTGACATTGCTCGATAGAGAATAAAAATTAAGTATGACTAAGATGGTCATTATTATTTTTGACTCATCTTTGTTATAAATGTTCTAAAACAAATAGAAAAGGAGTGTAAAATTGAAAGGACTAACAAACGAACAAGTAAAAATGAGTCGGGAAAAATATGGCTCAAACAAACTACCAGAACCAAAACTTAAAAAGTGGTATGAATTTGCGATTGAAAATATCTTTGGTGATAAAACGCTAATGCTGTTATTAGCATTATCTGCATATGAGATTTTCGCTGCAGTATTTGGATTGGCATCATTTTCAGAACCAATCATGGTGATTTTAGTTATTTCATTATGTACATATATTGGTGTAAAAATGGCGCTTGGTATTCAAAAATCAACACAAGAACTAAGAGCAAAGACATCAACTAGGTATTGTGATGTTATCAGAGATGGGCAAGTTCAGACAATCAACAAAGATAATTTAGTTGTTGGTGATGTGGTTTGTATTGGAACTGGACAGGAAATTTACGCGGATGGATATATTATTGAGGGTAAAATTTCTGTAAGCAATGCTGCTATCAACGGAGAAAGTAAAGAATGTCAGAAAATTCCAATTAATGGTTATGTATACAAAAAATCAACATCCACCGATGATTTTACGAATCAAAATAGCTTATTTGCTGGAACAACGATTCTGTCTGGCGAAGGAAAGATGATCGTAGGAGAAGTTGGCGTAAACACCATAAATGGTGACACACTTGTAAAAATGCAGACACTTGAGCCACCTAAAACAGCACTTCAGATTGCGATCGATAAACTTTGTGATACAATTTCGAGATATGGAACGATTGCTGCAGTCGTCACGTTTATTGCACTGACGGTAACGGACATTGCGTATATTGGATTAAGAGAATATATCAATGGTGGTGTGCTAGAAGTTATCCAAAAGATTGCACAGAACATTTCGGTTGCTCTAACAATCATTGTAGCTGCTGTTCCAGAAGGACTTCCATTAATTATCAAGCTTGTTACAAAACAGAATGTTAAGACAATGGAACAGTTCAACATTCTTGCTAAAAATCCTAATAAGATTCCTGAGTTAGCATACGTTGATCTTATTTGTACTGATAAAACAGGGACGCTTACGACTGGTGTTATGACGCCTGTAACTATTATTGATGGACAAGGTAATGAAGTAGATCATGGTTCTGATCTTTGGAAAAATATTGTAAATAATATTTGCTTAAACAACAGTGCTACATATGATTCAGAGAATAATATCACAGGTGGAAATTCCATTGACAGAGCAGTTTTAAGTCTTGTTAATCCAAAAGAATGTGAAGATATTTTTGGAAAGTATCCATTAGTTCAGAAGCAAACTTTTAGTAGTGAAAATAAATATTCTGCTTTTGAGAGCAAATATAACTGGGGCGAATCGTTTACATATTATAAAGGAGCACCTGAAAAACTGATTGAGCATTGTACGCATTGGCTAGATTTAGAAGCCATTCCATTTGGTGGGGATGACAAGAAAAAGCTGTATGACAAAATTAAGGCTTTAACTGAAAAGTCTATGCGTTGTATCGCTCTTACATTTTCTAATTCACCGCTGGTGGAGAATACATTACCAGACAACATGGTACTTCTCGGAATCATCGGTGTCATTGACCCAGTAAGAAAAGAGGTTCCAAAGGCTGTGCAGGTCGCTCATGAAGCTGGAATTCAGGTTATCGAGATTACCGGTGATTGTCATGAAACTGCAGTAGCCGTTGCTATGGAAGCTGGCATTTATAAAGAAGGTGATCTTGCCCTTACAAACGCACAGTTTGAAGCGATGTCTGACGATGAAGTCAAGAAAATTATTCCTGTACTTCGAGTAATTTCCAGATGCTCACCTAATACAAAACTAAGACTTGTAACATTAGCACAGGAGCTTAGTAGATCAGTAGCTATGACAGGTGACGGGGTTAATGATAGTCCAGCATTAAAACGAGCTGATGTAGGTTTCGGTATGAATGCTGGATCTGATGTAGCAAAAGAAGCATCCGATATTATTCTAACAGACAATAACTTCGCAAGTATTATTAGAGGTGTGGAACTTGGCAGAACATTTATGCACGATATCATGATGTTTTTGGAGTTTCAGTTGCCAATTAACTTTTCACTTCTTATTTTAAGTATTCTATTTCCTATTTTATCTGGCGGAGTATTACTAGCTTCCGTTCAGATTCTGATTATCAATATTATCATGGACTCACTTAATTCATTATCATTTGGCGGTGAACCTCCGAAAGCTGAATATATGACAGAGAATTCAATTAAGAAGGGTTCTGGATTGTTTATTCGAGGTGCAAAGAAACGAATTGCTATTAGCACAGTAACATTTATTGTACTATATGGAATTCTTATGTTTTCACCAGTATCAAAATTATTTACAACAGATGTCGAAGCTATGACTGCAAGATTTGCAATGCTTTGCATCATGTCTGTATGCAATGGATTTGGCATTCGTACAGAACATATTAATTTGCTCAATGGACTGAAAAATAATAAAACATTTGTATATATTGCAGCAGGTATTGTACTTGGAACTATTGCCTTATGTAATGTACTCGGTGGACTTATCCAGGTAACAGCAATGAATATGAGTCAGTGGATCGCAATCATTGGACTATCACTCACGGTAATTGTGGTTGATGTTATTCGAAAATTATTTATTAAAGGAGAGAATAAAAATCATGGGACTATTTGACAAACTTTTTGGAAAAAAGACTACAACAACAAATACTATGGCGGATAATACATCCGCTGTGGTACATGAAGAAAATGCAGCGCAGTCAGTTGTAATTGATATGTCTAAGTCAGCAGAAAATCTAAATAATGTGCTAATTAACATGTCGAAATCAAGCAAGATTGATATGACCAAGCATCAAGCAAGGGTTGCGCTCGCTATGGATTACTCTGGAAGTATGGGTAATCTTTTTAGAAACGGATCTGTACAAGATGTAATTACAAGACTTCTGCCAATCGCTCTTAAATTTGATGATGATGGTAAGTTAGAATCTTGGCTATTTTCAAATGATTTTGATTCTCTGAAACCAGTGACAATTGATAATTATAAGAACTATGTTCGAAAAATTATGATGAATTCTCGTATGAGCATGGGTGGAACTAATTACGCTCCAGTCTTGAAAGATATTGTTTCCTATTATAAGGACATTGAGCCAAGTACAATTCCAGCATTTATCATTTTTATTACAGATGGTGAAAATTGGGATACAGACGAAACAAATAAAATTGTGAAAGAGCTTTCTAATTACAATATGTTTGTACAGTTTGTTGGAATTGGCAATGAAAGCTTTAGTTATCTAAAATCTCTAGATAATATGAAGAGTAGAAAATGCGATAATACCGGATTTACTGCAGTAGAAGACATGAACAAAATGACAGATGAAGAATTATATACAGAACTTCTAAGACAATATAAAGACTGGTTAAATAATAAATAATAGTAAAAAAGGAGAATACATAATTATGGCAAACGTAATTAATATGAGCAAAAATCAGAAAATTAGTATGACAAAAGAAGATGGAACTGCAATCAAAAACTTTTTCATTGGTGTGAATTGGGATCAGAATCGTTATGCAGGTGAATCAGATATTGATTTTGATATTAACGGATTTCTTACAAATTCAGATCGAAAAGTAGCTTATCCAAAAGATATTGTAAACTATAATACATATGGTGATGGTAGTGGATATCCGTGGGTAGAATATTCTGGAGACAATCTTACGGGTGACGATTCTCAGGGAATTACTTTTGACGGACATCATTATGATGAATATTTTATTATTCATGCAGATACATTTCCATCAGATAGAACAGACTTCACAATTTGCCTTACTATTTTCAGAGCTGTACAGAGACTACAGAATTTTGGAATGGTTAATAACGCAACTATGATGATCTGTGATTATGACAATCCAACAACAAAATGGGAATATGATCTTTCTGAAAATGAGAATTTTGAAAAGCTAAACGCTGTAGAAATGGGAAGATTATATAAATATGGTAACGGATTCAAATTTCAAGCACTTGGATCTGGTTATATGGGTGGAATGACAGAGCTATTCAAAAATTTTGGACTTGATATTGATGAAGGAAGGGACTAACTTATGGCAGCGTTAATTATTGTAATCCTTGTAGTCGAGGTTATTGTGTTTTTTACAACAACTAAAACAGGCAAGAGACTAAAAATGAGAGCATCTGGGACTGTCGACGAGATGATTAGCAATGATGCATCTACTCCAGGTGGAGTAAAAGCTCACTATAATTCTATTATTTCTAAGAAAGAAGATACGTATAGGACAGCATATGCTTTATACGCTCAAGTTGAAGGGCAAATTCAAGATTATGAAACACAATTAAGACAATTACAAAAAGAGAATATGCAGATGGATCTTAGTGTTGCTTCTTGCATTAATCGAAATGATGATGCTGACGCTAAAGTATATCTCGCTAAACAGCAAGAAATCGCAGATAAAATTGAGACGATCAAAACCGCTCTAAAAGAATTAAAAGAGAATAGAGATATGCAAAAAGAAAATCTGACAGAATTAGAAGAGCAAATCAAATCTCTAAAAGTAGAAAAAGATAAGAATGTATTCACACTTGAAACTGCAGAGACTGTTAAATCTCTACAATCTGTTCCAGGTACATCGAGCATGGAAGAAGATAGAATGCTTGAAAAGGTTCGTGAGGGCGTTAAAAAGGTTAAAGAGCAAGCTGACGGCACAAGAATTGCTTATGAGAATTCCACTGACGTCCAGATGAAACGTTTGGATAAAAAGATGAAAGACGAAGAACTTCAGAAGAAATTAGATACGCTGAAAGCAGCTCAGAAAAAATAATATATTTTACTTCGTGCGGTGTAATAGCTGCACGGAGTACTAAGTGAAATAACACTATACAGCAAGAGAGAATATGGAGGTGTAATGATGCGAAATCTAGATATATTGAGAGTTATGCCAGTTGAGGATTTAGCTGAATTTCTGGTTCGTTTAGATATCAAATCAACAGCTAATATTTTGGATGAAAATTTATGTTTGGCTGGAAATCTCGTTTGGCAATCACCGTCTAGAAAACATCTTAAGCATAGAGATGAGGCAATTGAAGATTGTATCCAGTGGCTAAATGAAGAGATTGGAGAATAAAACAATGGATAAAAATATTAATGAGATCCTTTGTCAAATCGCTAACAAAGAAGATCAAACGCCTTATATTGTTAAAAATGTTGAGGACGGATTGAAAAAGCGTGATGAAGAAATTGCTCGATTAAGAGAAGAGAATAAAAGACTAAGGGAAGAAGCCTATAAAGATTCTGAATTGCAGATGATGAAAAGTAAATGCGAAGCAATGCAGGAAGAATTAAATCGAGGATTCACAATTTCAAAGGATGAAGAATCAATGATTAATATATGGGTGATGAACCATATGAGAAACAAGCATCAGACAGTTAGATATTCTAACGGTCAATTCAAGTATGAATTTCAAGAATTTGCAGAAGTTGAATTTGGAACAATTATTTGTACAAAGTGTGGTGAAAGATTTAATTTTCGACAGTTTTAGAAGGAGAATGTACATATGAATGAATATTGGTTAATGTTATTTTTAAAGTTAGTATTAGATGTTGCGATTGCAGTTGTGTCTGTATTTGGAATGACATTTATCGCAAAATCATATGATAAAATTATTGCTTATGTTGAAAAACGATGGGGAGAGGATGTAAGTTTTGGAGTATCATGCGGAATCATTTTGATTTTCTTGTTTATCACGTTAGCTGTGATTTTTTGTTAGAGAATCAATAATTGTCCAAGCATGAAAGACATAAAACTTATCATGTATCGCAATACAAGCCTCCATTGTAATAACTGATCACTTACGCGATGGGTTGGGATCAGCATCTTTGTTAGGAAACGTCCTAAACGGATGAAGTAACTATCGCACACATGCTGACGTGGCGGAATTGGCATACGCACTGGCTTCAAACACCAGGATCACAGATATGTGGGTTCGAGTCCCACCGCCAGTATTTCGGAGCTTTAGCTCAGTTAAAAATTAATATTACATTTAGAATTGGAGGGATTTTTATAAAAACTAAATTGGTAAACGAATATAAAAATATGGGTGATTATTATATTGGGTATTCGCCAAAAACAAGGGAAGAATTTTATTTTGATGCAAAGTATTATGACATTATTAAAAATCATAGGTGGGAATTAAGATCAGATAAATATCCTGTAACTAAGATAAATAATCATAATATTTCTATGCAAAAATTATTGTTTGGAGACAATATTTTTATACATGTTAATAAGAACAATGCAGATGTACGGGAAGAGAATATAAAAAATATAAAAGGGTACAAAAATGGCGGAAAAACATATTTAAATGGATATATTGCAATTTATATGCCAGAGCATAAACGTGCTTTTGATAACGGATGTGTTTATGAACACATATTGGAAGCAGAAAAAATGTTAAAAAGAGATCTGAAGCCATTAGAATGTGTTCACCATAAAAATCGAGATAGAACAGACAATAGACATGAAAATTTAATGGTATTTGCAACGAATGAAGATCATATTGCTTTTCATGACGGAGGAGAAGCAATACTTACAGAAGATGGTAGTTATGTAACGAAAAGAAAATATGATCCATATTATATGTATATAAACAGAACGGCTGAAGATATTAAAAATGGAAAAGAAGATAAAGGAAGTGTATATGTATTTGGGAAAGATTTGTGTCCAATTTGCAAGAAAAATATAAAAACAGTTGAAGCTAAAATGTGTATAGAATGCAGGAATAAAGAAAGAGCAAAAAACATTCCTCCAAAAGAAGAGTTGGAAAAATTAATATATACAACATCATTTCTAAAAATTGCAAAGATGTATGATGTATCTGATAACGCAGTGAGAAGATGGTGTGATAAATATAATTTACCACGTAGAAGAATGGATATCATAAATAATAAAAAATAACATAATATTCGCTTGAACAATATTTTAATAGCAAATTTTTATAAGAGGAGTAATTATGAGATTAGTAGATGCAGATTTGCTTTTGGAAAAATGGAATAATATGTCTAAAAAGGATAGAACAAGATTTGATCAAGTGATTTTGTGTCAACCTATAGTGGATGCGGTTGTTTTTTATGATGAAGATAATCGACCAGAATGTTGTAAGGCTCACGACAAATATTTTTCCACCTGCGATATATGTGAATATGGAGAATTAGAAGAAGAAATGGAGATGTAACAGTGGATTTTTACACGGGAATTGCGAACAGGGAATGGCATGACCTTGACGGTAAATGGAAGACAAGCCCGTTAATTAAAAAAATCGTTGTTTGTGCAGAGAATAAGAAAGTAGCAAAAGAAAAATTAATACTTTCTATTAACAGTCTTAATAAAGAAATAAAAATGGCAGGTGAAAGATATGTATTAGACGAAGAATCAATTAAAAAAGTACATGGATTCATCTCTGCAGTGGATGTAATTTTAGATTAAGAAAATAACCTCATGTGGAAGTGCAAAAATGTCGAGTCCTGTGAGTGGATACACAAGACTCGACTCTGATAAAGAATATTGAATTAAAAGGAGAATAAATGAATATATAAACAAGTCTAGTATGAATACAATAGGTGGATATGAAATTATGAACGCTTAATCAGATCTTTTAGAAATGATAAATCGTGTGGTTTGGAGATCATGCTGGTTAAGTATTTAACTTTTTCATCAGACAGTTTTGGATGCTTGCAGATCCAATATACTGTGACGATTTTTGCTACATAGCAAAGCACAATACCAATGATTGCACATAAAATTACAAAATCGTACAATCTAAATTCTACCCTCCTTCCTGTAAGATATTTTCAAAACAGGAAAAGTATTTGCCCAGAACGGGCTAGATATGTTTTTCACTTATTCTTGTCGCACAACTTACAATTGTGCTTCCGCATGAGTTATTTTATAAAACTCCAGGAATAGCCGTGCTGTTGAGTCAGTATGCGGTGGAACCTGGCTGCTATAACCTGTATGGGTATTATAGCAGAAAACTAAAATATTTCAAGAGTTAAAGGAGAATGAATAAATGAACGAACAATTTTTATTAATCGTAGAAAGCTTAGAAAAGTATAAGGATCTTTTAGAGAGTAAGAATGATGAAGTTTGCGATGGAATGACTGATGGTGAAAAGAGAGCATATCAGTTAGGAATTACAAATATGTATGAGATGCTGCGGCAGATAATTGAACATGATCGTAACGAAGGTAATTATAATGTATTTGTTCCTGAGATCAACGAAGAAGAATCTGGCGAGTATGATTTAGAGGATTTTGTTAAATGGGATTCTAAGAGCAGAGAGTAAATAAGTATGCAGAAGTAACTTATAATAGAGACAAAGATGAAATATATGTGGATATCTATCAGAAAATCAGCAATACAAAAATCACATCTGATGAATTCAATTTTGAAGCATAATAAAGAATAAGATGGAGAATATGTAAAAGATGAAGAAGAAATTTGTGTTATTTGGAATAACATCAATGCTATTATTTTCACTGACAGGGTGTGTGAAAGGAACTACAACGGATCTTAGTGGAAAGACTCCAAAAATCTATAATAATGATATTTATGAATTCGTTGATCCTGATACTGGGGTTCATTATTGGGTTTATTCACATCAGGAAGGATATTCTGGAATGGGTGGTATGACTCCAAGATTAAATTCTGATGGAAGTGTTATGGTTAATAAATAAATTATTAGATTGTAGAGAATATATAGAATGGGATGATATACATAGAAGTAATTGAAACAAATCTAATTATTGATGAAAATAATATGATTCGAGATCATCAATCAAGAATAGTTGAAGCAGGCAGTTGGAATGAATATTGTGAGGCACATAAGAATTATGATGGTAAAGCAGTTTTCTTCAAGTCAAAAGTTATGAAAGGTAACAGTATACAATCTAATTGTAAAATTTCGAATCTAAAATATGATGAAATGCATTTGTCTTGTAACATAACAAAACTAAAAGATAATGGAGAAGAAATATTTACAGATAAAAGATTAGCATATCGAATAGTAAATCCGACTTAATCAAGTCAAAAAATCCAAAAAAAATAAATAATTCAATAGAGAATATAAAATTGGGTGGCTAACAGCATACCTTGGGTTTGTGCGCCCTGAATCACTGTTTACATAGTTAAACATAGATTTAATTCTGTGTTCCGTCCATGTATTGGGCGTTAAAATAGATTGTTTTATTTAACAATAATATAAATTTTAATTTTAGGAGGACAAAAATTAATGAATTTTGAAATGACAGGAAAACTAAGTATTGGAAAAGATACAGAAAAATTTCATCCATATTCGGAAAATAAGTATGAATCTGGTTGGGTGAGAAAACAACTTCTTTTCAATGCGACATGCGGAGACAATCGTCATATGCTTACTGTAAATGCAGGAGCTTTCGGTGATGAACACGGATTTGTATATACCTTCAGCAAAGGTGGTACAGATGAAAATGGTAAAAAAACTAAAGGCGAAAGTATTCAGATTCCGTTTAAAGAACGTCTGACTTCTCCAAAACTAGCAGAAGTTGCTGAATTTAAAAAATTCATCTTTGATCTTGAAAAACCGGGACGAAGATACAAACTGCAGAATATGGCAGATAAGCTTCATGAGGGTAGTGAGCTAACGGATGAAGAACTAAAAGAAGTTGGACTGACATCTTCAGATGAGGTATCCGACGCGCTTGAGAAGAGTATTAAAAAACGTCATGAGTTTATTTCTGAATGGGATTATATCGATTTCATTAAGAAAGTAATTGACAGTGGAAAATATGCTGATAAAAAATTCTTTATTCGAGGAAATGGAGAATATCAGTATTCCGACAATAAAGGAACTGTTTATGAATCTTATATGCCAAATAGAATTTATCTAGCAGCAGAAGATGCAGAAGAATCTTCGACAGCAACATTTAATATTCTATTCAATTCCGAAAGCTTTGATGATATGAGCGTTGAAGAAAAGGGCAAATATTATGTTAATGGTTACATGATGGAGTATGACAACAATAGAAAAGCCAATATTCCAGTGCCGGTTACGGTCGCAATCCCAGTAGCAGCAGAAGATGCAGATGAAAAAGCTAAGAAAAGAATCGAAGCAATTAAACATAAATTTATCGTCGAGGATGATGGTTTTAAGGAATATGGTGTAATTGTTAATATGCTGAATGGCGCACAGAGAATTGAAATTACAGAAGATATGTTGACCGATGAGCAGAAAAACGACCTTGATTGTGGACTTATCACTATGGATGATATCCGTGCTGAATATAGCAAAGGAGTTTATGGTGACAGAATCAAGGAGTATCAGTTTGTAAAACCAGCCAGAGGGTTCACGAAAGGCCGCCAGGACACGGTGTACACTGCAGACGACATGGTGATTCATAGTATCGAGCAAGAACTGCCAGAAGGAACTGAGGATCTTTTTGACGATGATGATGAATTATAATGGGTAAGTTTATTGATCTGACGGGACAAAAATTCGGGAGGCTTACTGCAAAAAGTAAGCTTCCTTTAGAAGATGGTCAAAAAATTATTTATTGGTTATGTGATTGCGATTGTGGAACCAAGAATGTTAAAGTAAGGGGTTACAGTTTGAGGAATGGCCATACAAGATCCTGCGGATGTTTGAATAGAGAAGCGATTATTGTTCGTAATCATTTAACAAAAAAGAAATATAACAAATACGATTTAACCAATGATTATGGAATTGGTTATACATCAAAGAACGAACTATTTTATTTTGACTTAGAAGATTATGAAAAGATCAAAAATTATTGTTGGATGTATGATAAAGATGGCTATGTCGTAGATAGAAACGGCATAAAACAACATAGATTGATTATGAATGAAGATGATTCACGAATCGAGATAGACCATATTAATCATAATGTTTCGGATAATAGAAAAATCAACTTAAGAAAGGCTAATAGATTTAATAATCAATCTAATGCAAAGTTAGCAAAAAATAATACATCCAAATGCAAAGGTGTTAGTTATAGAAAAGACACTGGGAAATGGCGATCGGTGTTAATAAGAAACGGCTTACGTTATGAACTTGGATCTTACGTTGAAAAAGAGGATGCAATTAAAGCAAGGAAAGAAGCTGAAGAAAAATTGTGTCGAGAGTGGTCTTATGATAATTCAATAAAAATTGCGGATGAATTTAAAATAAAAGGAGATTTTGAAAATGGGAAAATACGGTAAAAGAAGTACAATTAGCGAAAATTTAAACGACTTTACAATTTGTTTACTTGGTGAAGCAGGAATTGGAAAGACTTCAACTATTGCCAAAGCGTGTGAAACAGAGTTTGGCCCAGATGGATATATGATTCTTGATATGGGTAAAGAACAGGGAATGGAGGCTCTTGAAGGTTATACATACGAGACATGTGAAGATTGGAAAAAGTTTGATGATGTAACAAAAGATATTATTAGAAATAAGAAAACAGATTATCCAGATCTAAAAATCCTTGTGATTGATACACTGGATCAGTTTGTAGAGATTATGTGTCCTTACGTAATTAAACTGTGGAATACAGAAAATATGGGGAAAAAAGGTTTTGAACCTGCAAAAACAATGAATGCTGCATGGTCTGGATTTGGGAAAGCAGACGACAAACTTGTAGAATTAGCTCTTGATAGAGTATGGGAACTTAAAAAGGTTGGCGTGAATACTTGGTTTACTGGACATGTAAAAATGAGAAATAAGGTCGATCCGTTAACTCAGGAGGAATATTCTGTCCTTTCGACTGATATTTCTCAAAGAATTTTTGAAGGATTTAAAACGAAATTCCATGTTATTGGTATTGCTTGTATTGATAGAACTATTAATCTGGAGGGAACAGGTCGTAAAAATATTGTTACAAAACAAGAAATTAAGATGAGCAAAATTAAAGATGAAAAACGAAAAATTGTATTCAGAGATGACAATTATAGCATCGACAGCAAGAGTAGATTATCTGAGATTGAACCAGAAATTCCACTGGATGCGAATGAACTGTTGAGAGCATTAAAAGACGCAATTAAAAATTCGAAGAAGAAAAAATCGGTAGAAGTTACTGTAAACAAAGCGGAGTCTATTGCGAAAGTAGAACCTGATCTGGAACCGATTGAAGAAGATGAGGATATTGATGATATTCCAGTAGAAGAGACAGTGGAACCAGAAGAAACCGTAGTAGAAACATCTGATTATCCAGAAGATCTCGCTGCCGTAATTCGCACAATGTTCAAAGAGTGTACTGATAAAGATAAGAAAGCAAACGTCAGAAAAGTTATTGCAGAATATGGGAAACTCAATGACGTAGATGAAAATGGACTGAAACGAATTTACGATATGATGAACTAAGGAGTATCAGGTATGCTTGTTAAATGCAGATATTGCGATAACAAGATAGATAGAAAAGATGCTTTCAAAGTGGTAGTGGATGGTAAAAACATCTACTACTGCAATGAAGCAGAATATCTAACTGTATTGCATGACAGAAAAATAAGAGATGATACATACGAGTGTATTAATGAGATTTTTGGTTATAAAGTAATTAATACCGCATTATTCAAAGAGTTAAGTTTTATACTTGGATCTTATTCTTATGATCGGATTTTAGCATATTTAGAAGAGAATAAAGATTACATGACATCTGTCATTCAGCAAAGAGATTATTCGAGTGAATACGCTAAAATCAGATATTTTTCTGCAATGATCAAAAATGGTATCGCAGATTTTAAAGTAAAAGAAAAAGAAGCACCTAAACAGGTGGAAGTTGATATACCGGATGGTCATTATAAACGACGACAGAAGAAAAGAAGTTTATCTGATATTGAAGAACAGGTAGGTGAGTAATATAGCTGAATTTATTACAGGTGTCAAAGAAAAGTATCCTGCGCAGCTATTGAAAGGACGAATCGAATATGAGGGAAATGTTGTAAGCTGCTTCTTTAAGGATATGCTTCTTTTGGATGACACGACATTTGAGAAGGACGATTTTATCACTGTTGATGGTCGGTTTTATTTTTCACTACTGAAAGATTTACGAAAAAAAGGATTCTATTCTCTTGATGAAATAACTATTCTGTCAAATTCAAAACAAGAAGTCATTGATCGATATGAGGATTGTGGTGGATGGGATTCGATTCAGCATCAGATGGACATTATCAATACACAGAATTTTGATACATACATTGATATCTTGTATCGAGAAAATGTTATGCTTCGCATGTGCGATGATGGAATTAATCTTTTAAAAGAGATTAATATCAAGGATAAGAAAGTTATTCTTCTTAAATTATTTCGAAAGATGACTGCTGAAGAGGTAACTGATTGGTATGAGGCAAGAATAAGCACTTATGGTACCGGATATTCGAGCAAGATCCTGGAAGAAGAAGAAATAGATTTCGATGACGAATTTATTGAATCATGTGCAGAAGGTGAAGAAAATGGTGTACCTTTTGATATAGCAGGATATGATAAAAACGGAGAAGAAATCAATTGTTTTCCTTTTTTATCTAGGCAAATAATGGGATTGTTAGAAGGAACTCTCACAATGATGGGAGGATTCAGTAGCGCAGGAAAATCCACTTGGTGGATTACAGTTCTCATGGCTCTTCTATATTATGATCGGAAAATTCTTATTATTTCCAACGAAGAAAATATTAAAAAATTTAAAATCAAATTTATGGTTTGGCTCCTTGGCAAGAGGAACAGATATTTTAAACTCACGAAAAAGAAAATGTCTGTGGGTGATATAAACAAGGAAAGTCGTGAGCAATTAAAAGATGTGCAAGCATTCTGGAGAAAAAATTATAAGGGTCGCGTAAAGTTCATTGCTATGAACGATGCAGACATGGCTGTTGTTAAGAAGAAAGTACGCGAGAATGTTCTTAAATTTGGATATGATACAGTTCTATACGATACGTTTAAAATCCAGGAGAGCGATTTTTCATCCTCCAGACAAGATTTGTCTTTAGTTAGAGACAGTAGAGAGTTAGATAAGTTGGCAAAAAAATATAATTTAATCATGTTGGCATCAGTTCAGTTGGCAGAATATATGAAAGGAAAATTATTCCTGGATGCCAGTTGCCTTAGTAATGCCAAGCAGACGAAAGAAATTCTTGAGAATTTGTTCCTTATGCGAACTGTTTATGCTGAAGAACTTGATGAAAAAAGTAAATATTATTGCCATCCATTTAGACTGAAAAAGATTAACGATAAATGGATTGAAGAGGAATATAAAGCAGATCCAAATGCAGTATGGAGAATGTTATTTGTAGAAAAAACTCGGAATGGTAATAACTCCAGTGATACTGGTATTGCGTATCTTTTAAAGTTTTCAGGTGATCATTCTATCTTCAGAGAAGTGGCACAATGCCGTCCAAAACATGGAGAAATAAGATAAAAAATAACTTGGTGGTGATATATGTTAGAAGATATTAAAAAAGAGCTATTAAATAATCCAGAAAAACTAAAAGAGGTATTGGAACATTTTGGATACTGTAATATAGTCATTCGGCCTACATACATGCAATTTGGGCGAGATGAAGAATCTTCGAAAAAAAGTATTGTAATTAAGCTTGAAAATAATAATTGGCTGTACGTACATGATTATGCTCGAAATATTCAAACTGATATCTTTTCATATATCACCAATCAAAGAAAAGTAGAATTTGTAGATGTCTTAAATGAAATAAAAAATGTGTTACATATACAAGATTATATTGGACACTTTCAGAAAAAAGGAATCTTTGGAGGATTTTATGAAAAGATCAGACAAAGAAACACTATTCAATCGAAAATATATGACGAAAAAATATTAGATGAATTTCAATTCTATCCCAATATTCGATTTTTGAAAGATCATATATCGTTAGATGCACAGCAGTATTTTGGAATAAGATATGACGTCAAATCACAAGGAATTGTTATTCCAATCAGAAATGAATATGGACAGCTTATTGGAGTTAAGGAACGTTTCAATTATGAGCCTTCAGATGGTGCGCTGAAATATTTTTATTCTTATCCTGGGCGTTGCAGCACTACATTATTTGGTTATGCTCAAAATTATCAATATCTTGTTGAAAATACTGTTTTTGTAGGAGAAGCAGAAAAATTTGTCATGCAATGTTATTCATACGGATATAGAAATGCTGTTGCGCTTATGAGTGGAAGTTTAAGCGTACAGCAAGCACGGCTGCTTGTGGAGCTACATCCAACAAAGGTAATTTTTCTACATGATCAAGGATATGAATTAGACAATATAAAGAGAAACGTAGAAGTTTTACGTCATTATTCTAAGTTTACGGAATTTGAGATTGGATATTGGGATTGGACAAAATCATATTATGCTCCAAAGGTTTCTGCAACCGATATGGGTAAAGAAAAATTTGAGTATATCATAAACAACGAAATTTTAATACTGGGAGATGATAAGGACGAAGAAGAATTATAATATTTTAAACGATTGTAGGGGAATGTATGAGAATGAAGTATTTAATACGATTCTTCAACAAAGAGGAATTCAAGATGCGGAACATTTTCTAAAGCCAATAGAAGAAGATTTACTTCCACTGGATTCTTTATATAGGATTGATGAAGCATACATACGTATTAATCGGGCAATTGAAGAAAACGAAAACATTGGTATTTTATTTGATACAGATACTGATGGAATCGCGGCAGGAACGATTATGACACGATATTTGAGATATTTTACAGACGATATTTTTACATATATTGATGACGGTAAGCAGCATGGACTAAAAGGACAAAATTTACAGCAGTTTGCATCTTTAGATTTATTGATTGTTGTAGATAGTTTAGACGAAGACGAAATTCAGTATAAAGAATTGTCAGAAGCAGGAATCGATGTACTTATTTTAGACCATCATGCAATTAAACGGGAAATTCCGTATGATACATATACAATTCTTATTTCTTCTCAAAGAGATTATGATAATTCGCAATTATCTGGAGCAGGAGTTGTATGGAAATTCTGTAAATATTTGGATGAACAATTTCTTACAGATTATGCAGATGAATTAGTAGATCTTGCGGCATGTGGTCTAGTTGGAGATATGATGGATATGACAGTTATGGAAAACCGTTATATCGTATCGAAAGGACTTGAGAAGATTTATAATCCAGCAGTTAAGAAGATTGTCGGCGGATTTGAATTCAACAGTACAGCAATTGCATTTAGTGTTGCTCCGATTGTAAATGCAGCAAACCGTATGGGCGAAAATGAAACTGCTATGAATGCATTTCTAGAAGATAATAACAAACAAGTGCTTGCCTATGTAAAAGCATTAAAGAAATGTAAGGAAGAACAAAATCAAGAAGTGGAACGTTTACTGCCGAATGTTTATGAACAATGTGAGAAACAAAAGGATCAAAAGGTAATCACTGTATATATTGATACACAATATGGTATTGCTGGTTTATTAGGAAATAAGCTACTAGAAAAGTATCAAAAGCCGATCTTAGTGTTGAAAGATGTCGGATCAAAATATGCAGGTTCTATGAGAGCCGTAGGTGTTGATGATTTCAGAAAAATCTGCAATGATAGTGGTTATGCACAAGCAGATGGTCATGAACTTGCATCGGGTATTCAAATCAAAAAATCAGATCTTAACAATTTCTTGTCTTATGTCGAGACAAACCTTCCAGAGTTTAAAGAACCAACAATTGACATTGATATTCAAATTGATGTCGAAGATATTACCAGACGATTAGTAGAGAACATCAAAAAGATTGATCGTATTTCTGGCACAAATTTTAAACCAGTAAGAGCTTATATAGATAATATTTGTGATTACGAAATTGGTCAGATGAGTGATTATAAGCATTTAGTTCTAAAACCGAATGATTACTTGCAGATTATCAAATGGAACTTCGACGGTTCATTTGATGATATGGAGGATCATAGCACTATGAATGATGAATTCGAAGCCGTATGTAGTCTGGATAGTGGATTTTTAGGTAGAAAATTTGTACTAAAAGCAGTATGCGATGTACTTTTGGAGGTGGGTTAAAATTTCTAATATTGAGTTGATAAAAAAAATTATTCCTACATTGACATTTGAATTCCCTTATTCACCAGAAGAATATGAAAAGAATTTATATTTAGAGAACTATCATTGTCACAAAGATTTTAGTAACACATCAACACCGGACTGTGCGGAATCTATAGAAACATATGCGGAAAGAATACATGAATTTGGTGCAAAGTGTTTATACTCAGGAGAGCATGGATCACAGGGGAATCAATTTCAAGTATATAAAGTTGCTGAAAAAGAACATCTTAAATATATTCATTCTTCGGAAGTTTACTGGGTAAAAGATAGAAAAGAAAAAGACAGAGCAAATTGTCATATGATCATAGCAGCAAAAAATGCAGAGGGACGTCGAGATATTAATTTTGCTTTATCTATGGCAAACATTGATGGATATTACTATAAACCACGCATTGATTTAGAACTATTATTTAACATCCCAAAAGACAATGTGATCATTACGTCTGCATGTTTAGCAGGGTGGAACTATGAAGATGCTGAAGAAGTTTGGCTGAAAGTCCATAAGTATTTTGGAGATAATTTTTTTCTTGAAGTTCAATATCACAATACCGATAAGCAAAAAGGACTCAATAAAAGAATATTGAAAATTGCAAAAGAACATAATATTCAGATCATCTGTGGCCTTGATAGTCATTATGTTAAAGAAGAAAATTCTATTAAACGTGATCAGATTCTAAAATATAAGAACATCAATTATCCAGACGAAAAGGGATGGTATCTTGATTATCCAGATACTCAGACGGTTATAAAAAGGTTTATAGAACAGGGAGTTCTAAATAAAGAGGAAATATTTAGAGCGATTATGAACACCAATGTTTTTGTATCGGAATGCGAAGTAATTGTTTTAGATAGAAAATTTAAAATACCAAGTGTTTATAAAGATAAAACCTATAAAGAAAAATGCAAAATTTATAAAGATATTTTAAATAGGGCTTATGCAAAAGAAAAGGATAAGTCTAAAGAAAAAGCTGATGGCATTCGTTATGAAGCAAAACAGGTTATGGAAGCTGGCGTAGTCGATTACTTTTTGACGAGCAAATCAATTATAGATGATGCAGTTAATAACGAAGGAGGAATTTTAACTACTACCTCAAGAGGTAGTGCTGCATCATTTATTACAAACAAACTGTTGGGACTTACTACTGTAGACCGTTTTAACGCCGACATTCCAATTTATCCGGAACGATTTTTAACGAAAGAACGTGTTCTTGCAGGACAAATGCCTGATATTGACATGAACGTTGCCACACAAGAGCCTTTTGTAAGAGCAGCGAGAAAATTACTCGGTGAGCATGGATGTTATCCATTAATGGCGATAGAAAAATTAAAAGAAAAAGCTGCATGGCAGTTATATGCGGGAGCAAATGATGTACGCCCAGAAGATGCAAATCAAATCTCTAAATATCTGGATGAATATAATAAAGCATTGAAATATGCGGATGATGACGAAAAAGAAGATATTCATGTTGAAGATTATATTCCAGAAGAGTATTTAGACTTATTTAAACAAAGCAACGAATATCAGGGAATCACAATCAACTTAAAAGTACATGCTTGTGGACATTTCATTTTTGATGGAGACATTCGAAGAGAAGTAGGATTAATTAGTGCTGTTTCAGAATCGACTGGGAAAAGAACTATATGCGCTGCTATTGAAGGTGGTTATCTTGATGAATTTGGGTATGTAAAAGAGGATTTTCTTATTGTAGATAGTGTATATCTTACGTATAAATTTTTTCATAGTATTGGTAAGGAAGTTCCTACGTTTGAAGAACTGAGACATATGATTGATGGAGATGAAAAGACATGGGACATTTATGCAAATGGTATTACATGTTGCATAAATCAATGCGAAAAAGAAGCCACTACCAATCGAGTAAAAAAATATAAACCGCAGAACCTGGCAGAATTAAGTAGTTTTATTGCAGCAATTCGACCAGGCTTTGCTTCACTACTTAGTACTTTTTTAAATCGTGAACCATATACAACTGGAGAAAAAAAGATTGATGATTTGTTATCTGATACAGCTCATTTCATGCTTTATCAGGAATCAATTATGAAAGTACTATCCTTCTTACAATTAAGGATGACAGAAACATATGGTGTTATTAAAAATATTTCAAAGAAAAAATATAGGCTGCATCCTGAAATGTTAAAAGAATTACAAGAGCGATTAATTAAAGGTTGGGAAAAAGAGATTGGTAAAACAGATAATTTTAATAATGTTTGGAATGTAATTGAGTCTTCTGGCCTGTACGCCTTCAACTCTCCTCATGCTTATAGCATGGGTGGTGATTCTGCTTATCAGGCATGGTTTAAAGCCCATCATACTAAGATTTTTTATGAAGTAGCAATTAATCATTATCAAGAGAAGAATAAAAAAGATAAAATTGATGCTCTTGTGAAAGAAGCAATTAAATTTTGGGGATATAAACTAGGAGATTATGAATTTGGAGCAGACAATAGAAAAGTCACAATCAATGAAAAGAATATGATTATATATCCTAATTTATCAAGCGTAAAAGGGTTTGGTGAAGGAGTCGTTAACACTCTTTATGAATTGGGAACATCGGAATATAAAACATTTACTGATGTACTTGATGTGCTGTTTCTAAATTCAATCAATAAAACTATAGTCAATAAACTTATTAGAATTAATTATTTTAAGAAGTATGGTGATGTGAATACATTGCTTGAGACTGCAAAATTATATGATTTGTTAAAAGGCGCAAAACAAATTTCAAAGGATAAGGCAGAGAAAAATAATATCTCATTTGTTATACTTGCTCAATATGGAAATGAGACAGCAAAACAATTTAATAAACTTGATTCTGAAAAAGTCTTATGTGAATTAATTTCTAAAATACCATACAAAAAAGTAACTTTAAAAGAAAGACTTGACAATCAGAGGGAAATTATTGGAATTGTGAGTGGTTCAGATCCAGAAGTGAATAGACGTTTATATTATGTTTCTGAATTAGACATCAAAAAATCTATTGTGAATGTTAAGTTATTTGAAATCTATAGCGGTAAAACACGAACAGTCAAAATGTGGACAAGTCAATATAATCGTAATCCATTCGAACTTGGTTCAATTCTATACATAATTTCCCTGGAAAAGAAAAATAAAAAAGAACCAACGGGCGAGGTCGATCCCAAAACAGGAAAGAAAATATATAAGGAAGTTCCGGATAAATTCGAATTTTGGCTTGGAAAATTCACAGTAAAAAATAATGTAGAGGAGGTGGTTCAAGATATTTAGCAATTACAAATATACAGATAAAGAGATGGAGGAACTAATCTCCTCCATCGTTATTCTAATCGATACGAGGGAAAAATCGTTCTCTCACATCACTGATTATTTCGATAGAAAAGACATCAAATATAAAAAGAAAGCACTGGCATATGGTGATTATAGTTTTATGCTCGAACAGAATGAAAAGCTTTCTATTCCAAGACCATTATACTTTGATAAAAAGATTGTCGTGGAGCGCAAGGGCAGTCTGGAAGAAATTAGTGGTAATTTGACAAATGGCAGAGATAGATTTGAGAAGGAACTATGTTTGGCACCAGAGAATAAAGTACTGTTGATTGAAAATGGTTCTTATGCCGATATTGCATCTGGGAATTATGATACTCAATATAATAAGAAATCATTTTGGGCTTCGCTGCATTCTATATGGTTTAAGTACAATATTCCAATCTTCTTTATGCCAGACAATAAATATTCTGGATTATTTATCAGAGGATACTTTGAATATTACTTAAAGAATTTATTTAAATAGGAGAATATATGTTTACAGCACAAGAAGCAAGAAATATCTCGAACAAAGCATATAAAGAGCAAATAGATGCTGAATTAGCGTCTATTGTGCCTGAAATCGAGGCAGCAATGCGTAAGGGTGAGTACAGTTGTTGGATTTATGAAACTAACATTTCATCAGCCACAATTGCTTACCTGAAAGAACTAGGATACAAAATTACATCTTCAACACAGTATAACGAAACAGAATATAAAATTGCGTGGTAGGAGAATAAAAATATGAAGTTAAGTGAAATAGCGGAATACATTGTAGACAATTATCCAGAATCTAATATCGCATATAACAACGATGTCATAAAGGGATATAGAGAAGAATGGTACGAAGAAAGTCTTATCGATCCACTGCTAGATTTTTACATGCACGAAGAATTGGGTCTATGCGGATGTGGAAATCCAGAATTTACATATGAGACGATAAGAAGATATCTAAATATACGAAACGAATTTGTAATATCAAAAATTGATTATCAGGAGGTTATTGATAGATACAAAAATGATCTTTTGCTTGATTATAATAACGACATTCAATATGGTCTGTTACAATTCATGATGTATATTCTTGATGACAAAGATTTTACAACACATGGGAGTAGTATTGGTGGATGCTGGTTAACTAAAAAAGGACAAAGATTATTGACAGTTCTGGAAGCATGGAGAGCAAGAGAAGATAAAGAATAATTTGTAAGGATGATAAAAGATGGAAGGCTGATGAGCTATGGCAGTATATGTGACTGGTGATATACATGGAGATCCTACCAGGTTAAGTAAAAATAGTTTCTACGAACAAAAGGATTTTTTTAATAACAAAGATGAAAATGTAGTTATTATTCTTGGAGATTTCGGTCTTGTTTGGAATAGAGATAAGGAAAGTAAACAAGAAAAGTACTGGTTAGATTGGCTTAACAAAAAACCGTTTACAACAGTATTTGTAGATGGGAATCATGAAAATCACAAAAGACTTTCAACTTATCCTATAAAAGAATGGCATGGCGGCAAAGTACATGAGATAAGAACCCATGTATTACATCTTATACGGGGAGAAGTATTTACAATTGATGAAACAAAGTTCTTCGCTTTTGGTGGGGCAAGCAGCCATGATATTCAAGATGGCATTCTTGATTACAATGATTCTAATTGGCAGGAAAAAGCAAAGAAACTTGATAAACAAGGTAAATATATGTATCGTGTTAAGGATTTATCTTGGTGGGAAGAGGAATTGCCAACTGATGAGGAAATGCAGCATGGAATCAATGTATTAAAAGAGAATAACAATATGGTCGATTTTATTATCACCCACAGTCCTTCGACGTCAGAATTATATCTTATGAGTGGTAATAACTTATATGAACCAGATGTCCTTACAAATTATCTAGAAGATATAAAAGTTACGACAAAATATAAAAGACATTTGTTTGGGCATATGCATATTAATAAAGCTATTAATGACAAAGATATTTGCTTATATGAACAAATTATTAGACTATTATAAGGAAGTGATTATGTAATGTGCAGATATTGTAACTATGAATCTGATGATAATCGAATTTTTATCGATCCACTGACTAATGAATATTATTTGGATATCGAAACGATGGTATGTGATAGTTATGATGATGGTTTTTTCATGATAAAGAATATATCAATTATTGTCCATGGTGCGGAAGAAAATTGACGAAAGAATGAGATATCGTTATGGAAAAGAAAATTGTTGACTATAGAAAAAGACATAGACGATGTAAATACTGTAAATATAATGTGCTTGTAATGCCAAAGGACATGTATACACCAGACTACTATGTATGCAAAGTGAAAGATAAAATTATAGAAGATTGGTTTGTCGAGTATTTACCAAGAATATTTTGTTCATGTTATGAATTAAAATAAATAATGTGTGGTGGCGGAATATGTAGACGCTAATGACAGATAGGTTGCTCTAACGGTTCAATTCCGTCGGTATCTGAAACAGTGAAATAGCTGATGATACTGGGTCTGATTAAGCAGAAGGGTGTGAGTAGCTATGTATGGTGAAAATCCATACCCACATATTATAGAAAAATTGAAAGGAAGAAACTAAAAGATGAATAAAGAATTAGAAAATAAAGCATTAGAGATTATTCAGAAATTGCAAACATATAATCCAGCAGCGGGAGATGATTCTAGATGGTTTAAACAATGTTTATTAGATTTAGAAGATATAATTATTGATGATGAAATTTCGCCAAAAGAGCGCGAAAGATTGAAACGCATTGAAAATCGTAAAAAGCTTGGCACAAATATGGATAATACACTTTATGTTAATATGAATAAAAATAATATTCAAATTGCAGTGTCTGCACCGCAAGCTGAAATCGTATATTCAAAATGGTGTTCTAAAACAGACGCTGCAGCAGATATTATTATAGAAATGTGTTCCAGATATGGTGTAAAACAGATTTTCATTCAAGATGATCATTTTGGAACTAATCTTCTCGATCTGCTTAGTCAAAAAGGGATGGATGATTCTATGGATATTGTCAAATTTAATTATATGGAAGCATAAAGTATCTTAATTAAGTGTATGTGTTTAAATCTAGAGAAATTCATGAAAGATAATTAATGAATCTTGATTTATTGAGGATCTGAAAAAAAATGGAGACAGTAGAAGATTATGAATAGAGAAATACTTTTTAGAGGGAAACGTGTCGATAATGGTGAATGGGTAGATGGATATTTGTTTGACGATGGTTATCAAAAACCTAGGCACGTTTTTGTCGGTGATTTGGTGATTGCCGAGTATAATGGAATGGCTTGTGACGAATGGGACATTGAAGGCATTGGTTTTTATGATGTTGACCCGAATACAGTTTGCCAGTACACAGGGCTGACCGACAAGATCGGAAAGAAAATCTTTGAGGGAGATATTGTTCAGGTTGGATGGTATAAGGGGACAGTTGTGTATGAAAACGGATGCTTCGCAATTAAGTGGAACAATATTAAGTTTCTCGGAAAAGACTTGGGATATTGGGCGGATTTAGATGGTTTCCATACTGTAGGCAACATATTTGACAATCCTGAACTGTTGGAAGATGAAAATGAAAAAACGCAAAGATAATAAAGGAAGAAAAAAGAATGATGAAATATAAAGTTGGAGATAAAATTAAAATTGTCAGAGCAACTACTGGTTGTTATGGCGCAGAAGGAAAAATTGGTATTATTACTAATAGACCTTCTACAGATGGTCTTACTTGTTACCAAGACGGTTTTAACGTAGATTGTGGCGATGAACATGTTTGGAGAATTGGTTTTGAATCAGAATTCGAACTATTAGACGAATTGACAGCAGCGGAAGCAACTAAGATTTTAGGCGAAATTTGTTGCGAACATAAATGCCTTAATGGATGTCCTATTGGTAAAGTAAAAGGGAAGATAACGTGTCAAGATTTCCGAAAAGATAAACCTGAACAAGTTATTGAAATCCTTAAACAGTGGAAGAAAGACCATGAGAAAAAAGAAATAGAGACTGAAATCGTAGACCTTATTCGAGTTATAAAAGAAGAAAACGATTATACAACTTGCATATATGCTTATGAAATCGATACAAGTAAAGAGAATATAGACGAGAAAATGGACGAATTGATAAAACAGTACTATGAAGAAAATAGAGGCAAAATTTATGCAAAATACGAACATATTTGTAGAGTAAAAAGTTAATGAAACGTCCGTTTCATGAGGTGAATATATGGCAGTAAAAGTTAGAGAGATATTAAACGAATATGAAATAGAAGAGATATTAACTGAATATCTTGGTGCATTTGATTCAATGTTGCAAATAATCGATACGGACGATGGCGAAAAAGTAAGGGTTGTAATATTTGATAAATACGATCATTCATGAATTAATGGCACAATAGAAAGAGAGTATAGTATGGATAAAACAAATTTTAAATTTATTAGATTAGATAGTCCAGACAAATTTAAAGATTATTGGTTTAAAACAGACAAAATCTCTGATAAAGAATTATCAAAGAAATATATGGAACAAAATATGATTGGAATTACAGAAGTTGTTTATTGTAAATACAATGGGACAATGGGAATAAAAAGAGTTTTTCCATTTAACTTTGATGTGGTGGTAGTAAATGATCCAGAGCTAAGGAGCATCTTAGAAGAACTAATAGAAGAATTGTGAGTTTGATGGTGTAACAGTGTGGCTTAAATAGTTATCCGTTATGTGAGCCTAATAGCAGCGTCTCAAGATCGGAACAGCCCAAGATAGAGAGGTATAGTAAATATTATGATTTATATTTGTGGGAATAACAGTTTTGAAATATATAAAATTAATACTGAAAATGTCCAAGAAAGCTTAAAAGAAACATATTGTTATGATTCTCATATATTGAAACATTATTATAAGTTTACGGAGAATAGTAAATTTTCATTAATTGAACATAAAGGTTGGATTGAAACATTTATAAATGGGAAGCCAGCAGAAAAATTTTATAAGATAAAGAGGCTAACGAATGACTTGAGGTGATTATTATGAACTGCCTAAGATTAGGAAGAGAATGTAACGAATTTATGTGTGGAAGTTGTATAGACGGGATATGTCAAGAAAATGAAACTCATTGTGATTTTTGCAATAAAATATACAATGAAGATGAATTGAACGGTCAATATTGCCGTGAAGTATGTGATTGTATTACATATGATGAAAATAACAATAATTATAACTTTTGGCACGAGTGTGATGATGATTATTACACTGGCAATATTATGGAAATTAAGTACTGTCCTGTGTGTGGAAGGAAATTATGAAAATTATTGTAGATGAAATGCCAAGATGTGCAAGTGAATGCCCTTTATCAAGAATGGAATGTGGTGGCGATTGGTTTTGTGGTAAATATAGATCTAAGTGTAATGTAGACATGTGTAAACTGCTAAAGCCAATTACAGATTATGTTTTTGAGGAATGTATTACAGAGAATATTGTTAAGAGAACTCCATTGGCAGATATTAGAAAGCGTTGAATTCACTCTTTCATTTAGAGAATATTAGGAGGTAATAATATGATTTGTATGTATGAAGATTATAATTATCACGATATTTTAAAAGAATATGCAGAAAATATTTCGGGAAAATGGTTTAAAGAAAACTATCTTCAGATTGTTGGAACTAAAACTGTAGATGATTATATGTATGTAAAAGGATTTGATGGTGGATTTCCACATGCAAGTGCTTATGTAAAAATTGACATGAAAGAGCATAAGATTGTTAATTATTATGATGCACATAACTGTCCTGTTAAAGTAAAGGATGGGATATATGAATAAGGTAATTTTATTAGAGTTTTGTCATTTGGTTGGTGATTATGTTTTACAAAGCGATTTTATTGCAAAGACTAAAGGAAGTAATTGGTATCATTTATTCGTACATTGTGCGTTGTATTGTTTACCATTTTACCTTGTTTTTGGATTAACATGGCAGCTTGGAGTTGTATTTTTGACGCACTGTATTATTGATCCGCTAAAAGCAAGATACCAAAAAATATCATATGTAACTGACCAAGTTTTGCATTATTTGGTATCACTCGTTTACTTTTTATAGGAGAATAAATGGGTAAAGCAAAAAAGAAAAATGCGTCCTCAGCCTCCTTGGTGGTGGACATTAGACAATGATAACTGTTGGTTTTGTAAAAACAGAAACAATTGTGGAAGTTGTAAATTATTAAAAGAACAACGTGCAATTGAAAGAAAGAAACGAGGTAAGTAAAACTATGAAATATGATAGATTTACAATTACAACAAAAGAATTAGCTTTTATGAAACTGAATAAAAAGATCCACACTTATGAACTTGAGAACGGATATAAACCATATTTGTTTATGAATGAAGATACAATTGACGAATTAGTAAACATAATTGGACTTTCTTGTGACGGATTAACAGGCGTTCAGTCAAATGGTTTGTGCGGAACATATTGTGGAATGAAAACTTTTTGTGATAATACAATGCAATTTGGCGAGGTAGAAATGAGGTGAGAATTATGCATTATAAAATACCGTATATAACATGTTTTATTGATAAGTATACAGTTCCAATCAATCATGATATCGATTTAGACAGTATAAAAATTTACAAAAGAAACAAAGATAGAACATTAGGTGAAATGGTTTATAACTTTAAAGTAGATTGTAATTCTACGCCAGCAATAATTTTTGTTGAAGATTCTTTTGGACAAGAATATTTTTAAAATATAGTTATTTAACAAAATACACATCGTTCAACAAAATTAAACTTATAACAGTAGATGGTTATGCAGTTCTTCGTTATAAAGATTACATTAGAGAAGGGCATAGAATTGATTATGATGATTGGATTGATCTCCTGAAATATCTAGGATATGAAGTAGAATATAAAGAGATTTCTGATAAACAGATGGAGGAATTGTTATAAATGATAGATAGCAATGAAACAATGTCTTACATGAACGGGAAAGACATTGGATACGTAGAAGGATTTGATGATTGTAAAACCGAGCTTATGGAAGTCATCCATTCTCTTGTTTGGCGTATTGCGCAATATCAATATCCAAATGCATATGATTTTGATGACAAAACGTTAGAGAATATCATGGTAGATGCGGGATTGAATAGAGAATATTTGGAGTGATGAAATATGGACGAAAATTATATGAAAGAATTTAATAAGCTTAGAATCTTGCCGCGTGATAATCTATCAAAACATGATTATATCAAACGATACTTTTATCAAAATGAAATGATGAGAAAATTATATGACAGCGAAGAGTTTTCGGATGATCAGCTCTTATATATTTTTAACAATAATACATTAAAAAGGCTTGGTTTTTCTCTTAAGCGATGTGGTAAGAAAAGAAGAATACAGAGAAAAGAACATATTATTTGTAATCCGGTATTCTTCGATATCGTATATAAAACTATGGAAAAGGTTTGGGAGCAGTATACACTGGCAGGATTGATCGATCCTTCTAAAAATTTTGTTGATTGTAAAGATCTTCATTTGGGAGATAAAAATATGTTTGTAGGAGAAATAAATGGATAAAGAAGTTATTTGCGAAGTATTATCTCGTCTGATTGGTTATACGATGCCATGCGGAGATAAAGACGTAGATACAGTGCGTAGGATTAATAATTATAATCTTGTCTATGTTACAAAACAATGTGTTGAAACATTAATTGAGAATGCTGCTTATCAAAATGATATTGGTGAAGATTCTAGAAGTGCATTAGAAATGATTCATAATATGACTAAAGCAAAAGGGGAATAAGCGTGTGAGTCAGATTATTACATATTTAAAGTGTGATCATTGTGGTAAAGAATATAAAGATATTTATGTCAGTTTTGGACATCCAGAGAAAGATCTTGTATGGAAATGGAAATGTGATAGCTGCAAACATGTTAATGAAAAACTAATTAAAGCTTGGCCACATAAAGAGATTGATTTTATAGCATTAAAAAACTTGGATTTAAATAAAGAGGAAATATAGCACGAATGAAATTTCAAAAATATAATTGCTTCTCAAACGCCTTAAACAAGACGTATAAAGTTACTTTCGAAGTCTATAAAGGATGTGAAGAAAATATTGTTGGAATATTATTAAATTATAATTCTGATAATATTGATTTATACAACGAAGAAAAAGGTAAATTGTATCACATTCCTTTTTTCAGGATTAAAATGGCTTTTGCCTGTAAAAGATAAAAACAAAATAAATTCTTAGAGCATTTCTGCTCAAAAATTCCAATTGGAACAATAGAATAATATATTAGATGGTTGCAAACATCTAGTTATGAAATTGAATTTTCATTATATTAAGTAAAACAAGGAGTATGAGATTTGCTGCAGCATAAATCATGGTTTGCTCCAATAAAAAATGATAGAAATTAATAAACTATACAACGATGATTGTCTACATAAAATGCAGTTTATTGATGATAAGTCAATAGATGCAATTATAACAGATCTTCCATATGGGCAAACAGCAAGAAATAAATGGGATTCAGTTATTCCATTTAAACCATTATGGGATCAGTATGAAAGAATCATTAAAGACAATGGCGCAATTATCTTATTTGCAAATGGGATGTTTACAGCAGATTTAATGGAAAGCAATAAAAAGCTTTGGAAATATAATCTTATTTGGGAGAAGACACAACCGACAGGATTTCTAAATGCTAAAAGAATGCCTCTACGTTCTCATGAGGATATCTGTATTTTCTATAAAAAACTTCCAACTTACAATCCACAAATGACAGATGGGCATAAAAGAAAAGTGAGTAAAGCATCGCATCATGTAACTGCCAAAGATACTACAAATTATGGTGAGAGTGACTGGACTGATTATGATTCTACTAAAAGGTATCCAAAATCCATATGGACTTTTGCAAAAGATACTCAGAAATCGGCATGTCATAGTACGCAAAAACCAGTTGCTCTGATTGAAGAATTAATCAAAACATATAGTAATCCTGGTGATCTTATTTTAGATTCATGTGCCGGAAGTATGACCACAGCAATTGCAGCGATAAACACTAATAGAAATTATATTTGTATTGAAAAAGATGAAGACATTTTTAAAGTTGGTCGAAAAAGAGTTTATGAACGATATATAAGCCAAAATATGTTAGCAAGTGTAACATAAAATTAAAGAAAGGAGTATGAGATTTGTGCGCACATTAAAGAATTCTTTACTCTTAGTAATTGATGAAATACATGGGATCAAAATCTCGAATATCGAAATATATAATTCCGATTATTCAACAGAGAATAAAAGATTATGATATAAAAACGTACATAGAACCGTTCTGTGGTGGGTGTAATATTATTGATAAGATTCAATGCGATACGAAGATTGCATCTGATAATCATAAATATCTTATAGAAATGTTCAAGAATCTAAATCAGATTCAAAGACTTCCAGAGTTTATTACAAAAGAACACTATTCAAAAGTAAGAGAATGTTTCAACAAAGACTTAAATACATATCCTGGCTGGTATATTGGAGCAGTTGGATTTCTTGCGAGCTATAACGGACGATTCTTTGATGGTGGATATTCAGGCGTTGTATGTACAAAAGCTGGAACTGAAAGAAATTATTATGATGAAGCAAGAAGAAACCTATTAGAACAGATTCCACGATTAAAAGATATTCTGTTCCAATGCGGAGATTATGAAGAGTTATATTCTGATAGAATTGACTGTTTATTCTACTGTGATATTCCATATTGCGGAGTAAAACAATATGGTACAAGCAAAAACTTTGATTATGATAGATTTTGGAATTGGGCGGAAAAAATGAGCGAAAAGAATATTGTTCTGGTTAGTGAACATAAAGCACCTTCAGGATGGGATTGTATTTGGGAACAAGAAGTAAAAAGAACAATTGATAATAACAAGCGTGTAAAAGCAGTGGAAAAATTATTTGAGATAAGAGAATAAATGTCATGGGGGTAATTAATTTATGCATGAATTACTTGGATATGAAGTAAAGATTGGCAATAAAAATAGTAAAATCACAAAGAAATGTCCGATGTGCGGAAAATCTATGGTTAGAGAATGTGTGTTAGAGAATAATAAGTTTGTATATAAGGAAAGATGCTGCAATCTTTTCTGTGGAAGATATACTCCGTATTTTAATTGGAAATAAAATAATAAAAAGATAAATGCGGTGAAAGGAACTGAAAGTCTGAGATGGTGAAAAGGTAAAGGTGAAGACTGTTAGCAATATTTCAGTCAACCGATGGGTGTATGAGTTGAACCTGTGAATTCAGAATATAATACTCTGGAACAAACCGCAACCCTCACGTAGTCAGGGATAAGGATGCTCTCATGAAGTACGGAAATGAACGTGCTTCTAATTATGAAATTAATTTTTCATTTGATTTTTGTCGAAGTAGAGAATAAATAATCAGGAGGTGAGAGTCAAAATGAAAATATCTGAATTACAAGCAGTTTGTAAGTACGATGACAGTGAAATGGATGAAGTTAAAAACTGCCACCCAAAACAGATTGCAAGTGAAGTAATTCCTATTCCAACTTGGAAGATTAAATATAAGTATACAACTGCTCGTGGAAATCCAAAAGAAGCAGTAAAGTATATGTTCTTAGATAAGAATGCCTGGGATTCTGTCGATCAGGAATTCATGAATTATATAAAAGAACTTAATGAAAAATATCCGGAAAGAATAGCATCAAACGTAGAAATTCTTGACGCAGTTTATTTCGGAAAACTTTATTTAGAACTTGAATAATAAATATTTTTCAATTGTAATCAAATCCCTGTAATCAGGGTTGTATAGCGAGATGGCTTGTATTACCCAAGCAGCATAGTGACATAAGGTTAAAACGTAAAATCTTACACCATGACCTAAAATAATTGGTTTCTAAGTATAAGATAGACTCCTTTAACTAATTGGTAAAATCCAAAAGTTAAAGGAAGATTGCAATTGAATCCGATATACGATGAATATATCAAATTTTTAAAAGACACTTCTGGCGAAGAATTACCTTATTTAAAAGAAGGATTCTTTTGGCTTGATAAACAGATTATAAAAGGCTTTGATAGTCAACTTGTAGAACATAAATTTTGCAGAGTTAAAGTATCAGATAACCTAGAAAAAGTAGAAATTCTAAAATTAAAATCTTATGAAGATTCATCTGAAGTAGACCTAATAGATTGGAGAACAATGGTCAATCTCAAAGAAAATCATTTGAGAGAAATTGAACATGAAGCTTTATGCCTAATACGTGAAAAGATCAAAGATTATGATGTATATACTCCAATAATACCTGTTTCTATGGGTAAAGATTCTATGGTTACATGTCATTTAGTTCGACAACTATATCCAAACACAAAAGCAATATTCAATAACACATCACTTGATTGTGCTGACACATATAAGATGGTTAAACGGTTTCCGAACTGTAAAATCATGAATCCAGACAAAGGGTTTTATCAATATGTGAAATCTGATTCTATGATTCCATCAAGATTTTCAAGATTCTGTTGTAGAATTTTTAAAGTTGGAGTTATGGTTTTTCGGCTTGACAACAAACATCCATATTTATTTTTTATGGGAATGAGAAATGAAGAATCAAACACAAGAAGTAATTATCAAGATGAATGGATTAATACTTCTGAATGGGGAAACACATGTTGGCAGGGAATACTTCCTATTAGAAAATGGTCAGAGTTAGATGTTTGGCTTTATACATTTTGGAGAGATATTGAGATTAATTCAAAATATAAAAAAGGATATTCAAGAGTTGGGTGTAATATATCTTGCCCGTTCTATGCGAAGTCAACATGGATTCTTGATAAATATTGGTATCCAAAAGCATATAAAAGATGGAGAGATATTCTAAGAGAAGATTTTATTAACAATCAGAAATGGCTGATTATGAACTGTACACTCGAAGAGTATCTTACTCAGGCATGGAATGGTGGTGTGTTTAGAAGTGAGCCAACACAAGAAGTTATTGATGAATTTGTAAAGTATACAGGAATTGATAAACAGATTGCGATGCAATATTTTAATAAGAAATGTTGTGAGTGCAATAAGAGAATAAAACATAAGGAAGTTCTTTCAATGAACTTAAAAATACATGGAAGACAAGTTAATAAATTCTATTGTAAAAAATGTTTAATGAAAGAATTTAATTGGACACAAGAAGATTGGAACAGGCAGGTAGAGTCGTTTAAGGCTCAAGGTTGTGCGTTGTTCTAGGCTTCATTGGTAGAAAGGTGGTGAAAAGTAGTGCATCCGAGTGAGTTTTTTGAAAACTGTTCTCTAAGAACAGGAATTGATGTATTTGAAATTTATGATACAGACTTGAAAGAAAAATTAAAAAGTGTGCATCCAAAGAATTTTCTAAAAACAAAAATTACATTGCCAGTATATAAAGTCAATTTATCTTATATTACAGAAAAAGGTAATTACAAAACAGTTGACAGATATGCGGTAATGGATTCAAGTGCAGATGATGAGTATTTTGATTTCTGGCTCGATATGTTTATGAGAGATTATAATAATGATAATCCAAATCACAAGATGATAAATTGTGAAATAAACAACATAGAAAGACTTTGCGAAGCTGTACTACCAATTGGTTAGCTTTTCACCATATGTATTTAATACCTTTGTGCAGCAAAGGTTGTCACGATGATTTATAAAAGACGGATCATTGGTTAATATAAATCGAAAAAGCAATGTGATAGTGACGTAAAAAGACACTCACGAAGTATGGCTTTGCCTCATTGAAATGAAATAATTTTCAGTGAGGAAAGTACATATTGGTACAGAAAGCTAATACAATTGAGGAATTATTAAATGGTTGTCCTGTAAATCAAACGATTTGTGACAACTTGATTCGTGCATGGGGGATCATTAATAATAGTAAATATAAAAGTATTCTATGTAGCATTTCAGGTGGCTCTGACAGTGATGTAATGTTAGATATCGTTTGGAGATGCGACAAAAATAATAAAGTTACATATATATGGTTTGATACAGGTCTTGAGTATCAAGCTACAAAAAATCATTTAAAATATCTTGAAGAAAGATATGGCATTACGTTTCATTCTTATAGGGCTATAAAACCTATTCCAACGTCCTGCAAGGAATATGGACAACCGTTTTTATCAAAACAAGTCAGTGAATTTATCCAAAGATTACAAAAACATAATTTCCAATGGGAAGATGAAGACTTTGATGCATTATATAAAAAGTATCCAAAATGCAAATCTGCATTGGAGTGGTGGTGTTGTAACAAGGGCGATAAAAGTTGTTTCAATATCACAAGAAATAAATGGCTAAAAGAATTTATGGTTGCTAATCCACCAACGTTTAATATTTCAAACAAGTGTTGTAAATATGCAAAGAAAGATGTTGCGCATAACATTGTAAAGTATGGAATAGATGGCAAATTATTTGACTTGCAGATTATAGGTATCAGGAGAGCTGAAGGTGGTGCTAGATCAACAGCATATAAATCATGCTTTGATGATAATAATGACATTGACAATTACAGACCTTTATTTTGGTATAAAGATTCAGACAAAGAAGATTACGAAAGAGCATATGGAATTGTACATAGTGATTGTTACTTGGAATATGGTTTAAAACGTACAGGATGTTGTGGTTGTCCTTATGGAAGAGCTTTTGAATTTGAATTAGATGTAATTGAAAAATACGAACCTAAACTGTATAAAGCAGTAACAAATATTTTCAAGGATTCTTATGAATATACAAGAAAGTACATGGAGTTCAGAAAAATGATGGATGAGAAGGAGAGAATAAAACAATGAGAATATTAGCAGTGCATAATGACCATATCGAGAAATCAAAGCCAGAAACACAGTATGGTTGCGTTTGTAACAAATGTGGTACAGTCTTTATTTTTAAAAGGTCTGAAGCTTGTATTCCAAGATGTATTAACCCAAAACCTAGTCAATGCACAGTTAGATGTCCAAACCCTAGTTGTCAGAACGTTATGACATTTGAACTATGTAAGGAATTAAAAACTCTTAAAGATGAAAATGATTTTTGCGATTTTTATGCAGATGATAAATAAATATATGAAATTTTGGTTTCATTTATCTTTACTATTATAATCAAAATAAGGTAATACACTGAGGAATCGACTATGGAAGAAATTATTGAAAAATTAAAAGAATGGGTCAATAAAAACTATGATCCATATGCATGTGGATTTACACCACAGCGTTCAGAAGGAAATTATTATGATTGTTTCTTTGATGGAGAATCTTGTGGCACATCGTATGCTGCATATGAAGTAGGACAAATCTTAGGTTTGGAGCTTGCTCCACCAGAAGATGACGGAGAGAATAATGAATATTAATTATTGCATGAATGAGCGTGTATGTGGTGGGATTACCATAGTAGACCCAAAATCAAAGAAAAAAATAGGTTTCTTTGATGACATACAAGAGATCAATATAACACGAAATACAGTCGAACAATGTCATGATTATATAAGATATAAACCAATCATTACAAAAGATGAAAGAATTCTTTCGTTTTCAGCAAATACATCAAAGATTAATCCAACAATTCTTGGTGCTGATTTTTCTAAGACGCCAGATCAAGTTAATATTTTGTATGTCAAGAAAATCCAAGCAAGAAAACATCATAAGAAGAGAATTAATAAAAAATGGCTTAAACGTTATGGGTATAAAGAGCAGTTATTCAATTTAGGACGATGGAATTGTAAATCAACTGATCAATTTGGTGAAGAATATAAATTTACAAGAAAGGTAATAGACGATGCTAATTCCGACAGTACCAGCAAAAGAATTTGAAAAATTCGGATTTAAAAAATGTAAAGGAATGCCAAAAGATACAGAGTGTTATTATCTTTGTGTAGCACGAGGGTCTAAGATGCTATTTGCTAGTAATATATATTTTGGAGTAAATGATTGGATAAAGGACGATCAAAGAATTCATAAAAATGCCAATTGCAGATATAGCGATAAAAGAGATTATCTTGATATTGTTTATGAATTAATTAAAGAAGGTATGTTAAAAAGCAGTTTTTATAAGAGGTAAAATCTATGAAAAACAAATTACTAATATTTTTGTGTGTCAGTATTTTACTATCATTTTCAGGATGTAGAGTAGAATCAGCACAAGCAAATGTAAAAACGAACGATACTGTAACAGTAAAATCTCTTGGAACCGATAATTTAATTAACATTGGTGGATATTTATATTATGATAGTACAACAAAAATCGTGTATTTTTGGAACGGATCAATTGGATATGGTCGAGCTTCAACAACACCATCACCATATTTTGCGCCAAATGGTCTTCCATATAAGTATGAACCAGAAACAAATACATTTGTAGAAATCACAGAATAGTCGAGAGGAAAGAAAATATGAGAGATCCAAATAGATTATATAATTTTTATAATGAAGTAACAAGATTACACATGACATATAGACCAGATTGGAGAATTGGTCAATTTTGGGATATTTTTAAAAAATGGCTGGATGGATGTAAACATATTGATATTTATTATCTGGAAGACAATGAATTGCTTGAATATTTAAAAGAAATGTGTGGGGAGAAATCGGTAAATGGATAAGATCAAACGAATGAAAGAACTGATTCATGATCTGAATAGGGCATCAGATTCTTATTATGGATCAGGAACAACACTTATGAGTGACGCCGAATTTGATTCAAAGTTACTTGAATTAAAGCAATTGGAAGAAGAAGCAAATACAGTATTTCCGAACAGCCCAGTCAATAGAGTTGGTGGAGCAGTACTAAAATCACTTATCAAAGTAAAACATGAGACTCCTATGTTAAGTCTTGACAAATGCCACTCTGTAGAAGAAATCAAAAAATTTGCAGCAGGACACGATATTGTAGCTTCTATTAAACTTGATGGTATTAGTTGTAGATTGATTTACCAAGATGGTGAATTAATCGGGGCGGAATCTCGTGGCAATGGTACAGAAGGAAATGATATTTTACAGCATGTAAAACAGTTTATGAATGTTCCACTACGTATTAATAAAAAGGGCAAATATGTTATCGATGGTGAAGCTTTAATCAAGCTTGATGACTTTGAAGAGATCAATAAAAACGGAGAATATAAAAATAGCCGTAATCTTACTGCAGGAACACTTTCAAGTTTGGATACATCGGTCGTCAAAGACAGAAAACTAAGTTGGTATGCCTGGGAAGTGGTAGAAGAAGTTGATCCTATTCTAGCAATTAGCAATAACGATTATGAAGCACATGATAGTTTTTATTTCAGATTACTTGAAGCAGGGAAGCTAGGGTTTAGTATTGTTCCGTGTGAAGTATTAGGTTTAAAGTATTATCAAAATGAAGAGCTACAATGTAAAATTGATAATTTTATTAGTCTTGCTGCAGAAAAGCACCTTCCACAAGATGGGGTTGTATTTAAATTTGAAGATGTAGAATACGGTAAGTCTCTTGGTAGTACAGAACACCACAACAGGAATGGTATCGCATTTAAAGTAAAAAACGATTCCGTAGAAACTACATTGAAAGATATCGAATTCACAATGGGTAAGACGGGTATTCTAACACCGACTGCAGTATTTGAACCTGTGGAAACTGAAGGGAGTACTGTAGAGAGAGCTTCTTTACATAATATTTCTGTCATGCGAGAACTAATGCCTCGTCCATTCAGAGGACAAAGAATTGGCGTATTTAAAGCCAATCTTATAATTCCCCAATTGCGTTGGGCAGAAAAGTTCATTTCAGATGGATTTGAAAAGGATATGGAAAAATCTTTTATTCATATTCCTGATAAATGTCCAGTATGCGGCGAACCAACTAAAATCATTAAAGAAAACGATTCAGAAGTTCTATGGTGTACAAACCCTGAATGTAAGGGCAAATTACTTGGCAAACTAACTCATGCAGTTAGTAGAAATACACTGAATATTGATGGTTTATCTGAAGCGACAATTCAAAAATTCATTTCTCTAGGATGGTTAAATTCTATCCAAGACATCTATTATCTCACCAAGTACGAAAAACAAATGAAAAATCTTGGTGGTTTCGGTTCGAAATCAGTTTCCAAACTATTTGATTCAATTGAAAAGAGCAGAAATACCACACTGGATAGATTTTTATATGCATTATCAATTCCTCTTGTTGGCAAAACAGCAAGTAAAGTTATTGCCGAGGCGGAAGATTATCAATTCGAAAGTTTTGTACGAGATATGACGCATCCAGGTGCAAAATTCTTTTCTCATATTCCTGGCATTGGAGATTCTATTATTAATTCACTTGATGAATATTTCAATAGAGAATGTAGTAACGTGTGGGAACTTGGTAAAGAATTTACATTCGAAACGCCAAAGAAAGTATCTCTCAAAACAAGTAGCGGAAAAGATTTGACGGGACAAACATTTGTTGTTACCGGTAGTTTGAAACATTTCGAGAATCGAGATGCACTCAAAGAGAAGATTGAATCTCTAGGTGGAAAAGTATCTGGATCGATTTCGAAGAAGGTTACTGCATTGATCAATAATGATGTTAATTCTACGTCAAGTAAAAATACGAAAGCAAAGAGCCTTGGTGTAAAAATTATGAGTGAAGATGAATTCCTAGAATACATCAGCTAAGAAAGAAGGTGAAAAATATGAATGATCATAAAATTAGAATCTGTCTTAGAACAGTAAACAACGCTAGTCTATTCGTTGCCAAGTGTGGAGAATATAAAGATTGGGATATCAATTATATTCACGGAAGACTTGTTCTTGATGCTAAATCTCTGATGGGCGTACTAAGCGTTGCGATTGACGCACCTGCGTATGTAGAGATTTTAACAGATGATGAAAAAGTGCTTGATAATTTTAAAAATGATATGACATTATGGGAGGTATAAAAATGGGAACAATTACAATTTTACCAGAAACACCAAAAGATCCACTTGCACTAATTGGCAGAAGGGCTGGGATCTGCTGGAATGCTGATATTATCAATGAAGAAAAAAATATCAAACGAGGCATTGACTGTATTAAATCAGGACATGGAAGAACACTTGAATTTGTAGATGTTCATATGATTATTGATGGATTTTCTGCGAGGGTTATGCGCGAATATTATCGTCATGTCGGCGGTATGACACCATATTTACAGGCATCTACTAGATATATCAATTATAAAGACTTTGATATTATTGTACCAAAATCAGTCAAAAAAGATACAGATGCTTTAGTTGAATTTAACGCAACTACTCGTCAGCTTAGAGATTCACTCGTCAAGCTTCAAAATATGGGGATACCAAATGAGGATGCAGCAAATCTTCTTCCACTTGGTATGACGACAAAATGTGTAGAAAAACGTAATCTCAGAAATCTGATGGATATGAGCCATGTAAGAAAATGTAGTCGTGCATATTGGGAATTTAGACAAGAACTATTTCCTGCTATTGAGAATGCATTAAAAGATTATTCTGAACAATGGGTATGGATTGTGGATGAACTATTTAAGCCAAAATGTGAAGTGATGGGATATTGCGATGAAACAAAATCATGTGGAAGAAAACCAAAACGAGAGGAGTGATTCCTTTTGCACACACTATATTGTATCCTTGGTAGAACTTCTTCTGGCAAATCCTCTATTGCCAAAGAAGCTGCTAAGAAATTAAATATGACGGTTCTTAAATCTTATACAACCAGATCTATGCGACCAGGCGAAACAGTTGATAATTCAGATCATATTTTTATTTCACCTGATGACGTTGAAAAATATAAACCAAACATGGTGGCATATACAGATCGAGTTGGATATTGCAGTTTTGCAACAAAAGAGCAAATCTTAAATTCTAATTTCTATATCATTGATCCAGTCGGATTATATACACTTAAACTCAAAACAAGAGATATAGATGTCCGTCTAGTATCTATCTATGTTACAACCCCATATACAACTGCAGAAGAACGTGCAAAGAAACGTGGTGACTATGATTCATGGAAACAGAACTATGCTGCAGAAAATGATTCGTTCAGCAATTTTGAAAAATCTAATCTAATTGATTATCGTATTCTCAATGACAGGTCATTGGAAACTTCTGTAGAAAAAATGATAAACATTATTCGAAAGGATTGGAATAAAAGCAATGTATAGACCAGATATTAAAACGATCTATATTGACTTCGATAATACGCTAGTGGACACGATCAAAACGATTGTGTCCCTATACAACGAAGACTTTGAATATTATAAGAAATTCCATCATGTTAATTGGTGGGAGATTGATTCATATGATTTTAAGGAATTAACCTGTACATCTAAGGAATACATTAATACATACTTTAACACACCACGATTCTTTTATGAACTGGAATTTATGCCAGATGCACATGAAATTATTGATGAACTTGGAAAAGTATATCAGGTAAAAATTGTTAGCATGGGTTATTCTCCAAACTTAAAACAAAAAGAACAGTGGATTAATCAGTATCTTTTCTATCCAGAATTTATTGGTGTAAATATGAAAAAATACAAAGATAAATCACATATAGATATGAGCGATGGCATTCTTATTGATGATTCGGTACATATGTTAGAAACAAGTAATGCTCAAGAAAAATATTGTTTTGGGGATATTTATAGTTGGAATAAAGATTGGGCTGGAAAGAGGTTAATGAATTGGACGGATATTGCACATTTACTATTATGAAAGGAAGAAAATTAGACATTGTATATTGGAACAAGCGGCGAGCTATGCCGTACACTAAAACAAATGGGAGATGATTTTATTACTGTAGAAATCGAAGGACAAGACAGAGAATATATCATTGAAGCTGTAACAAGACAATCAAATTACAGTGAATCGCCTTGTAGCCATATCTGTATTAAATGCAGAGATGGTGGTCAAGGATATATCAAAAGGTAGGAGGTAACTAATAATGAGTGTACTTTATGTGGTACTTGGAGCAGTTCTTGGGATTGGGTTTTGCACAACTGTAATGTCGTTGTGTAAAATTTCCAAGAGTGCTGATGAAGAATTGGAGCAAATGAATAACTGCTGCAATTACACTTGGAAGAAAGAAGAAATTCATGAGGAGGTGGAGAAATGAGAGTAGTAAAGAAAGATGGAACAATTGAAGAATATCAAGAGCAAAAAATCATTGATGCTTGCAATAAAGCTGCAAGAAGAGCAATGGTTGAACTAAGTAATCAAGATTATGAAAAAATCCTGAATGATGTTTGGGAAGAAATCGAAGAAAACTACGATGATGATACAAGCATCGAAATTTATGATATGCATAATATCGTCGAAGCTGTATTGGAAGAAGACTACCCAAAAGTAGCCAAAATGTATAAAGAATATCGGAATTACAAAAAAGATTTTGTACATATGATGGATAAAGTATATGAGCGTAGCCAGTCCATCCGCTACATCGGAGACAAGAGCAATGCCAACACAGACAGCGCCCTTGTTGCAACGAAGCGAAGCCTGATTTTCAACGAGCTGAATAGTGAATTATATAAAAAATTCTTTTTAACATATGCAGAAAAACAAGCAGCAAAAGATGGATATATTTATATCCATGATAGGTCTGCTCGACTCGATACGATTAATTGTTGCCTTTTTAACGTAGGGGATGTTATGAAAAACGGTTTTGAAATGGGTAACATTTGGTATAATGAGCCAAACTATTTGGATACGGCTTTTGATGTTATGGGAGATATTATTTTATCAACAGCAGCGCAACAATATGGTGGTTTTACCGTTCCAGAAGCAGATAAGATTCTTGAACCATATGCAGAAAAATCATATAGAAAATATTTTGATGAATTTAAAGACATATCTTTTTGTGTAGATTCAGAATTCGATAATGATTTACTCAATGATATAGCAGATAAATATGCAACCAATAAAGTACATCGTGACTTTGAACAAGGTTGGCAAGGAATTGAATATAAATTGAACTCGGTTTCTTCGAGTCGAGGGGATTATCCATTCGTTACGATAACTATTGGTCTTGCTACGTCTAAATTCGGCAAAATGGCTGCAATTACGCTTCTTAATGTACATAAGGACGGACAGGGTAAAAAAGGATTTAAACGTCCTGTATTGTTCCCTAAAATCGTATTTCTATATGACAAAGAATTGCATGGTGATGGATCGGATAAATATCCGAGTGCAGATGTGTTTAATGCAGGAATTGATTGCAGCGCAAAAACTATGTATCCGGATTGGTTATCTTTAACTGGCGATGGATATGTAGCAGAAATGTATAAAAAATATAAAAAAGTGGTTAGTCCTATGGGGTGTAGGGCTTTTCTTAGTCCATGGTATGAACGTGGTGGTATGCATCCAGCAGATGAAAATGATACACCAATTTTTAAAGGAAGATTTAATCTTGGGGTTGTTTCCTTGCATCTTCCAATGATTCTTGCAAAAGCTCGTAGAGAGTCAAAAGATTTTTATGAAGTATTAGATTACTATCTTGAACTTGTTCGTGGATTACATAAAAGAACCTATGATTACATTGGAGAGCTTCATGCCAGTGTTAATCCGGTTGCTTTCTGTGAAGGTGGTTTTTTAGGTGGACATCTAAATCCAGATGATAAAATTAAATCTATTCTTCCTCCAATGACAATGAGTTATGGTATCACTGCACTGAATGAACTTCAGAGGCTTTATAATGGAAAATCTATTAGAGAAGATGGGCAATTTGCCTTAGAGGTCATGCAGTATATCAATGATTACACAAACAGAATCAAGGAAGAAGACCATATTTTATATGCAATTTACGGTACGCCCGCAGAGTCACTTTGTGGTTTGCAGGTAGAGCAATTCCGTAAAATTTATGGGATTATTGAAAACGTATCCGACAAAGAATATGTAAGCAATAGTTTCCATTGCCATGTATCAGAAGATATGAATCCGATTGAAAAACAAGATAAGGAAGGAAGATTCTGGAATCTGTTTAACGGTGGGAAAATTCAATACTGTAGATATAATCTTGGCTATAACAAACAGGCAATTAGAACACTTGTACTTAGAGCAATGGATAAAGGGTTCTATGAAGGTGTAAATCTTGCAATGTGTTATTGTGAAGATTGTGGATACCAGCAAGTAGAAATGGATACTTGTCCAAAATGTGGAAGTAAAATGATTACAAAGATCGACAGAATGAACGGGTACTTAGGATTTACAAGAGTTCACGGTCAAACTCGCTATAACGAAGCAAAGAATGCAGAAATCAAGGACAGGGTAAGCATGTAATCATTAAATATTATATGGGCTGGATGTATTATTTCCAGCCCTGTTAGGAGAAATATGAATTATCACAATATTACATATCCAGACCAAAATAATGGAGACGGACTAAGAGTTGTTGTGTGGGTGTCTGGATGTAGCCATCATTGTTCAGAATGCCAAAATCCTCAAACCTGGAATCCACACGGTGGCATTGAATTTAATAATGATGCAGAACAAGAAGTTATGGATCAAATATCAAAAGACTATATTAGTGGCATTACTTGGAGTGGTGGAGATCCAATGTTTGAATCTAATATTGAAACTGTATTAGATATTACACAAAAAATCAAAAAACAATATCCGAATAAAACGATATGGTTATACACAGGCTACAAATTTGAACAATTAATCTGGCCTGTTATAACTGGTGATTTTAATCCAGAAAGAGATAAACGTCTGAAACAAACAAGAAAACTAATCTCTTTATGTGATGTCATTGTTGACGGTCGGTATAAAAAAGAACTACGTGATGTCTCTTTACATTGGTGTGGGTCATCCAATCAACGAGTAATTGATGTGCAAAAAACTCTTGCTCAAAATAAAATTATTTTATACGAGGATAACAAATGACACAACAACTACATAAAAATGACATTTTATACTACGCCAGAATTATGCCAACATTGGGCTTATACGATGTATACGAGCTTAAAATTCGTACTATTAATGAAGAAAACAGATGGTTCTGTGGCATGGAAAAACGTACTAAAATAGCATATCTTTTCAGCTATGATAATATTGGCAAGACGATCTTCTTTGATCGAAAAGAAGCTCTTAAAGCAGTTAAACAAGCTGAAAAGAATAAAATCCCAGTTAGCAACGAAACACTGTACGAAGAATACTAGGAGGTGATATTACGCCAAGTCCACTAATGAAATACAAAGGAACATATCGTCTAATGGCTAATCTAGATCATGATACAAATGATTTTCCACGAGACGATAAAGGAAATCTTGATACAGATGATATCTATATCAAATGTCAATATGGTAATCAAATCTATTATTATGGCAGAAATGATCTTGTAGCTTACATTCCATCAATTGGAAGGGGTCACAACATTCTCAGAACAATTGCGTTAGATAAACTTCAAATTGAAGATAAAATCCCATACGAAGAACTTTATCCTCAACTATTGTCAGAAGGAACAGTAAAACATATCATGGAAAATGATGAAGAAATTGAATTTCATTTTCATCCAAAAGACCTTTCTTATATTGCAACACTTCTTAAGGCATTCACATATGGAGCAGATATTTCACCATTCTCAACTAGAAATCTCCCAAAACAAAAATATGAAATACCAGAATCTGATCTTGAACAGTATAAACAGGTTGTAAAAGATGTCCCAAAAGATAAATTTCTTATCATATCTCGTGCTACATCCAATTATATCTTTGAGCATATGCAGAAAATGAAACAATATAAGCCTGAGCCAATTAAAAAACTGATGCGTAAAAAAATGCTTAAGGGTAAGGAATTTATCCATTCTGAGAAACAATGGGATGATTTTCTCAAATATCTAAGCAAGGAGGTATCTGTATGCTTGACTTAAACAATTATGAATTAGTAATAGATCTCTCAAATAATAAGCTCAGAAAGAATGGATTCGCCTTTGGTTGTTATCGAAGGAGTGTATATAAAGATACGATTGAGTTTCGTCTATATATTGATATTGAGGAACAGGACGTATTCTATCAAGTGTTCGACTCAGATCATAATCAGCTCTATATTCCTTATTACAACAGAGAATATGGTAATAACAAGATTGTAAAAGAGATTGATAGAAAAATTAATCGTATTATGAAAACTATGGTGAACCAAAAAATCCTAAAGAAAACAAAAGAAGAGGAGAATAATACTATGGATACAGAAACAATTAAAATTAAATACTTTGCAGACATTGAACCGATTGCACCAATTCAGAATGGTGATTGGATTGATTTAAGAGCTGCAGAAGATGTTCACATCAAAAAAGGTGAATTTAGACTTATTTCTCTTGGTGTTGGAATGAAACTTCCTGATGGATATGAAGCTCATATTGTACCACGTAGCAGTACATATAAGAATTTTAAAATTATCCAAAGTAACCACCAAGCGGTCATTGACAACATGTTCTGTGGGCCACAGGACTGTTGGAGATATCCAGCTATTGCTATGGAAGATACAGTTATCCATAAAAACGATCGTATCTGTCAGTTCCGTATCATGAAGAAACAGCCAGAAATTCATTTCGAAACTGTTAAAGAACTAAGCGGCAAAAGTCGTGGCGGCTTTGGAAGTACAGGTAAAAACTAATATGGACGACGATCTACAATACAGAGAAGAAAACTGGGCATGGGATGCTCAATGTGCAGCAGTGGATGAGAGAATATTAACTTGTCCACGCTGCGGATCAATTATGCTTCCTCAGTTCCAAAAATATGAATATATGGGAGCTGGATGGGAAGAATGGTATGAATGTACCAATGCCTCATGTGGGTATTGTTGCAAAATATAAATTATGCAAAGGAGAACAAAACAATGAAACTACAAAAACAAATCATTCTTGATAACGTTGATAAAGTAAAAGCGTTTGTTATGACAGTCAGCAAATATCCTGGAGATGCAACACTTGTATCTGGAAGATATGTTGTTGACGCCAAATCAATTATGGGTATCTTTTCACTAGCTCTAAATAAACCAGTGGAATTTACCTATGAAGGTGAACTAACAGCAGAGCTTGCTAAAGAAGTACAAGTATATGAAAGTCAGGAGGTCTAAACCATTGAATAATTTTAAGAAAAAACTAGCAACTACTGTAACTCTACTAACCGTTTTACTCACTCCAACACTGGCTAATGCAGAGACTAAATATGTTGAACCTACCATCGGTCTTAATTATCGTGTTGGAAATTCCACTAACACAAAGAAAATCGGAGCTTTACCGTATGGATCTTCTGTAGAGGTTTTAGAAATTACAGATAACAACTGGGCAAAAGTAAAGATTGATGATCAGATGTTCTATATGTCCAACGAATATCTTTCTGATGTACCTCTAGTTCCTGAACCCATTCTACAATCCCAATCAATTGAGTCATCACCAGTAACGACATCGTATTCTGGATATAGTCTCGGTACATATCGAATTACTCACTATTGTGGATGCGTAAGCTGCAATGGTTCTTGGGCTGGCAGTCCAACAGCATCTGGCGCGTATCCAGTATCAGGAAGAACTGTTGCCATGGCAAATTTGCCTTTTGGAACTAAAGTAGAAATCAATGGGCAGATTTATACAGTAGAAGACAGAGGAGTGCCAAGTGGATGCGTTGATATTTATGTTGACAGCCATTCAGAAGCTCTTAACTCTGGCATGTATTATGCAGAAGTTAGAGTAGTAGGATAGTTGACATGGAGAAAATCTGAAGTTATAATATCCACAACAAGGTTTTCTCTATGTCCCAGGGCAATCCAGTTGATCCTCAAAAGGGCAAAGTCACTGATCCTCTAGCCGTTCGCTAACAGATCACCAACTGTCCCTTTTCCCGATCAACAGCCCAGACACAAGCCGGAGTAATTGAAAAATAACAAAATGAAGACCTTGTAACCATGAAAAATGTGGTTATGAGGTCTTTTTTTACGTTAATAATAAACTATGCACAAATAAAAAGGCTTAAATACTGGGTTTTGGGGATTAGGACAATTGAAATTTTACGATGAAAAGCAGATGAAATTCAGATTTCATACGTTCCTAATCATTCTCATCAGCCCTTTCTAAACATAGACCAAACCTTCCAGTCGGAAAAGTTTACACGAAAATATATGTCAAAATATCTATTAAATATTCTATAGTCATATCAGCGGCAGAACCAACAAGTTTGCCCTTTTTAGGCTCAAGGAGGTTGCCTTGAAACATAGAATATTTTCTACTCCATTTTTGGGGATGTGTAATTATAGATGTTAAAAAGTCTGGGAACCCGCATAAACACTGGATTCTTGCTTTCCCAGATTTTCCCGAAAACAACAGGATTTGGGTACTTATTCTTACACACGCCCAAAAACAAGCATTTTTGGGTACTTTTCGAAACACACATAATTCATTTTTGGGTAACTTTTTCGACACATAAAATCAAAGGAGGTACACTATGTACAAGAAAAACTACAAAGGACGCTGTGAGAAAAAGTCTCTTTCTAAATGTGACATGATCTGCCGATGCTATAGCACCATCCAATCTGTTTATGCAGACAAACTGGAAACCGATCCATCTGTTCAATCCTTTCAGTGCAATGCACCACTCGAAGATGAAGACTACACAACAGACTTCCTTATCACCCGACAGGATGGTACGCAATATGTCCGAGAGTGTGTAGAACGAAGTCATCTGACCAGGCCCAAGCCACTTACAATCAAACTTCTGGACACATCACGTTCCTACTGGCTTGCCCATAACGTTCAAGATTGGGGGATTGTAACAGATGCAAAAAGCTGATATAGCTTATATCAATAACACGTTCTACAGAATTTTAAAGACATCAAATAACCAGACCCTTGTAATTGACTGTCTCCATCCGAAAATGCCATTCTGGACGCTCAGAACGCAATATACCCCATTGCCAGAGAAGCAATTATATGATGCCTTAAATATCTCCCCACCAGCCGAACAGGACCTTGCACCAGATCAGATACGCATTGCACATGAGCGATACACACTGATTGCACCGATCCTATACCACTTAGGAGAAAGCACAGCAACTGCAAACATCATCTCTTCCATCTCAGAAGAGCATAACATCAGTAAGCAGACTATCCGCCGCTATCTGTATCAATATCTAATCTTTCAGACCATCACTGTACTTGCACCAAAAGTTCATACGAAAGAAAAGGTACTGACCAAAGATGAGAAGAACATGAGATGGGCATTGAATAAGTTCTTCTATACACGCAGACAAAACAGTCTTGTGACAGCATATGAGATGATGTTAAAAGAAAAGTATTGTGACAGCATGGGACAGCTACTACCCGATCATCCATCCTTTTATCAGTTCCGATACTTTTACCGGAAAACTAAGAAGCTCCAAACTTATTATATTTCCAGAGATGGACTGTCAAATTACCAGCGGAACAATCGTCCTTTGCTAGGAGATGGTATCCGTGAGTTTGCAACCAATATCGGTACTGGTATGTTTGATTCCACAGTATGTGATATCTACATTATAGACGAAACAGGTACCTTAAAAGGTCGTCCGATCCTAACCACTTGCATTGATGCTTACAGCAGTATGTGTTATGGCTATGTCCTCTCATGGAACAACGATACAAAGAGTTTATGTCATCTGCTCCAAAATATCCTTACCGATAAAACAGAATGGTGCAGAAAGTTTGGTATCCCACTAGACAAATCCCAGTGGAACGTGCAAGAGTTACCGGGCATCTTTATCACTGATATGGGACGGGAATACACATCAGAATCCTTTGCACAGATCACAGAAACAGGCGTGACTATGGTAAATCTTCCACCATACAGACCAGAGCTGAAAGGTGCTGTAGAGAAATTTTTTGACATCATTCAATCCATGTATAAGCCACTCCTTAAGGGTAAAGGTGTGATTGATCCGGACTTCCAGGAACGAGGTGCAAGAGATTACAGACTGGATGCTTGCTTAACGATGTTTGATTTTGAGAAGATCATCTTACGTTGTATCATTTACTATAACAGTCAACGGCTCATAGAACGATTCCCTTACACACAATCTATGATTCATGATGGAGTAAAGCCATATGCAGCCAGTATATGGGAATGGGGAAGACTGCAACCAGGCGCAAATTTAATTCCATTCCCGCATGACACCGCGAAAATAATCCTATATCTGCTCCCACGTACCATTGGGACATTCACTAGGCGTGGTCTAGTGGTAAATGGGATGCGGTATAAACGGGATGATTGCGCCGAAAGATTCCTGCAAGGTGGAGATGTTAAAGTTGCTTACGATCCAGATGATGTATCTGTAGTATGGACAGTAGAGAAGGGTGATTTTATGCCGTTCGTATTGGTTGAAAGCAGATATAAGAATAGAAAATTGGATGAAGTGGAACAGATCAAAGAACAGAGCAAAACAACACTACGTTCCGAACAAAATAATGCAAGACAGGCGAAAATTGATTTGATGAATGAGATCGAGTTGATTGCTAGGGGAGGAGTTAAAAGATGAACGGTAAATTACTTTCACAATTGCCTGATTTTTTATGTGAAAACGAATTAGTAGAACGACTGAAGATATTACCAAACTATAATATAAACATTGCCAATGAAACAATGCCAACTCGTCTTCTGGCGTTATCAGAATTATATGATATTTATATTCCATCACAATTATCTGTTGATGTATATAATAAATTGTATATGGCATTACTCAGATCGATTAAGAAAAAAGAAAATGATATGATGGTAAAACAGCAAAGAATCGAAAATACAACAAACACCATACAAACGTATAATGGTATTATAGGTGGTGCTGATTCGTTTACAATCATTGGAGTTTCTGGCATAGGGAAGAGTAGTGCTATTACCAGAGCGATCTCATTGATTTTCGGAAATCATTTTATCGAAACAACAGACCCATATCAACGAATTGCTCCTTTTATACTTGTGCAATGCCCATTTGACTCTTCTGTAAAAAGTCTATTGTTAGAAATCGTTCGTATTCTTGATGCTACATTGGATGGAGATTATTTACAGATAGCACAACGGTATACGACGGATAGACTAATCGGTTTTGTTAGCCAAATATGTTTAAATCATGTTGGGGTACTTATTGTTGATGAGATTCAAAATGTAGTTAATAATAAAAACGGTGATAAACTTATTGGGGCATTAACACAGATTATAAATAGTAGTGGAATTAGTATATGCATGGTTGGAACACCAGAATGTCTACATTGGTTTGAAAGCGCACCACATCTGGAACGAAGGACAATAGGCTTGCGATATTTACGAACTGATTATGATGATGATTTTATACATTTTTGCAAAAATCTATTAAAATTTCAATATGTGCAACAATACACAGAACCATCAGAAAAATTTATAAATTGGTTGTATGCTCATTCAAACGGAGTGACGTCAACTGTTGTATCATTATTTTATCGAGCACAGGAATTAGCCATTATGAGTAACACAGAGAAATTAAGTATTGATATTTTTAATGCGTCATACAATGGGATGATGTCTATGCAAGTAGAAAAAGTACAAAAGAAAAATAGTCAAACAGTCAATAAATCACATAAAGAAATAACAATTCATCATTCGGATGGTGTTAATATTGCTGACTTATACAATTATTCACAATCTAATAACTATGATCTCTTAACTCTTATTAAAAATACTTTTACTGTTGAAGAGGTGGAAATATGTTAAATTATTTTCCTAAAATATATGACTATGAATTGTTCTATAGCATATATTCAAGATTGAAACAAGATATAAATGTACAGAGCAATCAATCTTTTAAAGAAATCGTGTTTAAACGACCGAATGAATACATCGAAATATTTTATATAAACGAACCAAGTGATGTACTACGTTCTTTTATATCGAAAAATTATATTATTAATGACTTATACTATAACCATACTATGTTTTTTTACTGGTCTGTATTTCTAAACGAATCGGATAAAGAAAATGCGTTGAGAAAGCTCATATCAAATGACAAAAGTTTTTTAGAATACCTTTCCCCAAGACCAAAACATAAACATCGAAAAATATTTCTAAAATATTGTCCATTATGTGCAAAAGAAAATCGAGAGCAATATCACGAAACATATTGGAATGCTTTTCATCAAATTCCAGAAATTAATGTTTGTGTAATTCATGGATGTAAACTCAAAGATTCATCGGTTCATGTTAACAATTCAAGAATAATAAATTTTCTAACGGCTGAAAATTGCATTAATGATGATTATTCATATGATATGGGAACCATCGGTGAAATCAAGGCTGCAAAATACCTATATCAATTAGTAGTAAGAAAACAGAGTCTTAAGAACGGTATTACGATGTTTGACGTATTTTACAGGAAGTTAATTCAAAATAAATATATCAATCAGCTTTCATGGCTCCAACACAAGTCTGTATTTTTAGATAATTTTAAACAATATTTATCTGATAATAACATAAAGGAGGCTTGTCAAATAAAAGCAATGAGTAGTATATTTTTAAATAAAGCGAATCCACTTAGAACAATTCATATATTGTTATTTTTAGATATACAAATATCTGATATTTTTGTATGCAAAACGGCGAAACAAATTGATTCGGAATTAATTGAAAGAATTCGATCAGAGTATACAAAAGATAATGGTATAAACAAACTTGCGAAACAATATCATATTTTACCTTGTAATGTAAGTAAAATAATTAATGGTCAATATGAAGTTGAAAAACAAAAATTAATAAGCCAAAATTATGCGTATAGTAGCAGTAGGAATATACCGCCTAAAGGAAAGAGGTATTCTGAATTAGATAAAAAGTATTATCCTAAAATTGAATATTATATTGGCTTATATTTTAAGAATTCTGACAAAGTTAGAAGATTAACTGTAGGAGGATTTAATGCTTTCATGCAACAAATTTGTCAAGACATCAGAAGAAATGATTTTTATTATATGCCACAATGCTATAAGTATATTAAAACAAAAGAAAAACCAATAGAGGATTATTGGGTCGATAAAATAAAATATATTGTCGATCAAATTGACAGCGATTATATTTCATATAGCGAATTGAAGGGTATGGTACACATAATAGAAAAAAATATGATAAAAGCCATGGATATACTACAATACAGATATCCTGAAACGTACCTAAAAATACAGAAAAATAATAAAAAAGCGTAAAAAAATGGGGAATACCAAATTAATGATATTCCCCATAAGATTGTGTTGCATTACTTAACACACTATGATATACTATTTTTGCACTGATGAAACGGTTGTTTCATATGATGGTGAAAAAAGAAAAATTTCTTTTCTGGCTGCCTGATGAGGGTGGCTTTTCTTATTTCACGCATGTATTTATTATAATCTAACACAGCATTCAATTGCTATCCATCCTGCACCAGATTTCAATTTACCCCATGTATATCCATCAGCAGTTTTTGTTTCTGTGATAGTATATGTTCCAATAGGGCAAGAACCAATAGCAATTCTAGCGCTTAGACCAGCAGAAGCACGAACTCTGATGCCATTTTCCTTAACTGCAATTTGAAATTCTTTATTTACAACAGTGGTATGCTTATCCAAAGCACCGACATAAGTACAGAAATCTTTGTCAATGCAAATCCAACCTGCACCAGATTTTAGCTTACCCCAGTATGTATTTTTGATTTCAGTGATATTATAAGTTCCTTTGTCACGAATGCTTCCAGTTGCGCTTGCCTTGCTGGATGCATCGCTTCTAATTGTTAAAGCATCACAATTAACTTTATATTTTCCTACTTTGTATACAGGTGTAGCTGGCTTTACGGTTGGTTTAGGCACTGGTTTATTTGCAGTGGCTACTACACCAACATACGTACAATATTCATCCGAAACATTGATCCAGCCAGCTCCAGATTTTAGTTTACCCCAACAATTATTCTTAATCTCTGTTATAGTATACTCGCCACGATCTCGAATAGTATTGACAACTTTTGAATTAACAGTTGCATCCGATCTGATATGAAGATCACAATTTACCTTATACATACCAACTTTATATGTTTTTGTTTGTGCTGGTGTGGACGGTGCAACAGTAGGAGTAGAAGTAGAACCTAGCTTTGCTTTAAATTCGCTCCATGTCCAAGAAGTTTTATATTTATTGTTAGTAACATATGGAGCAGGACAATATTTGTTAACAACATCATAATGTCTAAGTACATGATCCGCACCTACACCAAGTTGTCCCATCAAATATTTTACTAATTGTACGCAAGCATTTTGCGTTGCTTCTGTAAAATACCATGTTGGATCTTCTGCATATTTTCCAGATCCATCACACTTAGGACACATCTCGATTCCGATACAGTTACTATTCCTTGCATATGGATGTTTTTGAGTATAGTATCCTGCAGTGCCTACTTGCCAAAGGATAGCATTATGGTCTGCTGCTTTATAAATCGTACCATCCCAATAAATATAGTAATGCGCGCCACATCCATCTGAATTAATTTTATTATTTTGCCCTGCTACTCCAAGATAATGAACTACAATATATTGTTTTTGATTTCCCCATTGTGGGACATAAGGTCTGCTTGCATTTGTAACGTCAATAATATTCATATTCGAATTCTCCCTTCCGAGTTTATCAAAACGAGTTAAATCCCATCGTTCGATCAAACTACAAATTTTATCTACATATTTAACATCTGTTGCATATCCACCATTTTTGATGATCTGCGTTGCTGTTTTGTAGTCTTTGCAACCAGATAAACCCGCATATCTTTTTACTTTTCCATTCATCGCTCCATTAAGATAATAGGAATGGTCTTTGATACTAGTCAGGATATCTGCATACTTTCGAAAATCAGCAGTTACAACATAAACTTTCCCATCTTTGGTTTGCTCATTTGTTTTCTTCGTATATTTACTCTTTCCATCCCAAGCAGAAGTCCATGTGTTACCAGAGAGACTTGTTTTCATTCCGAATAAATTATTTGCATTCTTTGCCAATTCTGTTGTTCCGTATCCAGATTCCAAGCAAGCCTGGGCAGTAGTAACTGATGCTAAAATTCCACTTGTCTTCATATCTTCGGCGGCAAGTTTACCTATTTTTTCAACGAATTCTTTTTCTGTCACAAAATCACCTCCAACATAAAAAATGGGAGATACCAATATAGATACCTCCCATCAAATTATTTAAATGTAAAAACTGTTTTTCCGAAAATCTTATAATAAGGTTTTTCAGATTGTTTATGATCAAAGATTGCCCATTCTACCCAGTCTAAAAATGGAATAAAAATCGCAGACAAAAACATCCATATAAAACAAAACGGCAGACATACTTGTCCACCAATGTTAAATGGCATGTTTCTGTAATCCCATATAGTATAATTCTGATTAAGAGTAATCCCGACTGCATATTCACCTGCCGTGATAGCAATAGTACAGATTAAAATTTGCAGCAAGTAATCCATTTCGAATGAAAATAAGTCATTTAATCCATCAATAAAAAATAAACCCGCAAAACCTGCGAGTAAGAACATAGACCAATGTGATGTATGAGATTTTTTAAATAAGATTTCCATTCCATAATAGACTGTTCCAGAAAGGAGAAAAATAAAGATATGACATAGAATTTTAGAAAATATACGATTTAATTTCCTCATCATGCAACGTCCGTTTTAGTGAGAGACTCAAGTTTCTTTTCAACTGCTGCAAGCAGAGCGTCTTTTGAATCAGTCACCGTCTTGATAATATCTGTATATTTCTCATCCGTAATTTCCATACCATATGTAATCTTTTTAATAGACTCAATATCTTTCGCATCTTTAATCATTGCGTTTAACACATTGCAATATGTTGTATGATATGTTTTATTAGCACTTAAAGACATATAAATTTTTAAAATGTCTGTAGGTTGATATAAAGCACAAAGTTCGCCATTTGCATGATAAGGAAGTGGAAGAGTAAAATCCGTCAATTCAGCCGTCATAACAAGATCTTTCATATTACTCTGATCTTCAATAGTATACGAAAAGTGTTGCTTTCCTAGACTCGTTTCGATAGCTAATCCACTCTCAATAGCAGCAGTACATTGTTTGCCGATTTGTTCCTTATAATAATCACGAAACTCTTCAAGGCTCATGCTATTGGTATTTACGATACCAACAACAGATTTGATGTTTTCAACTTCTTCACGAATAGACGGTTTTGCTAATTTTACAATAATCACATCTGTAGTTCTGTATTTTGCTACATCCTGATATATCGCATCATGATGAATAACTGTTTCTGTAATTGTATCCGTTTCTTCATTTTTGTCTGTTACTGTTTCATCATATGCTTCTTGTACCAAACGTGGCTCATATTCTGTAACTACATCCGTAGTACATATGATAGAAGATACTTTTTGATAAATGTTAAAAGAATCAAGAAGTTTATTGTCTTCGTCAACAATATCTATATAATCAATAATTTCTGTTCCAAAAAATTGTTTTATGTCGGCATAGTCTTGGTCAATAAATTGAATTGTACTTTCGTCTTCACCAATAAGATATACATACATATTTTTTGTTGTGCCATTCGGCAATCTTAAAATTTGCGTATTCATATGTTCTCCTTTTATTAAGTTATGCAATAACTGAAGTTATCATAATAGAGACATTAACATTCTTTTCTGTTATAATGGTAGTAAAATATTTTCAAATATCTGATTTTACATATAAACAAAGGAGTTATAATATGATTTCTATACCAGTTATTGCATCGTTTGATACCAACGGGAAGATTATCCCATTATATTTTCGTTACAAAGATTATGGAGCAATTCCAGTGAATTTGATTTCACAAAATAAATATATTTCTCATATTTGCTTTGTATGTAAATGTGAAATCGAAGATCAATCATATCAAATCCAATTAATGTATTATTGGAACGAAATGAAATGGTATCTAAATAAACCACAATAACTATGCAGTCCTTTTCCACATGTAACATGTTACGTATGGCTGCAAGTTATTTAATGTCGTACTTCCAGCTGTATTAGTATTATTTAAACGCACAGCACTAGTATTGACAGTTCCTTTCCAGCTCATGTTCCCAACATTGGATCTTACTCCTGATCCAAACAAACCACCGTTCGCTCCAGCAGACAAATACATATAACCAGAATCTGCTCCGATTGATTCAGTATGATAGTGTGATACATTAACAGTTTTTGCACCACCTGTTTTCTCTACTGTGCTAAAATCAGTGTCAGAAGAATTGACACCGACAGGTACTCGTCCAGATCCCCATGCAACCCAAGTTCCAAAACCTAAATAAGTAGATGGATTGGCAGAATTGGTAGACATTAAAATATGCCCTACAGGATATAATTTCTGTACGGCATTATTAATTAACACATTAATATCGGTTCCACTGACTGTTAATCCTTTATTCGCTTTGATTTTCCAATCAAATTCGGCAATAGCCTCAGCTTCAGCAACTTTTCCAAAAGCTATACCTAATCCGTTTTTAAAGAAAGAGAATACCTTTGAAACGGAATTACCAGTTGTTTGAGAAATTACTGTTTTGAATTTATCTGTGACAACTAATTGAATATCATAACCAGAAGATGTTTCTGCTTGGAAAATATATGAACCACCAGAAACTGAATATTTATTTTGATAAGAAGATAGGGTGGCGGAAGTGTAAGAAGAAACGCTTTTCTTTTTATATTTTATCTGAAATGTTGTTGTGTTTTTACTATTCAGACTTGTTGCAGTGGCTGAGAATATAACTTGTAAATATGAGCCGTTTGATGTTGCATTTCCAGAAGAATCCGTTCGTCTTGCCGATAAAGCTGTAATTGTTGGATTGCTATATGCGAGAACTGTAATTGATTGAGAAGCCGCTGTTGTTGATTTTCCTCTGCTATCCGTAGCAGAAACGGATATTGTCCAAGTACCGGATGTTGGAAGAGATATATTAACACTACTTCCATAATATGTATACGTAGTTCCACTAATGGTGGCTTTAACTGTGATTGTTTTGATAGTCGCAGAATTATTTGCTGTGGCTGTAGTGGCTATATGTAATTCAGAGTTGTTTTGTACATATCCACCATATGTACCAGAATATCCTTTATTATCGCTTAATGCAAATGATACTGTTGGTGCAGCAGATAATGGAACATAAGCAGTAATAGAGGAGTAGGAGTTTCCTATCTCCGTACTTCCGTTAAATGTCTGAATACATAAGCCGATATACACACTATTATCATTTGGTATACTCGAACAAATAGACATTGGAAGAGTAAAGGAGCCAGAAGTTGCTACGTTCTTAACCGCTTCAACCCAACTTCCATTTTCTTTAACTTTATACCAAAGAGAATGTGTAAATGAAGAATTGTTTCTATTAATATTAATTGTTACTGTACCGCCAATTGTATTTCCACTTACAGTTCCAAAAGTTGATTTCCTTTTAATCTGTGGAAAAGTAATAGTGGAACTACCAGAACATGTGATACTTGAAGTCTCAACAGCTGCTTGAATTTTTACCGAAATAGATTTATTTCCATTTGCATCGTGTGTAAATGTTTTAGAACCTGACGCGATATTTCCTGCATAACGAGCTACACGATCTGTTTTGCTTACGACATTACTTCCATCAATTGTTAGAATTAAAGTTCTTTCAGCATACCAAGATACACCACCTGCACACGATAACGTCCAGTTTAAAGTTGTTGTGTTTTTGACTTGATCCTGGCTTGTAGAATATGTAAAGGTATAATAACGACCTTCACCATAAGCGTTTGTAGAAAATGATCCCATTTATCAACCTCCCGTTCCGACAAACTGACAATTCATATTTCCAGCTGAATCAAGAGTAAAAGAATATCCTAACATTCTAAGCTGATGGGTAATAATAACATCAGGAATGTTAAGCTCACCGTATTGAATGTACATAAGTGGCTGTCCATTTCCTAACATCTGATATTTTTCATTATCTATAACAACCTGGTATGGATTATTTTTCTTTCCTATTTTTAAACCATTTGCATCAAATTGAAAATAATTTTCCTGATTCGATTTCAAATTATTGACTGTACTGTTCAGCCCGTCATATGTATCTTTTTGTACATAAAATCCGAACTGGTTATCCGTTTGTTCAAATCTTGTTTTTGTTTCTGTTTTATAGTCTCCAAAATCATCACTTGTAACATAAGATTTTAAAGCTTCTGAAATCATTCCATCTGCTTCGACCCTCATTTCAGCCTTTGCTTCGTTTACATCATTTTTTTGTGCAAACAAACTTATTTTTTGCGTAGTCTGTTCGATCCATGTAGATTGCGCTCCAATTGCATCGTTTAAATCGTCTAAGCATAAAGACCAAGCAGTTGGGAGGTTTCCCATTTCAAGTTGCATATTGTAGAACCAATAATCACCTGAAGGAAATGTGATTTCGATATATTTATGTGTAGTAGTATTGATATTTTTGCATACTCTATTAAATTGTTGAAAAGAAGTAGTGACTGAAAAGTTTTCTGTTAATGTCCCAATACTTAGTTGAACAGTAGATGCAGCTTTCGCCTTGATTTTCATCTGGAATGTATAATCTCCTGAATTCCGAAGAACATCATTTAAACGTAGTGTGCTTTTTTCATTACATCTGAGATGTCCACAAGTTACTTTTTCGCCATTTAGACCAGTAACAGATTCTTGAATTAAAGTATAAATAGTAATCACCTCCTTAGTGATTGAAAATGGTCAATATTATCTTTCACGGGTTTCAAAAAAAACCAGTGTTTTCAAGAAAAATTGAGGAATAAAAATAGGATGAAAGCAGAGTTTCATCTGGTGGATTAAATAGTAAAGCAATAACATATACGGACATTGCCATTGACATATCCACATTAACCATGCAGCAAAATTTTGGTGGTTATTATATCAATATTCCTATAATAAATTATCTGAAAGCAGATAAACTGATTTATTCTATTTTTATTACAAGATGGGAACGCATATCAACGTATACTGCTGTATGGTTAGATGGACTTGCGACAAACATTACTATATATCAAGCAACAAATAGCAAACAAGGTATATTAAAAATTCGTATCGTATATAAGAATTGAATAGTAAGACATTAAGATTAGACACATCTGGCACATTTATGGTAACTGATGCTTGTCTTATATATGCACACGGATCATATTGGGGTGATTATAATGGTTTATATATTTGTAACCCTATGGCTAAAGAAAAGTGTACAATCGATACAATTCTAAAGTGTCCTCATTTAAACATGCTTTCAATTAATCCAAGTACAAAACAAATAACATTTAGTTTTGATACCTATGGTGGTGTGTTAGATATTTTTTTATTTTAAATAGTAAGAAAGTCTTTAATAATTTATTGATATATAGAACTTCTGGAGCAGATATAAAGTCGGTAACTATTTCTATAAATAAAGAAGGATGTAACGACATATCATATGCTCCATTCGCGTTATTCGGAGGTTCAACATTTTCAACAGGTACTATTGGGAAAATAGATAATACATTAAAAACAGGTAATGTCACAATAAAGTGTAACGATAATGGTTCTATACAAAATGTAAAGTTTTCAAATTTTTCACAGTATGTAAATGCTGTTATCATTATCTATTATGAAAACATAAAAAATGCAATCGTGAAAGAAGAATAAAATAGTAAGAGATTGTGTTTACAACAAATTTATGGTAGAGGAAAATATAAAGATTGTAATGATTTACCTATCGGAGAATCTGCTCTTGCATTTTCTTCTGCTTTAAACAAACCAGACTCTAATATTTATTTTATATTTTGCGTTGGATCTATAGAAGACAAAATTAAAATACAATATGCCATAAAATATGTTCTTGCATGGAATGTTAGAACAAGAATATATGATTTTAATGATGGTACGTGGAGCAATTGGAATTAAATAGTAAAACTTTTCAATATATTGATAGTGTAATATTAGACCAAGCATTGAAAACGGAAAGTATATTGTATACAATTAATGCAAAACAGCTTTATATTTCATATGGGCTTAAAAATAAAATACAAGCTTATGGCGGAAGTACCATCATAATTTTTGCCCTAGAAGATAAGCCATGTATGGTGCCTGTGTATATACAAAATGGAACTTTGATTGCGCATCTATATATACATAATAATCCCAACAAACATACAGTCGATTTCTATTGCTATTTATGCAACGAATCAATTATTGTGAACTTGTATTGTCTTAAATAGTAAGACAAGAATCAAACTAATAGACGTCAATATGACAATAAATGACAAAACAGCAACGATCAAATATAATATATCGGACACGGCTATTGGTTTATTATTGATTTCCGGTAATATTGGAAATGGTGTGTTTTTTTCGATTGTTATCAATTATGGAACAAGATGGTCTATGAAACTACTTTCTTTCGCTGCATCAAACACCGATACGTCAAGTATTGTTATTAATTCAGATTTAGGTAAAATTACTTTTAACGGAAACTCCAAATTGGAGTCCTTTTACAAAGTGAATGGATTATTACTTTGTTGAAATAATTCTATAGACTGCGGATTTAATATAAATACAAGAATAAAAACATGCAATCTACAAAATTGCAAAATATAAATATATACATACACGACAAATAGACCGTCCAATGGGCGATCGAAAAAATAAAGGTATTTTATTAGCTTGCTTACAAAAAATTAAGCTATATTTTTCATAAAATTCGATTTAACACGTTCTTGTTGAACCATTACATATTGCATCGTTGTATCTGGCTTGGCGTGTCCTGCATAGACCTGAATCTCTTGTAATGGCATACCACGTTTTCCTGCATCCGTAAGTAACGTCCTTCGAAATTTATGAGCATGTACGTGAATATTTGTCTTTTTACCTAACGCTGCCAACATAGACTGAATTGCCTGAACTCCAAGTCGCTTATGTGGAGATTTTGAGGACACAAATAAAGCTTCATTTGTATCTTTTCTTTCATCAAGATATTTTTTAAGATGATAAATGCAGCGATCTGTCAAATAAACAGTACGTTCTTTCTTGCCCTTTTCTCCATAAACAATTAATTCTTTTCTTTGCCAATCAATATCCGAGCGATTAACGCTAACTGCCTCTCCAATACGAGTAGCAGTACAATATAAAAATTCCATAATTGCAATATCTCTCTGAGAGTTTGCACTGCAACGAAGTTCTTCCATCTCTGCTGCTGAAAATGTTTTTTTTAGTTTAGTAGGTACTCTCATTTTCTTGAGTTTTCGCATAGGATTTGATTGTATATATCCTTCATCCGCAGCCCATGTAAAAAATGAATTAAGATACCTACGTATGTTATCAAGATATACAATAGAAGTATGATGCGTTTCTTGAAAAAATGCCAAATAATATCTAATATCATTCGTAGTTATGTTATTTATTTTCTTGTTGATCTGCGTGAAAAACTGAATAATGCAGCGACTGTAACCTTTAATAGTTCTTTCAGAGCAATTTTCAACACGCTTTGCGGCACAATACATCCGAAGAATCTTCTCCCATGTACGCTCTGATGTTACTAACTGAGTATGTTCTTCTTGTACCTCGATTCCGTGGAATGCAATAACCATAGTGCTTTCTAATTCCGAAAGCTGTTCATGCGTTAAGCTATCCTGTAATTTTTCAAGTATTTGTTCGAGAATATTTTCTAATTTTGTCAATATTGACCTACCTCCTTGGGAAATTTTAGCAATTTCTATTACCACATTCCCATATTCTCTCATCAAATACTTGAAAAAATACAAACCAATTAAATCCGCAGTTGAATGCTTTAAAGTATTACTATTTTATAGAGAACCAATCACTTTAACGTTTCTATCCATAGTAATTAGTTTACAGTTCCCCCATATTGTAAGATTTACTGACACGGTATTATCATGAGAATTTAAAGATGGAACAGTACCTGCGCTATTTAAAATATTCGCAACGCCCGACATCCTCCCAAATGCAAAAATACTTATGTACCTGTTATAGTCTATATATAATATTCCTGTCATATGAGCATCTTGTTGAAATTGAAAGGATATCGTTTGTGTCTTGTCACGAGTTTCGCCTGAGTAAATATATATCTTACTATTTAATCGTAGTTTTTAGAGATTATAATTCTGTATTTTCCATTAGGTGTATTGGTTTTTATGGTGTATCCCTCATTTGTAGTCCCTTCAATTACGAAAATGCCACCATTATGAGATGCATGTTTAATTACATTTGGACTAAAAGCAGTTGTAAATATAGCAACCCCTCCTGGGAGGCCTTCGTTAGCATGATAAGAAAAAATACAGAACGAATTAAATGGTGATGAGAATTTTAGCTCACCGTTACTATTTAATATCCCTTGTTTTACTGTATGTATTGCATTTATTGATGGATTACTATTTTACCAAATGATAATTGCAGAATTATTTCCAGAAAAAGTTAATATAACGGTATTTGTTTTTGAGTCAACGATTCCAGTAACTCTTTCTTTACTAGCACCGTGTAAAGATTCTACTACAATAACATCATTGTATTGTCTTGTTACAAGAAGTAATGTTTCAGACGTTGTGTTGATTGTTCCAAACACAATAGCAGCTTTGTACCTTTGTAAGTCAATACTAATAGATTTTCCATATATATCTTTTCTTTTTACATTACTATTTAATTAAAGTGAACGAAAATCTGGAAAATTCATTATATTTTCTTCCAAGTACACCAATTGTTTGTGTCTGTAATCATGGATCGATAGAAAATATTCTCATGGTTTCCAGGTAGGATAATTTGTGTTACTCTACCAATAGATTCTGCAAAAATGAAAACAAAACAATTAGTACAATGTTGTTCTGTTGGCTCGTTCTTTACTTGTAGATTACCTGATAAATAATATACGTTCGAAGATGTTAAATTGTTAATCAATATCATGCAACGCAATTGCATTTTTCAAAATCTTTTGAAAACATCTTACTATTTTTATTTATTGCATTGCAAAAAAGAATATCTTTGTTATTGTTTCATCATTAGTAATATGAGATGTAAAGTTCCACCCATTTCCATCGAGTGAAAAAATAATACCGGATATCTTAATTGATGATTGATCATAAACAATTTTTTGCACTATAGCAGAATAGCCTTTAAGGTGATTTTTCCAACTTCCGCAGATGTTAAAGATCCCGTTGTTTTGCCATCTTGTCTTAGATATAATCAAATTAATAAGTGATTCAATATCATTGCTTTCCTGTTGTGGAATATTTTTTGTTTTTGCTTGGAGATTACTATTTAATTAACACTGTAGCAGAAAATCTATATAAAGTATTTTGTGTCGAACTTCCAATTGTTATTTGACCATCCAGCTCAATTGAACCAAACATACAATACGGATCAGTTGGCATACTTCCTACTTGAAATATGATCTGTGTTACATTGATGGCATTAATATCATTTATCTTAGCTAAAACATACTGGATGCCTGTATTTTGTGCAGTCACATAACCTTCTACTATTAATACTTTTCCGTATGAAACAGCAGATATATGCCCTTGGTTTGGTCCATACAAAATGTCATAACTTTTAATTTCTGTCTTACTATTTAATTCATTAATAGCCCCCACTACATTCTTACTTGATGTTTGTAACTCATTAATTACGGCGGATGTCAATTTCTTAACTATCCAGTTCCACACACCTCCGAACTTCACATTCTTAACTTTCGATGCAGCAGCATCGTATTCTACCAAAAGATCATTATCTTCTGGTGCAGATTTTTGATCAAAACTACCTAACATTTTATCACTTGCCATAAGTGTATTACCTCCTTATAAAAGTTACTCCTCAAATCAATGAGAAGTAATAAAATTAATAATATGCAACTAAATAATCGCCATTTTCAGCTACTATGCGATTACCACTTTCGTCACGTAGACTGGCAACCATAAAATATAAATCGTAAATAAGATCATTGGAATTGCGAATTGTATTTGCAGCTCCAACTTTCATGTTTGAAATAATATTTTTATTTGAATTTGCGGTACTAAGAGCAAGATTTGCATTACCCGCAGCATCAGTAATCGTCTTTCGAAAATCTGTTGCTTTTTGAACAACATCAGTTGTGCCAGCAGAACTTCCAACCAACGTCTCGACGGCTTTTGCATCAACTTTAAGATTAACAATATCATTTCCTTGGTTTGCAACCTTAGTTTCAATGCTATTAGCCTTTTGGGTGACTGTTGAAATATTTCCTGCATTATCTTTTACACTCTTCTGAATTTCTCCTAAAGCGGCTTTGAGAGTAGATTCCGTCTTTCCATCAGCAAGAGTGACCTTAATCTTATCTGCACTAGCAGCAATTGAGTTGCTGATCTGTGTATTCATACCTGCAGTTGTGGTATAATTATTTTTAAGATTAGCTTCAATTGTTCCGGCCTTGGTTGTTACTTGCGTAACCTTTTCTATAAGACCTGTTTTTGTGCCATCGACAGATCCATTAATAGTTGTTTCAATATCAGATACTTTTGTTGAAATACCGTCGATATTGACTTTTTGTTCTGTTTGGCGATTGCGAATGTCCTTAACTGTTGTGTTATCATAATTATTAATAGCATTAGTTATATCTTTTTGCTCTGCTTTTAATGTAATAGCTTTTGTATTGTTATCAACTTTTAATTCTACAGATGCAAAAGTATCCGTAAATGTCTGAATCACAGAATCATAGCCTTCAGCATCCTGAATAACAGGCACAGTCTGAGAATCTAACTGTTCAGTTATGCCGCCAGCACGATACATTACACACTTAATTTGTTGTAATTTAAGGGTGCTTGGAGTGTATGACACACTCGTTTCGTCTTTGGAAGACGTGTATTTTGTTGACCAAGATAATCCATTTAAAGACTCTTGGATAATAAACCTACATGCATATGTGGCACGAGTTTTACTTCCGACTTGTTTATAGGCCGTAAATGTGATTTTGTTCGGTGAAAGAGAATCAGTCAAGAAATAACCAGAGAGAAATCTTCCTTGTTCATCAACAATTCGATTTCCAGATTCGTCAGTAATAGAACATACATCAAGGGTGCATTTTTTGATTACTGCAACAGATGGTTCGATTTCATAAAGAACAGCATCTTCACCCTGAATTAACGACCAGATGTAATCAGAAGCATTATTACTTTCTGTTGCGGTGGTTTTGTTATAGGCAAGACCAATATATTTTTTGCCATCTGGATATTCAGACATGCCATTACCTTTGGCGTCATCAGCATATTTAACCCAGATATATACCGTATCACCTTTATCACCCTTAACACTAATTCCATCTGTACCTTTGATCAGCGACCAAGTATAATCAGAATAGTTACTGCTTTCAGTTATAGATGTTTTATTAACAGCAATACCCATGTACGTCTTTCCAGCCGGACTGTCTGACATACCAGAAGTAGGAGAGTCAGCGTATTTTAGCCATGTATATAATGTCTTTCCGTCAGCACCTTTGATCAAACTCCATGTATATTTACTTGGATTCGTGCTATCATCTTCGATGTTATCCGTATACTGTCCAATATAAGATTTCCCAGTACCGATTGTCGTATCGAATCCTGTCTTTCCATCGGCAGAGTTAGCATAAGCAATATGAATATAACCACCATCACCTTTAGCGCCTTTTTCTCCAATATATTTAGCCCACACATACGCACTAGCATTTGTTGGAGCAACAGCTGTTGTAGTAGTAGCTGTTCCGATATAGCCCGTTGTTGTGGATGGAATAGCTGTCATCCCAGTTCCTTTAGCGTCCGTTGCATATCTAATCCATACATAGGAAGACACGCCATCGAAATAGTCAACGCCTTTTACTGGGGTTTTTCCATCTTTACCAGCGAGAGATTTAATCCATGTGAATTTTTTAGAAATTTTCTTTCCTGAAACGGTACATGTAAAAACAATCGTTCCTGTTAGAAGAGATTTGTTACCAAGTGTTTTACCTTTTGCTACATTCAAGGTGATTTTACCTGGTGCAGTAGAAGTAGCAGCAGTATTTTCCGCGAGAGTAATTCCAGCTGGCAGTTCTCCAACAACAACGGTACATGCTGCCTGTTTAATTCCTTCATAGGCATAAAATGGAATTTCGATAAGAAAACTAGTCGCAGTTATTCCGTCAGATGTACATGGGATATTTTGGGTTTCGTTAGATAAAACAACAGTATAACCATTTCCTAATTGATCTACTTTGTCCGATAAATCTCCAAGCTCTTTAGATGTCGCAGATACGGTTGATTTGATCGTGTTATAAGATTTTCCGAAACTATCATCGCCGTCCCAAAGATGTGATACATCAAACACTTTAGATCCGTCAGGCATAGTCCAGTCACGCATGGTTGTCTTGTCTATCTTAGATTCTGTAATTTGACCGTCGGCAATCATGTCTGTTTTAATAAAATCATCTGGTACGATACCTTCATGCAACCCTTGCGAATCTAAGAGTACAGATCCTTTGGAATCTGATATGATTAATCCGTAATTTCCGTTTTTATCTTCTCCTAATTGAACAACAGGATTACCGTCTTTATTATAAATTGTAAATGTATTGTCTTGGATTTTGAGTGTACCATCTTCTGATAAAATCTTTATTTTATTAGTATAGATATCACCAGCTTTAAGCTCATTAACCGTAATGTATTTGGCAATCAAATCTTTGATCATTGCTTCACTCATCGTAGCATTCTCTGTTGTAAGATTAATTACAATTCCAGTTTCAGTAGAGGAAGCGCCAATAATAGCAGATTTAATCGTAGCAGCAAGAGTTGAAAGCTCTTTAAAGTCAGCGCTGTCAGAAACAATTTTTCCTGCGGTGATTAATTTAGACTGTAAATATTCAAAATATCCATTTTTACCGTATAAATCAGTTACTTTGATGATTTTTGCATTAAGTTCTTCAAGAGATATGGAACTACCAGCTAACATACCTGCAAATTCGTTGTTTATTATTTGTGAAACGCCGTTTTTAAATGAACCATTGGAAATAAGTTTTTGAATAAGACCTGCAGTGAGAGTAATGCCTTCATTATTTAGAAAATTATTAGACGAACCAGATGCGGAAGATTTACTTGCATTTGATGGTGTGTTTAGGACGTATGATAAGTCATTTCTACTACTACGTCCTTGTATCATATTAGAAAATGTTATTTGAATACTATTATCTGCTATAAGCGGATTATATTGTATTTCAACTACACGAAGTTTTACTACCTTATTATCTACGGTCAACCATAGATAGTCACCCTGATTTATATTTTTTATATAATCTTCATAATCAGCCAAGGCTAAGAAATTATCAAGAGATGTGGTAAATTGATATTGGGGATGAGATGCTATGTACAAATCGTCAATAGCAGTATCTAGAAGCTTAAGTTGCTCATCAATAGCAGATACTTGGTCGTCTGAATCTGTTAAAAACATATTCTCATTTGAGTAATCTCCGTCATAATACACTTTCGACAACTCGGTAAGATCACGCTCTGTAAATTGTAATTTTTGTGTGTCGCAATATATTCTTCTACCGGCTTCATCCGTTATATAATTCCCATCCTCATCGAGAATATATCCCGAATTATCAGCAGCAACAACACCACTCCAGGTTTCCTTTGAAATCTGTTTTACTAGATCTGTACGAGTTTTGTTATAACTATTTAATATCTCGTTTGCTGCATCAATTTCAGATTGTCGCTGATCATATGCCTCTTGACATCCTCCAACATAATTTGAATCTAATTGGTTTTGAGCATCAAGATATTTTGCGTACATTGTGTCGTGAACATCTTTAGTATGAGATGAATCCTCTGTATATGGTTGATTATATCCGCCTTTTTTACAAATTTCGATAGTGTTTTTATATTCTTGCAATTTGACTTTCAATTCATCCAAACCATATAATTTCCAATTTGTTTTGTAAGAATCCACATAATCGGCATTATCGTCATCTGTTGGTAACTGACGATTATCCATTTCAATCTGAATCGATGGGAGAATAACATCTTTAATCTGATAATAATCATTTGCATCAGAAGAATTTTTCAAAGCTGTTTCATCGAAATTTCCATCGTCATCCACATAGAACTGTTCGTAACCTTTTAGTTGTGCCTGATAATTTGCTTGAGCTTCTTTCAGTTCGTCGTCCGTAAATGTACTCCAATCAGTCGAACAATCATCTAGTGGAACGCGATCATATAGCTCTGTTACGACTTTCATTTGTTCATTATATTGACGAGTTGCTTCTATATATAATATACGAGCTTCTTCATAGTCTTCTTTCCACAGTTTATATTTAATAATTAAAAGAGGAGAGAAGTATTTTTCGTTTAAGTAATAATTAATATTTTCAATATAATTTGAACCAAAATTGACATAAGTAATGCCAAGATCATCTGCACCTTGTACGTAATATCGTGTAAATAAAGTGCTATCATCAACTGTTATTTCTTGAGATTGTTGCAGGTTTCGAAAATTAATATTTACGTTTGTACTCTTGCCATAATTCTCAGGATGATAAGCACTTATTTTCATATGCAAAAAGTCGAATACAAATACACACTGAAAATATTTAGCCATATCTTGTGTAAAGAAAGAATACAAGTCCTGACTCTCAACATCAAACGCACCAATTTCGTTAGATAGAAGAGTAGTAGTTTCGACATATTTTCCATCTTTATATGTCCGATATGTTTTTGGGGTTGAATCAATTTCCCCAACAGACCAGCCTTTCATGCCAGCGGCTTTTAGGGCTAAATCAATCAAACTAAGTTGCGGATTTTGAGGATTGTGAAATTTGATTTGTTCTTTAGCAAATTCTACATCATCTATTTTCTCCACATTATTATCTGCTAACATCTCGTAGGAATCTGTTGTTCCCTGGTTGATTTTAAAATTCTTGAGATCGTGTTGTTGCATCTCGATTTCTGCGGATTGACATGTGATTGTTTTGATTTGCTTCATACCATCGTCAGTAATTTTCGGATGTTCCATGATGAACCAACCAACATTTTCGACATAAACACGCATAAGCCATCCAACAAGATCATATACATTAGAATGAACTAATTTAGAAAGACCTTTTCCATCTTGAATAAGAATATTTTCATTCAAGTCAAACGTCAATTCAAATGTATTATTAAATTTTGACGTGAGCTTAAACGTACTCTCTTCAATTCCATTAATAGCACATAGAATTTTACCATTTGGTGTTCCTAAATATACATGTCCCTGGATCGGTTCATTATAACGATTAAAAACTATATTCACGTTTATCCACCAACCTTTCGAGACTCAATATGTTTAACTTTAAAATCACAATTACCATAAAATAGAAGAGAATTGTTCCCGTTCAAAAGCTGCAGCCAATACATATAAGCTACATCAGTAATACCTAATTTATCGTAAGTTACCATTCTTCCTAATTCATCGTTAATAGTAAGTTTCTGACAATCAAGATATACTTTTAAATCTTTGGATACAGACATCCGCATTAATCCATTTTCAATTATGTAATATACTTTGGAATCAGTACGGTAAAATACTGTGTGATAAGTTTCGTTACCATAGACATCAACCAATTTAAAATTTGCGAGCGTATTATTACAATGCCAATCGATATCTTTTGTAGAATCTGAAATCGTGAATTCTACGGTACAAGCGTTTGATTTTGCATATGTGTTTACCAGCGATACCAGTTGACTCTGATAATTCGTATTAGAAGAGGAGAGAGTTCCCGTCTGATTAATTGTCGCATCAGACATATTACAGATATATATTTCTCCATTTGCTTTTGGAATAATGTCAATTGATGGATAGATATAACTATTCAGTTCGTCACTATTGTTGGCAATTAAAATATTTTTATATGTGGCACATGATACACTTGTTACGAGACTATCAGTATAACCAAAGGGCGTTGTGCATTTAAAATATAATTTTAACCCAAATGTTTGAGCATTAACGGAGTAAGATTCGATATTATTAAACCAGCCAAAATAGCGAATTGTATCATCTGCTGAATCGCCCGTTCCAGAAAAAGTTAACCATTCTGGAAAGTGAGAAGAAGTTAGCCATTTCGTGATTTCACGACGTTCGGATTTTGTAATTACTGCATCATTTTGATTCGTGAATTTGCATGGATCTTTAATAATATCAAGCTCGAATTCTAATGTATCGTTCCACTTATCGTAAAAGTAATTCGGCTCCACTTTATAACGATTTGCATCTCCAGTCTCCATATCCCTATCCATCGCCATATTCACATCTGCATCACCATCAAAATCCACAGATACGTATTTCACACTTAAATCACTCAGTTTCTTTCCCATAAACGTAAAATCTTTAAATTCTTTTGCCATTTTCTCACCTCCAAAATTTTGTTATAGTTATAGAAATAGGAGAGCACCTTTGACAGTACCCTCCCATAGCTTGTCATCTTGATGGTCTAATACCAACTTTTCTTGCATCTTTCACGATCTGTTTACTTGTATACTGATAAGACTTTTCAAGAATTTCCTGTAATCCAGGCAGAGCATCCCTATCAACATTACCTTCAACTGTGAGTAATGAATCATAATGATTTGTTACCGTCACATTTCCGACATTGCTGATGTTCTGAGGAATGTTCGTCTGCACCAGATTTGGCGTAGTACTTACATTCATACCGAATTCTTTAGGATCAATTGCACTTAATGCAGCTAAATTACTTACGAAATCGGCTGGCAGAATAGAATCTCCATCTTGAACAGGTGTAAGAACAGCACCATCTTTCTTGCGATAGATTAATTCTGAAACGCCATGGTGTTTGGTGTCTTTATTTTCGTTTGTCCATACAAGCTGATCGCCATGAATACGATCCGTACCTTTTTCATAACCACTAATCTGACTGAGACGCACCCATCCAAGATCACTATAATTAGGATCATGCGCACTCTTGATATGGATCTTAAAATCACCAGTAGTACGTCCATTTCCGCCATATTCCCTAGCCGTGTAAGAGTCAATAACAACAGCACCAGGCTGACCGGAAAATCTACTACCTTTTGGAGCCATACCCCAAGAGTCATTGTAGTAAGATCCTGTAAACGTTACGACATCGCCAACACGAGGAATTCCATCTCCACCAGTTTTTGCTGGTTGTGGTTTCGGCTGTGGCTTTGGTGGTTTTGGTTTTGCATTGACCTTAATTGATACCTTTGCAGACAGTCCACTTCCATCGGTAGTGGCAACAGTAATCGTACAAGATCCAGGTTTCTTTGCTTTTACCGTACCATTAGATACAGTAGCAATTGATTCATTACTTGATTTCCAAGCAAGAGTCTTATTAGCTGCATCGTTCGGTCTGATTGTAGCAGTAATACTTGTGGATTTACCCTCTTCCAGTGTAGTAGAAGTAGGAGACACCTTTAGTTCCGCAACCTTACGATTCGTTGTATCTTCCGGTTTAACTAATTGATCCGCAAGATCACTGTTTGCTTTTGAATTACTGTTGATTGGATCAGTTTTTGTACCAGATGCGGTACTGGATGGATTTTTATTTGCACTGGACTGAGACTGTGATGCGTTGGAATTTTGATTCTTAACACCTGTCTCTGTGCTTAGATCAGACTGGGTATTGTTAAAATCCGTACTACCTACCCAGCCAGTATTTTTAATGATAGAATTGATTTTACCGTATGCTTCTTGGTAAGAGGACACGGCTTTGTCAAGCATAGAATTGATGATCTCAAGCTGTTTGTCAGCATTATGACTGATTTCATACTCGGTGTTGTCCAACGTCTCTTGTAAATCCGAAGAAAGTTTATCGAAACCTTGAGACTGCATATCATAAGCATGGTCACGCTTCGTATCATCAAGATCTTGCTCTGCAGTTTCCAGTTCAGCCCTTAATTTTCGTAATTTGCTTTGTGACTCTAGATTATTTCATTATTTCTTTTCACTTATTCGCTACATAAGTGAGAGAGTAAAACTCTCCTCATATTTTCATATGAGATTAGACTATATCTTCTGTTTATTAATCTAACTTATTTTATGGAAAATGTATTTCATTTTTGGGCGTTTAAAAGTAAGTTTCAATTCTTCTATGAGAATTTTTTCTAAATTATCAATTTCCCAATAGGGTATACGTAAAAGTTCTATATTATTATTTTTACAAAATTCGTTTTTGATATTATCATGTTTTTGAACCCATTCTAAATTCTTTATTGCATCTTGTTCTGTCATCGATGATGTACGTTTAATTGGCTCATAATGATGAATACCATCAAATTCTATACATTTATTATATGTAGGTAAATAAAAATCAAAAGGCAATGAATTCTTATCATGGCAATCATCAAATTTAAAACCTCTATAATATTCTACATTATAATTATTTAAAATCTCTGCTATGATAGTTTCTCCAACGCTATTACTTGAACAATTTGGACATTTCCCGTCATAGTATTTTCTGCAATAATTACTAAAAGAAGAATAAAATATATTATTACAGCTACCACATAAAATTTCTAATTTACTGTGACTTTTCTCATAAACTTCTGACAATAATTTATTATTATTTTTACTTTCAACATAATTTTTGACATAATCATAACTTAGTCTAATTGCATTTCCAATTGCTTTATTTGAACATTGCGGACACCCATATTTTGCTCTTTTAAAATTACTTAGAGATGTGATGTATGTATGACCACATTGCTTATTTTTAAAAATAAGATTTGATATTTTACAATTTACATAATCATTAGGATTTAATATGTCACAATTCTTTTCATTTGCAATGCTTATTAGATCTTCTACAGAAATTCTTCTTTCCTCTGATATTTTTTCTAAAATACAATCATGACATATTGAATTACCGTATATAATAGAACTGGCAAGCATTTTTTGATCTCCATGCTTTTGACATTTAAATTCTACAAAACTCTTAACCCCAGTATAATCTTCAAATGAAGTCAATGGGATATAATTATACTGATTACAAAAGTTTAAATATTCGTTATAAGAATCAACATATTTATCATTTTTGATATCAGCAATCTTTTGCACTTTACATTCTTTTTTATTACAGCAGCTTTTAGTGATTTTTTGAAGACCCTTTTGATAGCCACCATAATTCGTTTTAAATATCTCTCCACAGTAATCACATGTCACTTGTACCAATACTTTACAAGTTGGCATAAGATCTTCTGCTTTGCACATAAATAAATCCCCAGTTTTTGTATATGTATAACCCTTTCCTACATACCATTTAACGTTATGCGCGTTCCATTTTATTTCAACTTTTTGATTTTCTACTAACATATTCACCTCCAATCTTTTATTCTCTTCTTATAAAATTACACAACAAAAAATCACGTATCTTTCAACGTGATTAAATCCATAAAAATAATTATATTTAATAAACAGTTTGTATTTTTCGAGTTGCCAATCGCTTGCAACCCTACGGTGGTACACTCATCCCACCTAGTCGTTGAACGTTCTCCTATTCGGAGCTTCGCTGCTGATTGTCCAATCTATATATTTTTCACGCATTCACGTTTTGCTTTATTTCATGCATCCGTTGTAGCATATATAGCTCTAAGGATATTCCAGCATTTAAACAAATTCGGCAAATATTCACCGATTCTAAAGCCATAATTTGAGCTTTTATCGCGTTAATGTCATTACTTTTCTTCGATATTGATTTATCGTAGGAATAATAATCAGCCTTGGCTTTTAACGCCTCTTGCCTCTTGGTTACAATTGAAGTTAGATAATCAACCTCTGTACTCATAGCATTCTTATACAGATCAACCAGACTGTCCTGATATGATTTCACATCTGCAATCGAACCTTGAATACCTTCACGGTAATCTTTTGACTTGTCATTATATTCCGTTAAGGAAATAACACCATTGTCATAAGACTCTTTTAGTTTTTGCAGACCCGTGGTATAATCTGCAATTTTTTGTTTTGCTGTACCAATACTCTGTTGTAAGAGAGCAACTTGTGCCAATCCCTCTTCAGTGATACGTCCTTGCTTATCAAGGAATGCATCATCGTTCAGAAGGTCGCGGAAACTTTTCAGCTCATCTTCAAGGTCACTGTACTTCTGGATAGCATCGTCAAGTGGCTTAAAACGTAGCTCATAGATACTATCTTGAAGAGATTCATTGTCCGTAATCAGTTCCAGAGTATTTTCTTTTAGCGTTTGAATCTTTTCTGCATAATCTTGATACGATTTAGAATTGACATCAAGAACTGCCTGTTTCTTCCGGTATATTTCCATCTGCTTTAGATTCTGCTGTACCTGAGCATTGTTATTATCTATACGGTCAGTGTATAGATTCTCTGGCACATCACGATTCTGAGATTGCAGGTAAGAAATATATTTCTCCGTAATATCCGAATTACGTTTGATTCCGTCAATTACATTCTGGATAGTATCAATTTTAATCTGATCCAATTTATCCCGTAGTTCAAGAAGGCTGGTAGAAGCATCGTAAATCTTAGCTGTGAAATCTTGAATATTTTTCATAGCAGCCTGATAAGCTTCGGAACCTTTCTTAAGATAACCACTGGAAAGCTGGGAATTGATTTCCTTCTGATAATCGGAAAGCTTTTTGGTAAGCTGATTGTAAGTATCTTCCTGTGCCTTGATTGAATTATTCAGATTAGCATAATTGTCTGGATTGTCAATCGCCACGCCCAGCGCATCGTTGAGAGAAATTTTGGAATCGGCTACGGTTTTTATCGCATCGTTGATGTCTACGATCGCATCATATTCTTTTTCAATGATTTCCAGACGTTTTTCAGCGAGTTCGGTAATTTTATCTTCGAGCTTTAACGCATTGTCTCTTGCAGATAAGTAAGATTCATAATAGCTTTGGAAGTCACTAATTTTCTTTTTCAGATCTTCATCTGTGATGGTATCTATATTAATACTACCATTCATGATCTGGTTCTTATAAGCATCAGACAAACTAATGCTATTAGCTTTTGCCAGATAAGCATCTGCTGCACGTTGGTTATGAACCATTTCATTCGTTGCTTTACCGATTGCATCTGCTGCGGCTGCTTGTTTATTTGCAAGACCTACTGCACGTTCGATTGCATTAGTTGCAAGCTCTGTCATACGGGACAGACGGGAGAGCATAATTTTGATAAAATCAACTACTTCTTCTGTTGTTGACTTTGCATCAGAAGAGGATGAAGAGCCACCAGAACTTCCACCGGAAGGTGATCGAGTTGAACCACCAGAAGATGATCCACTGTTTTTACGACTACTGCTACCAGAAGATGAGTTAGGGCTGGTATTATTCTGTTTCTTTTCGTCTTCCCATGTGGAAGAATCAGCTTTTGTTCCAGAACTTCCAACATTAAATCTTCCCGATCCTCCAGAGAACGCACTACCTAAAGAATAACCACCACCTGCAAGTTGTGCATGAGAACCGGTAACATAACCATGTTCAAGCAACTGCTCCGTCTGATCACCGTTGAATACAACATCATCTTTCTTCAGATTTGCAAAAGTAGGATCTCCGCCATTCAAGATAAACGCCTTACCATCCCGAACGATTGCTTCTGGTTTCAATTCATTTACAAGCGCATGTGGTTCATTGTGAGCAAGCCCCCAATTACGGCTTGCAGTACCTGCCGCATGAGCAGTTCCTATAGCGTGTGCCGTACCATTTACTCTTGGAACAGTACCATTTGTCTTAATATTGTAAGTCAGACTTCTTGTTTTATTGCCTGGTAGATTTTCAAGTCCGGAAACAACCACACTGTAAGTAACCGTAGCATTTTTGTCTTTCGGATCATAACTGTCAATCGCACTATGGTCAACTTTGTATTTGACCGTAGCGTCCTTATCTTTCGGCGTATAATTTACAATCGCTTCTTCGTTTACTCCAGCCTTCACAAGTAATTCTGGCGTAATTCCAGAAATCTTTGCAGAGACGTCGGCAAGAGCATTCGGATCAAGATTTACCCCTATTCCTACATCAATCGGATGAGTAACAATATTAGAAAGTTTCGACTGAAAATCAGTATCGTCAAGACCTAACTTCGCTGTCGTATCAGCATCAAGATTCTGTAGCTGTCCTGCCAACTGTTGTACTTTCTGCTGTGCATCTGTGGTATCAATGTCGATGCCCTGTGTTTTCATCGTGTTCTGTGCGTTCAGAATCTCTACAGCATTCTGATATTCCTGTAATTTTCCGATCGCATTGCCCAGTTCTCCGTCAACCTGTGAAGTATCAACCTGTAGAATAGCTGGTGTATTTTCAAGATTTTGCTTCGTAGCGTACAGGGATTGTAAACTGTTGACAGCATCTTGTGTATCGGCATTAACAGGAATCGTGCCGTCATCATTTCTGAACTGCTCCAACTGACTCTTCAGATCAGAGATCTTTTGATCGACAGAACTTGCATCCGCATCAATTACAATGTTATTTTGTCCAGCCTCTTGCTGTTTCTGTACCAGATAGTCAAGAATATTATTGGCTTGCTCTAATCGTTCTGTCCGAACTTCTGGTTCCAGATCAGCGTCATTGACTTGCTGAATATATTCTTTAACCTTGTCAATATCATCTGTGATTTCACTGAATGAATCTGTGTCCAAATTGATGCTATCAAGAGAAGTTTCACCCATTCCGTCAAGAGCTTCTTTGGCTGATTGAGCTTCTGTCTTTAGTTGTTCCAGAGATTTAACCGGCTGATCGAGGTCGATGTCAAAGCCAAAATCATGCAGTTTTCTTAGTACTGATTGTACAGCTTCCACATCAATTCCTAATGCATCCGCAATCTCTTGATCGTTTCCGACACCAAAGTTAATATCCCAGGAACCATCTTCGTTCATGTGCGCCCATTCAGAATTAAGATTGGATATGTCCTGCAAGAATGCCTGACATCCTTCCTGTCCTTCTGTGAAGTAACGCTCCATCTTCGGATAGGATTCTTCATAAGCCGCAACGATTTCGTCTACACTGGCATTGGTCAGATCCTTATTTGACATCAGATCAACAAACTCTCGGAATTTGTTTTCTCCCACAAGTCCTTTGTCGTAGAGATCTTTAATGGATTCCATGTTACCCTGGATGGAATCATACATATTACCTTCTTCACCACCGGACATAGCATCCTGCCATTGTTGATAAGCAGAAGTAGCAGTTTGATACTGATATGCTAAATCCTCCAGAGAGGAAATATTATCCAAAATACCTTCGCGCTGTGCCTGTAAGCCGCTGACATCTTGACCTTTTACCATTGCATCGGCGATCTGCTCCTCGATTTGTCTCAGAGCTTCCTGCTGATCTGCCAAACCGGAAAGATAATCAGCTCGGTTCATCTGTGATTGTTGTGCCTGTAATTTTGCAAGTTCTTCACGGTTGATATGATATCCGTCTGCCGTTTTCTCCAGCGCCCGCTCTGCATCATCTCCGAACATCTCTCTAAATGCTTTCACGTTATCCGCAGAAATTCCTGCTCCCGAAACAGATTCGGACATAATCGTCTTGAGTGTTTCCAAATTTGCTTGCGCTTGCTGAATTGTAGTATTGACTTCTGAGAAGGAATCATCCACTTGATCCATGGATACGGTCGCGGTCATTCCCATATCCGTTAAGAGATCAACAACTTTTGCCACACTTTCAGCAGAATCATCGGAAACAATTCCGAGATCCATTGCTTCGTTTACTGCCATGCGTAGAGCATCTTTACCAGCAACAACATCACTTGTATCAAGATTGATACTCTTGAGGTCAATATCAGTGTAGTTCTTCAGCTCTTTGAGTTTAGAAAGTACAGTATTGTTTAATTTATCTGCACCTCTACCGGACAGCCGTTCCTTGAACTCATAAGTTTTTTCGGATGCTGTATCAATACCATCTGCAATTTCATCGAACAACTCCTTGTATTTCTTACCGGAATCCGTACTGACAATATTATCTACGGAATCTTTTACGCCATCTAATGCAGTCTTTGCTTCTTTAACTTTAGAAGTATCTCCACTTTGCAAAGCTTCGTTATATTTGTCCACTGCATCCGCATATTGCTGATATACAGTTGCTGGTTTATTGTTACCGTAACCTTCTGCAAGCATGGAATTTTTCAGATACTCTTGATATATTTCTTGATGCTTATCCAGAATATCTTTATAGGAAGATTCTGCATCTTCCGCGGAACTGATAATGTTGTCAAAGTAATCAGTATTTTTGCCCTCGTCCTCAAACTGCCGTTTCAGCTCTTTAACAGTAGCGAGGAAGGAATTTAATTTTTCATCTGCTCCTGTAACTGTTTCATTTTCAAAACCGAGTTGGAACTGACCTGTGCTTGTACTTGTGTACTGTTTTAGTCCAGCTTTTTTTGCCGCTTTCTGGATTTCTTCGATCTGAGTTTTGCTATTTTGGTAACGCTTCAGCGCATCTTTATATACGTCTGAATTTGTATATTCAGATTTCTGTGGTTCCGAGCCGAGCATAGCTAAAGTAGGTGTATTACCAAAGAATGACTCATAATCATCTTTGGTCATTTTCTTTTTAGCTTTTTCGTAATTCTTCTCATTATCCGAATCATTCAGCCAACTTTTCGCATTTTCAACTTTGAGCTGCTGCATCTTCTCGATCTGCTCATCGAGTTTGCCATTTACAAGATCAATTCCATCCGCCTGTTCTCCATAAGAGTCTGATAATTGACTTTGGATATCTAGCAATTGACTCTTCGTGTTGTATGCTTCTTGCTCCGTAAGAGTACCAGAATCAAGAGAATCCCTTAGTTCCTGTGCTTTACTAATATTGTCATCAATAGACTTATTACGTTCCTCTATCTCTGCTATGGAGTCTTTCGTGTGCTGGATGGATTCCTGGACAGATTGATTGTAGCCTTGCCATGCTGCAACGCCTACGGTAACTGCTGTGGTTAAAAGGAAAATCGGATTTGTAAATGTAGCAAGAAGACCTTTAAAATAGTTTGATAAACCAGAAAATGCGGATTTTGTGGTTTCTACTTTGGGTGCTAATTCAACAATTGAGTCACCTAAATCTTGATTATTATCAATGAGATCTTTAACAAACTCATTATATGCCGCGCTGCCTTTTTCACCTGAATTAGCTATCATATCAGCAATATCGTTATCTTTATATTTTTTTAAGACTTCAGAATTACTACTCATCAAGGCGTCAACTAAATCGCTTGCATTATTTATATTTAATTCTATAGCCTTACTAAATGTAAGATTGCCTGCCGCAGCTTTTTGATATAAACCAGCGTCATTCGCAAGAGATAATGCTTGTTTTGTCAACGCATCGTTTAAGCCCATGACAGATGCTTTAGTTTTAATTTGCTCTGTGGAAAATTCACTAATTCCATTTGTCCCAACTTTAAAAGACTCATTAAAAGACTGTTGTAGTGTACTGCTTAATGTGTCAAATGTTGAGTTTTTTCCATATTTATTTCTCAGTAAGTTTAATTCTCCAAAACTACCAAATAAATCACCTAAATTTTTTAACTGCAAATAAAATTATTGTATAATGTTGGATTTATATAATAATTATGATATAATGTAATCAATTTAATGTGTATTGGAGGATGTAATATGGGATTTCAAAATTTGATATATTGCCCAGATTGTGATAGAGAAGTTAGTATCTATGCTGAAACTTGTCCTCATTGTGGACGACCAATCAAAAAATATCTAGAAGAAAATAATATTAATGATTTTACTAGAGGTTTTATCTGTCCGAGATGTGGGGTTCATGAAATTAATTATGCTGGTCATTGTAGAAGAGTGAACTGTAAATATTGTCGCGTTCCATTTATACAAACTAAATATGAAATGGTAGATTTGTTAAATCATCACGGGTGTGACAAAGAAAGCATTCTTAATGACCTAAAAGATCTTAATGTGGAAGATCAATTTAATGAGAATGCATATAACAAAAGACGTCATGAAGAAGAAGAGCGGTTAAAACAATATAGAGAAAAGAACAACTATCAAAATCCACCATCCACTAATCAACCTCACTGTCCAGTATGCCAATCCACAAATATCGAGAAGATTGGCATGTTTAAGCGTATGCTTTCTACCAGCATGTTTGGAATTGCATCTGATAAGGTAGGGAAGCAGTGGCATTGTAAAAATTGTGGGAATAATTTTTAGGATTACTCCTTGTCTATCTTCAATTGTTCCACAAGACATTTCATTTTCTCCTGCAATATACGCTGCTCTTCAGTAAGAGTAGATGGATCAGTATATATGGAAGGATAATCAGTCTGCGGAAATGGATAATCTATGATTGAATTTGCCATAACATATTTGTGGAATTTTTCAAGCCCATAATCAATTAAAATACTATCGTACATTTTATATTCACCTCTAGAAATGTTGGATTTATATAACAATTGTGGTATAATTTAAAATTATCAAATATATAAATAAGCGGATGGGAAAATACATGAAAAGAAAACACACAATACGGATAACAGGTCTTTTATGCTTTTCTTTTTTTATTACAAGTTGTGGACAATCATCTGCAACATCAGCTTCTAGTGTAATCAAAGAGGCAGTTAATACTGATAGCATCAAACAGATTATTTCAGAAGATAATGAAACGACTGACACAGCTATAGACGTTTCAGATCAATCAAGCAATTTAACAACAGATAAAGTGTCAAATGTAACATGCTCATGGGAAGATAGTGAAATACCAATAGAAGTTGGAAATGATAATTCAAAAGCACTAATTAAAGATACAAGAATTGTTAATTCTTCATATGGCACATTACTGATTATGGATTTTACATATACCAACAATACTGCGCAAGCATCAGATTTTATTAATGATAGCAATTGTGATGTAAAACCATATCAAAATGGTATAGAATTAGATAGACCAGGGATAACATCCGAAGCGGGTGTTTATGATTATAGTGATGCATTTACAAATGTAAAAGATGGAGGAATAATAAATACGCAACTTGTATGGGTTCTTAAAGATACGATGAACCCAGTTGAAATTGATTTTGGAATAGATTCAAATTACAATCCTGCATATTCAAAGACATTAACTTTAACTGGCGGCAAAGACATTGAAGATAAACAAGATGAATCGCAAGAAACAAAAGAATCCGATTATAATATATCGTGGCTGAATGACAATGTACCAGAAAAAATTGGAAATGATAATTCGTATGCAATATTAAAAAATACATCTGTTTTGAAATCCCCGTCATATGGAATCGTATTAGTAATGGATTTTGAATACACAAATAATCTGGATAAAGCTAGAAATTTTATCAATAACACACCATGCCTTGTAAAGATTTATCAAAATGGTGTTGAATTAGATAGTCCTGGAAATACATCGGAACAAGGAATATTCGATTATTCTAATGCGTTTACTGGTGTAAAAAATGGTGGAACATTAAAAACACAGTTGGTTTGGGTTTTACCAGATGATAAAAGTCCCGTAGAAGTCGAATTTGGTTTGGATAATAATTATAAACCACAATATGATTGTACATTAAACATTTCTGAAAAATAAATTGGTTCACAATATTTAGTATAATGTGGGGAGGGAAAACTACATGGCATTAATCAAATGTCCAAAATGTGGTCGTGAAAATGTTTCTAATTCTGCTGAAAGGTGTCCGTCATGCGGATACAATATTAAGGAATACTATGACAAGTCGCATGAAAAAGACAATGAAAATAAAAGAATTGTATTAGGTATAGGTATAGTAATATTAGTCTTTGCAGTCCTTTTCCTTAAGAAAGAATCGTTCACTACTCATGACGCTGATCCTTTTAAAAAATATTATTCGAACTTTGGAAAGGATATTTCGACTGTTAATAAATCTAAAAAATACATAATAAGTTCAACATCTGACCATAAAGGAATGTTGGTAAACAATTCTGTTAAAATATGGAATATAGATGGAAAGTTATTATTGGTAGCTAACGACCAAGATGATGATGAACTAGGACTTTTAATATGGAGTGCGGAAAATGTTGAATTAGATAATACTCAATTAGATCATATAATTGAAAAAATGGATAAATTATATGGTAAAAACACTTATCATTACGATATTGAAAATGATTTAAAAGTATATGATTGGGATGAACTATCCAATATGAAAATTGAATTGTTTTATCGTCCCTGTATTAAAACGATGATGATAAGTTTTTCAACAAATGAATGATAAGGAGATTTAACGTTATGAAATGTACAGAATGTGGCAAGGAATTAACAGCAGAAGAGCAGAGCCAAGGAACTTGTTCATCTTGCGGGAAAAAGATTGAAACTCCGGCAACATCCAATACATCGGAAGAAATTTATACAACGCTTGTTGGACAATCATTGAAGATTGTGGGAATAATTGTTCTAGTAGGTGGTTTTATTGGATCTTTCTTAATAGGAAAAGATGATTATGGTTATCTTTCTTATTCTAGCTTTTTCTTTTATCTTTTTGTATCTGTTATCGGTGGTTTGCTGATTACAGGTATGGGCGAAATTGTTAATTTTCTATATACCATTTGCAAAAAGCTAAAGTGATGTCGTATAGACTTCAACTCAACTAGGAAATATTTACGGAGGTAATATCTATATGAGTAAAGTTTTTTGCCCTGAATGTGGAAAAATTTTAAGTCAATATGCAGAAACTTGTCCTGATTGTAGTTTCCCAATAGCCAAATACGTAAAAGACGCCAATCTTACAGACTTTTCAAAAACATTTGTATGCCCTAAATGCGGTTATTGGAGCGCCATGAATAGCATTGCTGGCGAAATTATGTGTGAATACTGCCATCTTCCTATGTTTCAAACAGATGAAGATGGCGATGTAACTCTAAAAGCAACGTTAAATATGAAATCAAATGAAGAAAAAGATGCTTATATTTATTCTCTTCTAGAACGTTGCGGTAAAACAGATGAATATAGTGAAGAAGCTCATCAAAATTTCCGCCGCAAATTACACGAATGGGCAGAAGAGGAGCGTAAAAAACCGAGCCAACCAGTTTCGCAGCAGCAATCTACTCCTTCATCTACTAATCAACCTCACTGTCCGACTTGCGGTTCTACCGACATCATCAAAATCTCAGCAGCTAAGAAAGCTGTAGGTGCTGGGCTGTTTGGCTTGTTCAGTAAAACTGCTAAGAGTCAGTTTGAATGTAAAAATTGTGGTTATAAGTGGTAAAATTATTCTACGTATGAAAAAAGCTAAGGAACACTTAGACCTGATGCATTGGGAATTGTTCAAACATTTTGAATATTAATTCGATATTAACTTTGTCTGATCCAGCAAAAAGTGGAGGTAGTGGTTTGCCGTTTTTATCATAAATTGTTTCACATAGAATAATATCATAATCGCCACATGATTCTTTTTTATTTGGATCAATATTTGACACATATAGTTTATTATTCATTTTTTGTTACCTCGGAAAACATAAAAGAAAATTTTATAGTAATAAAAACAAAAACAGCAAACTTGCTATTCCACATTGCCCTGCATGTGGCAGCACAGATATAGAGAATATCAGCACGTTAAATAGAGCTGTATCAACTGCTATGGTAGACATTGCATCGAGCAAAATTGGCAAACAATTTCACTGTAAGAATTGTGGATATGATTTTTAAGATAACCATAAAACATAAGAGAGGAAAATTGATATGATTAGTGTAAATGACTTGAAATATACAACAGTATTTATTGCTGATAATACTGAAGAACCAAGACACTCTTTTACTGGTTTTATCATAAAATTAGCAACATCTCAAGGAGAATCATATTTCCTTTGTTCTTGCGGTCATTGTTTTGACAAAAATATTATGAATATATCTTTTGTTATATCCGCTATAGACGAAAACGAAGAAATGTCAGGTATAACTTTTAATATAACTGTCTCTCCTATAAAACATCCTTCTCTTGATATCGCCTATGTCGATATAACAAATACAATAATCAAGGCCTTGAATAAATACAATATAATTTTTCATTTTATAGAAGAATCAGACATTATTTTAAATGATGACAGATCAAGTTTTAATGATTTGGAAGATGTCTATCTCGTTGGCTATCAAGCAGCATTAGGGTACACAATCTTAGCGTATCCTTTTATTATTAAAGGAAATACTGCATCATCTATTCAGTTCAACTTTCAAAACGGATTCTTCACTTATGCCAATACCAAAGAAGGTTTAAGTGGATGCCCAGTTTATATCAAAGTTAATGAAAAATACAAACTACTTGGCATACATCATTCTGCTAAAATACGTTCTCTTAAAATTACTACAGACGAATTTGAAAAGAAGTATGAAGAAAGTCTTGGTCTTTCTCAGGAAGTATATGCGTTTTATATACTTGATTTTATTAGAGAACAATATCCTCTTGTGACGGAGAAGTAGCTATTTGATAAACAGATTTAACACTTTGATCACCACAAACTAGATGAGTAATAGTATCTGAAGCTTTTGTCATTTTTAAATTAGTAATTGTAATTTTTGGCTTTTTCATAAAATGATTTTTTGCATTGGAGAAAATTTTATATGGGACAATTTCCTTATCAATCAGTCCATAGTTATATAAAGACTCCATATTTTCAAAAAAATATTTGATTGTATTATACTCATTAGTGGTTAATTCTATTGTGTGTATTGTTTGTATAGATTCCTGATGATCTGTTTTGTTTGCTGTTTGATTGATAATAATCACCTGCTTTCTAATTAAGGAGAAGTAAAATATGCTTACAAAAGAGAATTTGATTCATACTGTAACAAAAATTACTGTATTAAAAGAAAATGATGAATGTAAAATTGGTACAGGATTTTTCTATAAATACCATGCAAATAATCGAGAAAATTATGCATTAGTCTCGAATAGGCATATATTTGAGAATATGAAAAACGCTTTGTTTTCTGTCCCTATTGAGCAAAACGATCAAGTGAATCTTCTAAACAATGAAATACGTATCCAACCATATTTACATCCACAATATGACGTTGCAGTAATTGGAATAAATGATCTAATCGATTCACCAGAATATGTAGGAAAGCTAAAAATATCTTGGATTACAAAAGAAGATATTATAACGGAAGATTTTCCAATATCTTCAATTGAATATGCGTTAATGATTGGATATCCGTTATCATTTCAGTCTGATAATTTTGTCACTCCACTTATTCGAAGTGGCGTTATTGCGACACCTCTAAAATCAAAATTTAATGGATTGGAACGTTTCCTTGTGGATATGGAATGCTTTAGTGGATCAAGCGGATCACCGATATTTATTAATCGTGATAGCCAATATTATTTAGTAGGGATTGAACAATCAAGCTATTCATATAAAGAAAAAGAAGTTGGTCTTGGAGAATGCGAAAACTACAATGTGCTTTCTTCATTCTTACCATAATATTTTACAAGAACCATCTTATATAGAGACTCAAATTGATTTTTAGATACTTGGTTCGTTTTCAATGAGTCTACAATATCAAAATATGTCTTTTTAATACGACTATCGACTTTTCTTTGCATTAATACAGCAGATAATATATCAATATCATTCTGCAGTATTCCTTCTCGTACATATATTTGATTATCTGAATCAATATATACATATGACATATTTTGTGAATTTAATTTATCTGAAGACACAATTCTTGTTTCTATCTTGTTTGCTGTTTGCTGAATATTGATAATAATCACCTGCTTTCATTAAAACTTATTTTTAGACAAAGGAAAAAATAAAAGATATGTCATGGAAAGGTAGAGTCAGAAGAAGTATGCAGCCATGGCCCTGGTGGGCTATAGCGTTGTTATTCTTTGTTGCATTTTTGTTGAAAATGTTATAGAAGTGGAAGAGGATAGTACTGGGAAGTTGTATTTCCATACTCTCCTCAATGCAATATTGACTGGCACATTTCAGGTAAACGGTAAAAACTGAGTACCTTGAACATTTAATATTTGCCCGCTTGCATCAATAATACCATCTGGATCAGATTCTAATGTTTCAAATACTAATTTAGATTCCATGCTTTCACATCCTCCATTGTTATTCTGTAATTTGACGATAAATATCTATATAATTTTCCTATTATTTTCCAACAACGCCAGAAATAGGATAGAAGCTGGCGTGTGATGAGAAAGCATCACAACTTTCGCATACCGTGGAACATGCATTCAACGCATATAAACTATGGCATTATATACGCTGGAGGAAGGGTGTTCTCTCTACTCCTCCTAACTTTCATATGCTTCGCTCGTCATTATGATATTATCTTTAATTCCATAATTGCTGCTAACGTTTCACATATTACTATACGTAGTCAGGTTGGCTCGTGCGTTCTCGCGGAATTTTCATCCGTTTCACTGCATTACTGCAGAATAGCGAATTCGACGAATTAATCCTCTATTTATTTTTTACAAGCACTAATCTCCCTACGTTGAAATATCATTCCATTGCTATGATATTCTCCGCATTGATAAGCCAGTTTACGATAAACTATAGCCAGGATTTTGGCTAACCTATGCTTGATACAAATTTGAAACCACCAAGTGCTGTTAAAGCTGTGCCAAGTGGCCCAAGTGTTTCAGTAATTTTAGTAAGAATTTCTAAGAATTGTGTTCCGCTATCTATGACAGCCTTGAAAGTGTCTGATGATAGAACAGAAGTTGAAAATTCTTGAAATGTAGCCTTGAATCTTTCAAGACTGTAATCGATACCTTTTTGGTAATTAGTTAATTCCCTTTCGGCGGAGCCTTCGGAATCATTCATAGCAGTATTAAGCGCTTGACGAGCAATATCGTACTGGCTCATAAGGGCGCTCATTACATTGCCTTGATTTTTCTTTGATATTCCGGAATATTCGCAAGATATTCCGATAATTATATATTAATACATAAATTTTATGCTATTTTGATTTGATCATTATACATTCCATTCTCGAAATCGGAAACAAATTGATTCCATTGATCTTCAGTATTTACGCATTTACTGTAAATGGAATGATATAACAAATGTATATCTTTTCTTATACAGACACCTAGAGGATATCTACTATGTACAATTTGAAATTTCTCTAATATATCCTCAAGTTCTTCTTGCGTATAGTTCTTGTAATCTTTTATTTCAATATTATATTCTTCAATTGTTTCATTTACGATATTGGCAAATCCATATTTATGATGTATTACGAAATCTTTACTACCAGTTAGGACGCATTTATAATTACAATTCTTCATTGATTCATTTTTCCATGTTTGTAAATGTCCTCGAAGATATTTTGTTAAACCTTCATACCCAGAACCATCTTTATTAAAATGCAATAGACCTAAAGATAATCTTCTAGCTTGAGTCGCCTTATATGTGCGACCCAATTTCTTACACATAATCATATCAGCTTCAGTTTTCCAGTGTAATAAAATATAATTATCTTCTTCCTGGGTCCATGGGTGATAATCAAAAGACTGTAAATTTAATTGTATTGCATGGGTAATGATGGAAGTTCTTGTACGGTTCGGAAAATATAATTGTACATCGTCAACTGACATTCTTGGATATATATCAGATAATAAATTATTTTCTTCATCAGACCAAAATTCACGACTTTTTATACCTAAGCGTTTCGCTTTTGTTAATATTGCTTTGTATGATCTGTTCGGTAGTAATGCTGCTACCTTTTTAATATTTGTTGAATAATATTTTCTAATAATGCCTAGTTCTTCTTCAGACCAGGCAGATTCATTAATCATTTTTATTCCAAGTTTACTTGCCTTTGTCATGATAGTTTGTTTGTTGCTATTTGGAAAATGTTTCATTATAAAATCCCAATCTCCATATGGATAATAATCTTTTAGAAATTGAACATCTTCTTCCGTAAATCTATATGTTGTGTATTTGTACAATCCTAAATCTTTTAATTTGTTTGAAATAGAAGATGGATTGCGATCGTATTTCTTTGCCAATTCAAATGGTCTTAAACCATTTCCGTTATCGTAATCTTTAATAATATTGTCTAATTCTTCTTTTGTAAAAAATCTTTTTGCCATTCAGCATCTCCTTTTATTTTTGAGCATAATAGTTTATTCTCTGTTTCTTTTTCGCATATAAAAATAAAAATCAAGCGCTTCTTTTAAAGTACTTGATTCGTCAAAAATCCAATATTCACGATCATTAATTATTTTACATGTTCTATCAAAACCAAGAGAATATAAATATTTTGCTAATCTCTTATTATTTGTTTGATAAATAACAACTCACCTCAATTTGTATGTATTAATATATAATTTGTCTTATACTCATCGTATAAGAATAGACTATGTTTTCACCTTCACCTTACGTGTTAAGGGCATACTCTTTTGGACGCCATTTGCGATTTGCGCCCTACTTCTATAGAGTTGAGTATTCAGGATTTCCACCTTTATTTTATAATCCATTTGGATATTCCCAACTCCCTCATGGGGAATAGTCGTTGAACGTTCACCCTCGACTTAACTAACATATGGTCTATGTATAACGTTAGGGTGCTTCGCTGCAAACAAGCAATATATCTCTACGTTTTTAAACATTCATAATCTAGTTTCCCGATTATTGTAGTGTAGAGCTTTATGCTGCCCTTGCAATTAAGTATGTTCTTTGATTTATATTTCTATAAATTCCGGCAAGATCATAAAATTCACCGGCAATCAACTCAGTTACACTTCATATTTTTTTTGTTAATATAGCCCTCGCTTAAAGCTATACCAATTATTATTGAGTCAGATAATAATTCTTATACTCGCATATAAGATCAGAGTACTTTTTAACCACATTATTCATCTTAAGAATAATAGCAGTCACACCATTTCAGACTTCATTTAGCGATTAAGCCCTACATTAAGGATTTCTCCCCCCTGACGTTGGGGTACTCGTTTGACACATCCCTATTCGGGACTTTGCGACCAAGCTACCATTTCTAATTTAAAATAATTAGCAAAATTTCTACTTAGGCTTTTGACCATATAGAATCTCTATCGTTGTTTTACTTTCGTTACATTCATATCAGCATGTTTCATCCATATTGTAGTGATAGAGCATTAGGTTTTACTGGTTTTAGATGTGTTCTCTTATGCACATTTCTGTACATACAGGCAAGTGTAGTCTGCCTGCTGGATGTCTGTTAAATCAGACCATTTATTTGCTAACTCATCAAGAATTTGATAAGTAGACTTAAAAGTATCTTTGTCTTTCAGAATATCTACGCCACTAAGTGCAAGCATTTCTTTTCGAAGCTTGGCAGTAGAAGTTACCATTCCTTCAGTGTCAAGACCGGCTTCTTCAAGATCTGTTTCGGCGCTTCTTATGCGCATTGAGATCGTTTTTAGTGCTGTCCCGATTTTTTCCGGATTTTGAATTACACTATTCGCTGCACTGGCAAGCGCAACACCCTGTTCATACGTATTGCCAGCGGCTTTTAGAGATGATGCAGATCTTTCAATTGCTTCAAAAATACCTGCTGTATCAATAGGCTGCGTATTGGCTACCTCATTTGCCACATCTACGATATGTTGTGCTTGATCTGCTTTTAGTTGAAAACCTTTCAATGCACTAATTAGACCAGAAGAGGATGTTTCCTGGGTCATGTTATCTCCGACACGTTGCAGAAGAGTAGTCATGTCAGACAATTCTTTTGCGTCATCAAGAGAAGCTCCGAGACGTTTCCAATCCGCAGTACTACTAATTACATCACTAACTGTAGCACCATATTTCTTGGCACTTTCAGCAGCCTGATTCCAGTACTGACTTAATTGGCTCTCCGATGCATCACTTGCAACTTTTGCTAATTCAATTTGAGCATCATTGATTTCCTTTACATTAGAAACAACCTTTGATGGAATTTCCATAACGACATTCTGCAACATGCCGTAAATTCCCGTAAATTGAGCAATTTGATTAATAGCACGTTTTGTATCTTGCCAAATGTTTGCTCCTGTTAATCCTTCAGCAGAAATTTTTGCTTTCAAATCTCTTGCTTTAGCATCAATCTCTAACTTTTGCCCTTCCGTTGTTACATTTTTATAAGCATCACGAACTTCTTCAAGCTGCGCCTTATATTTCTTCCATGCCTTACTATTATTGTTGATATAAGATTGCATCTCGTTTGACGCACGTAAAGCGACCCCAGGTGCTAGTGTTGCAGTTTCTTCAGCTTTGACCTGTTTTATCGCAGTTTTATATTTTTCTTCTTCTTCAGTCATCTTTTGAAGATTTTTACTAAGACGCTCAACCTCTTCATCACTAAGATCAGAAACATTCGTATCTTTTAATGATTTTTGAAAATCTTCACGAATCTCTTTAAACTGCTTAAGACTTTCTCTTGCACGAGTCAGTGACTCAGAAGTTTGCCCCTCATACTTAGAAAGAGTATTTTTATATCCAGCTTCTGTTGCAGAATATGTTCCAGTTTGCAATTCTTTCTGAACTTCTGCTAATTTTTTACGAGCATTAATTTCCTGCTCGATGCCAGAAATAATTTTAGAATTATCATAGTTGACAGCTTTTGTAATTCCAGAATCACTATTAGTATAAGAATCTCGTAGAGTTTTTAATTTTTCTAATTGTGATTTGCTTGCAAAACCGTCGGAATTATTTATAAGATTATCAATTTTATCAATAGTTCTCTGAAGTGTGGTACCATCTAGATTTTTTGAAAGTGAAGTTCCAAGCGTTTTCGCGGTAGTTTCAACTTCATTAAGCTTTGCATTCAAAATATCAGCATCCGAAGCAATTTGTGTTAAATTTCCAGAAGATCCTTTTGCTAATTCTGCTTTTATACTAGCCTGTTTGTCATGTATGGTATTCACTGTTTTTTCTAAAGATGATAAAACGTCTGCAGAACCATCTTGTCCAGCGTACTGAGATTTAAGCTTTTCAACTTTTGCATCAAATTGTTTTATAGAACTATCTGATACAAGTGTTTTTGCTTGAGCTACTTTTTTATCAATGGCATTTTGAAGCTTTGCGGCATTTGAATCTCCAACAACGGTATCTTTTTTAGATGTTTTCTCCATAGTGCTATTGACTATGGTCATGACATTTTTAAATTCTTTACCAGCAGAAGTGCATTCATTAAATTTTGACTTAATTTGATCCATTGATGCGCCAGAAGTAACAAGGTTTGATAATTCTTTTTCCAAACCTGTTATAGTTGCATCAAGCGTTCTTGCTCTTTCAATTGCATCTGTGGATTGTCCAGCATAATTACTTAGTTGTTTCGAACGCTGTCCCTGCCGAATCGAAGTATTGTCATCATTTCCATAAGCTTTGATTGCAGCATTTTTCTCATCGACATACGTGTTGTAACCATTAGATTTTCTACGAAAATGATTAAAAGCTTTTTGCTCTAATTCATCATTATAAAAACCTTGCTTTTTTGCATCTGCAATATATTTTCGATTTGCAGACATTTCATCAACTAAATCAGAAATCCGACCTTTGACATACTGTTTATCCTCTGTGGCTACTTTGCCTTTTGCTTCTTTTGTCTTTAATGAATAATATTCCGTGACGTCTTTATTTAACTGAGAGTATGCTTTTTGAAGATCAACGACGGTCTGCTTCTCAGATGTTAACTTACCATTCTTGTTATAAGATTGCTGTCTTCCATCAGCATACGTATACGAATGAGAAGTAGATGGACGTCCTTTTTTATCATATATTGTTGATTGTACATACTTATCTGCGTTTTTTGGAGTACTTTGTACAGTAGCTGTTTTAGTTTTATTTCTTTTTCTAGACGTTTGAGTATGTTTCTTTTGTTCTTTGTCAATCTCATCAGACAGCTTCTTAACCTGTTTAGATGCTTCATCTGTTTTGATATTAATTTCTTTTGGTTCAGTGATTTTCTTCTCAAAATCATCGATTATTTTTTCGCTATTTTTATCCAGTGCAGCTTTTATAACAGCTTCGAGGTTAATTGTATGTTGTTTTGGCATTTTTTCACCACCTTTATAATTCTATATTATCAAGCACTTTATGTACTGAATTATCAATGATTTTATCTAGTCTACCATTGACAAGTTCTTGCTCAACATAATCAAATGGTGGAGGAGTAGTATCTACAAGATGCCACTTACCATTACCATGTTCACCCTTTAAATACATCAAATCAAACACACCTTCGTTTGTTAGTTCTTGTCCCCAGAATCCGTGATAATTTGGAACGTTTTCTTCTGTATCTTCAAAAATTATAGATGAACCTTCAGCACTTATATTGCCAGTCATGTTTTCTAATCTACCCTCGCTAAAGTCTCCTTTGTGTGTTGCATAATATTGATTAATTGATTCATTAATAATTTTTCTATATTCTGGTTCTGCATCAGTTGCAATTTGACGTGCCATTGTAGGAACAGATTGTAATACTTTTTTATTGTAATCTTTTAGTAGCTTTTGTAGTTCCTTTGTTATATTACCCATTTTTACCACCACCTCCATATTGATAAATTAAAAAATCTCCTGGCATTTGACTGCCAGAAGATTTAATGTATTCTTGCTTTATTTATTATTTTCCTGTCATTCTTTTCTGTACATCCATTACGGTATCAACCATCACATCTCGAATTGCTTTTGCGTTAAGCATTTTACTTTCATTCATTTTTTTAAGAATATTCATAATCATTCCAATGCTTTCTGGATTTTCAAGAACAGGTTTTGCAGCAATCTGAACATTTCGTCCAATATTTGCTACAGCATTTGCCATTTCTGCAATTTCCGTATACATTTCATGTTTTTCATCCGTACAATGAATCATTTTTTGTAGTTTAAAATCTACAATCTTTTGTACACTTTCCATCACATGGTTTTTGGTATTGATATACGTAAAATTAATATCATTTTTCTTATCTGATTTATCTACATTATAGAAAAATTTATTTACATGCGCATGAAGATTTTGGTCTTGCATAACACAATCATAGATTACATCGTCTTTTTCAAATTCAACACCGTCAATAAAATAAACAGCAATAGCAGTAATAAGTGCAGCTTCCTTATTCCACGGTGTATACTCACCGCCTTCAAACATATAATCTACAATGAAGTCAATTGCTTTTTTCTCATCTGCAAGTGTAATAACCGGTTTAATTTTTACATATTTTGTAATCATTTATTTTTCTCCTTTTTATTCCTGATAAACTCTAACTTCCCAATGATATCCGTCATCTGTATGAATACTATATTTATCAGAATAAGCATCATACTTCACCTGACAAATTTGAGAAGAATTATCTACTATTTTGAAATACAAGTGTGACGGCAAACAATAATTTCTCTTTTTTAAAATATCATCTATTTCACTGGAGTACATTGTTTACCTCGCATGTATCTTTTATAAACTGCTTAACGTCATAAGAATAATTTACTTTTTTAATACGTGACTGTACTCGTACTGTATTATATTTTGATAAATCCTTTTGATTAAAAGATTTCTTGCCAATTTCCGATATCATCTTGTTAAATTCTTGAATCCTCATAAAATATGTATCATTGTTTTTTGTTCGAAAATTGAATAAAAATCCTGCAATTAAATTATGTTCGCTTGCGTCCGTAAGCTCATCAATTTGATTCTTTCGAATCATGCTTAGTGGGATACTAGTACTCTTAGTTGATTTTTGCTCTAAACAATAGAGTGTTTTTGACTTGTCATCTAAAACCAAACAATCACACATGTTATGACTTGCAAATCTTGTATTTTCCCCAGATGCAAAGCTGGCTGCATTATCTTTCAAGCGATAATACCAAACGTCTGGTAATTTATTAACAGAGTTTTTCCAATCAGTTTCAAATTGTTTTCCTGCGTTAATGGCGATTAAAATCACTTCCTTCCTATACAATAGAGCGGGAGAGTAGTGTTCAGTCATTTCTACTCTCCACAAAGAAAATGCCCTTACTAGGCGACTGAACTTTAACCTAGTAAAAGCATTTTGAATGCGATATAATTAAATAAAAATCTTGAAGATATTTCATTATGCGTAATTTTACAGATGAAGAATTAGAACAGGTTACTAATAAACTTTATAAAGAATGCTTAGATAAAGGCATGGACGAGGATGACGTTGTTGCGGCGAATGTATCCATAACACTAGAGCTAATTAAAAAATTCGTTTTAAAACTGCAGGATTTAGATGATTAAGAACACAGCTTATTATAATCATTTTTCATGTCTTTGTAGATTGACTGCTTTGTTTTTTCGACAGAGACTCTTTCGACAATCATACTTATAAATTTGTTGTATAATTTTTTGAGATTTTTTTAACATATAAAGACCTTCTTTCTCTTTTATTGACCGCGAATTATTGCAATAAAATTCGCGGTCATATTATTGAATGAAACTCATCTTTTATTTGATAATTCCGTCTTTGAGCTGTTTATGATAAACTTCTTTGATTACTTCCATGCTCTCAGTAACAAGTCCATTTTCTAAATGATTTTCTTGAAGAATCATTTCATATTTTTCGTACATTCTAAAAATATGTTCAAAAGTTTCACGATTATATTTTCGACCGCATGTTACAGCAGAAGAGAAATCTAATATCTCCCAACGAATATCATCAATTTCCTTATCGACATACATCTTTGTAAGGTTTTCAATACATTCTTTCAATTCTTTATTACTACGATGTAATTCTTTCTCATCATTTTTTTGACTGATTTCCAAATCTTGGATCTTCTGCTGAGTAAAAAGTAGTAACTCATGTTCTTCTTTTTTCTCACGCATAGCTTTAGTTTCTATTCCAAAGAATTCGAACAAAAACCAGTGTAATACTTGAATAATTGCCTGAAATCCTAGCAACGCTACAAAGATTGTTATTCCGAACGCCTTCCAGTCTATACCAAAAAAATCACGTATAGGTTCCACATTTCACCTACACTTTCTAAGCCTTTGGCTCTGTGTAAGTCATAGCATTCTCTGAATCGCCAGTACCTGCTGTCGTAGGATCAATTACAATACCTAAAATTGCCAATACTACGAACACTGCTTTAACAACGTTAACCAATTTGTCTCCAAGTTCGCTCAAGTCAATTGCGAAACCAAATACTGCAGCAATAGTTTGAATAAGTACGATTACCGCTGGAATTAATGAAATCCAGAACATTTTATTTTTTACTCTAACGAGCCAATTAATATTTCTCATAGTTTTGCCCTCCATAATTTTGATATGATAGGAGAGTGATAATACACTTTTACGCCCATAACCATGAGCAACCTATGTTAAGTTCCTCAATGTCATGACACAATTTTTTATTTGGTTACATATGTAATCTAATTCTTCTTTTGTTTCTGATCCGCACAAAGTTAAACGGATACCATTATGAATATATTTTTCTTTCATTCCGATGGCAAGTAAGGTATCAGATGATTTCAAACTTCCGGAATTACAAGCAGATCCAGTAGATACAACTACACCATACTCATGAAGCAAGGTCATTAATGCTTCGCCAGATACTCCTTCAAAACACAAGAATAAATTATATGGCAATCTATTATTATAAGAGCCAACAACAAAAAAATTTGGAACTAATCCTGATAATGTTTGCACGAGATAATTTCGTTTTTCCGATGTACATTGATCATAATTATAATGCTTTACAACGTATCCTAGAGTTAAGATTCCAAGTGTGTTCTCTGTTCCACCAAAAAGTCCATGTTCTTGTGAACCATATATAATAGGAGACAATTGAATATTATCCTTTTTATATAAAACCCCACACCCTTTTAAAGATCCTAATTTATGCGCAGAAAACCCTGCAATATCAATATCCAATTTCTTGACATCTAGTGGAATTTGACTGATCGATCCAGTACAATCAACATAAATTTTACCGTTATAAAAATGGATCAAATCAGTGAGCTTTTTTACATCTTGTATTGTACCGATTTCACTATTAGCATAATCCATAACCACAAAACTTCTTTTATGATATATAGAAAGAAGAGATTTCAAATCATCAAAATTAATTTCGCCCTGTCCATTGACTTTTAATGGAATAGCACTTCTAACTGTTTTTACATAATTTAAAATTGATTTATGCGCAATAGGAGAGTACAGAATAACACAGTCATTTTGGTCTTTATATCCTTTGACTGCTAACGTATTAGAAGCTGATCCTCCAGAAGTAAATAAAATATTACTTTCATCTGCATGAATAAAATCAGCAATATTTTTTCTTGATTTATCAATTTTATTCCGAATATTTCTTCCTTCTTGATAAGCACTGGATGGATTATAATAATCGTCTAAAATAGATATGATATAATTTTTTGTCTCTTGGTTCAATGGAGTAGTGGCAGCATTATCTAAATAAACTTTCATAGTTACACCTGCTAATCATAATATTCATTATTGATGTAAAAATTTTTCAATGCTTCAAATAATTCCGGTGTCTTTTTATATTTCCAAACAGTTTTTCCGGTATCATCGACCTTTACGAATTCATAACGAATACCGTATTCTTTTAGATATTTATATTCGTCAACAAAAGAGGTCGCATATTCTTTGTCAAACTTCATTTTTTCCTTTTATTCCTTCCTGATATATAAGCGTAAAAAATAGGGGTGCGTATAATTGATATATACGTACCCCTATAATTCTCATATATCAATCAACACTATTTTTATTCACTTTAGATTTTGGAACAATCTTTACAGCTTGTTCTCTTTTTTTAGTCGCAGTAACTTTTTTATCATTCTTATTATCAATAATTTCTGATACAAGTTTTTGGATATTTTCCTTGTATGTAGAAACTTTTGATAAATCACACAATGATAGGTCGGTAACTGCCGTTTCTTTGCTTATTGCACCTTGAGCGTAATCGCTTACAGTTTCAAAAACATTTTTGCAATTTTCTGTATCAAATAGATTCATCCACATCGGGAGATTCTTGCTCGTAGGACAATATCCGCAATACTCATAAGCCTTACCACAAGTAAGGCATACTCTGTTATTTGCCATTTGTTTCTCCCTTCTAATTAGAATCAGTCTTCGTCAACCTCATCAGCATCGTAAACGCTATACAGAATCTTGTCATCTCCACAATATTCGATCTCTAGATCGCCTTTGAAATCCATGGTTGCAGTATCAGCACTAACTGGAACAGTGGTTTCCGGAGATACCTGGAATGATGGCATTACGATGTAATCTGCTTTTAGATCATTTTTCTTACATGGATTGTAGTATGTAGCTTTCATAATTGCGTATACAGATGTTGGGAATTTATCTGCTCTATTGTGGATTACGGCACCTGTCTCTACTTCACGATCATAACGAATAAAGAACATTTCTGCGTCTTCATCTAATGGAAGAGTTAGTACAGCACCCTCTTTTGCAATAGAAAATTTATCTGCGGCAGCAGTCGTATCCATAGTATATGTTTTTCCAATAGAACCATCGCCAAAATACTGAGCTACTTTTACAGAACCTTCTACATATCCGGTAATCGTAACGGTTTTAACACCATTTTTAACATGCATCAGTCTTGGCATTTTAACTTTACCACTTTTGGATGCGAAGATTGGCTGAGATCCAGAAGATGCAGCAACGATATTGGTGTTAACAAAAGCATTTGTTGCAGAAAAAGTACCTGCTTTAGACTTCCAAATCTTCTTTACAAGATTACCATTTTTATCGGTAACATCTTTAGATTCAGCAGTGATTTCAATATTTGCATCACTTAATTGGGTGAGTACATATTGTGGAATACCAGTACCTTTATCTTCTGCATAAAAGTATAGAATCTCTTTATAGATTTTGTCACCTAATTTAAAACTCATTTGTTTTTCCTCCTTAAATTTTTGTATAAAAAAATCATGCAGATCCTTTAAGATCTCGCATGAAATTAAATTCATTTTTGGGAATTTTTGATGTATCAACAAATCCAGAATAACTGCCATTAATGACAGCATGTGTTGATTCATAAATTTGAAGTCTTTGTACACTATCATAGAATTCCACAATTCCAACATTGCGTAGTTCATTCTTTTTATATTTCGATCCAGGGTGATTCAGATAGAAAGAAATCATGGATAATAGACTTGGTGGTTTTAAAGAACTGTCTCTTTTCATCGCCAGCAAATTCTGTTTGTCTCTATTAATGAGATCTCTTTTGAGAGTCTTACTAGAAGTAAATTCCTCTTCTGGCGGAAATGTATGAAACATATATTGAATATATTTACACATTTTAATTCGTGTTGGTTCGTCAATCTTTATGTCTTGAATAGGATTATATAAAATAACACTTTCTTTTCCATCTTTTTCTTCGGTAAAGAAAGAAAAACCATGAAAATCAATGTCACCAAACATCAGTTTTGAATATTCCAAATCAATACTTTTGATTAAAATGGAAAACAATTGCTGATTTGTGATATCATTCCAGTCAATTCCATTGTTCCAAAGTTGTAAACGACATTTTGTTGTATTTGAAATAAATGGATAAATAACAGATTGTATATTTTCTTCTCCGTATGTTATATAGTCTTGAATTGATGGCTGATGAATTGTGATTTTATCATTCACTACATAATCATCTCCAAAATATAGTTGAAGAGGATTAAAATCAAAATATTCTTCTTCGTTATTTTCTTCATTTGCTATCTGTGCTTCAATTGCACTTTGTACAAGATCATTATTCGCAAACCCCATAATTTACCACCTTTTATTACTATAGAAGGATTTACCATTCTCTGTTTTTGTAATATTGTTTGGTGTAATAATTTGATATTGCAAAGTACGCACAAGATAATTATTATCCATCGTTGATTCTTTATCCAAAGATGGAATCGGATTTTCAACCTCAGTTCCAATCCATGCAAATCTATCTCGCAATATTGCAGCAATTAGATCATGTCTTGGTAAACCAGTAAGATCATCTATAACATCTTTTTCATGGATAAATATTGTAAAAGTAAGAAGAAGTGTTTTTACAGAATTATTATATCTTGCTAAGTCACTAAAACTTGTTTGATAACATACATAATTCCTAGAATCTGTTTCTGTTTCTGGGAAAAATATGTATGGACGGATATGGGCATTCTCACCAAAATAACGATCCCACTCACCCAATGGTTCTCCATCTGCATCAACGTTTAAATTTCCACCATCGTCAAATAATTCGGATTCCAACTCTGCATCATGAATTGCATACAGTAATTCTGGACAGTGTAATAATATTTGATATACTTGATTTTTGATACGAATATTATCATCATCTGGATTATGTGTATATGCGCGTAATTTATTAAGCATATCATCTTTTGTATGAAAGGAGTATTCATTTATTTTATTCATTCAGATACCCCCTATACAGTAATTTCAAAATTTTCAGCTACTCGAATAATGTTATTATTTAAAGAAACATCACATGATATTAATAATAATTTCCCTAAATAATTTCGATCGTTGATAAATTTCATTTTAATTTGATTATATTTACAACCAGATTTTGACCACGATACATAATCAGATAATTCATTATTTTCTACGGAGCATTTCCAAGTAAATTCTCCGCCTTTATATTGATCAGATATGTCATTGTGATCTTCGTCTAGTATTTTTATAGTAAACAATTTATAACTGCCACCAACTTTTACATTGGTAGAAGATGCTATAATTTTTTTATTTATACCGGCAATTTCTCCAGGTGTTGATGGTTCGACTGGGATAACAGACGAATCATAATAATCAGCATACATACCAATAATCTTGCCATTTTCGTCACGTTCAATATAATCTCTATGTTCATCCCAAAAATCTTGATAAATTGTAAGCTTTTGGATTCCGACAGGTTTTGTGTTTTCTATTTTTGTTACAGACCATACCAAAGGATGTTCTGTTGGCGCGCTAATAATAAGACGCATTGTTTTGCTAACATCATCGTTATACCAAAACTTTTCAGTAATTTGATTTAATGGGAACCAGATTTTATCCTGGTTGTCTGGGTGGGCAAAGTAGTGCCATTTTGTTACTTTGTTAATTCGCTTCTTTTAACAAAGATCTATCTACATATGTAAATAAATTTTCTTATGCTTTCACATAATGTGCAGATCATATCATTCACCATGCCAATCACGGTTTAGGTGTTCCCAACTTCGGAACGCTTGTTCCTATTCTATTTCAAGAATGATCGTTGAACCTTCCTCTGTTCGAGGCTTGGCTGCTGATCGCCCATTAAAAAAAGATGCTACAGCCCGTAGACTAGCATCTAATAATTATTATCTATTTATTTTTTTACGTTCGCACTTGCGTATGTTTCATCACTATGCTGTAGTATAAATAGCTTTAGGGTTTTCCAGCAATTCAAGGAAATACATTATTATCATTTCTAATAATAACGGACTACTTTTGTAATCTCTATACTTACCAGTTGTGTCAAATATGTTACTTTATTGGGTCGTTAATCCAACAAAGACAAATTATAAATTATAATTTATTTTCTTATACTTTCGTATAATGTTCAGGTCATATCAAATCCATGCTTATTATTAACATAATAAGTTTAGGATGTCTCCATTAACCCACTTGGGTACATGACCGTCGAACCTTATCCTTTTCGGATCTTGGCTGCGTATTGTCTAATTCAATTATTTCTTAACATTCGCATTTGATTTTATTTCATATCTGTGCTGTAGTATAATTGACTCTAAAGAGTTCCACGCAATTAAAAGACTTTCGACATACTGTTTCCAGTATGAAGCGCATACACTTTACGAATTCTGGTTTCTAAGCACACCCCACATTTTCCGCTTAATTCTGTTCTGACCAGTTTTTTCAATCCATGTCAAATTATAATCACATGGAAGAATTAAATACTTCCGAAATTGGTTTGCAATTTCTCTACCGACAATTAACCATTTATGATAAACCAAATTATCATCTGGAATATCTACGAATAGCCCGATCGGGAAATCGGCTAGATACCGTTCGTGATAATCTGTTTCATAATAATACAAATCATCATTCTCAGAAAAAGAATATTTTTGAGACGGACGAAATTGTAGATAATAAGGAACCTGATCCTTATCTATAGACTGATAAGAATTAATAATAAACTTTGCATCAATTGGAGTTTTGGTTGTATTGTCATAAGTCATATTCTGATTTTTATCTGGCTGATCATCATGATAAAAATCATATATATAACACTTTTTTGCCTGGATGTCATGATCAAATGTTTGTTCCATAAGAAAATCTGAGTTTTCTTTTGTTATTTCACCAATTGTTTTTGCATCATTTGATCGTAGGCTTGATATACGTCTAGCTGTTGATAGGTTTGGCATGACTATTTACCTCCTCTAACATAGCTTTAATATATCCATGAGAATCTAGAATAGCTTTTCTAAATATTCTATAACTATATTTTGGACTATCTATTAGATCGTATGCCGCCTGTAATGTCGAAATTAAAAGTAGCATATCATTTGGACAACCTAATAATGTATTAAGTCCACCGAATTTAAATAGAATATCTTCAAAGTATTTTTTGAAATCATCATCTGAATTAAAAATTCTGTCTGTCACTAGCTTATCTTTATATAAAAGTAATCTATGTATATTTTTGTGCATTAAACATGCTGCGTTTTTTATTTGTTCGTCAGAAAAAGTTCCATATAAATAATCCATATTATGTACCATTATTAATATAAGAGTTATAAAGATAACCATGATCTCTAATAGTCTTACTTAATTCCTTCTGTACATTTTCTAATCTTGTCTGAAGCAATCTGTATGGATTGTTTAGCATTTTTTCTTCTTTTCCACCAACCATCATAGTGGTATAATTTAAAGAATCGACTCTTGGACTGAGCCATTCAATTGTAATCCCTAGAACAAATAATTTGCACACATACTCAATATCAGAACTTTCATCTATTGTATTTACAAGATTAAAAGAAACTTCTTGTAATTCATCGTCCAATACAATAGAAGAGAAGAGTCTTCTGATTCTCGCATCTCCAAGTACATTGTGTAATCTTTCGGTGTAAATCTCATAAAAGTCATTAGAATTTAATGCTAATTCCTTCGGATCGTCGATCCTGCCCAATGCCCTTGAAAAGATAGTTTCATAAGGAAGTATCATCTTAACCTCCTTTATTTAACAAATAATTCACTTAGAAGATTAAAATCCGAATCAAAGATTTCACTGAGTTTTCTTACTTTTGCAATACTGTCAAGATGACCATTAGCAATCTCTGTAGCAATCATCTGTTCCAGGATGGTTCTTGTAGCTTCTGGCAGCTCTTTGATTTCCATTTCCATCTGTCTTGTAGACATATCAAGAATTTTGAGCAAATCATTTCTTGTATACATTTTCTCATATACTTTTTTTACAGTAGGAAAATCTTCCAGTAAATCGTCATCCAGGATAACAAATCTTGGTAAGAATACATGGTCTGAACCTTTTCTAATCAAAGAAACCAGGTCACGATAATTGATTTCGCAATCATATCCATAATCTTTGAATTCATAAACATTTCCAGATTGAGACGTGATGTTTAATCCACCATAACATACTGATCGACACAGAATATAATCTGAATCTGTAAATACCTTTTTCTCTTTTTCGATTTTTTCTTCAATTGGTTCTTCTACGGTTGTTTTTGTCTCAACTTTAGTAGCTACTTTTCTAGTTGCAGTAGCGGTTTCCTTTTTTGCTCGTGCTGTCGGCATGGCTTTCCCTCCATTAAAAAATAGAAGAGTAGCGGTTAAACTACTCCTCTAATATATTTTTATTACTTAGATTAGTCAGTAATGGTCCATGAACCAAAGTAACGACCAATTCTTGTAGATACTCCAAGCTCTCTCTGAACTTCGTATTTCATGATATCAGCGATGTTACTATTAGCTGTTCCACGCTCTGTGATTTCCTCGATAAGAGTCTCACCAACATCAACCATATCAACAAGTTTGTTGTCACCAGTTGCAAATACGAAAAGAGTGTCATCCTTGTACATGGACTTAGTTACATCGTTTCTTGCAAATCTCTGTGGAATTTCAACAAGCGTGTAACGTCCGTAATTTCCAAGGCGACCCATCTTTGCAATATCTTCTTTCTGAGAATCAGCAACCCATTTAACATCGATAAGGTTTTCAAGCTCCTGAAGTGCAACCATTGTTCCCATGATAACTACATCTGCATTATCATTTGCAACAGATACATTTTGAAGAACTTTATTGAATTTCTTTCTATTTGTTGTGTTGAGCGCACCTGTTTGTACGAACTCGGACTGTGCCGGAAGTTTCTTTGGTGCTTCAAGAATCTCAGCAAAGATAAGCTCTTGAATCTTTACAACAAATGCTTTAGTGATAGCGTCTACAAGTTTTGTCCAATCCTCTTGTCCAATAAGATATCTATCAATATCAGCACCAACAGCAGCACCATAAACATCCGTCTCTACAGAATATGTTGTGTTCTCTGGTAATCTCTGAAGCATTGTATCGTGATGTCTCTTACCCATTCTTGCTATAGAAAGAATTACTTCCTCATGCTCATTAACGAAAAGATTAGTATCTCCCTCTTTAAGGTTTCTGTAATTAACAAGTGCGTTGAACCACTCATTTTCTTTAAGTCCTGTAGAAACTGTCCAATCAGTTACTTCTTCAATTACATCGAAATACTGACGAGCATGATCTCTGTAAGCACGTTCTCTTTCTCTACGAGAAGAGTCTTTGGTAAGACCGAAAATTTTTAGAGATACTTCTCTAAGTTTATCTTCAGCCTCTCTCTTAGAAATTCCATCGTCGAGTTCATTTTTATATAAATCGAACATCAGATTTTTTACTTCTTCATAAGAAGTTTTCATTTCATCGAATACATTAAGCACATGTGCGCTAAAATTCATCTTATTCATTGCTTATTCCTCCCTTCTTTATAGTTCTGAAACTTTGTGTTTCTGACTTCCAGCTTCAACAGTTACTTTCTTACCAGCTACAGGTGTTCCGTCAAATGTATCTTCACTAAGCTCATAAACGTCTGTTACTGTAAGCACAAGTCCTCTAACTGTTTTTGTTCTTTCGGCTGTTGCTGCGTTGAAGAAGTTAGAAGTTTTGGTAAATTCACTATTATAGGTTTCTGCAATTTCAGGAACTTCATAAATAAGAATTGCTGGTGCATTTGGATCGACTTTCTTAACCTCTACATACCAGTTTCCGTCAGCAGCTTGCTCAAGAATTTCTCCTTCAAAACCAGCTGGTGCATCTGCAACCTCATATTGGTCAAAGCTTACATATTTTCCTTTGCCGCAAACTGTACCGTTATCCGTATCTTCTTTGATAACCATGTTTAATACACGACCAACTTTGTCAGAAAGGACTTTGGTTGGGAAGCATACATGATGCTGATCAATTTTATATTTAATAGCCATTTGATTTTTCCTCCTTTTGTTTTTTTACAAAATAAAAAGACCGCTTGTTGCGATCTTTAAAATTAAAAGTTATTTTGTTTATTTATTTTTCTTCTTCAGCAAACAGTTTTCCATATCTGCTAGGTTTCGAAGCTTTTTTATTTACATTTACAAATTGTTTCTTTGATGTAGCTGTCTTTTCTTTGTTATTAGAAAGTGCAAAGTTACCATGCTCAGAAACATAATCAGAATGAAGAACTTTAATTTCTGTCTCAAGATCAGCGAGAGAGTAGTTATCCATTTCAGAAACAAGTTTCTCATAATCTTTATTTACGAATTTTCCTTCTTCATCTTTCTGTGCAAGAATTTCATATTTCTCAGAATCAAGAATTTCTTTCTTTTTTTCACGAAGTTCATTTAATTCAATTTCTTCTTTGAACACTTTTAATTCTGCATAGTTTGAACGCATTTCTTCTAATTCTGCTTTTTCACTTGCTGTTAAAAGTTCACGGAATAATTCTGTACGTTCTCCATCAAATGAAACATTGTCACCATCTTTTACATAACCCTGACGATAAATCTTATCTGTACACCATCCTTCATATACAAAATAAGAATCATAAACATTTGAGATGTAATAATAATCATCGTCTAGTTCCTCGTATGGAGTTAATAAATTATACAATGCGTATCGAACATCTTCATGTGAAATTTCATATGTACGAACAAGTTTTTCAAATCCCTGTCCTTTGTTATTTTCACCGTCACTAGATGCCTCCCCTTTGCCAATAGAACTATCTTCGAAAACTTCTTTAAATTTAACTTCTAATTCTTCATCTGATAAATTAGAATATTCAAATGTAATGTCTTCTACAGTTTTATTGTATTTCTCTAATAACTCTTCAAATTTATTCATTTTACTTTCATTTCCTCCTTCCTTTTGTAATAGTAGAGCAGAAGTTTGCTCCTTAATACTGAAGCAAGTAGACTCTAATTTATTTAGTCGTTCTTGCAACTCATCCATTTTTGATTCATAATTTTCAAATAAACTGTTATTTTTTGCTTTAAAATCAGTAAGTTTAATATTTGATCCGGACATTCCAGGCTTTACGGTTTCTCCCTGTGGAGTTTTTCCCAAAATTGTTACTCCACTAAAGAAAAAGTCTTCGATGTTTAAATACTTTGATTTTGCATCATAGCTTAATTCTCGAATTGAAAGTTCAACCGATACAAAGCATTCACCTTCACGCTCTAAAATCTCAGCAGCTTTTGAATACTCTTCAAAGATATATCCATCAACTTCACAATAGGTTTTTTCTTTTTCTTCATCGTAAACAAGTTGTGCATTACAGCTCTCCGGAATGATTCCAATCGGATATTCGTCATAAACAAGCTCTCCATTTTCATTTTCATGCATATTGTGACTGTAAAACTCCCACTGACCATCCGGATTTTCATCTGTAACTACCTTATGGATATAACCAAGAATCGGACGATTGCTGAATGATGGCAATGCTGCTTCCATAACAGTTTTGTTAATATTTGATCCATTTACATTTAAATCTGTGTGACAAGATTGGAGGTGAACTGGAAGTAGTCCATCTTTATTTTTGTCAGACTGATCAAAATTAACTTTGCCATGTACTTGAACAACCAAAGGTTCTCCATTTTTTTCGCTACTAAAATGTGTAGATCTTTTATATTTGTTTAAATAAAAATCATATAAATCTTCTATAAAAAGAAGTCTTTTTTTTGACATGATATTTAGCGATTCCTCCTTTCCTTAAATATTAGGTATAAAAAATACCACTCAAGAAATAGAAGAGTGGCTAAAAAGTAAGTATATTGCTATACTGTATTTTTGATTTATCTATATTTGAAAACTGAAGTTTGTCAGTATTCAAAAATATATACATTCCATTCAATTCACTTACTACTTGAAATCCAAGTTTCTTTAAGTTTTCAGAGGTAGTAGTGTCTGTTGTTTTTAAAAACTTTTCTTTCATATGACCACCTCATTATTTTCTGTCTCTCGTTTTAGCTCCATCGTCACTTATTTCTGAATCAGAAACCTCTGGTCTGCCACCTTCGTCACTTGCGTTGGATACTGTATTTGCTGATACGAGTGGAACAAATTTATTCTTTAAATCTAATACATCATTGGCTAAGAAAGTCATCGAAAGGGTATCAAGTTCACTAATCCCATTTAATGCATTTATTAATATCATTTTAGAACTATCATATTGCAGATCTTTTTGCATGGCTTCTCTAAGAGTATCTTTTGTATAAGAAGACACTTCAAAAAATTTAACCTTCGCCGCATTTTTGACTTGGTATGATAGCATTCTATTTACCCATCCTTGAATCTGACCTAAAAGTGCAGAAATTGCTAATTCAGTATCTGCCTTTGTAGCAGCTCGAAATGCTTCAGCACCAGAAATACTAGAAGAATTAAGTATTTGCGCTCCACCAGAAGTATTCAACACTTCTTTTGTGGCTTTTTGTACCTTCGTCGTGTCTGTTGTTTGATCATCAGAAAAAGATATTGTATTAAGTGGCAATGGACTTATCACAGAACCAATATAAGGTGGAAGGCTATCAACCAATTTATTATAATAATCTACGGCAAAATCAATGTTTACAGCCCATTGATCTGGTTCATCAGCACCAGATAATGTCGGTATAGTAGCTGTGATTAGTTTATAAATTTGTTGTTCATCCGCAACGGCTTGTACGTCACCAAGATTTAAAAGACCAATTAAATCAATAAATAATCCACTATAAATTGGAACAATAGTTTCCCATGTCTCAACTCTTGATTTTGTACACAAAGCATATTCATCAGGCATTGGTTGCCATTTTTTCTGACTGTTACCACCATATTCCTTATACATAGAAAGTAACGGATCACCAAGATATTCTAATACATCTTCGAATTTTTTATATTTACTCATATCTACAGAGAAAGAATAATCGCCAGTAAAATATTTACCAGAAATTCTGCAATAATCTGGTGGAATTTTTAAAATAAACATTCCGGTTTCGTCCAGCCAACAGCATCCATAAAATACATCTTCTATAAAGTTATTAATTAATACCTGCAAGAAGTTCCCTTGTAAAGACATTCTATCTAGCCATACCAAAGTGTCATAATAATCTTTCAACATACTTTCCTTGTCGTTGTCACCGGTTGGATCATATGTAGGAACTACGTACCTTGCATTTAGATCAAACATAGTTGCATTATACATAATTAATCTAAAATATATCTGACAACGATAAAATAAGTAACGAGATAAACCACGCAGTTCATCTTCGTAACTATCAATATTCTGAAGATATTTAATTACATTTCCCTTGTTATATGAACTTATAGGAATTTGTCTTGTCGTTTTTGTAACATCACGAACTTGCTTAAATGCATTCTGTGTTTCTGCAAATCTCTTTTGTTGGCGTTCAAGACTTTGCATATATAATTTTCGTTCTGCAGCTGTTGGTTGTTTTTTACGTGTTGGAGATGTTTCTGTCATCTCTTTCTTTGATTGTGTCATCTTTGACGAGAACACCTCCTTTGCTATTTTATATGATTTGGATTTTTATTTAGATTGTTTTGGAAAACGAAGAGATGCGTTTTGGTTGATTGATTGAAAGTTTGGAAAGGAGAGATTGGGTGGACTCTTGTGGGCGTTTTCTCTGTGTGATATTTTTTCGACGTTCGCACATAAGAGAATATGAAAGCATACATGCTGTATCATTGTGTTACTACCATTTTTGGCGATTAAGGTACTTCCAAGAGTGTCTTTACACTCGACCTTAATTCTCGTATTTCATATTTTAGTTATATTACGAGTTCAGACTATCGCATCTTCATATATAAGTATGTAGAATGAAGTTTTCTCACTTAGTCGTTGCAGCTGCTATTACGCTTGCTGTGGGTTATCCACTTCTGGACTTTCCCAATTAATCAGAGAAAATTTCCCGTTTGTAACTTATCTACTTTTATTACAAAGTACCCTATACGATTTAAGGCACGGTCGTCATGTAGCTTATTTGCCTTTTCTGGAGTTAACTCGAAAGAGTCCTTTCCTGAATCTCTTTTTTTCCTAACCATATTCACAAGCTCCTCCTTTAGCGCGTCCATATTGGCAAGTGCAATTTTATCCTGCCAGTCAAGTTTAATCATTTTTGTGTTAACAGATTGAATTTTCCCAAGCTCATCATTTAAACGACTTTCAAATTCTTTTTCATTTAATTTTTGCTTTTTCAATTCTTGCGATATGCTTTTTCGTGCTTCTTCTAATTTCTTTTCATCAACGTCAAAAACAGTTAAATAATCTTTGCTGTCATATGGTGCAGTAAAACTTATTTTGTCTTGATTCATTAATTCTATCATCGCTTCATACATTTCTGATTTGTATGCAGAAGGAGACATGAGGTGTATTTTATTTACTGCATTTGGAAACTTATTGACATATTCTATAGAATATTCTTTATCAATTAATCCTCTGTGTACAATACCTGCAGAATCAGTCCAGTCTGGCATTAAATAATCGGCAATATTTACACCGCCACCACCAGATCCTGCATCAATATAAATTCCAACAATGTTTCCATATGCGTCTGCACCGCCGTTATAAGCAAGAATAACTTTTTTCAAATATTCAATTTGATCTGGTGTTTGCATTGGAGATTTTATTTTTTTTCCAACATCAATAAGATTAATACAGTTGACTAATCGCATACGAATATCTGTGCTTCCGTCTATTTGCTCGAATTCATATATTTCGCCTACAAGAATAACTGAGTTGTCTCTTGATCTAGCTGGATCATATGCTATAACAAATTTTTTATCACCAGTATCATTATATAAAAGTGGTTTTCTGACCTCTTCGTTTCTGGAAATAACGCCACGTCGTATGATTGCGTCACTACCTGCATCAGTAGTAAATTCACAATAATATTCTCGCCTAGCTTTTTCTGGATTTGTTCTCATATCAGAATCAATTGTTGATTTTTCAAACAGTGGTGCCATAACTTGCCCATGAATGGTAGGATGTAATGGAATATCACAAGTAATATTTGCTACAAAATAATCCTTATTTCCCATTAACATCTGTTTGGAAAATTCTCTATATAAGGAATAATATTTTGTGGATGTATCAGAAGCAGAAGATATGTAAAATTTCTGGTTTGGAATTTCTTTTGGAATTGCTCTTAGACGTATTTCATCAATTCTATTTCCATCTCGATCTTTTCCTGATTTAAAACTTTTATTTACAATTGCGAATGCAGAATATACAGACATCATTTCATCTGAAAGAAATCCACATTCATCAAAAATTACATTTCCGCGCATCAATTGTTATCCTATAAGCTTTTTATCTTATAGATCTTATAGTTATTGTTTCTATAAGTTCGGCATATCTTTTTATCTCAAAAATGAGATATCGAGAACTCGTGGAAAGATTATATTCTATTTCTAGGTTCACTTTCTATGCTCTGCCTGTGACTATATTTTTAAATATAGCCTTCCAGTCTGATTAGCCTTTCAGCTTTCCAGTTTTCTTTCTCGATTAAAAACCATACAAATTATATGGATCTACTTATCACTAAGTAGCGAGGCAAGTGCGGAAATATCTTGATTTACCTCTTTTTTTGTCTATATTTGAATTTAATGTTTGAGTAAAACTTCCGTTATAAGTTGAATATGAAAATCCGTTGCTACCATGGGAAAATCCATCTCCAGCAGCATTTTTTATTTCAATTTCTGCCTTGAAAATGTAACCAGTTGAACCCATCATTGTATCAATGTTGTCATTAGCCAGCCGTTCCAATGTTGTAAAAGTTTGTTCAGCCTGACTACCAGAGCCACTGGCAATATATGTCCAATAGTTATTAAACAACATGTCTTTTGCCATGATAATAATGTCGATAAGCGTAGATTTTCCGAATCCTCGACTACAGACAAGCAATACATTCGGACATGTCCAACTTTGCTGAACAATCCAAGCTTGGGCATCAAGAAGTTCTATATTGAACATAATATTTATAAAGGAAACGGGATTGCATTGAAAATATTTTTGTAGATACGCAATTTTAATTAAAGATTCAATTTTTCTAGAAGACATTGCATATACTCCAGGTTTTACATATATAACGTCCTCTTGAACACACTGATCTTTATATTGAATTAGATCAATAGTATTATCTATTTCTTTAAATTTCATTTGTATTTTCCTGCTTTTCGTCATTTTCATCTGGCGAACCGGATTCTTGTTCAGAAAAACAAGAAAATAATTCGTTTAAATTTACCAGATTCATGTTTAAAGAAATATCATTGTCCTTTAGATAATCCTTAATATCCAAATTTTCTCTAAGTAAGATACGAGATATTTCAATATACTTATCCAGATCTCTTTGCAAATCTACAATTTTTTGTCGTTGCTCTGCAACCATATCAGACCATTCTGATTCATCTAAATTTAAAGTTTTCATGATGGAAGCATTACTAAGATCCATAACTTGCTTCATGGCCTTGCATGTCTCCATATCAAATCCGTTAACTTCGCCTTCTCGAAGATTAAGTTCTTTTATTTTTTTGATTTTACCAGTCCATGTGTTTTCACCCTTTTTTGCGTTTTTATTATGCTTTAATGAAATACAACTATCCTGGGCCAAACTTGTTATAACAGAAGTTATTTTTCCTTTACTTTCTTGCAGAGATTTTATTGTCGCAGAATTGCGCTCGATTTGCGAAATATCAGACATTAATTTTGCTACAGTATCATCGATCTTTGACTGCTGTAAAAAACCACGTACAATAGAAATGGCAGAAGAAGTTCTCATCATATCTTCATTTGCATCTTCACTTGAATCAAGAATTCCCAATAATTGAGAATATAAAAATGGCTGATCTGCAACATCTTCCTTTTCAAATGGATCATAACTTAACAATCGAATTACATCATTTTTGTTTTTTAAAAAGCTGTCATATGTATCCAAACCAGCATGAGTTTCAATTAACTGTTCTTCAGTTATTTTCTCTTTTGAAGAATCGACTGAAACAGTAGATTTAAATATATCCGAATCTTTGAAAGTATCACCATTATATTGACCCATAGCAACGTTTTTTACATATGATAAGTATCCATTAGAACGAACCTTACCTGACGCAAGATTATCAGATTCTTGAACACTGGCATCCCATAACTTTGTATAAAAAGGTTTATTAAGATATCGCATAGCTTCAATTACTGAAGTTTTATCCGGTTCATGTTCGACTTTATCCTTACCGATTTTAAGAGCAATCTTGCGAGCACAATCCTTACAAATAGGTGTAAGACCACTTTTATTTAGTGGATCTGTACTAACATAAAATTTATCTCGTGCTTTATGTGTGTCACACATATAACACCAAGCACCATCTTTTAAAATTTGTACCTTATCTTCAAGTGTTTCTATTTTCTTTCTCATTTGTGCAACCGTTAATTTCGTTTCAGTTGCTTTACTTTTTATAGCCAATCAACAGTCACCTCCCTTTTCGTTCCAATATAAAAGAGTATCAGGCATTAATTGCTAGATACTCTTTTTCAAATAACCATATATAATTCTCATATTTTTCAGTTTCGTGTTTACAACATTTTGAAACTAAATACTTGCTAAAACCATTTCTTTCTACTTCTCTAAGTGATTTAAATATTTTTATCAAATTATTATTATCATCAAGTTGGTATATTTTTGATACTTTGACTAAATTTGCCTTTCGCTTTGCTTCATCACAGTATACTTTATTGATTATTCTTGTAGTATCATCTACAAACTTCCAAATATAACCATAAGCAGACATGCTATTATGGTGACAACAACTATTAATTCTACTAGGACTAAAATTATTTTCTTTTACTTGGCAACCATGTTCCCATATTTTTATTAAATTACCATCCATATCATATTGTTCAATAGGCTTCTTTTGTTTTCTGCTTAAATAATAATCTAAATCGAATGTATTATAATCTTTTTTGTATATCCAAATATATCCATTTGAAGTTTTACTAAGTCCCATATTGCAACATGAATAAATACCTCTGCTATCATAACCATTTTGTTTTGATGCTTGGGCAACGCTCCAATATTCATTAACAATATTTCCATCAAAATCAAGTTGTAATACAGGTTCTGGATTCCTAATACTGCTAAAATATTTCTTATCTTTTTCAGACCAATTAGGTACACTAAAATTCTTTTGACCGCCTGATGTCATATTATAGCCATTTTTATGTGAATCATAATATGTAATCCAATAAACCTCTCTTTTGTCTAATTGATTTTCTAAGCATTTTTCTAATAGTTCAAAATCAAAACATCATTTACCGTATTTTTCCCATGCAGAAACAAGTCCAGTATTTTCAGATTTGTTTTGACTAATACAGCATTCTAAATGTTCTCTAAGCCGTTTCCTAACATCTTTTGATTGACCAATATAAATATTCCCACTATAAATATTTTCTATTTTATAAATACCAGAAATATTCCAATCAAGAGTTCTTAAATTTTCTAAATTTAATTTCATAACATTTTCACTCGCTTTCCACTCGCAATTATCATTAGTAAAAGAGTAGGAGAGTAGTGCGAGTGTCTACTATGCCAAAGCTCATGACTTCTCTGGTTTCCTACTCTAAAAAATTAATCACGCTCCACTGACAGAGCAATAAGCACCAAACTGCTTATGATTACTTATTCTCCAATAAATTTAAAGAGAATAAAAATATAAAACATGAAACAAAATAAAGAAAGGTGATTTAAATGTGTAAAACTATAACAACACCAGATGAAAAAAATATTGGAACCAGTAACTCTATCTGAAGATCTCCAAAAACTACAGGAATTTTCTGAAAAACTAATATCAGATGCAAGCTATCAGCAAATGCTGAACAATAATGCCAGCATGAATATATTTGATTACATGCCAAAATTCCCATCTCCAGAAGAACGTTTAAAATTCCTTACTGACAAAATGGATTCTATGCAATCTGAGCTTGAAAGTCAGACAGAAGCTATGAGAAAAATTCAGTACGAAAACATGAAATTGAATGCACAAATTGAAATACAAAACAAAACGATTGATTCAAATTTAGAAGAATTGAATACTTTAAGAAATGTAAATGCAGAATTAAAAGCGGTGAATAAAAACCTTGAAAATAGTAATAGACACTATTGGAGAAATACCGCAATTGTTTCATTTGTAGTTGCTTTAATATTTTATTTATTAGGATTCATAACGCCTTAAAACAATAGAATCCGAAGTAGAATACCAGTGCATCCACCAAGAATTCCACCAAACAACGCAGGATTAATCCTGTAAATTCCAGTCATACCTTTCATATGTATGTCTCCTTTTATAAAAAAATAATACCGGCAGCGAGACTCGAACTCGCACTGCTCATAACAATCTGGGCTTAAACCAGATGTGTCTACCAATTCCACCATACCGGTATACGGAGGCACTGCCTCCATTCACTAATTATATACGGAGCCTGTAGGATTCGAACCCACGCGCCGTTGTTAACGGCCTGTCAGTTTTCAGGACTGATCTCTTCATCCAACTTGAGTAAAGCTCCAAAACAAAAATGAGCAGAGTAGGAGTCGAGCCTACGGTGTTTCTAATGTGACGGATTTACAGTCCGTTGCTATCGCCACTAAGCACATCTGCCCATAAAAATAGGAGAGTAGATTGCTCCACTCTCCATAATAAAAATCACATTAAATTATTTCACAAAAAATTATAAATTATCTACGACGTTATTCCAATACTGTAGACGAGCTTTAACACCAGCAGAAGCAGTAGTACCAGATTGTACAAGTTGTTTATATGCTTCGTTAGAATCATAATTCTCAACAAACTCATTTACTGCAGCTTCGAATTTTCTAAAATCTTTTCCGTCTTTAATACATTTATAACCGCCATACAGGATCATTGGAATAGAAGTAGATTTTACCTTGATTACTTCATCTCCTGTATTGAAAGTATCTAATACATCTGTTAATATACTGATATCAGTAGCATTGATATTTTCATCATACCAAACAACAAAACTGTCGATATCTTTCGCTCTAAATGATGTAAAATCATTTTCTTCATTTGTATTAATCAGCATAAGGGTTTCGCGGATCAGATCACGCTGAACATCTTTCTTATATTGTGCATCAGTAAGGACTTTCTCAAAGAACTCATGATCTGCAAAATTAAAGATAACATCACTTACTTTTTCACTCTCGATTGCTGTACGTTTTTGAGTATTGTTCAATGGTTTACCATTGTTCTGACGAGTAAACATTTCTCGAATATCTTCTCCAGTACAATCAGTAAACACATAGATTGTCATCTCATAATCATTCAGCTTATCTTGTACGGCTTCATCGAGCTGTGCATATTTTTTACCAGCAATTTCATATACCTCGCCATCAACTGTAACTGGTTTTAAATTTTTAGCCAATCTAAAACCATCTTTCTTAAAAAAGTCTCTTACTGTGGTAGCGCGCTGAACGCCATCAAAAATTCTTCTTACATCGTCAGATCCGACTTCGCATCTAATTGGATCGATTGGATACGGACGAAGCATAGAGTCAATCAGTAAACTTTTCTGACGATTGCCCCACTGATTTTCCTGGCGTTGAAACTTGTGTTTCATACTGTATTTTTCTTTTGCGATATCTTTAGTAAAGTTCTTTGCACTCTGTCTTTTTACTACATAGTCCATACAAAATTACCTCCTGTATTTGATAATTTCACATTATCACAATAGGAAAATTTTGTAAAGGTACAGCACGTTCTTTTTATAAATATTTTTGCGATTTTTTGTATTTTTTGACGTCGCACATTTTCTCAGGTTTGTGCCAATACCGATTCCTAGACGTCGGTCGGAGATTGCAGTTTACGTGTTGCTACACGATCTATCTATAGATTGTCCATATGTTATGGTTGACAGATTTTTCCTGTTGACATATAATCTATATGTAGGAATTCACCCAGGCGTTCATTTACGGCTGGATGCAATGCCAAGGATTTTTTCAGAGTCGCGTCGAAGCAGTGATGCTTCGTTATATAGATACCCTTGCTACGAAAGGAGGGTGATGCGATATAGATACGTTTCTAAGATTTTTTAAAGATACATACACAATTGTGAATGATAGTAATTTACTATCTACGATTGTTGCCGGGACAATTCTAATGTTTTTACAGAATATTGTCCCAACGAAAAAAGACCGCTAATTAAGCGATCCTTTTCCTGACTATCAATCAGCCGATACCCCTTCGGCTCTGAGAAATCCACTTGGGTGAATATCCCATTCTATATTCAATTTATCGGAAGCCACTTGATTAGCAAGTGGTTATTTTTTTTATTCGAATAATTATGTAGACTACTGTATCACTCTATATCACTCTACATCGTTCTACTTTGTCTTACTTACAAATGTAATATACCTTAATTTTTGAGGAATGTCAAGTTAAGTCTTGACAAATGACAAATTTGTAGTAGAATAACACAGTTGCTAATATAAGTAACATCTAATTATTCTCTTGCATTTTTACTTCTTTTTCGATTTCCTGCTGCTTGAATTTTAATAATTTTAGTTTGTCTCTAAGCTCTGATTTAGAAACTGGTTTTAAATATGCAGCTTGAGTGGTTGCGCTTGACTTGTGATTAGCCCATTGTGATGCAAGATTAAGATCTCCAGTATCTTCATATATTTTATTAATCGCTGTTTTTCTCATGCAGTGAGGATGAAAATCTTCTATTCCAATAATTTCTCCGAATTTATGCATTCGATCAGTAATCATACTTCTTGTCCATGGCTTCCATTCATCCTTATATTTATGTATAAATAAAGCGTCACATTCAAGATGATCATAATCGTCCTTTCGCATAGATAACCATGTTTCGATCATATCTCGACATGTATCATCAAATGACACTTCAACTCTATAGCCTTCTTTTTCTCTGATTCCTTCAAATACCATATTGTCAAGATCGAGAGAAGAAATTGTCAATCTTTCCAATGCTCCTAATCGGTTAGCGGAAAATAAAGAAACTTCAAATAATAATTGATCCTGTATACTCCATTTATTATTCTCCGTTTTGTATAAATCATTTCTGATCTGATTTATTTGATCATCAGAAAGAAAATAATGATTTAAAATCTGTTCCTCGTTTGCCTTTTTCATGCGATCAAGTTTACCATCAAATGGGTGATATTTAACAAAACCGCGTTTCATTGACCAAATATAGAAAGAACTTACTGCAGATACTTTCATATTGATAATTTTTTTGTGATTTTGTAATACTTCCTGGCAAAATAGCATATATCCTTCCATTATATCTACGGCGTTTTCCATAAATTCATCAGAATATAAATCAAGCTCGCCATAGTTTTCGCCAAGCCATATAAGAAAATGTCGGAATAAGGCTCCATATCTCTTGTATGTCGTATCTTTTACATCTTTATTTTTAATAATATTGGACTGTAAATATTTTTTATATTTCTTCCAATTTTCTTCATAAATATATTTCTCTTTGTCAGGAGTGAAATATTTCACTCTTGTAATTTTTTCTTTTGACAATGTTTCTCTCCTTTCTTGTCTGCGTAAAATAGAATGGGAGAGAGGTAGGTGACTCTACTCTATTGACTCATGACTTCCAATAGTCCAATTCCATTAATTCTCTCGACCAGCTATGACACCCTATCGAAAGATCTCTATATCTTATTCTCCATCACAAATTATGCTGCAGTTCTCATTTTTAAAATTTGACTCATAACCAAACCAATATTATATAAATTACTGTTTGAATCAGATAATCGGATAAAAGTACATTTTAATTCATTCTCAATATTCTTTTGACGAAGTTCTTGATTTTCATATGTATAATATTTATGATCGCCTTCATCATATTCTATTGCTAATTTTAAACTCGGTATATAATAATCTATGCGATATGATAAAATAGGATATTGTCGTATGCCTTTTATGTCCATTCCGCAAAGAACTTGTTCTAATTCATCAATAAAATATATTTCTGGTCTATTATATAAAATAATATCCACCTCTTTATCTGTATGGTCTTTAAACCATAATAGCAAGGAGGATTTATTTTCATAATTTCTTAAATTATCCATAAATAATTTAATGCCTTTTAGCGTACAAATATATAATTTATTTTTCTTACCACTTTTATCTTTGTATGTAGAATCAATGAAATATTCTTGTTTATCTAAATTTCGTTGTTGCAGTAAATCAATAAGACTTTTTGTTTTCCTATCTTTTGTGCCGTTTATTTTTTCCAAAACCTTATAGTGTTTTATACCTAGCATTTCTGCTATTTCAAGTGTTGTTAATTTGTCAGAAGTATCTATCGTTAATTTCTCCTTGTGATAATATCATAAAAAAAGGAATTAACGCTGTCTCACGACATGAACCTTTTCACCAATAGAGATGAGATAGGAGAGCATTAACCATCCTATATTACTCATTATCAAGTTATCCACCCGTCTCTAATCATTTATTCTCTGCATTCGTTTGCAGAAAATTGTAAACAGGAAGCCAGGGATTCGAACCCTGATTAACAGTTTTGGAGACTGTCGTGTTACCAATTACACTAACGACCTGTATTTGAGTGCGTAAGCTGCAGCCTTACGCACTCAACAAAATTATAAATAAAAACTTTTCAAAATCTCAGATAGACGATCCTTATCAACCTGTTCAGATGACCAATATGAAATAGAACTATATCCATTCTTATCATGCTTGCTACATGTAAATCCCTGTCCATCATCAGAGAAATCTACATCCATAGAATCGTCATGACAATTCAACTCCTGATCAGAGTCACCACTAGATTCTTCTTCCGTGATTTCAAATTCATATTTCATATCCGACTCAAAATATTTAACGCATTTAGAATTTGCATTTTCATCAAAAAATACAAATTTTGGAGATAGCATACAATATCTTCCGTCCAATTTTAGCTTCTCGCAAAATATTTCATCACACACAATACTGATAACATATTCGTCTTCATAGTTATCCCACTCAGGATCTGCTAACTCAACAAATTTTAGATCATAATCGTAAAATACCAATTCTCTCAAAATTTCTTTTGCATGATCATACTTAGCAACAAAACTTACGTTTCGATCACAATCATGTAGTAGCTCATAAGTCTCGACAACTACTTCAACTAATTCTTCAATACTTTTGCATTTTAGTGTATGCATATAATCACCACCGATCTATTATAGAACAGCCTCTTTAAGAGCAGTAGCTGCCTTGAATTTCGGTGCTTTATGAGCAGCAACCATAATTGTTTCACCAGTCTGAGGATTACGTCTCTTAGATTCTGCCTTTTCTACAACCTCGAATTTTCCAAATCCTGCGATATTTACAGATTCTCCATCAGCCATTGCATCTTTGATAGTAGCGAAAACGGCATCTACATATTTTGTTGCATCTTTCTGGGTTACTTCTAGGTTTGCTGCTACGGTTTTAATAATATCTTGTTTGTTCATTTTAATATTCTCCTTAAAATAATATAGTTAATTACATCTAATCATAGATAAGCGTGTTTAGCTCGCATTCTCAAACCAATAGATTTTTGAATATTTCCATAGTAATTTACACTTCCTCGCATTAACTTTTTTACAATGTTTTGTTGGACTTTGAAAATTAATCGCTTTTTGTTCAGGGTATAATGCTGTTACATATCCTCTGTGCGTTTCGCCATTTTTAAATGTATACTCAACCAAATCTCTATGCTTAATTCCTAAAACATGGTCGGTTTTCGCTTTGCTTTGTCTACGCATGGGTTTCATTGTCCATTCTTTCATATCATATGTATCAGGCTGCAAATCCGTAATACAGACAGCATCATTGGCGTGTGATTTCTCAATATTCCAGTCAATGCGTTTGTTGGCTGTATCTCCACCACTCGTCAGATATAATACCCCCAAACCTGACAATTGTTTTCGAAGCCACATCTTACCAATCATTACATGTTGTGCATAATTCAGGTTTTTATTGTCAGAAGATTTTAACAGGGAGAAATATCGATCCATATATAATTCTTCCTGGCCTTCAGTTTTCTGATGGCAGCTTTCACATAATGTAATCAGATTATCTAACGTGTTGGAACCATTTCGTCTTTTTGGTTTAATATGATGAACTTCTAATCTGCAGTTAGATTTTCCACATTCCATACACTTGCCACCATCTCTTAGAATAGTTGCTTTACGAATATTTTCATCTAATCTGTTGGATTTTTGATATTGCCAACGATAAGATTTATACCCATCTGTTAATACGCGGATATCAATAGAAACATCTTCCAGCCAATAATTTGTTATATTTATCCACTTATTAAGCTGATTGATAACTCTTATGGTAGCTTGTCGTTTCTGTAAGATACTTGGGGCAATTCGTCCTTCTCTTTTAGAAGATTTACGATTATTGAATCTCGCTTGTCTATATCTTTTATGATAACGGTGGTAGCGTCTATAACCCCGCCTAACTTCCATAAGATGCTTTACATCATTGCGCTGCTCGATGGTTCCTTTGAAAACAACTTTATTTTTCGTTTTACATTTCTGAACCAGAGCAATCCCTACATGAAGTCCGCCGTCATCTATTCCACAACGAATCTCATCTTTACAGATTTCATTTTCTTGAATTTCTTTTTTCAATTGTATTACCATTGGATATTTACTAACCAATGCTGCTCGTTTCTTACGGATAAGAAACCACGCTTTTTGTTCTTTTGTCGGCGCTAATTGTTTCCCATTCGCATCTAATACAAAAGCATAACTTGTCATTTCTGACGCCTTCCTTTCGGAGAATTTCTCTTCGTGCCAAAGTCAAGCAGAGGATATGCGTTTCCCTGTTATCAATACAGGACATTAGCATTGTTTCTTGGTTTGCACTCACAGAGCTTCAGACTGAAGATTACATCTAAAGGTGTGTCTTTACCTTACTGCTTAACATAGTTCCTATCTGCAACATGTCTTTCGACAGTAGCAGTCACTTAGGCTTGAGACCTATTGTTAAGCTATAAACAAGAGACTTAATGTGTCCACTCTTATCTATATTTGTATATATATTTCTATGTTTTTAGTTACTTAACAATTAGTCCTTTTGTTCAAATAAATTTTGCACTTATGAAGTGCTTGTCTAATTTTTTATAATATGTTATTCTCTATAAGTACGGAGCATCTTCCGTATTCTTGGTCATCGGCTTTTCCCGAGTTTTGTACATTTGTTGTATAACAACGGAAAGGCAGGTGAAGTAACATGGCTATGTCATATTCGATATTAACGCCAGTTCACGTTAATGCTTATTAGCGTTTCCGTCTAAATAGATGGGAATTTGTCCGTGAGCATTGGCGTTCGCTACCTCGACCACGATAAAAACCGAGGAGCGCACCACGCAACGTCCAGATGGATCATGCTCTCTGATAAGAGTTCTTGTATTCAATTCTAGGTAGCCGATGACCTTCTTTATATGTAAGTACAGATACATCTGTACTTATTTTTCTACTTCAGCAGGATTTTGTGACTCAATAATTCCTACTTTGATCATGTATTCTGTTTCAAGATCCAGTACATTAGCTACCGTGTCATAATCTAAACCAGTTCGACCTTGAATGTATGAATTAAGTTCGTCATAATCCAACACTGGATTTTCGTCAATTTCTCCCATAATTGTATTCTCCATTAATTAAGCTTAATTGAATGTTGTGTTGTAAGCCCTTGTCCAAGCTCGAACTCAAATAAACTCGCGCCAGGGTTAGATGTCTTCCTTAGAGACATTCCATATGGATCTACGCCAATAATAGATCTGACAGTAAGACATTCTGCATCAATTCCAACTTCCACATTCATTTTATGATGGCAATGAGCGCCAATCAAATAATCAAAATGTGTTTGATAAGCTCGCGCATATTCATCAATTGCGGTTTTAATGTTCGGAACTTCGCCATGAATACCTAATACTGCATATGTGCTTAGTACGGAATAATCCATTCCAGTTGGATTTTCAAGAATTACAATATTCTTATTGTCTTTAAGCCGTGCTTTAATTAATACAAGCATTGATTTACTCATATTTTCATCTACGAATGCATTTTTCGGCGCACCGCAAATTCTAAGCTGATTATGATTTGAATCAATCACCATTTGAAATTTAATTCGTACATATTTACTAAGTTCATTTAACCAATTTGCAAGGAAATTGGCATACAGAATAGAAGAGTCGATAATACCATATCTAAGCTTCATAAGTTGGGAATTTAAACGCAAGACACCCTGCAGTCCATCGCCTAACTCCCAAACATTTAATTCTGTAATATGTTCTTTATTCACAATCTGAACAACTTTATTTAAAAGATCCCACATACGTGTTTCGAAGATCTCTGGACTATATTCATTGATAATATTTCCAAACAAATCTTTAATCTCAAATTCAATCCCATAATGAGCATCAGCTAAACACAGAAGATATGATTTATGATCATGTATAGGTGGAATATATTCCGGAATATCCAATGTTTTTAATTCACGAACTGCATTGCAAATTTTTTCTGTAACCATTTCAGCTCTCGCATCTTCGCGTAGCCATTTTGAATATTCTAGTTTTTCTGTTTGGATTTTCTTACGAGTTTTTTCTAATTCTCTTTGCGCGATCCGGATATCCTGCAACTGTTTATCAGAATCAACAAACATATCACGATTTGCATTCAGCATTCGATCAAATGTCGCTTTATCCTTCCGAAATTTTGATTCTCCATAATGAGTACCAAGTAACTCGTTTAGCACATCAGCTACATCATTCCAAGAACCGATTAGATCCTTGTCTTTAGTAACTCTATAGATAAGTTGATCGTCTGTTTCACCAGGTAATCTTGTATAGGAAGTAATAGTAGATCACTCCCTTCTTACTCAACATCAACTGGTTCATCCAGTTCTTCCTCGTCCTTGACCTTAATATTAATTTCTACTGGTAGGTCTGCGAAGTCACGTAGAAGGGTAGAAAGTTGCTTATCTTCTCCATCAACATTAATTACCATAGTCTGTGGATTTAAAATACCAGTAACTTTCATTGAAGTTGTCGATGTTTTCTTATAAGTAAATGCTGCCATATCGTCTAATTCTCCTTTTAATCCTAAAAAATTGTATAAAAAATAGAAGAGTAGTAAACTCTTCCTTAAATAATGGTCGTAATATCAGTAATCACTTCGTCAATAATATTGTATTTTAAAAGCTCGTCACTAGATAAATACCAATCTTTATTTCTGTTTTTATTAAATGTTTTCTCGTCAATATCTGTATTGGTGAGAATATATGATTTCATTTGTTCGATTTGCTTTTTATAATTCTTTTGCGCTTCTTCAATTTGTTCAGCAGTACCTTGAAATGCCGCTGATCCAGAATGAACAAGCATTGAAGTATGAGAAAATGCATATCTTCGTTTGCCGGATAAAAAGATTAAAAATCCAGCAGACATTGCAACACCCATACCAATAGTAATGATGGGAATTCTGCTCGCTTTAACTAAATCACAGAAAAATAATGATTGCTCGATATCTCCACCATAACTATGAATGAAAAGGCGAATCGGTTGCAGATCTTCCTGCTTTACATCTTTTTCTTCTATATTCATTTGAATAATAATTTTTGCTAATTCAACTAACGAATAATCTTCATCAATTTCATAGTCAATATAAAAGGTTCTGTTTTTTCTATCTTTCCAATAGGTATATTCTTCTGGTGATGGGACATCACTATCTTTTATATTACCTACAAGTGGTAGTTCTAACATTTCCATTGGCAATATGCCTCGTGCTTTCGTAATATTTTCTATAAAAGGATTTTATAATTTAATTTTCGTTCCTTTATTTGTGATAATAACTCTTGTTGTTTTTAGTGCATCAGAAATTGCGATTTCCAAATCTTCTTTAAATTCAAATCGAGCTTGCTGATCACCATGTACCAAATAAATCTTTTCTGCGTTAATTCCCTTATAATAATTCAAAAGATCATTTCGTTGCATATGACTTGAATATGAATGTAAATCTACAAGCTGACACTTATTCTTATACGGTTTTCCATTAATATTTATTGTTTTTTGCTCTCGTCCATTCTTTATCTTTCCGGCTAAAGTATCGCCTCCAGCGAATCCGACAAACAAAATACAATCATTTTCTTTTGGCAAAATATCTTGAACCCATTTAACTGAACGACCTGCACACAACATACCAGAACTAGCTAAAATAACTTTTGCAGATTTATCAGCGATGGCTGCTTTACTGTCTTCTGGTGTAATTATTCTTCGCAAATTTTTCCATTGCATCATTTCATCAAATTTTTCTTTTCTGTCACCTTCGAGTATAGAAGAGTAGCACTCAAGAAGACGATTTGATAATGGGCTGTCTAATATAATTGGAATATTAAAAGATGGATCATGTCCAAAGAGCTGATATAATTCCCAAATAATAAATGGGAATCTATCCAAAGAAAATGTAGGAATAAGAACACGATGATGATTATCTATACAATATTGATCAATAACCGTTTTCATTTTTTGACGGTCTAATTCAATATCTTTCTTTTTCATAGAGCCTTTTCGTCTTCCGTAAGTGCATTCTCCAATAACAATTTGTGCAGAATTTACTCTTTGAAATGGTTCTACAAAAACTTTTCTGTCTTCGATCATTGTATTACCAAGATCAGATGTAAACAAAATTTTTCTAGTATGAGATCCACCATTGATAAATAATTCTGTTTGACATGAACAAAGAATATGACCTGCTGGAGTATAACGAATAGCTATATTCTCATCCAGATTAAAAATTTGTCCACAATCATATTCTTCGATATGTTTTAAAGCAATTTCTACTTCATGTTCTGTATATAGTGGTGTATAATTATGATCACCTTTATAATTCAAAGAATCTACATCTCTTTGATTAATCCATGCACAATCAAGCCACATTTCACGAAGAATAGATGTACTATATTTTGGAACAATAATTCTTGCTTTTGTGTTTCCTCTTGCAAATAGCATTGGAATTAGTCCAATATGATCGCAATGGTTATGTCCAACGATAACCATATCTACAGTTTTGCTTTTGATTTTATTAAACAATGCACAATTGGCTTTATAATTTTCCAAGACTGTATTATTATCCTGGATCATTCCCAATTCAAACAGAATTGTATGATCATAACAATCTATTTTTGTACAACTTCCAGTTACTCCTTCGGCATTTCCTCCAATAACCTCAAGAGCAATCTCTTTCTTTTTCTTAGCGATGGCTTAAACCACCTTTCTCATTAAATTTCGCATTAGCGATGATATAATTTTTTTCTATAATTTTCGAGAAGTCTCATATTATGAGGACTTTCACACAGATAGAACTTTTTGCGTTTATGACATGATTCCGAATGGGATACGCCACCTTCTGCATAAGGAACTCCATGTTTTACTAAATATTCTTTCTCTTGTTTAGTAATGAGTACTATATTAATACACACCTTTCATTTTAAATTTCTTTGCATTTACCAGCAAAGATAAATAGTTGGGGTGGTGGGACTCGAACCCACGACCGTTCGGATATAAGCCGAATGCTCTCACCAACTGAGCTACACCGCAATAATGCTACATAAGTAGCAAAATAAGTACGCTGAGATTAAACGTATCTTCGGAAACCTTTACCGACATTATTTTTTCTTCGGTTATCCACTATATGTTGCTTACGCACACACATAGTATCTTCCACAACCGCCTTTTGAGAAGAGGCTTATCTTCTTTACTGTATGACTACTCAAGTTTCATCGTTCCATTAACACTGCCGTGCTATAAATCTCCGCTAAGAGAACTGTGCAGAATCCGCTTAACACATCCAGATATTGCGTATCTTTCAGTGTGTGTATTACCTCCGAAGAGATTACACATTTTGGCTGCTTACACCATACAGAGGTACAGACTTTTGCTTTATAATTTGTTTGCCTTTTGCATCAAACCAATTTTTATATTATTAATTCATAGAAACGAAATTAAATACAGAAGACGCGCTGCACCAGATGTTTCGTTATCTTTTGGATAACAAAATCCATCACGCCTTCGTAGCTTTCGGTTATAATCCCTACTCGCATCCTGCATAAGCTAATTTGGCATCTCTACCAATTCACTTACCCAAATGGACATCGCACTTGTCTAATAAGGACTCGCACTATATATCCTCCTAATTCCCCATCATATCTTCATAGGTTCGCGTGAGCTATTCTGTTGCGCAGAAAAATGATTCTCAGCGGTTGCCCCTGAATCACCTTGTTGCTCCCTATTTCCTGACACTATTTCCACACAGGATTTACTCGTTTTACCGGTATGAAACGGCACTTTTTGAGTGCCTGGGGTGTTAGTTTTGCATAGATTGACCAATTTTCATGGCGACGAGTTGTAAATTCGCCTTTAATACGCTCACACGCATCTATCTGTGCTATGCCACGAGTTGCGGGACTACGAGTCGAACGTAGCTTTAGAGAACATGAATCTCTCGTGGATCCGATCCAACATATCCCGCGATAATACTGGCAAACTATTATATCTGCCAGTAAAAAATAAAACATAAAAGAAAGAGGAGATAATTATGAAATTAACATAAAGAATTAACCTTTTAAAAGGGCGGCAGAGAGTAACCGCCCGTTGAATAGACTACAGGTTTTGTTTCTTCCGGTGTAGTCAGAATAAAAAATGATTATTTATTCCCTTCAAAGAAAAACAATTTTTTTTGAAAAAGAGACAAAAATCCCAACAAAATTAGGCATTTTTCATACTGTCAGCTTCGAACATTTTATGGTTTCTCAATTTCTTCATGCGATCTTTTGCTTTTTCTCGATCAATTTCTTCGGCACACTTACTACAATAAATCCTATTTGGTGCAGTCATTTTAACTCTTTTTCCGCATGATGGATTTGCACATTGTCTATATCCTTTTTTAAAGTTACCGATATATTGATTTCCCAAATTAGAAAATTCTTTTATCTTATATGCCACATTATCAGATTCAGCTAAATTAACTCTAATATTCAGGTTGTCTATTTGTTTACCAAAATAAATATAACCATTTTTATATAACTCATGAAGCATTTCGCTTTTTTTATCCGACGTAAGAGTAATATTTGCCAATTTAAAAATTTCAGACAATCCTCTAAGATCCTTTTTATTAATCCATCCATCAGAATCCATATAACGAGCTACGGCATATAAAGTAAACATAAATTTCTTTTGTCTGTCATTAGGAAGTGAATTAATAAGATCAATTTCTTCTTGATAAATTGGAACATATTTTAATTCTCTGAATTGTTTGTCTTTTCCGTTAATTTCTTCCTTTTGCTTTGACTTTTTATCTTTCTCGTTATCATAAAAAATATCACATACATTCTCAATTTTGTGAATCCATTTATATTCCTGATAGCCATAAATCATCATATCGGAAATCTTATTTTTAACGATTTCAACTAACTGTTTTTTTTCTATATTTTCATTGTTAATATAATAATATTTTGCTGTTAAAACAATCAAATAGCCAATAGATAGATCTTCTGGTTTCTTCTTTGAAGCCAGAACAGATCTAATATAATCCTTCTCATTCAGTATATACATTTTCATTCTCCATTTCTTCCAAACGTTTAATAAGCAAGTCACCAATACAGTCCCAACAAAACTGTCGATTCCCCTTATAACCATAGGTAATATCAAGGATAATATTCATGCGCTCTTCATCGTTTGGGCAAAGATCAATAGCCTCTTGCCTAAATTTTTCGCATAAATATTTTCTGTTATTATTTGATTGTTCTTTGTCGGAAGATCTGTTTGCTTTATACTCCTTAATACATTCACGATACTCTTGTTCAAGATCATGTAAAGCTTTTCGATGTTCTTCTGTGCATCGACGTTTAACTTTTAAACGATTGTAATCAAAAGTAGAATCATGATGTAATTGTGATTTATATCCGTCTAATTGACTTTCAACATACCAGCAAATTTTATTCATTGCACATGCTCCAATGCCAACCGGCATTTTATACTCATACCAAAATAAAAAATCCTTTTGTTCGTCAGTTAAATTATCCTTTTTACTATATAAATCTTGAATACTGCAATCATATAATGCAGCGCATTTTATCTCGCTTTCCTTGATATAATTCTTATACTTACGTTTAATCTCATCATAAATATAGATCATAAAATACGGTTTTCGATAAGCACAAATTGATTGTAAATAATGATTATCTTTGCAAGCACCAAGATTATACCAATATTTTGCCATTGGCTTTGCGATAATTCCTTTGATTTTATCCAATTCATCCTGTTGGTGAAGCTGTCCACATTCAATACGATATAATAAATCATTATATTCATTAGACCCCTCTTTAAATCGAGATAACACTTCAATCATAGAAGTTACACGATTTGTAATCTGACCAACCTGATTTCCCATGCCGTTTTTATTTGTTTTTTTTACTTCTTTTTCATTAATAACAATCTTATTGGCTTTTCTTTGAACACATTCAATTGCTAATAATTTTCTAAAACAACGAAGTAAGACTTTATTATTGGTTGAATATAAAAGATCGCCATCCCAGTCGCAACCGTTTTCCGCCACACAAAAAGAATCCCATGCATTGATAATCATAATAGTATCCATATACTGATACCAATACAAACATTCTTCGTTTGAAATTACATTGCATTTTCGAATATTATTGTGAGAAGTCATTGGACTTCGAAAGATAACTACAGAATCTACAGATTTGTCAATCCAGAATTTTGAGTAGCATTGATCAGCTTTTAATAAGCCAGTTATTTCTAGGCCACAAATTGATTGCATTAACGCAAACGGATCACCACTAGCAATTTGATAATTACCATTTACAATTAATTTACCAATTTTTGCATCATTTATTTTCTTCTTAATATACCTATGCGTTGAATCAATAATATACGGATCACCAAGCATATATTGGCTTGTATATAATGCACGTTGCCATGAATTCACGTCTGTATTTTCATTAATTCCAAGAAATTTAATGGTGGATTCGTAGTCTCCACACATAGCATCTTTTAAATGCTGAATGGTAGGATTGCACAATTCTTTAATATCATCATCAGTGAATTCATAAGACTGTAAATATTGATAATTTAATTCACGTTCTTCATCTAAGATATGAGGAGAAATTTTCGTAATTGCAAATTCATATCCACACTCTCTATATGCGGCAATATATTCGTCAATACTTTCATATGCCGACCATAATTTCAATGAAGATTCCGTGAGAATCATTTCACACTCTCGAATGTCCTGCACATTACCCCAAATATCCTCGATAAAATAGTTCCCACCATTATATTTTTCGATAAACTCTATAATTGGGAAAGGGTAGAGCATACCTTTTAACCAGGCATTTCGCAAACATACACCTGCAGGAGTATAATCTAATCCAAGAGATTCAGCAACTCTTTGCATATATCCAATAGTACATAAATTAAACCCATCAGACACTGTATTTTCCATTACTTTATGTTTTTTTTCGCGAATTGGCTCACCGTCTCCAACTCCACTATCGAGAGAAATTACATCATCTTCGTATTGAGTAATGCAATCTTTCACAACTAAAATTCCATGTGGTTCGCAAATTGGCTGCGATGCAGAGCAAGTTAACGCTTTATATGCTTCGTATTTTGCTGGAACTAATGGCACTTCTTTGTTTCGCCTACATTCACATAATTCATTTAGTTTATCTATGTATTCCGAATTACAAAATAGAAGAGTGTTATTTTTCAAACCACCTGTTGTTCCAACAAAACGTCTATAATTTATACCATTTACAGTAACACCTTTTTTGTTTGTTGCTCTTGCAAAATCTGTTTTTTGATCAATAACGACTTGCATAAAAAGTTTCGAAAAATCACATTTCCATTTTGCTTTCTTCATGATTTTCTTTGCCATAATTCGAAATTGCTGACCCTCAAATAATGAAACAGATTCTTGGTATTTAAATGCTTCTTTTTTATCAATATTCAAATTCCATTTAGAATATTTTAATTTATCTGTTCCAATTTTAAAAATCTCATACTGAGGTACATTAATACCTGCCATATATCTTTTATTCCTCCAAAATCTTATATTCTCCATCGCCAACACAGACAATAATTCCATACTGATGTAGCTCTAAATCATTAAACATACCACCAACTTGAAGATAGTCTTCAGAAATGTTTTTCAATTTAATACAATGAATTTCACCATCATATTTAATGGCACCAAGCATTTCATTCTTTTCATTGATTGCAAAAACAACACAATAATTGCAATCTTGAGTATCTACAAGCTCATAACAAAAATCATAGATGTCATCATCATCTGCCAATAAAACATTCATCTTTTCACCACATCCGCATCCACATACTGGCGCACACAACATGTTATATTCAGGATCTAATCCAAAATCCTTAAGTTTCAAATTTTTAAAATTCCATATAAAATCTATAATATTTGTATTAATATTCATACTAAATCCTCCTGCGTTACACATTCATAAGCAAAGCCTTCATTTGTAGTATAGTAAATGTGTTTTATGCCTAGATCCTTAATAGCAGCCATACATGACGGACATGGCCTAGACATACCATAAGGTTTATCATTTCGTTTTCGATATATATATAATTTTACTTTGGAAAAATCTATATCCAGATGTCGGATGGAATTGATACAGCTAATTTCTGCATGTATTTTAGGAAGAAGTGTTTCCTGATCAACGTCAGTAATTCTATATTTGTTATAATATTTCTGTACTGGATGTGTTTTGTTGGTATTACAACCAATGCCAATAATATTTCCCTTATATACTGCTACACAACCAATATGTACGTTTTTATAATCAGAAATATCTGCAGCCTGTCTCGCTTTAGATAAATATCTACGATCAGTTTTAGTAAACAAACTCATCCACTTCCTTTACTGTGGACTGTTTTGCTTTTAATTTTTGTGTTTGAATAATATTTCGATGACACTGTTCATCAAACTTTCTGTCTGCAATAATCTTTTCTGCGAAGTGCGATCCATGTGATAGGGTAGTAGAATTCGGATATGGAGAAAGTTCTGTAAAATGAATCAGTCCTCCAAATTTTGTGTTATCTCTCATACTTCTTGTGCAAAATCTTGTGTTCTCTTTCATAATTAATATCTCCTTTGATTTTCATAATTTTTAAATACATTTCTATCACTCCTTAGTTATAGGGATGATTAATAGTTCCTAATTTTATATTCTCTAAACATTCATCAACATTTCATCTTTTTAACGCTATCTCCAAGTTCATCAATAAACGGACTAGAAGTCATAAGATTATCATTGTATGATGCAGTGGAAGAGAGATATAACTCATTCTCTGCTCTTGTAATTCCAACATATAATAATCTGCGTTCATCATCGAGATTATCACTTTTTGCATGTGGGAGCAGTCCATCATTCAATCCAACAATGAACACGATTGGATATTCCAACCCTTTTGCTCTATGAATTGTTGAGAGATGTACTTTATCATTATTCTCCATTGCAACTTGTCTATTGATGTCATCTAAGTACAACATAAACTCGTTTAAATCAAAATACTTTTCTGCAATATTCTGAAAAGCATCCATATTTTCAATCTGTTCCGAAAACCCACCGTCATCAGCCTGTTTACCCTTGCTAACAAAATCATCGATTTTAAGATAGAATCTCAAGTATTCAATCATCTCACCAACCGACTCGAATTTTCTGTTCTGTAGTGTATTAATAACTTCATATAATTGATCAATTCCATTTTTGAAACGCCAATTTCTGCGATCAATCGTAAACATTGCATTGTATAAAGAAGTGTTTTTCCTCGTAGCATTTTCTTTGACTTCAGCGAAAAATTTCTGGTCTAACCAACGATTTGGTTTATTATACACATACGAAAATGCTGAACTATCTCCTTCGTGCAATGCCAATTTAAGATAGGAAATCAGTAACTTAATCTCTGGTAGTTCCGTAAACATGACCCCATTAACAACGTCATATGGAATCATATTTTTAGACATGACAGTTTGCAATATTGTCAACTGGGCATTTGTCCTTGCTAGAACAGCCATATCTCTATACTCATTGTTCTCTTTTTTCTCTGTGATCTTTTTACAAATCCAAGAGGCTTCATCATATTCACTTACAAATTTTCTGTATTCAGGGAGCTGATTTGTTCCTTTAGAAGCAATACTTTCTACATAATTCTTATCCTTACTGTCAGGAATATGTTGTGCTAACATATTCGCCATGCGTACAATATCTGTACTACATCTGTAATTCGTGTTTAAATGGACGATTTTCACATCAGAATAATCCTGATCAAACTGCATAATGTATTCACTTCGCCCACCACGAAAAGAATAGATTGCCTGTAAAGGATCACCCACAATCATAGTGTTTTTATTATTAATTCTTTTAAGAAGAAGAGACTGTGCCATAGACACATCCTGAAACTCATCTGATAACACGTAAAGATATTTATTCTGATAAAATTTTAAAATATCTGGGAATTTGTCAAAACACTGATTTGCCATATTCAGGAAATCATCAAATTCAATATATGACTTATCCTTTTTATAATCTTCGTACATTTTATAAATTTTTTTCATCCGATCATCAGGATACGGATCATCATCTGAATAAATCAAACTATCTGTTGACCCTAACATATTTGTCTTTTGAATTCCTAAAAATCTCAGTATTCCATTATAAGGAACATCATCTTTATTCCTACATAATCCAAGTAAATCACAGCAGATTTCTTTTAATGCTTTTTCTTTTTCCCAAGATGCAGTCCATACCTTGTATTTTCCATATCCATATGTAGAAGTAATAATTTTAAGAGCGAGAGAGTGAAAAGTTTCTACATTTACACTAGCTACTCCAAGCTTTCCCAATCTTTGCTCAATGCTTTCTTTTGCCTTTTTACTGAATGTAACAGCCAAAATAGTAGTGGGATCAATTCCATAATTCTTGACCATGTTTAAAATTCTATATGTAAGTACAGATGTCTTTCCAGATCCAGCTGCAGCAATGACAACCATATTTCCGTCTATGGTGTGAATGGCTTCTTTTTGGTTTGTATTAAACTCCATTTTTATATCTCCTTTTCTAATTAATTTTGCATTCTAAAATAATCTTTTCCATAACGATTTATAATTTCTATGATCTTATCCTTGCCTTTTTCTGTTATTTGATATTTGTATAAATCAGAATTAGATGTTTTAAAATGCTTTAATTCTAAATACCCATCGATTAAAGAAGAATCTTTCGCAAAAAGTTTATTGCCATCATCGATATCCAATAGATTTTCATACACCAGAGTCTTTTTGAATAATAAATAATCAAGCTCTTCTCTTATTGGCAGAATTCCTTCGTCTGAAAATAAGCGATTTAAATCTGTAAATGTATATTTTTCACCAGAGCATAACGGATATGTTTTGTCTTTATATTTATAAACTCCATTTTCAGTATCTACTTCAGAATATCCAATTTTCTTCTTTTGTTTATTAGTGCTATGTTTCTTTTTAGGGCTTTCTGTTTGAGTTTCAAAAATTCCTTTTTCATTCAAAATTCTCCTGATTTTCTCTTTTAAATCCTTTGTTAGAATTTTATCTGGATCGTCATATATCATTTGTAAAACATCTTTATAGATGACTTCGTAATTATCAAAAGTTTTCTTCTCATTATTTTTAAGTTCAAGAAATGGATTTATTGTATTATAAAGTGGTATTTTTTTATAACGATAAATTAAATAATATACAGCTTCTAAATAAAGTGTTCTTGTTTTTGCTGCTACTCTTCCTTTGTAATACGATGTTTCGAAAAAGAAAATAGGTTGAAAAATAAAACGATCGATATCTTTATTTTTATTAAATGCTTCTTGAAGTGCAACACAATGATGTGTACCATTGTATAACATACTGATATGTTGCGAAAATCGCGTGAACATATCTACTGTTTCACCAACATACATCTCACCTGTTTCTTTATTTACTATTCTGTAACATCCAGCAACAGTTTTAGAATTACATTGCATACAAATAGCCTTAAAAATATATAAAGATAAATTAAGTGGATCTTGTAATAATTGCAATTGGGAATCATGAATAGTAAAATTATTATTTTCATAACAAAACAAGGCTTCTTTTCCTGTTATATTCTGTTTTTTAAATTCTTGTATTGCGCATACACATTCATTCTTAGAGATTGGTTCAGTGATACCATAATCCATATGAATTTTACTTAGTAATTGTCCTAAATAATGTTGATCTTCTGTCATGTTATCCCTCTTTCTTTAAAGTAAATTTATTAAAAATCGTTTCATCTCTTTGTTTTGTTAAGTACTCCTCGTATTTATTCTCTTTATACATAGCTCTATATTTGATATTTTCAGAATGGATATAATCATATACCTTCTGAATTTCTTCCAAAGAGTATTTTTGACCCTTCCCCTTTGCAATCTGGTTATACATTTGGGCTAGCTTACGTTTACGATTCGCATTTTCAACTTCACTATTAATCCATTTGTAAGATTTCTTTTCTTTTTTCTGCGATCCAGCATAAGAATCAATGTATAATTTATCTGCAGGCCGACCATACACGTTTGTCATACGAGAAATATTTTTTTCATCAGATGATAGTAAAAAATCATCTTGGCGAAAAATATAGATCAACTGATTTTTCTCCAAAACGCGATTGTATTCTTTTATACTTCTTATGGAAATTCCAGATAAATCGGACAGATATTCGATCGTCATATTGCCAACGACACGACTTTTGTGTTCTAATGAATCGAGCCACACATCGATAGAAGAGCTGATCGTACCAATAAGAATTGAAAAATATCTAAGCAATTGAAAATTATTACAGTCTGTTATTTGAAATATTTTTCTTATTTCAAAAAAATCAATAATAACAAACGGAGTATCTTTTGTATCATCCCATAAACAAGAACAGTCTAAAATATATTCTTTTTGAGCGACTCCTTTTTGGATAATAATTCCTTTTTGAATAAGTCTATTTATTCCATTTTTTATATATACAGGGAATCGTTTAGAATATGTTGTAGATCCAGTTAGATAATAGCTGGCCTGAGAATAAGATATACAATGCTCTGTTGTGTATGTGACAGTAACTACAGTTTTTAAAAAACAGTACGCTGCAATTTCATAATTTGAAAAAGCAGAAGAGTGAAGTATATCTTTTGGTATAGAAATTTGAATTGATTTTAAATTTTGATCGTTAATAATTTTACCTCCATTTTTTACATGGTGCAAAAAGTGTATCGATTTTGACCACTATACTCCAAAACACTCCCGCTAAGTGGGCAGATTTTGACCACTTTTTGCACTTAATTAATTATTATATAAATATATAATTATTATATGAGATTAATTGCACTCCTTTCGGAGTCCAAGTTCGTCTATCTGTTCATTCTCTGTTCTGTAACAAACTTTTTCTGTTGTAATTAGTCTCAAATTATTATTCATAGTAAATATCTCCTTTGTATTTATGTTTTCTTCTGATATTTATTTATTCTCCATACGATTTGAACTATTTTTAATTTTATGATTTTGTTAATCTTTATTTTCGAACATAAAAATAGCAGACAAGATTTCTCTCATCTGCTATAAAATAATTTTTGTATTTTGTTTTATTCTATTTCTGTATCAGTTAACCATCCTGTATCAGGACTTGCAATCAATCTAGCATTATTATATGCCATATCCAATGTTAGACAAGTAAATCCTTGATAACAATTACCTAATTTTGTAACGGCTAATGCTAGATTTGGGCTTCCTTCATCGGTATCTAGACACAACGGTAATAGTAATTGGATTTTATCTTCATAACATTGCGGTATTGCTAATTTATAATTTGCTGAGACTCTACGTTTCATTAACTCAACTGCACCTGTAAGAATACACATTTTATTTTCTTTTTCTAGAAAACCTTCTGGTAAACGTTCTTTATTTCTTTCATCTTCTAAAATATGCTTAAAATGAATATCTATAGGGTAGTGCCAATCGAAGAGCAGTAGTGATGGATCTTTGAAATAGTTTGCTTTCTGAGGTCGTTCTGATATTCCATGCTGATTTAATTCATGTCCAGTAAGGAAAGAAATATTATATTCTGAATTTGAATAAGCATAGATTGGCTCATAATATTTTGTAAACAATCCTGTGTTGAATAATGCATAATTTGTTCTATAAATGATTTGTCCATCCGTTCTAAGCTTTTTATATGTATGAACCAAGTAGTTTGTTAGAATTCCATTATTAGGATATGTTTTGTTTGACCAATTTTCTTCTTTTGCTTTCCTGGCAAGCATATCTGTATAATCCTTCCAATTTACATTGAAGTGTGCCATATATTCCATCCCCTTCGTATTTTTAAATGCTGTTCTAAGTATATCATATTTTCTGGATTCATGAAATGGATCTGTGGAGGTATATTCTGGCAAATACAATTCACATGAATAAGACTCATACGAATCTTGTTTTAGAGGAATATTTTGTCCTTGTAATTTAGTGTAAGTATTTGTGTAAGCTTCTTTGGCTGATTCTGCATATACCATAAAGATATGATCGTATGATTCATAACAATAAGCTGCAGTAGTTGGTACTAAATATGTATTCATAGCTTAAAATCTCCTTTAAGATATAATTTTTCTTTTGCAAAATATTATTCTCTCATTGGAAATTTTATTTTTTGATTGTAGTGTATTAAATGGCAAAGATGTTTTGTTGCTGTGGTTTTAAATATCCCCTCCATATAGTGCATTCGGTAAGCGAGTATACATATCATTTCTTAGGTGCAATCGTGGGAGAGTATGCGAGATTATTTTTCTAGAATGGATTTAGATGTGTTTGGCGGATAGTTGTTTGGGTACGGATATAAAATTGATTTAAACTTGTAGAAGTGTCTTTTTTGTATAGGGTAGGTGATTTTTATGGTCATCTACCCTTATTTTATTTGAGTTATTTCCTATTTAAAATGTTATGCTGACACTAAGTTTGATTCTGTACATATAATTGTTTGCCAGTAAAGTTGATCCGAGATAACAGGGAATTGATATTTCGGTGCGTTTTTCTAATTTATTATATCCTACTACAGATATACGAATATCATCTTCTGCAGCGAGTCTTTGTAATTCTTTTAAATATTCATCATATGCAGATTGGTTTGTAATAATATAAGAGATTACGCATGATGTTTCTTGTACTTGTCCAGAAAATAATCCTCTTCTATGCATGGTTGTTCTTGTTTCACAGACTCGTCTGACATATTCTGCAGCTTCTGGTTCGCCTGAATAGGAATCCGGATAATAGCAAGAGATATATTTATGATTGCCTATAGTTGTGTACTCATTATGCTGTGCTTTGGAGCGTAAAAGATCTTTTACACCAGAATAATCAAGTCTGGCATTTGTTTGTGCTTCAGATGTTGCTTTGACCTGGATCTGCTTTTGTGTTGGGGTAAGGCTGGACAATTCATCACGAAATGACATGATTTTCCTCTTTTCTTGTATTGGTGGACAGTTTATAGTGTGTATGTGTTTGAATGGATTCTAGGTCGATTATAATACTGTTTTGTCCTTAGATCAATAGTAAGGATGATTTGCGATGGTGTTAGATGGAATGGGATAGAGGAGTGGTGAGTAAGGATGGATGGTTGCATGGATGTTGGATTGGAAGAGTGATGCGAAAGTTAATGTAGGAGAGAGCAATTTTTGCGTGGTGAAATACTTATCGTTGGAGTTGGGAATTTATATGGGTTATTTTGGAACAGATGTGTGAAAGTTGGAAATGAAATATGAATGGTGGAGTGATTTTAAGGCTTGATTATTGGGATTAACGATAAAGGGTACGATAAGGTGTTTTATGGTGAAATGATTGGATTTTGGGCTTGATTATTGGGTAAATTTGGGATTGTTTTTGGATGGGCGGAATGGGATGGTGATGATGAGTTTTGGAGTTAGTGTGTGGATGAACCAGCTATGTGAGGTTTCAGAAAATTCAGACAATTTACCAGTTTTAACTACCCCCCCAGTCTGAACATTCAGACAATAAACAGATCACATCACTATTTTACCCCGAAAAACAGGTATTTTATAGGGCATAACACAATTCTAATACAATTCAAAATATTTTGACAATAGATAAAATTTTTTCTATTGTTTGATAAAATAAAAATTTTTGACCATGGCACGCGCCGTTCTGGTGGCAAGTTGAAAAAGGCGGTAAGGTGTGACGTAACGTCATATATAAAAATTTTACATATCGAAAATAGTAATGATTACTATTATCAAGTTATCTACAAAAGTTTTCCACATTATCCACATATACAAATACTAAACAAAAAGTTTACCAATGCTAAACCGCACATTTCCATAAAATCAATAATAGTAATCATTCCTATTTTCTAAGTTGACTATTAGTCATATTTTTATGACCATTAGTCAACCTTCTATTCCGGCATACTTTGCAGTCAATATCCCTTTTTGCTCAGATCCCAATTTATTAAATCTTTCAAATATTTTGTGATTGAAATATTTTGATCCTCTAAATAGTTTTGTAGCCGTTCATAGTCCTGTATATCAGTTGGAGTATATTGTATTTTTACTTGTTTACATTTTTGGTTATATTTTTTTTGGTTTCTAGCTTGTGATTCAGTTGTTTTTCTTGTGTTTTCTTTATTTTCCATTAAATTTTACTTTCTTTCCTATTTTATTGTAAATATACGTGTATAATCTGGTATTAATTTTAATATCTATTCATACGCTTTTAATATTACACAATAAACAATCGCAATAGCAGCGTTTTATATCAAATTTGTCAATACTAATTTTACACACATCTTAAATCTTTAAATAATGCACAAAAATATCTCGAAATAAATAATTTTTTTGTAAGATTCGTCATTGATTAATATAGTACTATATGCTATTATACAATTACCGAAAGGGTGATAGCCTAAACGGTACGCGAACGGTCGTTTCGTTCGCGGTGTTGTCTCTTCTGTATTCCGTCCGACCGGGGACGGGCGCACATGATGGCGTGTGCTATTGGTCAGGGAAAAGACCTAAAAACCCGCAACCGTGTATGCGTAACCACTATACGGGCATCTAATAGCAGATGTTAGGCGGTTGAGTCTATACCGGATGCCGAAAGACTCAGTTCGTAGCACTTGCCAGTTAGGCAAGATCTCAAATGCTACCGGTGTAAAGTTGATTCCGTAAACAACTAGGAACACAAGGTTTTCCCGGTGATACTACCACTATATGGGGTGGCAAGTCTGAAAACCAACTATCATTAGGTAGTTGAACGGGAAAGAGTAGTAAAGGGGTAGTTAATCCCGGTTTGTGCGTGCCGCACTGATAATAGCGCAACTATTAATAACATTGTTTTCGTCTTTGATTCACCGTTTTACGGTAAATTGATTTAAAAGTTGAAAGTTTACAATTTCCAATACTGAGACTTTCAACCGGATTAGATAAAAATACAATCCTCATAGGATTGTATGAAAACAATGTTTCCAGATTCACCTTTCAATGTTTTTTCAATCCGAAACATTAGAAAGTTTTACATAGGTTTTACAAATTGTACCTTGACAATTAGGGTTGATAAGTAACGGACTTTACCCCGTGAAAAAAGTTTAAATCATTAGCCGGGTTGCAGCAGGTGCAGTCTGCCTTTTTAGAAGGTCTTATGGCTTAACCGTATTAAAGAAACGGTTCGAATCCGTTCCCGGCTTTCCTGCTATTATAGCAGAGTTAGAACAAAAAAACAATAATAATTTAAATTTTCGCATCTGTGCGTAAAACAGAAGAAAGAAGGTTGTTATGATTAAAAATGAAAAATTCTATGTGAAAAGTGATGCTCTGAAAGTTGCTTCTGATATTACGCGTGTTCGTGATCTTGTAATTTCTGAAGTTCGCAATACTGAATTTGCGAAAGTATCACGGAAAAAGGCATTCAAAGATGCCAGGGAAGCGATCGAGTCGGCACACGTTGACGTTGACGCGCTGACCTGCAAAGAAACGATTGTTCTGGAAGTGCTGGGTGCTGAAAAAGGTGCTTCCTTCCTGAAAGACCGTGCGGAATATCAGGCACTTAAAAAGGAAGTAGACACTTGTGTTCCGCTCGATCAGATCACTAGCCTTTGCCAGACAGACAGAACATGGGTTCTTCTTATGGCGCACATTATCTGCCCGTCTGTAGTTCTCACCAAAATTTTTGATGAGATCGACGTTGCAACTCCTGTTAAAAGTTGGTATGCATCCGGTAAAGGAACAGGAAAATTGAAAGATGCTCTTCTTCCGGTATTCTGCCGACTTCTCGGAACAGAAGGCGATTTGTTCTATGGTATTAAAGTCAGAAGAACAAGTTTTGATGATGTAGACATCCGGAACTTCCTTGCTATCTTTGGCGGTCAGGCTAAAAGAACCGAAACCAAAGAAAAAGATAAAGACGGCAAAGAAATTGTCAAGTTCAGTAATCACAATTGGATTGACAAGTCCGGAAACCAGAAAACACAGGAAGCAGCATTCACAACTCTGCTGTCTGTAATCCTGGACAATCCGGAAAAACACGTTGTCATTAAACCGGAAAAAGAAGAGGGGGCAGTAGAAGAAAAATAAAAAATAACCATACTGGAAAGCCAGAAAAGGGCGGTGCAATTCCGCCCGATGGTTTTACAAAAAATAAAAAGGCAACCATGCCAAAAATGGTAGAAAGAAGGTAAATTATGGCAAGAAAAGAAAGATATGAATACGCATGTTCACGGTGTGGTAATAATTGCTGGGGATGTTTTTATGCAGAAGAATGTCAAGTATGGAATGATCAGCAGGACGCAGAGCCTATCCAGATTCCTGCAACTGAAGTCTACATGTCGCTTTGTGAAGGTAGACACGAGATTCCCCAGGCAATCGACGGATCTATTTTCGGAACGGAACTTGATCCGCTTGATCTCACCGGAATGGAAAGAGAAGCAGCAGAACAGCTCCGCGGCGTTTTCGCACTAAACCTGTACGTAACAGGTCTGACGGTTGCGCTCGTAGCTGTTTTAAACGTGTGCAGAGAACAGAAAATCAAAGTTACTCTGTATCACTATAACAGAGAAACGGGTAATTATTACCCACAGGAGGTGAAATAGAAATGTGCAAGGTAAAACATGCACCAAAATTCTACGTGCGTTTAGCAACAAAGCCGGTAATGTTCCCAGAAAATTTTGTGGTACATACCGGCTCTTTTTATGGTCGTTTCCAGAACGCAAATGGTGAACAGGTATTTTGGGTCTGCGATGACTTCAAAAAGGTAAACGACGCATATTCTGTTTATATTTTGACAGAAAATAAAAAGGCAAAATGGGAATATGAGTCTGCATCTGCAAAAATTCAGCAGTTTATCACGATTGCTTTGCGGAAATTAGGCAGAACGCCGATAGTAGATAAGGCAGATCTTACTTTTGACAATGTGCGTAACATGATGAAACATTCCGCTTTGCATAAAAAGGGAAGCGGTGCGCGGATCAATACGTATCAAATTAATCCACCTTTACAATGGAATGAAGTAACAGAGCTTGCACATTGGGAAGGTAAAGGCAATGCTGGACGTATTGCAAATGATATTAGGTAAAAAAGGAGGAACAGAACTATGTTCAAAAAATTAGTCATCACACTCTTAACAGCAACAACTATTTTTTCCGGAATCGCAGCAATCAATACAACCGTATTACGGCAGAACTCCGCAACTGAAACCCACAACGGAAAACTTGACTATTCCGCCGAACAGGACTATAGCTATGCAGATTCATTTATTTCTGACGTAGTAGATTGGAATACAGACGGAGAAGAGCTGGCACTTATGACAAGTGACGGCTATGAATTTTACGCTTATAAAAGCAAAAACGAATACGATTTCAACAAGGCATACGTCGCACTTGATGACATTGTAGACGTAGAAAAGGCAGAAGGCAAAATTCGGATTTATACCAAAGATGGAACAATTTATCAGGCGTTCGGAGAATAAAGGGAAAAGAAACTACACAGAAAGGAAACCAAAAAATGAAACCAGAAAAGTTTATGCCACTTGTAAAGGAAATTTGTAACATGGAAGCAACTGATTGCAGATCCTTAAATAAATCGAAACTTGCAAGGGAACTTATGAATCTCGTAAACATTCCACAGAATGCAGAAATCTATGAAATCCCGCTTGACTGGGATGATGAAGTAGTCATTCTGTTTATGCTTCCGAATGATAAGAACTATTATAGCCTGGGTGCAGGTCACTGGCTTGACGGAACGGAAAGACTGATTCTTTCTATCACCGGAAGATGGAAAGGAAGAGAATTTAAATTCTTTCAAGAAGAAGGTAAAGAAGATATTCCGCTTCCGCTTGATTACTTCCAGAGATAAAACAAAAAAAGAAAAGGAGAAAAAGAAATGAGAGACAAATTATTAAAAGTGAGTTATATCTTGGCATGGATCGGTACAATCTGGTTCTTGCTCAGTTCAGAAAGCAGTCTTTGGTATCTAGTTCCGGGAGCTTTATGTCTTGCTTATGCCGTAGCTTTTGGCGAAGCGAACAACGGAAACTGGATCATTTCGCCGCACTAAGAACTATGCCGTATAAATGCATGATTTATAATTATGCATAATATATACATAATCAAATTAATCAAGAAAGGGAAATTAGAACATGAAAAAAGTATTTGAAATCAAAGTAACAAGTAGCGCAAGTTTTTATTCTTATCTTGCATTATCCGGAATCGACTTCAAAACAAAAGAGAAACCGGACGTTATTATCTTTACCTGTGATATGACAGACGCAGAGTTCGCGGCAGCAGTCCAGTATTGTAACAATCTGGCGGAAGAACGGAAACTGAACGAGTCTGTACGTAAATACAAGAAACTCCATGAGGAATATATTACTATTCAGCAGGTAAAGGAAGCGTTAGATGATCTGTTCCGTGACATCAGCCGTCAGGCATTTTATGAACAGAAAGAAGCAGGAAGGGAACTTGCGGAAATCTGTGTAAGAACTATTAAAAAGACAATGCCAGAATTTATCCTTACTAAAAAAGAAATTGTTGACATTGTAACGGAAATCGGATTCGATGCGATGATGAACAATGATCGGCTGACAGAATTTCTTCTTCCTGGTTGGGATGAAATTCTTTACAAAATTCGGTAAGGCAAAACCATAGAAAGGAGATGATGCACAATCGCAGAACACAAAATAGAAAGCTGGTCATTAAACCGCCGTATAGAATCTTTACGGCAAATGGATCGTAGACTTGCAGAACTAAACATTGCAAGCCGTGATACGATCTGGAAAGAATACGGTGGAGGACTAAGAGAAAATGAAAAGGCAACGCTTGAAAATTGGAAGCGAATTGCCGAAGATGACATACTATATGATAATGCTATATATTGTTATATGGTATGTACATTGGAACCATATACTTTATGTGGTTTCGAAAACTGAACACAGAGCATAGAAAAGCAGGTTGAAATATACCTGTTATTTTTATGCTCAAAATCAAAAGGGAAAGCCAAAATAATAAAACATAGAAAAAGGAGATTAAAATTATGTGTAAAATCAATGGAGTAAAATTAACAGAGATGAGAGAGAAAGCTGGTATGTCACAGAATGCACTTGCAAAGAAACTTGGAGTTGCTGAAAGCACAATTTCCAATTATGAAACAGGTCGAAGTAATCCGTCGGAAGAGAAAGTAGACAAAATCTGCTTTATCCTGAAGATCAATAAAGACGACATCGAAATTCATGATGTAGGATACAGCTTTTCAGATTCGATGGGAAAGACATATGAAAAATATAGAAGAGCAAAAGGATTCCGGCATTATATGACATCAGTCGATTTCGAAAATTGGATTAATGAACAGAGGGATTTTGATGCAGAAATGGAAACATCGGAAGTAAGCAATGCATTACGGTATCCTTTGACAGTAGGAAATAAAAAATATATAACAATCAACCCACTGTTTGTACATATTCCAGACTGGCAGAGAAGTACGGACATGGTAAAGGCAAAAGAGATTGAAGAAAATTTCAATGAATCGAAATTCGATCCGATCAAAGTGTTCCTTATTGATGGAAAATTATATGTAGCCGATGGCGCACATAGATTAGCTGCATTCATTATGAAAAACAATCTGTTAGGAAAAGCAGAAAAATTAAAAATTCTGGTTGAGATTATTGATTGTAAAACAATGTGTGAGGCCGTATTAGTTTTCTTAGGACAGCAGGCAGGAAGGAAACCTATGTCGGTTAGTGATATGTATAGAGCTGGTATTGAAGCGAACGAAGAAGATTATATTAATTTCAAAATGATTTTCGATGCATACAACATCCAGATCTCGGCTGACCTGAATCGGAAAGAAAATCCTATTGGGAAAGTTACACCAACCATGAATCTGTTAAGAATGGCAAAACGCAGACCTGAATCACTTAAACATGCAATCGTTATGATTAAAGAATTAAAATGGTGTGGATCTGTAGAAAAGAATGCATTCACACAGAGAAACATCAATGTACTGTTGAAAATGGAAAGCATTCATGGAACGGAAACGTTAAATCTCCTTAAGAAGCATTGTAGTGGAGCAGCTTTCTATGAAAGCAAGGTATTTCCTGTTAAGAGTAATGCACAGCTGTTTGACATTCTGGAAAGCGAAATCAATAAATAATACATATCTTACATACATAGCAAGCAATACATATACATATTTTACATAGGGAGTTCGGAATAAGAAAGCACCACCTTATCCCTCCACATATATATAGGAAGAAACACCGTCAGCCTAGCTAACTGATGGTGTTTTCTTTCGCTCAAAAACGAGAAAGGAGAATAATAATTATGTCAATGGATGATTTACGGAATCTGCTTTCGGATGACGAATATGCAGGACTTGAAGAGTATTTATCCGAAAGCGAAAGTGAAAATTAAGTAGTTAGATAGTGCAGAGAAGGTAAGTTACCTTGTCTGTGCTGATGTGATTATTTGATTCAATCACAAGAAAGAGAGGAAGAGAAAATGAAAGAAACATTACGGTATAACTTATTAAAACAGAAACGGTTTACAGATTTATCTGTAGAGCTGGAAACAAACGACGATCTTTGGAATGAAGTTCGTGCGATGTTTGAAGGGAAATTGCAGGAAAACGAAAATGAATTACGTGTGACTTCTTTGGTGAATTACTGCAAAAACAAAGAAGATGGAGAAGTTTTTCTCGAATCATTAGAGGAAAACTTAGGAATTAATCTAATCGAATTTGTATAAGAAAGAAGGGAGAATAAAAATGGAAAAACGACATAATCCAGCTGGCTTTGATTATGAAATCATTGCCCAAAAGAAAGAGTACGCACTCATCAAAATGGAAAGTACAGAAGAGTACAAGATCGTATCTGACATCTGTGCTGATGGAAGTTGGGCTTACACTGTCTGCTCATGGATGTATGGAAAATATGGTAGAGAAGAATATCTGGTTATGCAGAATGCGATTGATTCATTTCGTGCTAGAACGGAAAATACATACATTCCACGTTCACGCCTGGAAGAACTTGCAACGCAATGGAAAGATACTCTTTTGGAAGAATGTAATATGACAGATGAAGAACAGTACGAATATTTCATGAATGAATGTGCTATGGATGATGCAGAATTAGAATTTTTCGGATTATTAAAAGGAGACGATGAATAATGTCGAGACGACGAAAGCCAAAGGAAGTTCTGGATTTTGAAAGGGAATATTTATTTCCTAATGGATTCAGAGAAACAAGAGTAAACGGAAGAGATGGTACTGGATCACACTTACATTATTTAAACCGTGTAACTCACAAGAGAATTGAAGTAAATACACGGCTGAATAGAGAAGTAAAAGCAAGATTGATAAAAGAGAATAATCTTGTGTCAAATAAAAAAGTGAAAGGAGCGAAAAGAATTGAGAACGCAACAATGTGCTGTATTTGATCCAGATCATTACAACATAATTGACATAACCAATTATGAAAAATACCGTCAACACATCGAGCAGCAGCGCGAAATGGAAATCCAGAAAGCGAAAGCCAAACGCAAAAGAGAACGGCAGCGTAAAAAACTTATAGCACAAAGAATCTTTTGCGTGATGCTTATGGTCGTTGGGTATCTACTTGTTAGATATGCAAGCGATACATGGCCGCTAGGGGTAACGTTCATTTTATTTGGGATGTTAGTAATCACAGAAAGGAAAGCGATTTTATGGTGATTTGGATAAAAATCTTTGATCGGTACGAACCCGTACTATATGTACAGAAAGACGCTTTGCGGCATATGACCGTCTTGTATGTAAGAACAAAAAATACAATGGTTGATGTATATATGAGTCTTGACGGTCGATTATTTGCAACAAGAAAATCTGTAAGAGAAGGAGGCAAGGGAATGTGTACATTGTAGCAAGTAATGGTGTAGAAACACAAGCCAGAAAATTAAAATCAACTGTTTCTCTTCCGAAAGCGAAAATGCTGGTAGAAAATTTACAGGATACAGATTATCTCGGTTTGAAATATTGGCTGGAAGATGATGATGGGAATAAAATTAAAACGGAGGTAATAAAACATGGTTAATGTACGCACAGTAACTATTCATAAACCAGAAAAAGTTTTTGGTTGTTTCTATGGATTTATCGGATGAAAGAGAAATTTCAGAAGGGAGAATAATGGTTAAGTTTGATTTTTATGCAATATATGTTGAAACAAGCGAAAGAAGCGGTGAAGTTGTAGATATATTTTCTTCTTTTGAAGAATGTATGGAGCATCGGATGGAACATGCTAATTGGTTTTGTCCGAAGGGTGACATATGGATTTTACATATTAACAACGGAAAGAACTTTAAACCATCTGAAAAATGGCATGTAAATGCAGATGGCTCGACCAAGAAGGAGGACTAAATCATGGCAAAAGAATTTATTTACAGCAAGACAAGAGAAATTGGAACTATTGGTAAAAACACAGTGGAAATCGGATATTACACTGTTGATGGTAAAGAAATGCCTGATAAGGTATACATGGTCACGAAGTTTTCACGGAAAGATGGAACTGAAAGCACGAAGGCAACTGCGATCTGTAGTGTGGTAGATGCAAATGAACTTGGTAAGCTGCTGATGAAGGTAAAGTAAGGAGGAATACATAATGAATAACTGGATCAAGAAAATGAATGAGATGTTTGAGGAAAACGTATATACAAACGAAGGACGCGTCACAGTAGATTACTGTGAGAATGCGAAATGTATTCTTGTCAATGTTTGCGGAAATACGGTTGTTATCAAAGATCTTGATAGATTCAATGATTTTGGTTTGATGATGAAATGTATTGCAACAGTACGAGGTCTTTATGAACCCTATTATGCTGAATAAAAATACAGCAAGGCAGATAGAGAATAATAATCTATCTGCCTTATTTAATTGGAGGAAAAGAGAAAATGGAACTAAGAAATGGATGGTACAAGGCAGATAAAGGAAAGCATTTTGTACTTACAGAAAAAGGCAAAAAAGAGTGTATGAGTTATAAATATAAAACAGTTGGAAAACCAGTAGATGAACATGATTATGAAGCAGTTGAATGGTCTATTGACAAAGGCTATGTAATTGAAACTGATATTCCAGGATGGACAAAAGGACTTAAGGGATATGAGGTTGTGTATTACAACGGAGAATATAGATTATCAGCAGGTAATCCACAAATATTCCCAACACGAAAAGCAGCAGAGGTATATAGAAAGCATTATGAATCTTATCCGTGGTTTGATGAAGAATTACTTATTGAAGAAGTTGAATATGATGGCGTTTCATTAAGTGAACCGAAAATTTACAAGGGAAAGGAAGTAGTGGATAAAGAACATTATTTCGGGCTTAATGCTCATGAAGTTGGAGAATATTTTACAGAAGATATGATCGATTACTTTATGAGTTTATTGCCACCTGCTTGTATGAGAAGTGATTGTTGTCAGATTGGAGAACCAAGTTCAAGTAGAGTTGACGAAAGCGGAGAAGGTAGAACAACATATTCCACATTCAAAAAGGTAGACGATGGAATTTGGGAATATTGTGGTGATTGTTTCAGAGGTGAAAATTATATGCATGGAAAAGATGTTCCATATGTGAAATAGGAGATGATTGTATGACACGATCCGAATTTGAAGAGAAATCATTTGAGGGTGTAATGAGTCAGCTCAATGGGGAGTTAGATGAGATTACAACGCTTGATAACTTAAAAGAATTTGCAAAGTCAAAAATAGATGATGGACATTATTTTCTCGCTAATCATATTATTGAAGCATTGAAAAATGGAAATGACGAAGATTGGTGGGATTATGATTACTGCATGGGAACGCTTGATACACCTATTCCATTAACAGAAAAAACAGATGTTGAGCATTTAATTGATGATTAGAAAGGCAGGTTGATAATATGAAAGTCAAATATGTTGGGTTTGGTGGATACATGGAAGTTCCATGCTACGAAGATGAAAATGGAAAGTTATATTTTGATGAAAACAACGGTAAAAACGGACTCAATCTCTATACAGGTGCTTATAGAACTGAATGGGATGAAATCTGTGGTGAACCATGTAATAGAGTAACAGAACCAGTTGAATGCGATGATCCTTTTGTTCGTCATCCAAGGGAAAGGGATTACATGTTCTTAGACAGAATGAGAAATGATTGTAACTATTTCCTCGGAAATGGAAACGGTTATGAAGGTCATCTGTGGGGTGGCAGTGTAGAAGTAATCTGTGACGAAATGGAACGGATTTGGAACTCACTGGAAGAGAAACCGGAATGGTTGACTTTGGAACAGATAAAAGAATACAGAAAAGAAATGATGAAAGTGAGGATGAAATAATGAAATATATACCAAGAAACAAATACTATCAGATGATTAGAAAAACTGGAAGAATCCCAGATAAAGAAGAATATGACATTGCTGATTTAGATTTGTCAGTGTATCCATTGAACGAAGATACAAAACGGATTGCGAACGTAAACTTCATGGAAGAGACAGAAGATAGAAATGGAAACTATATGTTGAGTGGACATTGGATGTCTGATTTGAGCTATCAGTTCGCAAAGAAATGCAAATTCGATTTAGTGCAGGTAAATGGTTATAGCTCTTACGCTTATTCAGATGAACAGATGGCGGTATTTACATATTGTGAGGGAGATATTTATCTCACATTATTTACTGATAAAGCGAAATATAAAGCTGAAAAGGAAAGAACAATTAAATTTTATGAAGAGGTATATTGATTATGGCATATAAAAGAAAGACGAAAGATTGTTATGCAATCGAAGGAAATTGTGGTTATGGATGGGATATTGAGTGCAATTGTGAAGATAGAGCAGATGCAAAAGCACAATTGAAAACATACAGAGAAAACGTAATTTACCCTGTGCGAATTAAAAAGTGGAGAGAAAGGATTAGTGATTGATATGCAGACTATTGATAGAGCAGTAATGGCAGATGGAACAAAAATACAGCTTGAAGATTGGCATAGTAAAAATTCAGAAGAATATCCAGATTTGCATGGATATACAATTAGTGCTTATCCGATAGCGAAAAATACAAGTAGATTTGGTTGGATAATAAAAGGTGAAAAGTTCAGACTTGCTATTGCCAGAAATGAATATGCAAATTACACAGATGATATGGTACTTGCAGATTATGAAGCGTTGAAAAATGGAGCTAAATCGTTTGCTGATTTGCGAGAACATTTTTGGAACAGAGAAAAGGATGCGTTTTACTTGGGGTTGACAGATAAAGAACCTGAGTGGTAGTAAATGAAATATTAGTTTCATGAGCGGAGAATAATAAGGCAGATGCAGAATTGTGTCTGCTTTTTGTAATGGAAGGAGTGAATATTATGCAGATAGTAAAATTTGTAACGAAGGAAAAAGATGAAGTAATTGTTTGGTGTACGACAAATAGATTGGTTACTTTTAGAGACTTCATGCAGTATGTATTGGATAGTATGGATAACCCAAAAGATTTTATGATTGTAGATATGAAAAAGGATCTTGTATATGACATGTATAAAGTTGCTACAGAAATCTACGGAATGAGAAAAAGAACTTTCGAAGAGAGATTAAACGGAACTTATACAGGAAAATGGTTGAAATATACAAATGCAAATTTAGAATGATGTAGGAGGCAAGTAAAAAATGGGACTTGTATATTTGAAAAATGAAGAGAAACGGATTTATGAAGCATATGGAATGATTGTATATGGAACACAAGATAGGTATACATGGAGTATTTATCCAGATAAACCGGATGAAAACGTATATACATCATTACGGATCGAAAAAGATGGAAAGAATATTTTAGATATCAAGCTTGGCAATAGGTGCATCTTTGAAGAGAATTTCAACAGAACAATTGATAATTTCTTGTGGTGGATTGAAAAAGACAAACCAGATGAATACGACATTGAAAAGGCGGTTTATAAAAGTTTATGTGCATCAGATTCATTATTCAATTATCTAATTGGAAATCGCAAACGAAAAGAACAGGCAGAAGCTAATGAGAAGGCAAGAGTCGAAGTAATCAAGAAAGAGGAACAGAGACAGATTGACGTGATTAAGCAGTATTGCGAAAAGGAAAATCTTTTATTCAAACAGTATTATAAAAAAGCTTATTTGATTAAGTTGCATAACGAAAATGTAAGGCAGATGATTGAAAATGCAGATAATAAGCAGTTTGAGGGATTGAGAGATTTTATGAATGAGTATCCTGACAACAAAGATGCGGTAATTGTAATGAATGGAAACATTGAAGATATAGCAAAGCAGATAGCGTAGAAAGCGAGGGTGATTGATATGAGAGATAACATTAAAGAGATTAGTAAGGCAGAATTTGTTAGAAGAATTACAAGTGGTAAGTCATTATTGATTGGGATTAGCCCTGCTATGGATGATGGAGAAATTGGTGCTGTAAGACAAAGAAGGCTTGAAAATTATAAATCACATGCAAGAACATGTGTGGCAAAATCAAATAATCATTTAGTATTTGATGGAGATAGTCATTTGGAACTCAAAGATGTAAGACCACATACCTTTATAAAGTGCTATGCAACAGATGACAATATCCTGGTTGTAGAACTGAAATGGCTTGATATTGATTGGAATGGAAATGTGGATGATACAAGATACAAATATCTGTATTACACAATGGAGGGATAGTTATGAAAATTGAAAAATTATCTGGTGAATTTATTAGAGGATACACAAAGGCAATTCAGATATTTCCGAAGTGTTTGACTATGTTAACAATGATTTGAAATGTCATAAAAAACGACTGAATGACAAGTTGGCAAAAGAATTGCTCAAATGTATATTAGAAAATCGTGAAAATATAAGAGAAGATAAAAATGGATTTATTAGATGGAATTATGTGACAAATGAATTTGAGTGGTTTAAAAGGAGCGAGTGAATATGACATACAAATTTGCTTTTGAAAAGAGAGATTGTACAAGAATTGATAAACTGAATAAACTTACAAATGCAGAAACATTTTATGATGAAGTTCGTAAACTTGTTAAGAATGTAAAGAGTGACCACGGAATTAAAAGCTGGCAAGCTTTGGCAGATCAGAGATATGCGGAACTTATTACAGGTTGCGAAGACGTTAGAATGGATATTGATTATGTGGATGGAAAATTTCATGAAAGATATTTTGATACAAATGGAAATGAAGTATTTGTGACAACATAAGGAAGCGATGTAAATGGAAGGTAATTATATTATAGTTGATTTTAATGGCACAACTCATGTATTAATATTGACAAAGACCAAAGAATTCTTGGAAAGTGTAAAACCAAAGGACTGTCCATTTTATGATTATTCAATGTTTAATCTGTTAAGCGATTGGATACAGATGTACTCATGGCAAATGGAAAGAAATAAAAGAATTCCACTTGTAGAATTTGTAAAAGAAATAAGAACAGACGGAACACAGATTTATAAGGATTCAATGATAAATATTTTGGAATTATAGATTGCATGATACCTAATGAAAGAACGATTTCTTAAAGAGAAAGGATGATAAATATGGCAAAGAAAATTAAATATGTAATAGGAGTTATTGGCGGTAATGATAACGTAAATACGATTAAATATGTAACAAGCATTGATACAAATACAAATGTTGCAAAGTGGGAATCAAACAAGGAAGCAAAGGTGTTTGATAGTAAATCTTATGCAGAAGATATTGCTTTTGGCTTGTGTGTAAATGGATATGGTGCAGTTGTGATGATTAAACCAGATTATATTGCACTCAAAAATCCTGAAGATTATGTAAGAAAAATGACAAATGATACATGGATTAGCGGAATTCTTCAAACACATAAGAACGGAACTGTAGAATATTGGGAAGGTTTTAATCTTTTAGAAGAAGAGGAAAATGCAATATGGAAGATACTTGAAAAGCATGGCACAGAAGGTTGTTCAAGTTGTGGGAGTCGAGAAGATATTGCAAAAGATTTTGTTTAAAGGAGAGCGAACAATATGATGACAAGAGAAAGATTTGCAGAAACAAATTGGAAAATGACTTATGAAGAGTATCAGAAATGTGATTGCACAGAATGTGAAAGAGAAAAATGTATTCACAGAGATGCATATAGAAGAGTTCCTGAAATTGATGGTGGACTTAACTTATGTCCGAATTTAAAAGGAGAATGATAAATGGACAAGAGAAATCTTGTTCCTTTGTTTTTATAAAAAGGAGGACTTGTGATGTTACGGTATGGAGAAAAATTAGATTTAGACAAAAATCTTTGGGGCGCAAGAAGCTTGCAAACGGAGAGCAGCGTGTATGGGTCGAATGTGAAGTAGAAGATTGGACAAGCTATAACAGACCAGAAAGCCAGGGCGGAAGTTGGATTCTTACACAGAAAATGAAGATAATCAGAGAACTTACAGAGGAAGAAGTCGGTAACATTTTGCTAGATAAGGCGACATAATTATTTCAAATAATACAATGGACATATAATATAAAAAATGCGTGTTTCATTGGAAAGGAAAGGTAAGATATGAGTAGAAAGTATGATATTAGAATTTGTAAATGTGGACGGATTCATGCTATCCCAAATGAGAGGATTGAAAAGGCATTAGATGCTGATAAAAACTTCCTTCTTATTTGTGCAGCATGTGGAAATGCAACTCTGATTGGTGCAGATATTTCGCCTGATTGGGACGATCCATCAAAAGATTGTTATGAAATGTATTCGGCAGATTTTTCTTCATACGAAGATAAAGTAATCAATACAGATACATTTAAGGAAAATGAGAAAGAAAAGGCAGTAGAAGAAATTTTTTACAGTCACGGGATTAAAGTTCCTATGAAAACAGGTCAGTATGCAACAGACTACTTTAACGGCAGATTTTCTGATAGATGGTATCCTGATTTTTATAAAATTCAGAGAACGGATATTACAGTAAAGGAAATCATGGACTTTATTGATGAATATACACACGACAGAACTACAGTAAATATGAATAGATTCATCAATGAAACACCCGACGATGTACTTGACGAGTTATCCAATTATCTGATTGATGGGTTAGATTGGAAGGGAACTAAATTTGAAAAAGAGTGACATAAGTAAGAAATTCGCATTTCAAAAGTAGATTGGAGGAAATTTTATGGTACAAACAATAAAAATATCAAGCGAGGAAATGAATTTAATTAATGATTTACTCAATCTTACAGGAGATGAAATTTATCAGAAATATGGATATAAGAGAGATGAAACAATTACGCACACCGCAAAATTTCCAAACGGAATTGAAGCAGATATTAAGTTAGTACTTTGTGAAGAAGCTCCATATACAGAAGGTGTATTATTCCATAATGGATTTGAACTGACATGCACAGAACCAGATTGTACATATGACGGTGAATGGAACTTTGAACATAATGGAATTGAATACACTGTTCTCGTGGAAGTAGAAAATTGAAGAAACTAAGATTTTAAAAGGAGTAAAGAAAATGAGAGATTTAAGACCAGGTGATGTAGTTCATTGCCAAGGAATTGTATGTACAATTAAAGAGATTGTATGGCAGGAGCCGTGGGAATGGAGAGAGGCATATTATTTAGAGTTTCTTGATACAAACGGAGTTTATAGGTCGTGGAAACAGAATTATGATGGCGGCTATGCGGATCTGGTAGATTAAGACAATAGATAAAATGGAGGTGTAGAGTATGGATCATATAATAAGACAACGATTACATGAGCTTTACGATTGGCTTCAAATTTGTAAAGAAATGTGTGAGCTTTATGGATATGACGTGAATGAAATAGCTAAAGATGAAATTATCAAAAAGAAAAGAAAAATCCGTGATATCTATAAACAAGAAAACGAAAAACCAGAAAGACATATTGTGCATGATAATGGAATTGACGGGTATATTGAATTACTTCAACTTCCAGAAGAAATCACTACAAGGGAAACAGCGGATGAATGGTTTCAATATAATAAATATATGGAATATGTTCCTTCTGCATTTGATTGCACAGGACAGAGATTTACGAGTTGGTACAAGCTTGTTGAAAGAAACGGAAGATGGTGGGCTTACCATTGCATTTCGGTTGATGTGTGAAAGGAGAGAAATATGAATGTATATCAGCATATTACTTTTATTGATGGAAGCAACCCGTATATTTGTAAAACAGAAAAAAGCTTCAAATGGATGAAAGAGCATTATGTTCTTGAACCACTCGCAAAGAATTTTTGGAAGGCAACCTACAAAATCTCTTATTTGGTGGTTGGGTTTGATGATAAAAATAAAAATGCAACATTTAATAGAAGTTATAAATCGAAGTCTGGTGCATTAAACGCAATCAGAAAAGCTTTAAGCGAAAATAAATTTGAAGTAGTTACGTTACGGAGAGAAAAGGTGTATTTGAATAACGACGATAGTCTTGAAATTTCTTCAAGTACGCCAATTTGTCATTGGGAAGATGGAAAGATGATAAAACAGGAGGCGATTTTATGAGAGAAATTATGAACTATATCATAAACAATATGCGCGGAAAACATAAGGGAGATATTGAGGATTATGTTCATGATTGCTATGATGATGGGTCTATCACGGAAAGAGAATTCGATGATTTATGTAAATGGATTGATACGGTTTATGAACCGGTTTTGTCATGGCGATGAAATAGCAATTCCAAAAGAGAGAATAACATAACGAGATAGATAAAAGCAGAGAACGCCATCTCTGCTTTTTCTATAAATACATACAAGGAGGTGTGTAGCTATGCCGTACATGAAATACGGAAACTGGTATATCCCAGGATGCAGCATTGCTTTTCCAACAGAACGAGAAGCCTGGGAATATATCAATGAATAACAAATGGGGCAATGGAAATTCCATGTAAGTCCCCAACTCCTTGAGTAGTTATTATAACAGAAAGTGAGAGCGATGTAAATGAATAAAACAGAATGTGAAAATTGTAAAAGAGTTATGGAAGAAGGAATTCGAAATGCAAATCAGGCGATTAAAGAATTTACAGAAGCAAATGAAACCGATAACAGAGTGCATTTTGAAACTTTACGGATGAAAGCTGAAAATCACAGAGGATATGCAGAAGGTATTCTTCAGACACTTGTATGTATTGGTTTTAAGCATGATCGGATGAGAGAATTAGAAGATTTACTCGGGATTTAGGAGGAACGGAAATGGAACATTGGGAAAATGATTATGAAGACAAAATCTTATCATATCAGGGAATAGAAGCAGGATGATTGTGTGAGAGAAGGAAAATAATATGAGATATCTAACATTTTATTCAGAATATCCGATTTATGAACCAGCAGAAGGTGGTTATTATTATGCTGGAAATGAGGTTACTAAGTCAAATCGAATGTCTAAGCGGAAATGTAGAACTGAATTTGAAAAGATCTGGAAGGAATGCTTGAAAGAAAACAGAGAAAATGGATTTAAAGATGATCTATCAAATTATAAAGAGATCACGCAGTTTTATATTTATCCATGGATTCGTTTAGGAGATACAGAAATTTGCAGAGAAGGATATTTAATAGGTGAAGGTGAAAGTATTGTAATTGAACGGAAACTTGGAAGTCAAAGAAAAGGATGGGAGCTTTATTGTTAAGAGATAGCAATTTCAAAGGAGAAAATAATATGAAAACATGGTGTGTTGGTTTTGAAAATGAAGAATTAGGTATATCTGTAGACGCAAAAACAAAGGAACAGGCAGTGAAAATTGCGGAAAATCCTTGTAACTGAAAAGAAGAGAAAAGTATTTTCTGTATATGAATTTCAGGAAAGGAGATAGTTTTTATGAAAAAGAAATATTACGCAATTACAACGGAAATGGTTTTTAAGAAAACGATATTAGTCCCAATTGAAGAAGTAGAAAATATTGAACAGGCAGAAGAAATAGTAGATGCTGCTGTTGAAGATTGCACAATTATCTTGCTTGATGAAGATGCAGAGTGTAATACATATCCAAGTGAATATGCAGATAAGAACGGAATGTATGAATTGACAGAAGATCAGGCAGAATGTTATCAGATTATTTGTGAAAATTAATGAAACAAGATTTTCATTTGAAGATTGGAGGGGAAAAATATTATGAGGAAATATGAAGTTATTGAGGATAATGGCGGTGGGTTAACTTTAGTTGTTTTTAATAAAAATGGTAAAGTCGATTATTTACATAGCGGATATGAATATGGGAAACATGGAAGGTTAATATGTGATTTAGAAGCATTAAAAAATGGAGATAATCCAGTTACGGATTGGGATGGTAATGAAGATAATCCACAAGCAGTATATGATAACATAGTATCTTTTGAATATGGATGGGAAATTGTGGCTGACAATGATGGCATGTACCCTGATAAAATGGGATGTGCTGCTTGTTTTGAATTTGGAATAAAAAAGGAATAGAGGTGTTGTATGTGGAGAATAAAAAACAAGTAGCAATATACATACGTGTAAGCACACTCGATCAAGTCCGTGAAGGATATTCTTTAGATGCACAAGAAAAAACGCTTAGGAAATGGTGTGAGGAACGGAAATATAATGTTTATGATTTGTATGCAGACAAAGGAATTTCAGGAAAGGATATTGAACATAGACCAGATATAAATAGATTATTATATGATGCAAAAAATGGGAAATTTGATTTAGTTTTATTTTGGGCACTTAGTAGATTTACAAGAAGTGTATCGGATTTATATTCGACAATGGAAAAATTCCAACAATGGAATATATCTATGGTTTCATATACTGAAGCTTTTGATACATCTACTCCAATGGGTAGAGCAATGATTGGCATTGTTGGTGTATTCGCACAGCTAGAAAGAGAATTAACAAGTGAAAGAGTTAGTGCAGCTATGGCAGAGAGAGCCGCACAAGGAAAACGTACTTGTTCTGAAATATTAGGATATGATTTAGATGGAAAGGATTCATTTAAAATCAATAAAAAAGAAGCAGAATATGTGCGTTTTTGTTTTTCTGAGTATTCGTTAAGAAAAAATTTATCAGAAGTTGCGAAAGAAGCAAGAGAAAGAGGATTTAAAGGTAAGAGAGGCAAAGTCCCAACAGCTTATAGTGTTCAAAAAATTCTTACACGAACACAATATTGTGGGTACAATATTTTTTGTGGAGAAACTTATAAAGGAAATTTTGAGCCAATTATAGATGTTGAAACATATAATAAAACTTTATCGTTACTTAAACGACAAGGGAAAAATGTTGGTAGGAGAAGAATAAAACCATTAATAAAAATTGAGACAATGAAATGAGGATTTACTAGGAAAGAGAGGTTTTTATATGAGAGGAATACTAACAGATAGCATTCAAGAAAAAGCGGTGGCATTCTTGAATAGAACAATTTCACAAAAGGAACTTAGATTATATCCGTATATAGACTATTCAATAAAAAATGCATGTCAAGGATGGAGCTATTCAAAAATGGATGAAGAAGAAATTGAAATTCTAAACAGATTATACGATGAAAGACATATTATTTATTCGCCTGAAAAAATAATTGTAACTAGAAATTTTTATAATTATATGCAAGATGTGTTAGCGATGGGATATGTTGAAGAATTTATTTAGCCATAAGAAACGATGATTTCAGAAACGAAAACGGAAAGAGAAAAGAGAGGAAACAATTATGGAAGATAATGTTGTCTGCGTGATTGCAACAGAAAAGCATACTGGATTTATAAAAACATGTACAAGCTGTGATAGAGAGAATGCAAATCATTATACCAAATATTATAGAAGTATAGGTTATAATTCTCGAACTGTAACTTATGAAGAGCTTGAACAGATCCACGAAAAAGAGAAACAAGAAATTGATGATCGGAGGATACAAGAATGGTTGTTGGCGATTTAGTTTATAATGATGATTTTGATTGTAATTGTAATTATGATATTTATGATTGCTCAGACGGAAAGCAATATGGTGATGGAGCAGAATTGGTTTTTTGCACACAAAGAGACGGTTTTAATAAACCATTGGATCGTATTCTTGATATGAAAATAAAGTCTATCACAACACAAGATTCTACCATTGTAATAGAAGCAGCTAAATGAAACGTAGATTTCAAAATTAGGAGTGATAGAAATGAAATATATAGAAACCGAAAATCTCCTTTATGAAATAGATTGGGGAAATGGAAGAAAATTCAAATGCAATTCATATTGGAATGATGATACTTCTTTTGCATTGGACATTGGTGATGGAGAGTTGATTGATAAAGATGGAAATTCATATTTTATCCACTGTGAATACAATTGTGATAATGGAATATGGTATTATATTTTTGAAATATGGTTTGAAAATGATAGTTGTAATATTTATGACATTCCGGAGACTAACAGAAGCGAATATCTTTCGGAAACAGAAATTGAAGATCTACGAGGAATTATTTATAACTTATGCAAGGATAAAATAAATCTATGAAAACAAATTTATGTGGAGGAAAGCAATATGAAAGTATTTTATTTAGCACAAGAGAATTTCGGATGTGTTGTCTATGCAGATAATGAAAACGATGCATTTGAAAAAATGAAATGTCAAAGAAAAGAATTATTAGAAACTTTAGGATTGCCATTAGATATTACACGATGGGGAATTGAGGAATTTGCACCGGACTTATATGATGGTGTCTTATGTTTTTATTAGAATGAAATAGAAAATTCAAAATTAGGAGTGATGATAATGAAAAGAGAAACGGCAGAAAAAATTGTAAAAAATTTTTTTAATCAGATGAACCCTGAAATGTGGAGCGGAAATGGAAATAGACCAATATCATTTGATGACAGAGCTTGGCAATATCCATTAACAAACGAAGTGAATCTTGAGATTACATTTGTTAATAACGAAGAAGATGGATGGTGTCATTATTGTGATTTAGTATACGCATCTGACAATGTTTCGTTCGATATGTTAAGCGGGTATGGAATTGATTCCGTACAGAATATTATTGATACAGTGTTGGATTTATGCAGAGATTATGAGTTGTAATGAAACGGAAAGTATCAGGAGGAAAACATTTGAATAAGGAAGAAAGTTTGGCTTTTTTACAAAATTGTATAGAGAAAGCAAAAAGAGCAACAGCACAGGATATTCAATTCTATAAAGAAGTTTATGACAGAGAATATGCTTATAAAGAGAAAGGTTTTGAGAACAAAGGAGATAAAAAATGAGAGGAATTACATGTGCATTAATTAGTTTGACATGTTGGTATATGGGAAGTCATATGTCAAGAGTTAACTTGACAATTAAAGGAGCTTTAGCGATTACAGCATTTGGTATGTTGCTGTGTGCGATTGTATTTATGGCGTTTGGAATATAATTGAAACGGAAATTTCAATAGAAGAAAGAGAGAATAAATATTTAACTGAACGTTTTTCTTTATTGATTGTGGACATGAATTGGAGGTTGACTACTATGAATGAACTTGGTAAATTATTAGTAGAAGTCGATAAAATTGAAGACGATGATAAGTGGTTAGAAGCAGAGCATGATACAGTCCAACAATATTGTGAAGATAAAAATTATGAAATGACAGAAGACGAAATGGAAACCATTCGATCGAGAGGATTGGAAGAGTCTTTTGAAAGTTGGATAGAATTTAAAGAAATGATGGAGGAATGATTATAAAGAAGTACAGTGTGACATTTACAACATATAAAGAATATGAAGTAGAGGCAGAAAATGAAACTGAAGCACTTAGAATAGCGGAAGAAAAATTGGAATCTGATAGATGTATTCCAATAGCAGATACTCATTATGATGAAAGTGATGTTGAAGAAATTGAGGAGTAAAATATGGAAGAATATATCTTAGATGAATGCAGAAAACATATTCTAAAATTTCATAATATGTCTGATACAGAGATTTATAATTGGATGTGTGATAATTATAAAGGATGTAGAGATTATGAAATGATACGAAGATGCAGTTTCGTAATATTTAACGAAAGCAGGTGACGAAAAAGTTATCTGCTTTTTTCGTATAGAAACGGAGAATAATAAGATAGAGTTTGACAAACTAATAAATTAAAAGATTGGAGGAATTGAAATGTTTACAGAAGAATATTTTTCAAAATGGTTTGATATTATTCCAGAGCATGATGCAAGAACATTATGGAATGACGGAGATAGAAGTTTTCTCGTATTGAATATAGAAGATGGGATAGATAGATATGCGGATTGCTTTGAAAGTTTTGAAGAAATAAAGAGAAGTTTTCCTGATGCTTTATTTTGACTGGATAAAGCAAAATAGTAATGGAGATTTCATATTTAGAATCGGAGACTGATTTTATGATTAAATTTATAGAAAAAGAAAGATATTATGATGATAGTCCATATACAGGAAGTTGCTATTATTACCCTACATATATGGTAAAAGATGGAGAAGAATTCTTTGTATTCAATCGAAGAGAACCTGACGATGAATGGAAGATAAAAGAGGACAAGGCAAGAAAGAATCAGTTGATAGAAAACGAAGGGAAATATTTTAAATTTAACGGATTTTATAATAATCCACTAGAAATGTTGAAGGAGATTATTGAAAGAAAACATCATTTTACAACGCCAAAGGACATGTACTATGGTAATTTAGATATACATAGATATATAGATTTCCATGGTAATAGAAATGAAGTTAGTGCAGCTTTCCATTATAGAATTTATGATATAGAGTTAGCATGTACAATTCAAAAAGTTGTCAAGCTAATCAATAGTGAAGATTGGAACATGGCAAAAGCAATATTGAATAAAAGACAATGAAAAGCACATTTCAATGAGGAAAAAATCATGGATATTATAAAGAATTGGTTCAAAGATAACGGTTATGAAGTCGATGAATACGAAGCCATACTACAAGCGAAAACAGATACAATTTTATTCCTGGTTGTAGAACCACATAGCGGAACAAATGGAAAATGGATGTTAAGAGTAGCTGCGTTGGTATCTTTTGACAGATGGGCGAATTCGACAGCAGTTGAGGAATTCTTTGATACGGAAACAGGATTGCGTAACTATTTAGAAAATAATCAACTTTACATCTATAAAGATGTATTGAGAAGTTTGTCGGAAGAATATGAGGAAATGTATAGAGTTTATGAAGATTAATTATTTTGGTGAGGTGATAATATGTTGAAATGTTTAATTGATGTTTCTGTTCCAGAAGATAGTAAATGCTCTAAATGTTGCTTTTACTGTGATGAAAAAGATAGTTGTGAATGCAGATGCGTTGGACTTGAAGAATGGAAAACAGAAGAAGAAATTGAAAATAATTGTATAGAATGTGAATAACAATATATTTGATCGGAGGTAGATGGTATGAATAAATTACAAGCCATGAGAGATAGAATTGTAGAAATTGCAGAAGAAAACGGATGGGAAGTTGATGTTGAATCAAATGACGGAGATAATTTTTCTTATGAATTTTCTAAATATAGTCCGGCAGGTCAAGATTTCAATTTTGAGGCAGAGATGGAAGATAATAATGTATACGCACTATTAAATAACATTAAAGATTATTATGATAATTATGATTGCAGCTATGAGGCTTATTTGTGGCTAGACAATACAGGGCATGGAACAAATGGCGCACCATATGATATGAAAGATGTTTATGAGGATATGGAAGCGTGCGAGGAAATGAGTCTTGAATTATGGAAATCGTTAAGTGAAGAAGATTGGGAGGAATATTATGAAGATTAAATATTACGAATTAAATTGCGGAGTAAAGGCAACAGAAGAAGAAATTAAAAATGGAGCAGAAAATGGATGTGAAATCAATAGAGGTCTTATTGATACGGAGTATAGTATAGCAATCAAAGCAGATCATTATCCAACTTTTGAAGAAGCAGAAGAGTTTATAAAAGATGATTTGAAAAAATTTGGATATGATGGTGTTTATGGAATTACACCATTATCAGAAGAGGAATTACATTCGTTTTTTGATACTGAAAATATTGATAAATGGAAAGTATTGAGTAAATGAAAACCGCATTTCAAGGAGGTTCTATTTTATCCAATGCGTCGTAAAACTTCTTGCTTTAGCTATGGGGAGTGTCAACCGATTGAGTATGATGAGAATGATGAACCTACTAATTTATAAAATATTGCAAGAATAAAATCATTGACAAATGGATATACTTTGTATATACTATTATTAAGGTATATCCGTTGTATATACTTGACAAGGAGGTTGAGGGAATGGCAATCGCAAACAGAAAGGAAAGCATATTCATTTCACAAACAGCCATAAAAAAATGGGGGAATAGCCAAGGTATTCGCTTATCAAAAGAAATTATTAGTAGTGCGGGATTAAAAGAAAACGATAGTGTAGAAATTAGCGTAAACAATGGCGTTATTACCATCAAAAAGGTAAAACCCAAATATTTAACTTTGAAAGAAAGGCTTGAAGCATTTTACAACAAACCGATTGATGATATTTATGTAGAAAGCAGTCAAGAGGTTGATGTAGGTACTCATGTAGGGGACGAGGTTTGGTAAATTATACTCAAGGTGATATTATTACAATGGATTTCAATCCGCAGCAAGGACATGAACAGTCAGGAAGAAGACCAGCGCTTGTAATAAGCAATGATATTTTAAATTATCATAGTTCCATGGCAATGGTGTGTCCAATCACAAATACAAATAAACATCATCCGTTTCATATCGAGCTGGACGACAGAACGCAGACAACGGGCGTGATATTATGCGACCAGGCAAAAATGCTTGATATTGGAGCACGTAATGGAAAATTCAAAGAAAAATGCCCAGAAGACATATGGAAAGAAGCCAGAGATTTAGTAACAAGCTTTATGTGAAAGTGTAAATGAATATGCGAAACGAAGGAATCATACAGAATAGTGTATGGTTCCTTTTTTGTTGGAGAATAATAAAAAAATGAAACAGAGATTTCAGAAGGGAGAATCAAAATATGAAAACAAATGAAAGAAAATATCTGGAGATCAGCACAGCACATTTAAAACAGAAAACACTTGAAGGACTCAATGCCATGGAACCACCATATACCTATGAATGTGAAGAAGGTATTTTTATGAGTGTTCCAGATAAAAACGAAACCAATATCAGTGATATGCCAAAAGATTTACGGATCTTACTTCAGTATGCATGGATAAATGGAATTGACTTGATCCGAATGGATAGAGACGCAGATGTTATTGATGACATTCCGGTGTATGACTGGGAAAAAGAAGCGAATGACGAAAAAGTTAGCAAAAAGAATTTGCTCATGTTTGTCAGATGTATATGATGATGAAGAATATAGAAATAAAACACTTCAAGGTCTTATATTGGCATTCGAATATAATGATATGGAAAAATTGAAATTGGTATTGAACTTACTATGTGGACGGATTGAAAATATGGAGAACGTATATATAAAACAAAGATAATACATAAAAACGGAGATTTAAATAGTATTATAACACAGATAAAACCAAATATGAAAAAGTGGAGGTTATTATATGCTATATACAAAAAGCGAAATTAAAGAGCAAGTATACGAGGATTATATACAAGGAACATTAGAACTAGATGCATATTATTTTGATTTTGATGTTTGTGGTAAGAAAGGCATGTTACTTAAAGCATATGCCGATATTCAAAATACAATTAACAGTGATGAAGTTGTATTGTTACATAATGTGTCTTACAAAGAGAAAGGCGGTTATGTTGAGGTAACTGGAGATGTGGATAATCATGATTTTGATGAAATTTATAATGAGATGTATGAAGGTAATTATAAAGATTTTCTAGAAAGCTACAATGGAAAAGAAAAAGAAACAGGATTATATAGATTACTTGATTCATCATATAAAAATGGAAAAATTACTGGAACAAAATTGCACTTTATATTATAGAATTATTTTTATAACGGAGGACTAAATGTATGTATACATATCAATTTTGTTATGATGAAAATGTAGATGGCTATGGGTCGATTCAGTTTTGTGCAACAAGTGAAAATGAAGCACGAAAACTATTCACAGAATGGAAACATGATAATAAATATAACATTCCAAAATGTGATGTAAGCATTATCTACAATAAAGAAGATCAAGAAGAATATGGCGATGATTATATTGACACAAGAAACAGAGATAAAAAATTATGGCAAATTTAACACATTTATTCAAGGCAAAACAAAAAGTTAGGTATCATGATCCAGACACAGGTGGGTGGCATAATGGAGAAATAAAAGAAATACACCCAGATCATGTGATTGTAGATATTCCGGATATTTCAGATCATTGTTGGTTCGAGGAAGATTTGAATTTGGAATATCTTTATCCAGAATATAATTTTGATGTGTAGAAACAGATGACTATATGTTGTCTGTTTTTTAATTGCAGAAAAGGAGAATAGATTATGAGACAGTCAGATTATACAAAACATAGAGCGTTATCACGACATGAAAGTTATGTAAAACAAAAAGCAAAATGGAGAGATAAAGCAATCGAATGGCAAGCAGATATGTACAATCAGAATTATTCGATCGAAGAATTATCTAATTGGAACGATTTCTTTGAAAAGAAAGGACGGATGTATGGGCTGCTTGTAGAATTTAGAGAAAACGGAATTTGTTAGGTGGTGAATAATATGAAAAGAATGTGGAATCTTCCAGACGGTTCACGGATTGAAATTGCTATGAAAAAAGTTGAAAAATAATTATCAGAAAGGCGGTATAAATATGGTTGATTGGTTTGGACGATGGACAGAGGAAAAGGATTACTCACAATATCCGAAAGAGAAATGGTGTGATTATGATCGAATGGCAGTATGGATCAGAAAACAGGGATATGAACCTAGAACTGAAATGGAAAATTTAATTTTCGTTCTATGAATCTGAAATTGAAAATCATGTTAGTGATTACGATACTGAAAATGGAAATTTTGATGGAACGTATACAGAAGCAGCACAAGCTTACGTAATGGATAGTGGCGGTCTAAGCGAGTTTGATTATGAAGTATAAGACAGAAGAGGTTCAATATATAAAAGTGGAGGTAAAGAATATGAGAACAGATAAGAAGTACATGATGATTGTAACAGAAGAAGATGACAGATACGATGCAGAAGATGGTTATGATTGTGACTTTTATGCAGATCATCCATGGGAAGGGAATTTAATTGATATTGTATATGGCAACAACATTGATGAGTTACGGGGTAATGGCGAAAATGAAGGAATGTTTTATATGTTATATTTAGCTGAAAACGGAGAGAGAATTGGTTATGGATGTATTGATTTTGACGCCATCGAAGAAACAATTTCGATATCTGAACTAGAAAAATGCAAAGATATGAACACTACCTGGACAAAAGATGATATTATAAATGCATTGGTCGAAGGTGATATAGAACCAACCAATGTAAATATTGCAAAAGTTATTACAGCGGATTTTGTTCAAAATTTCAATGATAGAGTTATTGAGCTTGGAAATGAGATGATTTCGTGGCAGGTTAGTGATGTTTTTAAAAAGAAGGGAGAATAATTATGGTAAATAAATATGATAACATACAGGACACAACAGATAAAATCTATGAATTTTGCAAAGACTACATTTTTGAGCATGGTTATGCTCCGTCTTATGACGAGATTGGAAAAGGTGTTGGAATTAAAAGCAAAGGCACTATCCATTGTAATATGCATAAATTATTGAAAGAAGGTAGAATTGCAACAGATTTAAAAGAACTTGCGTCCAGAGGGTTCCGTATTTCTGGTTATATTATCATGCCGATAGGAGTAGATAAAAGATGAGTAAGACAAGAGAAACACCATGTTTATACTATATTTGCGCAGGACAATGTAGTAAGGGGAGAGAAGCAGATCACCATCATTATTGTCAACACTGTGATAAATATAGGCCACGAGCAAAAGTCCGACACATCAATCAAAAGAAAGAGAAATTGGATAAAATCAAAAAAGAGGAACGTTATTAACCGGTACAAAAATGTGCCGGTTTTTTGTTGCAAAGAAAGGAGAATATATGAAAAGAAAAACGTTCAAGGAATATTGTCAAACGGATGTGTGTAAGTTCGAGAATTTGGAAAAGAAATGGAACCCAGCACAAACAAATATAAGAAAGAAGTTGATTAGGTATGTAGAACTATATGGATATGATTTGTCGGAATCAGATATGGAGTTTATCAGGGAGTGGGTGATTGAAAGTGCTTACAATGTTTTGAAATTAAATCATCAATTCGATGAAGAATTTAAAAGCCAAAACAAAAATATGGAAATTTCAAAAGAGGAGTTAGAGCTGATGTTTCCGTCATACATTTTTGAGTAGTTAAATTCTAGGAGGAAGATATTATGTCACTTGAATATGCCGTTGGATACTATGGAACCTTTGTCGCAATTGGAGTCATTATTATTATAATTATTGCTACAATTGCCGATTTATGATTGGAGGAATAAAATGAATGAAAGAATCCAGACAGGCTTAGAGGAAGAAAAACTTAAATATAAACGAAAAATCGAAAACATTATGAAAGGGAAGTCTAAGAATCTACAAGACTTCCTTTTATATATGCATGATTTATCAGAAAAGACAAAATATGTTTACATGTGTGATGTATTAAAATTTCTAAAGTTTACAGGAAAAGAAAAAGAAGAAGATCTTGAACTGAGAGATTTTGTATCCTATATGGCAAAAATACAAGATAAAGACAATGGATTAGAAACAGTTTCTTCTTATCAAATTGCAGTTTATTCTGCACTAAAACTTTTTTCAAAATGTATGTTTGCATATAAAATTTTTTCGAAAAATTATATGGAAGAAATTGCGAAGCCAAAAAAGAGAGAGCAACAGAGAACAATAGAAAGAAGAGAAAAAAGTTATTTGACACCAGAAGAAACACAAACGTATCTTTATAATGTTGATCATAAGCTAACAGGAAAAACAAGAAAGCCATCAGCCATTTGGTCACAAAGGGATATTGCAGTTATAAAACTTTTTCTTTCTACAGGCGTGCGTTGTGCAGCGTTATCTAATATGGATATAGAAAACTTAAATATGGATAAAGGAACTTTGATTGTAACAGACAAGGGGAAAAAAGTTCATACATTCATTTTAATTCCGAAAGTTTTGGATGAATTGCAGAAATGGTTAGCATACAGAGATCAACTTGTAACAGTATGCGATACACCGGCTCTATTTCTTGGGAAAACCGGGAAGAGATTGTCAACAAGTGCAATTTCAGATATTACAAAAAAATATGCTTGTAATATAAAAGGAAAAACAATTAGTCCACATAAACTAAGGGCAACATATGGTACTACATTGTACAACGCAACGGGTGATATTGTGCTTGTACAGAAAAATTTACATCATGCATCAATTAATACAACGCTGTTATATGTAAGAGGAATGGAAGAAAAAGCACAAAAAGAATCTGTAGAAATCATGAAAAATATTATCTAAACATCAACGAGGCGGTATACTTCCTGTTTACCGTCTCATATAAGAAAGGAAATTATTATGGTACAAATTTTAGAATTATTCGGTGGAATTGGAAGTCCACGGTGTGCATTACGGAATATCGGTATTCCTGTTAAATCAATTGATTATGTTGAAATTGACGAAGCAGCAGTCAGATCATATAATGCAATGTTCGCAAAAGATCTTTCGTATAAAACGCAAACAGTGGTCGGATACAATCTTCGTCCAGATATTCTGATACATGGTTCTCCTTGCCAGGATATGTCTGTCGCTGGGCATCAAGGCACAGCTACTGGAAATGGAAGAACAAATCATGGAGCTGGCGCAGAAGAAGGGTCTGGGACAAGATCGAGTCTTATGTGGGAAACGATTAATATTATTAAACAGATGGGAGAATGGAAACCAAAATATGTGATTTGGGAAAATGTTAAAAATGTCAGAAGTAAATATATGGTACATAATCATGACAGATATATGGAAGAATTAAGTAAACTTGGATATACAAGTACATATGAACTATTAGACGCAAGAGAGTTTGGTATTCCACAAGCAAGAGAACGCTATTTCACTGTAAGCTGTTTAAAAGGAAAGGAATTTGATTTTTCTGATCTGATTAGAACACCAATGAGAAACATTCATGAGTTTTTGGAACAGAAAGTCGATCCAGTATATGAGGTAACACAACCGAGCATTCTGGAATGTATTGGAGCTTCCGGGATACGAAGAGCAACTGTAATTGACCAATATGCTTATACAATCACGACTCGCCAGGATCGGACACCTGCACAGGTAATTGACTTACATAATGGAAAGTATAGATATCTTACGGAACGGGAATGTTGGAGACTTATGGGTTATACGGATCAGGATTATGAAGCTGCAGCGTCTGTACAACAGAAACGAGGAAGATATAGAATGGCATTGTATAAACAAGCTGGCAATAGCATTTGTGTTCCGATCTTTGAAAGCCTGTTTAGAAAAATTTTGTTGGGTGAAACTGCATAGAAAAACTATGTTATTGCTAAGGAATATGGTATAATATAAATAATTATATAAAAGTTGGAGGAAAATAGAATGGGAGAATATTATAATACAATTATTTTGCGACATGCTGAAGGATCTTATACGAAAAAACAGTTCAAAAATTACTCTGAAGGAGATTGTATTTATGGACCAAATACTGATCCAGAAGAATTAAAACGATGGACATACGATCAGCTCAATGAAGCAAAAGCAGAATTGGCAAAATATAAATGTACATATGACGAACATCCTGATTGCGTTGATGTAGAAGAATATGCACTTGAATATTGTGACACAAATACAGATGGAGAATTTGTGAATGGTTCAGATTACGATTTAGCGGAAAGAGAGGAAGTGTAATATGTCAAAACATATGAGTTATTATGAAGAAAAATATATTTATACGCATGAAGCAAAAGAGACAAAGAAATGTCCAATGGGATGGGATCAATCATGTTATAGTTGTATGCATTGTTTTCCTGGACATTATGAGCGACCTGATGATTATAAAGGAAAAGACGTTTGTATGGAATGCAAACGATAGTTTTAAAAGAGAAATGGAATTGTCACAAAGGCATTTCCATTTCTATTATAATGGAGAACGTAAAATTGAGGTGATATAGATGAATAACTTACAGGAAATATGGAATGATTTGGACGAAGCATATGAATATATGGAAAGAGCAATCGCAAAAATGTCATACATTCCATTGCCTAAAGAATTGTACGAAAGAAAAGAGCAATTTGATTTATCGGAAATATCTTATATGAAGCAGCTTGTGGAAGAGATGATGGAGAATATAACATTGAGGTGATAATTGAATGGGAAAGTATTTGGATCAGTGTGCTGATGATGCATGGGAAGTTATTAGTGGCAGAAAAAAGATTGTTGGAAATAAAATCATTGATTCTGAGATAAAAATAAACAGAGAAGATTATGGTTGGCTTGCGCCAAATGGAGAATTCTTTCCTGTCGAATTTGGTAATCACCAAGCATGGGCATCAAAATATCTTTTAGATGAATATAGAAAGGGAAATCTTGATACATTAAAATAAAGAGGTACTTATGAATAATAGAAAATATAAATGTGATTTTGTGACAGTTGGAAATAAAACATATCAGTTCGTAAACGGAAAATTAAAATGGATTATCAAATGGTAATGAAATTTAACTTTTGTGTGCATTGTTAATACAATGTATTGACATAAAGGAAAATAGAGAATATAATAATATTAAGAAAGAGGTGATAAATATGGCAAATACAAATGTAACAATGAGAATTGATGAAACATTAAAATCGCAGCTACAAGAACTTATGTCTAGTTTAGGACTTGATATGACTACTTTCTTTACTATGGCTGCAAAACAAGCAGTTAGAGAGCAAGCTTTGCCATTTAAACCGGATATGAATACTGGGATATATGGATTGCAAGCATATAAATTGGCAATGCAGAATACAAACTATAACCAAAAGGGGAAAGCTGTTATATCATCTGATGACGAATGGAAAGATGAAACCGAATGGGATGATATGTTTGAACAGATGAAAAAAGAAAGAGGTATTGAGTAGTGAACAAGGGAGAAGTATGGTTTGTAGAATTTCCATTAGAAGAAGATGAAAGTAAATCAATCAATAGACCAGTCATTGTACTTGATGAAAATATTCTTGGAGTATTATCAGTCAAGATTACAAAACACAAAGCCAGAAAAGAAGATCCTTATGATATACCAATTATTTATTGGGAAGAAGCAAGTTTAAGACTGGCATCTACCGCAAGAGTGTCAAAGGTAACGCTACTTACAAAAGATAGCTTTATATTTAAGATCGGAAATTTACATCCAGACGATTTAAGTAGAATTGAAGATATGTATAGAAAGTTTTTAAAGGATAATGGTGCTATATAATATGGTGTATAGCACCATTTATTAAAATTCGACTTTAATTTTGGAAGGATATGATATAAATGAGGAAAGCTATTATTTATATGGAAGTAGCTTGCGGTCACTGCGGAGGTATTATAAATCGAAATTATAAGAACAGTACGAGTGTAAAATGGTTAAAAAATGCTACAAGTGATTGGCGATATACAAAAGAGTATGGAAATATTTGCCCAGATTGCTTAAGCAAACTAAATCTAGGAAAAGCGCATGAATAAAAACCGGAATAATTATATGTTATGATGTGAAGGAGTACAAAGTAAATGACTGTAAAAGATATATTAACAATAACAAGTGGAAATACTAAATTCTACATTCAGGGAACAACTGAAAGTGACGAAATCGTACAATTGGCACATGGAAAAGTAAATGATATTAAATTTCCATTAGTCCCATATGGGAAATATAAAGTGAAACATATTTCTGTAGATGAAAATTATTTATATATTGTATTAGATAGTAATTTAAATTTTGCTAAGATCAATTTAAGTTTTACAGCTATTACATGTTCTGGATTTTCAGGATATATAGAAAATGATTGAGGTGATATAAATGGAAATTCCTAAATACATACAAAACAAAATAAAACAACAGATTGATGCTTGTGACAAAGCAAGAAAGTTAAAAAAAGAAATAGATAATTGGTGTTGTCTTTCTGGATTTGATCCTTATAGCAAAGATTATAAGGAAACAAAAGGAAAGCTCGCAGATGCAGTAGCACCTTTAAACGCAGATAAAATTAGAGAAATAGCAGACAAGATAAAATGACGATTTATTCCTACTTTAAACGGAGAATAATCTAATAGGAAGTGAGGTAACATATATGGAAAACGAATATAAAGTAGAAGAAACAAAATTTGGAACAAAAACAAGCCATCCGGCATATGGAACGATCATGTTTAATAGAGCTAACGGTTATAAAAGAAGTTTGTTTGGAAGTAGTATTGAACATAGTAACGTGATTACAATGGAAGTAAAACATGCTGATATAGAACGTGGATTAAATAGAGATTGGGTTTATGGTAAAAGTCCTATTGTAGAAATAGAGATGAGTTATTCACAGTTTGCAGAAGCAATTACATCTTTTGGTCAAGGGAATGGAATACCTTGTACTATTAGATATACAGAAAAAGATGGCAAAATTCCTGAATGTGATTTTATCAGCAAAAGGAAACAGTTCGCTGATGAATTCAAAAGTAAAACAGAAGATACAATGAATGAATCACAGCAGTTAATCCAAGATGTAACCGATTTATTTTCTCAGAAAAAAGCACTAACAAAGGCAGATAAAGAATCTATAATATCTAAGCTTAGAAAATTAAGCATGGATCTTGGATGTAATATGGATTTTATAGCTGATTCGTTTAATGAACAGATGGATAAAACTGTAATGGAAGCAAAAGGAGAAATCGAATCATTCTGTCAGAACAAGATTAATGCTATTACAAGTGCAGCGTTGGTAGAACACAGGGATGAGATTTTGAAACTTGAAAATCCTGTAGATTTTAAAGAATAGAATGAGGTAAATGAAAAATTGCTTTCATTGTAAAGGATGCGAATAATATGACATATGAAGAAACACAAAAAATCAAACATTTACGAGAAGTGACTTCTGTTATGGTTGAGGAATCATCAAATGGAATTGAATGTACTAAAAATAGATTTGGAAACAGAACTATGGATGGCTGCAAAAATGTAACTTTTGAAAAGATTGAGTTATCAAAAATTGACAATGATATTCCTCATATAAGAAGAGAATATTATGGGAGAAATCTATGGGTAATGTTATGAGATTAAGTTGTTTTTAATATAGAATGGAGCTGATTACGTGAAAAGAATTAAAATGAAAGATAATACAACAAAATTTGTGTGGGATGGAGATAACTGCGTAGATAAGTACACAGAGCTTATAGAACAGTATTATTACGATTCAGAAGAAGAAAGAATGGAGCATAAAAAAGAAATGGAATCAAATGGATGGAATGATTCTGGTCAGGTTAGGGAAATGGTAAGTGGTTCTTTAATGCCATGGGCGAAAAATCCTCCTGTATATGTCTGGTTCGGAAGTTATTATAAAACAATTAGAGAGTAGATGAAAGACTTCACTAAGGAGGTGTAGATTATGAAAGAATCAGAAGTGAAAAATATTATAGCTGTGGAGATTTTAGATAAAATGAATGACCAAGGAGGAGCTTTTGTATTAAGAGAAATTTTATTTAATCCAGAAAATAGAATTGATTGGGAAAATATTGGAAGTAACGCTATTCAAAAGCATATGCCAGAATTACAAATGTTTGGCTAATCTTTGCAATTATAGAGAGATAATGAAAGATTGTTTTCGGAAGGCAGGTGAAATGTTATGACTGAAGCAGATATTAACAAATATGTTGTCGAAGAAATGGGATATGCAGAAGAGCAAGAAGATAAAATTACCATTAGGCTTGATTTGTCAAATGGAGAATCTGTAGAAATCTGGTTTGACGAATATAATGATTGTTATACCTGGAGCAATACCTCCTATGGATACGAAGATACTTATGCAGTAGTACAAGATATTTTCGAATGGCTGGAAGATAATTTATTAGAAGTAATAAATATAGAAACAGTATAATAATTAATATAGACAGCAAAAGGGAGAAACAAAAAAGGCGATAATATGAAAACAAAGTCTATAAATCGAGAATTGTGTGATTATGATGAAGCGTACACAAGAGAAGCAGCAAGTGATATCGGATGGTGTGGAAAATGCAGAATAAAGGAATGCCCATATAATAAAGATTTAAATAAGAAAAGAAAAATGGGATGGAATGTGTAGCAGTTAAAACAAATACTTAGAAAGGAAAATAACATGGCCTGTTAATGAAAGGTTATTTTAAAGAGAGATTTTAAATGAGAATTAACGATGCTAGAAATTTAAGAATAGGTGAAAAAGTTATGACTCCTGGTGGATTTCCAATTACTGTTTGGTCATTAAACGAATTTATATCTCCATTAGGCAAAAATACTATTATTTATGTAAAAGGTAAAACTGAAAATGGGGATATAATGAAATTTAGTCATAAAGAATTAAAATTAATGTAAGATGAAACAGACATTTCAAAAGGAGAGAACAATGGAAAACTATATGAATGCTCCTATTCAGTTAGAGTGGACAGATAAAGATGTATTAGAAGATTTCGATAAATGTCATGATAAGAAAGCAGTTTCCAGAAGATTTTGCATTCCCGTGTCTCAAGTAACAGAAATATTAAAACGAAACGGTGTGAAAGAAAAATGATTCCAAAATATTTGGACTATACAGTAACACCTGCAGATTTGAGGAATATGCCAGAAGAGAATGTAATAGAATTAATGATTTTCACGGATCGAGATCGAAAAGATAATGAGGATGCAGAAAAATTATATTGGTGGTGCATACAAGAAATCAATTTTCGAATGGATTTGAGTGGATCTGAATATGAGCAATAAGAAAGCGATGGCTGGTTTAGTCATCGCTTTTTTTATGATATGCTGCAGCTCTATAACGGAAATTCGCATCCTGGATTTCTTGCGAGATATGTTCCATTCGATCGATATATTCTGTGACATGTGATGGAATTTTTGTATCCCATTCGTTTTTATCGGAAGTAAGTAGATCGTTCGGGGTGCATTCTAATGCTTCACAAATTTTTTCAAGAGTTTCAAAGCGAATGCTTGCCATATTACCAGAACAAATTTTTGACACTGATGGTAAAGAGAGATCAGTAGCTTCTGCAAATGCAGCTTGACTTTTATACTTAGTCAATATTAAATGTTGGATATCTAATTTAATCATATTGCACCTCCGTGTCAATGATTATAACATAATTAAATAAGAAAATCCATAAAGATATGTTTATGTAAATAAAGATAAATTGTAATATAATAGCGAAAATAATAAAGATATATTTATATTAAGTATTGACATATTAAAGATATGTTGATATAATGAGTTCAACGTAAGAAAAACAAGAGAGAAAGGAGGAACCGGGTATGGATGTACATTGTGGCGAAATTAAACGTGGTGAAATCTATTGGGTAGATTTCGGGAAAACGAAAGGATCTGAACAAGGCGGAAAACGCCCAGCACTTGTTGTCCAAAATAACATTGGGAATAAACATTCTCCAACAACCATAGTCGTGGCAATCACATCAAAAAGGAAGCCCAATCTTCCTACTCATGTCATTTTGGAAAAAGATGCGTTGAATGGATTAAGTTCCGATTCGTTAGTAACATGTGAACAAATTAAAACAATAGATAAAGCTAGATTGTTGGATAAGATCGGAGAGATTAGTCCCAAAAAGCAAAAAGAAGTGAACAGAGCAATGCAGATTAGTTTACAGACATTATTAATGGAGGGATGATAAGATGATAGAAGCATATGAATACTCTGATTACAACCAAGCGATGCAGAAAATGAAAGAACTTGAAAAAAAGAACAAGAAGTACAAAATTCTTATTTATACAATTGATTATGATCAAAATGAAGAAAGTAAAAAAATAACTACACCTGCAGAAGGGTGTAAGTTAATTAAAAAAGCAAAAACTATTTTCCTTAACAGAGATGAAATAATCGAACATATGCAATTATATTCTACGATACAAGATATCGAACACATCAATCGAGAAGGTATTATGCATGACATTATTTTACCACATTTAAAGGAATGAAATGGAAATATTTACCGCTGGAATATACATGTCAAGAGGTATAAAATGGAAATATAAGGAAAAACAAAATTATAGTAGTACAAACAAATGTTCGAAAACATATTGACAAGAACATTAGTTCGATGTATTATAATTTTGTCGAACAAAATAAAAGAAGGGAATCATACCTGCGTTGGAGCGCATACGGTATGAATCCCTTCCTGTACATAACAAGCAAAACAAGCAATATTCATATGTGTTTAAGGTGTTGGAGCAGCTTAAACGAATAATGGCAATGTCCTGCTTAAGTATCATTATACATATTAATTTGCAATTCTGCAAGTCTATCTTGAGCAGTTCGCTATTATTTCACAATTTCATTAAAAGAGAATAACAAATACGAAAAGGTACTTATTATTTCAAATGAAAATAAGAACCTGTATTAAAGTTACCTATTTTTAAAAACTAAATAAAAAAAGGAGTGATTGAAAAATGCAGTACATTATCACAAATGGAAAATGTTGGGTCATTGAAAACCCAATGCGTCCAGGCGAGTATATGGCATCAACTATGTCATCTAGAGCAAAACACTTCACATTCAAACAGGCCAAGAGCTTATTAAATTCGCGGAATAAAAAGATGAGTTGGATTCGTCATGGATACTCGATGGTTGGAGAAGATGGTAAAGCACCATCTGTTTCTCCGAAAGCAAAAGGTAACGGTGGTGCTTTTCTAGCAGAGAATGATGTATTCGTTGATCTTACATTACTCGATCAGATTGAGGATGAAACAGAAAAATACTTAAGCCTAGCCGGTTGGGATGAATCTGAACTAAGCAATATGTCAGAATCGCTTAACACATACTTGTCAAAACTTGACTCTGAAGAGAGTGATATTAAACATGCTTTGGTTATTTACGCCCATAATCATAATGGGAAAATGCCACAGGCTCACAAAATTGCAAAAGTTGGCTATATGTTTTTACATATTTTAATTGATCGAGCGCACGTCAAGGCGTGTATGAGAAAAGTAACCATTATGAAGAATGCTCTTACATACTCATACTCCATTGGAAAATTACAGCATGAATTAAGCAAAAATGAGAATGGAGAATATAGCGAATATAAGCCAAGAACTGCGAAATTCGAAGAAACGATGAAAATATTAGAAGGGTAGGGTGATAACTATGAAAGAAAAAGAGGAAGTAAAAAAACAACGGAAAGAACCATATCATTTTTCGCCAGCACAGATGCAGCTCATCGAGGAATATATGGATTGTAGTATGACAAAACTCAAAACATTATGTCGTACTATTTGGCTGAAAGATACTCTGGATCAGAAATATTACGATGATTTATATGATGATGCAATGACTGTATTAATGGAAACAGTAGAATCATACAATCCAGAGCATGAAAAGAAAGCATCTTTTAATACATTTCTTATGGGAAATATTAAACGATCCTATTTGGAATGGAGAAGAGATAATTTCGAACGTGGCATTCGATGCAATTTACTTATGAAAAATGGAGTTATTGTAAAGGATGAAGAAGATAAGCCAATCGTAGTTCAAAATATTTCTCTAGATACTCCAATTCAGAACGATGAACAAAATGGAAAAACAAGAAATGTGGAAGAACTTGTCGCTTCTCGTTTTAATTTGGAAGAACTCATTTGTGAAAAAGAAAAGACGGAAGATGAAAAATGGCATCCAAAGGTAAGAATTTTTTTACATAGACTTTCGCCGTTACAGCAGAAAATCGCTCTGTTAATTGCAAATCGTTATAACAAAGACGAGATTTGCGAAGTTTTACATATTTCCGAAAAAACTTATGAACATTCATTTAAAATGATTTGTTCTGAAAAAAATAAACAATTAATACGTAATCTGTAAGAAAAGAAAGGAGTAATACTATGAGATTAATACGAGACAAAGTTAAAGAAGAAACTTGGATGTGCAAAAAGGTATGCGACATGGCAGAGAGAGGAGAGCTTAGATCTGATTATTTCCTGCAGCGAGACATTGACCAGTGGGAACATTCAGATCGTGATAACTTTATTGTTACGATGTTATTAAATGAAGATTTCGATGCTCTGAAAATCTGCGAAGAGATTACTCCTACAGGTGTAACACTTTGGATTATTGATGGTTTACAGAAATATACATATATTTCAGATTTTAAAGCTGGTGGATTTAAACTTGGCTCAAATATTGATCCAAGCGAAATTACATATCAGGAAGCTCGAAGAGATAAAGATAGTATTTTTATTAGAAATGACAATGGAGACATTATGTATGACGAAGTTACCTTTTCTCTGAAGAATAAAGGTTATGCTGATCTTTCTCCAAAGTTGAAAGAAAATTTTGATGATTGTCCTGTAAAGATTGTAAAACATCTCGACTGTACACCGGAAGAAATGGCTCGTCATTTAAGGAGATATAATCGTGGAGCAAAAATGAAACCAGCACAGATTCTTCTTACAAGAATGCTTAACGTTGGTAGACGTGTAAAAGCATTGGCAGAACATGATTTTTGGTCTGATCGCGCAAACTTTACACCAACAGTACATAAAAATGGAAAGATTAACCAGATTATTGCAGAAATTGTAATGGCACTTAATTTTTGGGACAATTGGACAAAAAACGCAAGAAAGATTGGAGAATATTTAAACGAGAACGCAACTGATGAAATGTTCAACAGTGCAAGAGAATTACTGGATCATTTAATGACAGTTACATCCTTAGATACATCTGAAGCACTGTTTACTACAAAAAATTCTTTAATTTGGATTATGTTCTTTGATCGTTGTATGAAAAATGGAGTTAAAGATGAAATTTTTAAAGAATTTTTGAATAATTTCAATACATATACCGATGTTTCCGTAGAGATTCCACATGATGACGAAACGTTGATCACGACATGGAATGATTTAGACGCAAGCAAGTCTACGAAAGATCGTGTGGTTATCGAAGATAAATTATTTATTTTACATACTCTGTTGGAAAAATTTGTTACTGATAATGGATTAGTAGCAATCGAAGAAGAAACTGAAAATGTAGCAAATGAAGAAGAGAATAATATTTCAGAGCTAGAAGTTACGGAAGAAACTGAACAGCCGGTAGAAACGGATAGTTCTAAAGAAGACTTCTCGGATGATGAACTGATTGGATTTGTTATGGAAAAGACGTCCTTAAATGTAGATTCTGATGATATTGAATTATATAAGGATATCATTGAAGATTCTGTCAAAGTAACATCATCTCTGTATCAGAATTGCTACAAAGCATTGATTGCTGTTGTTGCAAAAGCCTGTAATGAAGAAAAAGATCAGGAATTTGAAGAATGGGTTAAAGTGTATCAGAATTCCAATGAGGAATACAGCTCTAATGATGGCGTTAATTTTAGATTTATGCAGAGAGATTTTGAGAATTATCTTGTTAAAAATGGAAATGCAGCGTAAAGAAAGGAGAATAATATTATGAAGATGAACATTGAAGATATCAAAATTTCAGATCAGTTTCTTGCTTCTCATCCATCTTCAGAAAAGATGGAAAGAGTTGAGAAATATTGGTTGCTGACGAATCATCAAGATAAACCAATTGTTCTGGATAAAAATGGTTATCTTGTAGATGGATATATCCGTTATCTTATCATGAAAAGAAATGGTGCTAAGACAGTTCAAACTGTGTATAAAGGCCAGCCTGTTGCACTGATTAATGGAGTACATATTCACGCTAATGGTGCAACAAGCCAGGAATATACTTGGGAGATTCGTAGAAATAAGAACTGGAAATCTTTCCTTGAAAATCTCAAAGTTGGCGATTTAGTAATGTGTGCAACCAAATATGGATATAGTCCAGTGAAAGTTACAAGGATTCAAACGGAGAATATCGAGGGGGGGGGGG